GAGGTTGGAAGAAGACATTCTAGATGGAAGAAGAGAAGATGCTTGTGTGTGTTGGAGGCCGGCTATTGGCTATCCCGTGATGTCAGACAATTCGTTTTCAGAAATCTGGAAAGTGTGGGACAATTGCGAAAGGGAAAAGTTGGGGTTTCCCCCGGGTTAGTGCGTGGCGGGCGGGCGGGGCGGGCGCAACAGCTCGGGGTTCTTGGGGGGAGATTAGCCTTACTCGCCATCGTTGCCCCTCGAATTGTCCTCCGCCTCATTTGTTTGTCGTTGTGATTTGTTGAACTTTTTGTGGGTTTTGGTTTTACTCGGAGTCCGAGTCGATGGCGAAGCGGTTGCGGACCACGCGGCGCTGGGCCGGCAGTTGGCGGTTGTGGAGGGCCACCTCGTTCCACACCTGCGTGTGTTCAACGAGGTCGCGGGCGGCCTTGGCGTCGCGGGCGGCCCAGATAGGCACCCACGCGGCCATGAGTGGACCCACGTCGCGAGCGGCGGCAATGGCGGCACGGCACTCCGCCTTCCACTGCGCTTCCGGCATGTTGACGCACCGGGCGAACTCGCGGCGAGCGGCAATCGCTGCGCGGCGATCCTCGCGTTCCATCATGTTCGCCCAGTTAGGCGACATAGCCCAGCGGGTCCATGCCTCGCCGGCCTCGCGGACGCGAGCGACGCTGCGAGCCGTGCGGCTCTGGACGACCCACGCCGCAACGAAGCGGGTGAGAATGCCGACCACGCGGTCAACAGCCACCATGTCAACGGTGGGCTTCTTGGGGGCGGGGATCCACTGCGGCACATTGATGGACCACCCGGCGGCGGGGTTGCGGACGAATCCGGCGCGGCGGCGGATGACGGAGTGCGGGACGAAGGAGAGCATCTTGGCTTGGTAGAAGAGAGAGAGTCAGAAGTATATGTGTATTCTGGCCCGGCTATTGGTCTTTCCGTGATGGCGGACAATTCGTTTTCAGAATTCTGGATTCATGGGTCCAAATGGAAAAGGGGATACGACCCCAGTTCGTTTTTTTGTAGTTAGCTCAAGCAAGTCAAGTGGCTCCCCCACTCACCAGTTATCCGTGGGCGTGGACAATTCGTTTTCAGAATTCGTGACCCTCCAACGGAGGCAGGTCGGCATACTCGTCCTCTGGATTGTGGATGATGTGTCCGACAGGTGGCCAGTACTCAATGCGAAGGACAAGGGATCCCTCGTGGACGGCAGACGGAACGGCACGCACGCAAATGTGGTTACCAATCGCCGCCGCAATCTGGGCGAGTGCGTCGGTCTTGTGGACGATGTGAAGCGAAGACATACGACGGCCGTCAATCACAATCTCATGGTCTGGCCGAATGACGGGACGGAACCGCACCCACATATCCTTACGGGTCCGTGAGTTGCGAATCGCCTCGAGAAGCTGATCCTTGATGTCATGCGGAATCTGAGAAACCCAGTACTCTACGAACATCTTTACGCAGGCAGTCTCGAAACGCTTGAAGTTGTCCGTTGCGTAGGCCGTATACAGCTCGTTGAGGTCGGAGGTAGAAAGTGCCATCTTGTTCGATAGTCTGTGTTCCTTGTTGCGATACAGAATCCGTTTTGCGGTGGGAACGTAGTGACGGTGGGAGGAGCGTAGTGACGGTGGGAGGAGCGTAGTGACGTGTAAAAAGTTTGTTGGTTTGGTTGTGTCTCTACTCCAGAGCCTCCAACCACGGGGCCTGCTCCTCAGCCGAGACAGCCAGCTCCGTTAGGTACGCACGCGCCCGTGCCACCTTCTCCTCCGTTGGAACCCCCATCTTCGCAATCTCTGCGATCTTGGTCTGGATTGCCTCCCCAACGGACACGCGGGGACGGAAGCTCTCGTCAAACCCGGCCATGACATTGACCAGGCGGGCAATGTGTCCTTCGCAACACATCCCAACCGACTCGCTTGCCTCCTCCCAGAGCCGTGCCTTGAGTTCCGCACGTTCCTTGTCCGGTTGCTGGTCAATCAGGGTCCAAAGCCCCTCCAGGCAGCGGGCATACAGGCGGTCGCCTGCCGTGCGACATGTGCCTCTGTTGTACCACTGCTCCACATCGTTCGCTACTCTGAGGACGCCACTCAGAGTTCCGCCGCGTGCGGCAAAGGAGCGAAGAACCCGCAGTCCCACTGACCGCCCGTCTGTTCGGACGGCCAGCAGCTTCTGTTCGCCCGCATTGGTGTGCTGAACCACCGCTGTGGTATGCACGTTCTGCGGGTCGCGGGCGATCCGTTCGAGCCCGGCTGGGCGGGGCGGACCCGCTGCACCGTAGTAGCCCCCGCCTCCTGGCGGAGGAACACCGAGCCGCTCGGCTTCCACGCGTGCAACTTCGGCAACACGGGCGGCTTCGTGCAAGGCTTCGCGTGCGCGGACAGCGCGGGCGGCAAAGGCGACACGGTCTGCCGCCTGTCTCTCCCGCACGAGGACATGCCTGTCGCACAGTCGCTCGTTCTGGGCATTGGCACGGCCGCACCAGTGCTGGTTGAATCTCCCGGCGGTGATATGCTCGCACTGCCCGGCCACGGCGGGCGGGAGGCGGGCTGCGATAGGGGCATGCGTCCCGCAGAAGACATGCTGTGGTCCGACGAAGGCTTCGCAGGGACGGTGGTCGGCTTGCTTGATGAATCCGCAGTTGTGGCCGGCCATTGTGAAGTATGAGGAGAAGTCTTGAGTGAGTCCCCTACTCTAGGTCTGGGTCTGAGTTTAAAAAATTCGTTTTCATCCACTGGCCTACACTCGCCCAAGAACAACTTGTGTGTGGGCGTGGAGCACTGCAAAGTCCGCAACCCTCAATCCAGCAAGACACCCTGCGAGTCGGTCAAAGATGGCCTCTCGCTGGTCAGTCGTTCGAGTGAAGATTTCAAGGATGTGGTATAGATGGCGCAACGTAATGTGCGTGGTATTCCATACCTCTGGGAGTTCGCGGTAGGATGCGTAGAAGTCTGACAATGCATACGGGACCATGTCGTAGGGCATGATGCTATTCAGGATGTGGTTGACATCGAATACAGAGATGAGAGAGTCCATCTTGCTGTGTGTTCTCCGGATACAGCCGAATCCGTTTTCTGCAGCCGACGCAAAACGGATGCGGATCCGCTAGCCCAACGGTCAGCATCCAAAATGAACTTCGACAATGCCATCGCTGACACCATGTACGCTCACCCCGATTACGTAGGAACCTGCCGCAAGGGCGAGAACACGCCCGAGAACGAGGAGCGTTGGCTCGTGACCTTTGAGGAGCGGAGTGTGAACGGAAAGGAGATGCTGCTTGAAGTGATTCTCCGTGACGGTGGTATTGTCATCTCCATCCTGGACTGGAAGCACATGACCAAGACAGAGGCGAGGAACATGACGAACACGTTCACCAGCTACCTCACACTGGTGTAACCTTCTCTGCAACAACCTTGACCAACACAACTTTTTCAACTACATAGTCCTTGCAGTCGTGGATTTCAGGAGTTCGGCACTTGACGCAGAATTCGCCGGGACACTGGCAGGTGAAGACAAGATGGGTGCGTTTCTTGCAGTGGTCACACTTCGGCATTTGAGACCAGTCTTATCATGCCGTTAGACTTTTCGTTTCCTAGAAGCAATGGGAAAGACCATACGCTACGTCGCTCATGTGGATCCGGGTGTTCGGTTTCCACAAGGGGAGTTTGCGAAGCTGATTCAGATTTACTTGGCTGACCCAGATGGATGGGAGGCACATGGATATCGGTTTGAACTCGTGTCCACCAACCCGGATGTTGAGATTCGACTTGTCTCGCCTGCGAATATTGTCAAGCTGTGCGGGCTACCGAACAACCTCTCGTGTGCCGAACTGGGTGGAACGCATCTCTATCTGAATGCGAATCGATGGCTTCACGGGTCTGCCAAGAGCGGACAGTCGCTTGAAGGATATCGTCAGTATATTGTTTCGCATGAAATGGGTCACATTCTGGGGTATGAACACGTCAAGTGTCCGAGCGGCGGACCTGCACCCATTATGCTCCAACAGACGCTGGGTATTGGGAAATGCACGCCGAACACCAAGATAACCCCGATTGATTTGAAGGCACGACGTTAGTTGGAGTACGCCAGGCCACCCATGCCACTCATGACGCGGAAGATGTTGTAGTTCACGGCATACATGCGGAACAGATACGGGTAGTTCTTGCTCGGGTACGAGCCAGCCACCAGGGCCCGTCCGTCCATACCGACAATCGAGTCAAACACCAGCGTGGTCGTGTCGATACGCGAGAAGTTACAGCTTCCAGACGGCTGGTGCTCCTCGGGGGCAAGAGCAAACGAGTACACGTTGATCGGGTTCACCGACTGCGAGTATCCAGTTGTCGTGCCCGAGACCGGGATCGCATCTGGGTTCGTCTGCTGGAGACCAGACTGGGCCACACCACCAGCAACGAGTGGGTCGTTGAGAGTCGAGGTCGGGTCGTAGATAGCGTAGATCGTGCCGACCGCACCACCCGACGGGGTCGTGAGCGAATTCGTGGAAAGAGTCGCAGCAGACTGAGACGAGAAAGTGACACCCGTGCCCGGAGGGATCAGGCTAAATCCACTCGCATTCGTAGCACTCACAACCCGGAGCGTAAGACCGGCAAGAGTCGCATACGTGGCTCCCCCGACGATACCGACTGTACCCAGGGTTAATCCGGCACTCGCAACCGCCGACGCAGTGAACCAGACAGATATAGTGCCCTGGGTCGAACCCGTCAGCGGCAGCTGCGTGTACGCGTGCGGCTCGAAGGCGCCACCAGAGTGGTGCTGGTACGGCTGGACCTTCCAGAAGTAGTCGCCATACCGCTCGTCGAAGCGGTCCTGGCCGTTGAGCTGGAGGCGGCAGCGGTTGGCAATGTCATCATATGCGAACGGCTGCGTGTTGGTGGTTCCCAGGGCCGCGAGCTGCGAGCAGTCGAGCTTGCGCGCATCCTGATAGACCCACACCAGCTCCTTCACCGGGTGGTTCAGCGTCAGGTCGAGGCGGACCGTCTGCGAAGTCACCGACTGCTGAAGACCATACTGAAGCTGGTCAATCAGGTACTCGTGCGACTGCTGGGCAAAGCGGCGACGCTCATCCGTGTCGAGGTAGATGTAGTCCACATACACTGCCGCATCCTTGAAGCGGGGCAGAGCTCCAGCCGCCGCAACGACGCCACCCGTGAAGGCAGAGCCATCCGTCGTGACCCTCTGGACGAGGTCCGTCGCCTGGCGGAAGATGAAGTTCAGGCGCACCTCGTGGTACTGGAGGGCGATGAGCGGCAGGGCCAGACCCGGATTGCGGCAGAACCAGAAGGAGAGCGGGATGTACAGAACCGTCGGCCGGCCGTTGCAGCCAGCCGGAGTCGAGTACGTTCCCTCCACCGCGGCACCCAGCATCTGGTCGAGGCGAACAGACTGGTCATACTGCGAAGTCAGCGACTCCCACAGATACATCCACTCGCCATAGTGACGGTCCATGATCTGGCCACCGATCTCAATCTCCACCTGCTGGATGAGCAGGTAGCCCAGACGGCGACGACCACCGGCCGTCCACAGCACGTCCTGTCCGGCACCCGTGGCAGCGGCGCGCGTGTCAGGCAGTGTCACCTCCAAATACGTGCGGAACATCAGGTCAGCATTACGGTTGATGACCACAACCGATCGCTGGCCATACGCCGGCGAACCCGTGAAGTTGACACGCATGGCCTCCATGGCGAAATTGGTATGACGCTTGTACAGCACCTTCCAGAAGGTGATGTGGGGATTTCCGGTGATGTACGCATCCTGAGCACCATATGCGACGAGCTGAAGAAGACCGCCGCCCATTGTGTTTATCTTTTGCGAGGATATATTCTTGTCGCTTCTGAACAATGGAGGGGGGCGAATACAAAACACAGGGAGCAGACACCTGCGTGTACATCCCCCATGTGGCCTGTGCTAGGAAGGGAAAAACCATACGGGCCTCAGATCGTGGAACAGAATTCGTGTCCCGTATTACTCGCGATGAATACGAAGTCAAGGTCCAGAAGGCCGTAGTCAAGGCACTGGATGCCATCGCAGTAAAGGGTGATGGTATTTCCCAGTTCTTTAACCTCGCCGACAGCTCATGTGCCCCCAAGTTCAGTCTGGAAGACAAGAAGGAGAGATGCACGGTTCCCGAGCTACAAGGTAATCAAGGACTCATCAACTTGGTGACTCCCAAGCAGGGCGACACGCTCTATCGCAGCATATACTCCAAGTCCAAACCCGATGCACTTATCAAGTCATCCTTGAAGGGACTGATGCTCGCGATGGTGCAGATGAACGCCGAGAAGGTGACCCACAGTGATTCACACTTCAACAATCTCGGATGGATAGGCGACCAGCTTGTCATATTTGACTGGGGTCGCGGAACGGTGGGTCATGAATCATTCAAGGCATGGGCGAGGCGCTATCTCTCGTGGAACAAGGCAACGCAGGACGACTGGAAGAAGCTCAGTCAGCACACGATACAGTTCGCACTTCTCGATGTATATCCCGTGAAACTGACCCAGATGTCGAGCAAGGGACTCTTTTCAACGATATTGTCCGTGTGGGATACGCTCGGGTTGCTGGGACCGGCACGTGCGGCGGGTATTGTCTCCGAAGAAAAGGCCAAAGCATTCACAGATGCGATCTTCGAGTCGATCCGCAAGAAACCAAATGAGCTTCTGACCGAGAAGCTTAAGGTCATGATTCCGGAGCTGTTTGGAGACCCACCGGCCATTCACCCGATCGTAGCGGAAAAGCCTATGCCTCCCGCCGAGGCAAAGGCCGTGAGCCGCATCATCCCCGCAGTGGTGAATAATCCGGAATCATCGGTTGTGGAGGTCAAGGCGGCACCGGCTCCGGCAGCCGACCCAGACAAGAAGAAGCTCGAAGACATGAAGGACGCGTGCCGGAAGCTTCTTGCACCCGGAGGAGGCAGGCGTCGCACGTTCAGGAGGAAACGCCACCAGAAAGGCGGCGACTACCTAGATGGTGGAGCGGATACGTTGGTCTGGGAACAGACGCCCGAGAAGGATAGGCCATGGATGGGTCTCCCGATTGCGTATCGCGAAGGAGAGGTCTCGATTCCTCCGGGATTCGGCACAGAACTGACGAACGATGGCAACCCTGTCGTCCGCATGATTCTCCTGCGAGCGGGTGAAATGGAAGTGCATCGTGCACTCAAGATGTGGGCGAAGAATAACGAGTCCGTCAAGAAGCACTTGAATACATTTGTGGGCGGTAAGAAAGGGATCTACTTGACGCATCCGAAGGTGGTCGTCAACGATGATGATCTCATTGCCGCCGCCACCGACCCGGATATCAAGGCAGCACTCGAACATGACTATTTTCCCGACGAGGGCGAGAAGACTCGTGTTGAAGGCCTTGTCAATACAGGCAGGTGGTACGGTCTTATCACGAAACGTCAGGATACAGATATCAAGAAATTGCAACCTAAACCCGCAATCACTGCACTCATAACCCTAATGCAGCCGCTTCTTAACACCGATGGGTTCTGGATACACTACGACCTCCACGACGGAAACATGGCTCTGATGCCGGACGAAACCCCCGTCATTCACGACTACGGCCGCATAAAATTTCGAGACTATGATCTCATAAAGCTAAACGCAACCACACCAACCTTTCCGTCGCCGGGAAACCAGAATATACTCCGAAACGTTCTGCACGAAGTGGCCGATGACCCCCCGCTCTATAAACTATACCGACAGTTTTTCCATGCCGCAGACCTAATGCATAGTCTGACCGAAAGAGATTCGTGGGACGAGGAGCTCGACAAAGAGAAGCTCAACAACCGTCTGCTCGAAGCATCGAACGTGGTGATAGCGAACCGAGTTGGGTTGGAAAGGAAGAGATTAGCAGACATGGTATATATGGCACGCACTCTGGCGGCACATGGACTACTCTACGAAAAGAGTCCACCTAAAGTTGACGAAGAAGTCGAGAGTCCAGGTACAGATGTCAAGAAGACCAGAACGATAGAACAACCAGTGAAGTGGGAACCGTTTAACAATGATATAACAGACCTTCTGAAGAAGAGTACAGACGACGAAATAAGGACACATCTAAACAAATTTTTCAAAGACCCAGTATACGAGACGCGATACCATCACATCGCACGAATATGGGACTTACTGGCCGTGTTAAGGGTAATTCAGATTCACGCAGAGAGGCCTCACGAAGGGAAGCCTCCCAGTGACAATTTTAAGAACGTGGCTCTCTACTCACGGGGAGCTGCAAAAAAACTCATACAGTTGGCGTTAGCAGATCCTCCGGACGCAACACAAGCCAGAGTCAAAAAGATAGTTGACAATTTCAGTCTAATAGCTACATCATTTATGGACAAGGAACCCCCCGCAACAGATTCGGCCAAGAAACCGGGTGAAGGGGCGTCGTCCAGCGGCACAAGCGGCGGCGGCGAGGTAGACAAAGCCATTGCTGCAGAGATGCGAGAGGCGGCGGCGGGTGGCAGCGTGGCTGTGCCGAAGAAACCGGAGCCGGGTAAAGGAGAAGTTAACGGTGAGCCTACAAGTCTACCCAAACCCGACCGGACGAAATTTACGGAAGAAGGATTGAAAATAGAGGAGGCCGACGAAGAGCCTGCAACACTCTTGGCGAACGCCGTGAAGGCAGCGTACAATGAGAAATATAAGGACGATCCACCAAAATACAAACTTCCGGAAAAGGAGGACGAGGAAGCGAAGACAGACGAGGACGCGGAGGACGCGGAGGACGCGGAGGAAAAGGCACCGGACACGGCCGCGCCTCCTCCACCTGTGGCAGCACCGCCACCGCCGCCACCCACAGGCGGCAAGTTCACGCGACGCCGCCGACGCTTACCCCGACTTTACTGAGTGCCTCCTTACACGCCAACTGCTCCGCCTTCTTTCGCGTGGATCCAATGCCGAGTCCATACACCTTTCCAGCGACCATAACCGCCACCACAATCTCATTCTTCTTCGGGTCGTTGGATCGCATCTCATACTCTGGCGTGCACTTGAACTCCCGCTGACAGTGCTTCTGAAAGATATCCTTGAAATTGGTGGTTGCCGAGACAATCTCATCAATGTCAAGGTACGTCTCCATGACGGCAACCACGAAGGGATAGACGACATTGAAGCGATTGCCGCAGTCCGTCCACAAGGCTCCCAGAAACGCCTCGAAGATGTCGCCGAGCTTCTTGGTGTTCGAACGCCCAGCAATGGCTACCGAGTCCTCATTGTGGCGAGAAATGACGTAGAACTTGTTCAACCCCAACTCCTTCGACAGCCCCCCGATTCGGTCATTGTTGACGAGCTCCTTACGGGCGTCCGTCAAGAATCCCTGCTTCTTCTCGGGGAACTTCTTGCGTAGATACGTCGCGATACAGGCGCCGAGAACTGCATCACCTTCAAATTCCAGGCATTCATAGCTCTCATCTTGGAGGGGCATAACGCCGGAGGGACAGGGAGCGAGAACGGCCGGCTCTCCATCAGGCGTAGTGTAGTCTGTGCGTCGAACATAGGTTGTATGGACCATTGCGGTCTGAAAGACCTTGCGATTCCCAACGCGGTAGTGAGGGAGTCCATGACGACGGAGAATGCGGTGAATGTCATCCTCAGTGAAGGGTCGATTGGAGACATTGTAAGGAGAGTACATATGCTTCCTTCGCCTCCTTCGCGGTAAATTCGTTTTTGTCAGCTGAATACAATGGCTACCACTCGTCGGCGCGGAGGATTCCTCGGCATCAAGAAGGCGGTCAAGGCGGTCTTCCAAACCAAGAAGCAGAACAAGCGGATGTACAAGCTGTCTCGTCTGCGTAAGCTGAAGCGGACAAAGCAGGCGGCAGAGCAGAGTCGCCAGAAGCACCTCCAGCGGATTGCGGAGCAGCGCGCCAATATCGAAAACGCCGCTTACTAATAATGGGCCACTGTCAATCATCCTTCGCTTATAACGTTGTGCGTTCCCCTGAAACCGCACCACCCCTCGAAACCTGTATCGTCGATGTCGCAGCCTGTCGCTACGAGATCCCGAAGCACAAGGATATGGCGGTTTGTTTCGTCTTCTTCAATCCCGCACGGTCAAAGAAGATGCTGATGAACTATTTGTATACCATCGAAAAGCTGAAGCTGGCGTACATTCCGTATTATACGATGGAACTGGTCTTTGATGACCACGAACCCGAAATCAAGGACGCCATCCATGTGCGAAGCAAGAGCGTGCTGTTCCACAAGGAGACGCTATGTTCTCTTTTGGAGACCCGCGTTCCGCGTTCGTTCACCAAGCTGCTGTTCCTGGACGCCGACGTCATTTTCGGCCACCCCGGATGGTATACCGAAGTCTCGCGGTTACTGAGCACGTACCAAGTGGTTCAACCTTTCTCATCGTGTGTCTGGCTTGACAGCACATACACGAAGCTGGTCCAGACACGGCTGTCGGTGGCGTACATGAGCCGCACCAACCCATACAATCACAATTATCATCCAGGATTCGCATGGGCGTTTCAGCGAAAATGGTTCAGAGAGATTGGCTTCTACAAGGAGGGCATCACGGGAAGTGGCGACACCATGTCGACGGCTGCGTGGATGGGAATCAAGTTTCCGCGTGGATACGTGCATCAAGCACTGGTTCCGTCCTACGAAGAGTACTCGCGATTGGCACACCCCAACCTTGCATGTGCAACGGGAACGGTCTATCATCTGTGGCACGGGTCGGCCAAGAACCGCAAGTACGTGGACCGACACCGCATTCTCGACGGTGTCCGTGACGTGCGTTCAATTCTGGACACCAACAAGGATGGAGTGCTTGAATTAACCGATCGCAGCGTCGACACGAAGATGCGTGAATATTTCGCTTCACGGGAGGATGACGGAATTTCTTGAGAAGGACTAAATGCAGTACTCTCACATGTCTCTCACGGAACGGAGGAAGGCGATTGCTAAGGCGGTGAAGGCGGCGAAGAACGAGGCGGCGACGGTCATCCAGCGTGCCGTCCGCAAGCACCAGACCCGCAAGGCAAAGAAGGGTGGTCGCCACCGTCGCACCCACCGTAAGGTTTAAACATTTTCTCCGTCCAACACATATCGATTGATGCGAAAACAGTTATCCGCACTGGCACTTCAAGTGGTTGAGCGACAGAGGCAGTTATCCGTTGCGGTGACGCGAGTCCAGTATGGATTCATGCCCCGCGAAAATACCCTTGAAGCGTCCAAACACCTCCGCGAGATCAACGCCATGCTACGTGAGATCGAGGAATCTCTACAACCCGCTTTCGACCAAGCAAAACAAAAAGCATAATGGGTGATGTATTCGTCGCTGCTGTAGCCGCCATTGGCGTTTTGACCTCTTTGTGTTGCTGCATATGTCTGACAGGCGCAGTCAGTCACGCCGGTCAGTTTGAAGTTGTGTACATCCGGGCTCCGCCTCCACGCGCAGTCGCTCACTCCGCAGGATCCGATGAGCCCGAAGACCCGGTGGACTTCAACTCGAAGCCAAAGTCGTCGGCCACCAACTTCGGTTCGTGACGACGCACAATCTCACGCATAACCTCCGAACCACGATCTCCCAGAATGTCCTTGAGATACAACTCCAGGTCCTTCTTGGACAGACTCCATCCCTTCTTCCACTTGTTCGGACGCTTGACATTGAAGGTCATCTCCGATTCCCGCAGAAGAATCTGGTCGGGAAGCTCCGTGTGGGCATACAACGCGGCCAGGTCCAGCTCGACTGTGCGGCGATTGTCGCGAAGCTCAGAGACCTGCGAGTTCAGCTGAGAGATATCCCTGTTCACCCGGATGTACTTTGACAGAATTGCCTTGAGTGTGTCCATTTTGCTTTACAGAACTGTCAACAAGGAAAGTATCCGTTTTAAGCAAGCGAGTCCATGTTCCTTTTCGATGAGAAGGAAATCGAACGGCTAAGGACTGTATATAACAAGGAACACCCGAAGGAGCGAGAGATCCAACGGGGGCCTGCAACCGCAGTATGGGCTCAGTTGAAGCAGCGTCTTCATGCAAAGTGCAACACGGGTGACCCTGTCTGCATTGTGTCGTCCATGATGAAGCGGCCTCGTGCACCTAGTTCGTGGGCAGAGAACCAGTCAGAGTGGTTGTCCTCGGATGACATTGACAAGCTTGAACATGAATACGAGAAGGTGTTTGAAGATTATCATTTTGTGGGCTGTGTGCCGATTGATTTTGATTTGAAATCAGAGACGTCGAGGTGCATCGTATCGACGCTCTGCTCGATGAAACTGGCCACACTCTATGCGAAGGGGTGCCGACGAGTGGGCATTGTGTTTAACACGGACGTCCATGACGGACCGGGACAACACTGGATTGCTGCATTCCTGGACATTCGCCCAGAGCTGACGTATCCTCGCATGACGTACTTTGATTCGTATGCACACAAGCCCGAGAAGGAGATTCAGCGATTGATGTTTCGCTGGAAAGACCAGTGGGACGCACGGGGTGGACCTGCAATGCGGCTCACGTACAATACGACCCGGCATCAGTTCAAGGAATCCGAATGCGGCATGTACTGTCTTCACTTTCATTATGCGTGTTTGATGGGTCTGCCAATGAAGACGCGTATGCCAGACGAGAAGGTGAATGCAGAGAGGTTCGGACCGCTATTCAAGCCCAAAAAAAAAGAAGACTAAATCAATGGAAACACTCCTTGCGGTTGGTGCCCTCGTTGCCGCGGGCTATGTGATGGCCGGTGCGGAGACGGAACCCCGTCAGTATCGCGATCGCACGCTGGCAGAGTATCTAGTTCCAGGCAGCACATTCGAGGACCTCTCGGGTGCACTTGCCAAAGGATACCGCCTGATCGAGCTTCACGTGTACTCCGACGCCCAGGACGAGCCGGTGGTCGCCCTTCAACCCAAGTACGACCAGGTCGCGCATCGTTCGTTCGATTCGTGCTGCGAGGTTCTCGTGAACGAGGCATTCCCCTCGGACGACCCGCTGATTCTGAGCATCGTGGCCCACACGGACAAGAGTTTCACACTGAATCGCGTTGCGTATCATCTCAACACAACCGTCCGGAAGCATTATGTCACTGGAAATGTGCAGGAGATGCAGCTGGATTCGCTTGCGAATAAACTCATTCTCGTCTCGGGCAACGAGGTGCGTGGCACAGACCTCGAGCCTCTCATCAACCTCTCATGGAACGAGAGCCACCTGCGTCGGTTGACATACCAGCAAGCCGCATACCCTCGCGAGCCGGAGGAGCTGCAGTCGTTTACAAAGTCGAACATTGTTCTTGTCGCACCTGACCAGGCCTTCTCCAAGTTCAAGGTCATGGACGACGTTCACGCATACGGGTGTCAGTGGAATTTATGTCCTGGGAGTGGTGTAGGTTTTATTCCTCGCGGTTAAACAAAAATGGCGAACCCTTGGCTCACTCACGTGAAGAAGACAATGTCGGAGATGAAGCACCGCGGCACGTACAAGAAGGGAGACGGCCTGAAGAAGGTGATCCTGGCCGCGAAGAAGACATACAAGAGCCACGGATCGGTGGGCAAGAAGCACCGCACTCGCCGTCACCGCAAGAGCCGTATGTCCATGTTTTAAGCAAGCATTGACCACATGACCAACACCATAAGAACTGAAACACCAACCAAGTACACTCGCATACACAGTGTAGCCTCTTCGGCTGTCTGTTTACGTAAGTAGACCTCCAACAGCGATCCGTCGAGTTCGTCGATGATCACGGGTTTTCGTGAAGCCCCCTCCATCCATTCGGCGGCACGTCTTTCCATGGTAGGTTGGTTTAGTGCATCCGCTCTTGTAGTATGCGACATGATGTGCATATCCCTTGAATGTGCGAATAGATGAGTTCGTTTTCACTGCGAGGCGACGAAGCAGCCCGTAGATCCATCGCATGTACTCGGCCCTGGATTCGAGTGTCAATGGATGCGAATCCATGTACTTCACATAGACCTTCCGAAGCTCAGGGAACGGATAGGTCTTTCGCAGAGACCGGAGAAATCCCTGCTGAGTATTTATATTATCATACTCAGGCTTGTCGGGGTAATTGTATGCAATCGAAAAGAGGAAGTCGCGGCCCGGAACTGCATGTGGCTTCTTTTTCAGAAGGTCCGCATACTTCTTGTGAACCTCCTCGTACGTCGGATCTGGGTCGGGCAGAATCACTGCAGGATCCGTCTTGGCCTGGATGGTCAACTTGTGGTTCACCTTGTTGTGAATCTCAAACAGCCACCGACCCGCGTCTCCGGTGAGCGGGTGTTCCGACACGAACTTCGCAGTGCTTTCACGGCAAAACTTACACGGCAGCACGCGACTCATGAATGCGAGTGCTGGTCCAGGACTGGGCGATCCTTCGGCGATTAGATGAAAGAGCTGCCATGCACTCCCGCCCCAGTATCTAGTATCCATATTGTATTCAACGCACATCTTTCTCGGTCAGCCACACGGCAATCTGCAGAGTCATTGCCGCATCCGACACGGGGTTGTGGGCCTTCCCAACCGGAAACGCAGATTTCAGCCCTGAATCCAGTTCCTTGGCAATGCATGCGTACGTCCCCTCCAACTTTGCGGTCTTGCACCGCTTGGTGAACTCGGGATTGTGCGTCGCAATGTCAACCACGCGAAGAGGCGAACTGTAGGCGATCTTGTGTCGAGCACACGCGGTCTTCAATGCCTTCAAATCCATGTCTCCCTTCACAACCACCACGGATTCCGAGACCGTCTTCATAAATCGAGTCAACCACGACGACGGCTTCAAGTGCGGCTTCACTAACTTGTCGGCAAAGTATGCGGTTACACTGTCGCTTTGACCCAGAAACTCGGGTGCTGTCCGCTCCGTCTCTTCAAGAATGTCTAGCACCACGGACGTCGGAGGCGTCACAGTTGAGAACTTGGACGAGACGCGGTTCAATTGACCCGGTGGTGGCGGAAGAACTGCGAAAAAGGGGGCTGAACGAGTCCATGCGTCACCTGTCTTCTTCAAGTGGTATCCACCAATCTCACGAGGCAAAAACTGCTCGCCGAGGTGCCAAAACTCGCAATCGAACGCAAGAATGGACGTTGCTTTTCCGGCGAGTTTGTCCAGACCAGGATTGCGTATCCTCATTATGTCGTCGTCTGAAAAACATTCTGGACAACTCAATAAATGCTCGACACGAAGGACATCATCATTCTGACAGCGTCGTTTTACCTCGGAAGTGTGGTGGCCGCCTTCTTCAAGTCGCTGAATGACGGCATTCTTGTGCCGCTGCTCGCCCCGGCCGCGGCGGCGGGCAAGGGTGTGTCGGCCTTCTCCATCAAGGTCGGCTCGGCGGACCTCAAGATCGGTCAGGTCATCGCCGAGCTGGTGAACCTCATCGTGTCGTTCGCGCTTGTCGTCTTCACCATCGGCCTGCTCCGTTCGTATGTGCTGACTCGCATCGGTGCGAGGCGCAAGGGCGGCGGCGAGGAGTAAAAAACTAAGCTATTAATAATGTCTTGGCTGCCCCAATCCGTAACAGACGCGTGGACAACGGCGACAGGAACCGCGGCTGATTATTGGTCGAATCGTCCGTCGTGGTTAGGTGGTCCGGCACCCGCTCCCACGACCACGACCACCGTCGGAGCTCGTCGCAAGACATACCGCAAGAAGGCCAAGAAGTCTAAGCGTCGCCGCACCGGAAGGATGTCCATCGGCCACCGGGCGTCTTCTTATATATAGACTCAATCCGCTTCCTCAGGTCCTGAGGAGATCCCTTGTGTAGCTCATTCGCCCGCTTCCACTCACTGAATACCGAAGAAATCTGTGCCCACGACGTCGGCTCACGCTCCTGCTCGCCCTCCGCCAACGGTGGGTGTGCGTGGATCTTCTCACGGATGAACTTGGCGATCACGTCACTGTCCTCCTTGTACTCAGCAATGTACTCCATGACCTTCTCCGGTGCGGCCAGCTTGCGGAGACCATTGCCCTCCGTAAAGAGATGAACCAGATAGCTGAGAAACGCCGTTGCCCATGCCTCGCTCAGACAGTTCTGCTTCATGCTCTCGTTCATCAGCTTCTCATGGGGAAGCTTCGGTTCGAAGACGAACTTGTTCGGGAATCCAACAACGACCAACCTGCGCCACGTGCCACCGTCCGTCGTATTGATCTTCGGCTTCTCGTTACACGCAAGATTGAAACGAGCCTGGAGCTCGAAGTCAATCATCTGCTTAGAACCCGCATACAGATCGCGGGCCGTGATCTTCTCGGACGAGGCCAGCTCCTTCATCAGACCCGTGTTTAGCGGAACCTGCTCGTCGGGCTCCTGCATCGTCACGAAGCGGCGACCCTTCATACGCACCAACTCCGGTGCAGCTGCCGCAGACTTATTACGACCTTGTGTCAGTAGTGAGATGGGTGCGGTGCATGCATAATCTCCCATCGTGGTTGACATCAGAATCATCAGCATGGACTTGCCATTTGACCCTTCGCCTGTGAGGATATGGAACTTTTGTGCATCGTTCTCGCCCGACAGTGCATTCGCAAGATACGCGAGGAAGTACGTCCTCACCTCTGGATCGGGAAGCACGTCGTGGAGGAATTTGTTCAGCTCAGACCAACAATCGTGCTCATAATACTTCCTGTTCGAATCATAGTCCAGATTCGTGCAGAAGGAGATGTAATCCTCGGGCTTGCCGTCGCGGAATGTAGGCGGTGTCGTGGTCATGTCAAACACGCCATTCCGGAAGGCAATCAGCCGCTTGTTCTCGTCGACCTTGTTCGCAAACTCCTCGTCGAGGAATAACTCGCGACACTCGTCCATAACGCTCTTCTTGAACCCCGTCTTCTTCAGAGCCTTAATGATATCCGTGAATGACTTCTTCTTCTTCTCGGCCTGACACATGTCGCACGAGTTCGGGTCGTGTTTACCCGGTGGACACTCCGGGATAACGTTCATCAGCCGCTCCTGCTCGGCAACATAACTCCTGTACTCCTTGGTGACATCGCTCGACAGACGGAGCTGAAGCGCAATACCCTTGTCCGTCTCGCGCCAAACGTGTCCGAGAAACCGGTACCAGACATTCGCACCATACTTAGCACACTTGAACTCGTCACGGTACTTTGCATAGACCACCTGCGCAACGTCGTGCTCTGTCTGGCTGAGAACCGACTCCTTGATCAAGTAATCGATATTGCTCTTTTCAATCTCGACATAGCGTGCATAGTTGTCCGTGCGAGACCAGAACCGAAGGCTACCTACACCGAGCTTCGCACCGTCGTTGCGGAACCCGAGAGACATCCACTTCGCCTCCGTCTCCTTCCAGTCATACTTCTCCTGTGCCTTCTGGCTGAACGTGTGCCACACCTCATTCAGATCGGGGTGGATGTTCTTCAAGCAGATGGCTACGTTAACCCACTCAGCATAGTCCGTGTACCTGGTCTCCGCCAGGTTGTCGATGTGATGTCCATAGTAGGTCTTCTGTGCCTCCGTTAGCGGCTGCTGATAGATAGCCCGAGTCGGCGACGAGTCGCGCGATCCAGGATCACCGGGGCGCTGTGCCGGGCGGCCACGCTGGGGTAGAGACGCCCCTCCACCCGAGATCCGAGTGTCCTCCTCGGGAAGGGTGAACTTGGCTCCAAGCGGAGTTGTCGTGGTCTCCTCAGTAGGCAGAGCACGCACAGAGAACTTGCGCACAAGTGCGGGACTGATACCGTGCTCGCGCTCATCGTCGACAGCTACCTTTCCGTCTGCAGGGTCCCACTCGGCAACATACGCCAACTTGTACGGCAGAGGCCGACCACCATCCTTGTCGGGCTTCTTCGAACCAAGCAAGGGCCAGAACGTGCTATGCCCGAGCACTGCCTTATCGTAGGCCTCCTCCCACCCTTTCGTCAATGGAAGTCCGGGAAAGAACGTCTCCATCTGTTTCAGCATTGCATCGCGCACCTTCAACTCGATACACTTGTTCGTACGGATACTAGGTACGACCAGATGGACACCAGACTTTGTATGGTTCTTCCCGAGGTAGTACGTCGGGTCAACCTTCTGCATGACGTACACATCGGTGATCTCGGTCACAGACATGTACTTCGCCACTTCAGCCATGTATCCCTGAATGAAGTCGGTCGTATTCTTCTGTGTATGGAGGTGCTCTGGGTGCTTTCCCTCGTAGACAAAGTCGAGATCGACACGCAGAGGTCCAACACGCGTCATCTTCTCAAGCATCGTGATATCGCCATATCCAGCATCGACGTACTGGCAATAGACGTTGTAGAACTCGGGTAGATCTGCGTCAGGAATCTTGTAGAGAGAACGGTCGAAACCATGCTGATGCGTCTCCTGACCGCTTCCGCTCTCAACCTTGTGAGACGCTAGAAACGTCAGAAGCTTCGAATTCTGGAGCGACATCGTTGATTACTCTCCCGACGAATTCTGGCGGGCTAATTCCTTTTGAACGCAGGGAAATGGATTCCGACGTTCAAAACGAAACAAGATTTCGTGACCAAGAGGTAAGCAAAATGAAGTTCTGTGCCAAGTGTTCGAATTTCCTGTGCGACATTGTTGAGCATGACGGTAAGGCCTATCGAAAGTGCCGGGCCTGTCCGTATGAGGAGGAGGCAGGATCCATCGTATACGAACACGACCTTCAGCAGGATACGTCGGTTCAGTACTCAATCAACCCTTATCTGAAGCATGACCCTACGCTTCCTCGTTTCAAGACGATGACCTGTCTCAATCCCACCTGCACGACGCGAGGCAAGGAGTCAGACATTGTAGGTGTCAAGCTGGATCCGGTCAATGTGGTTTGGATGTACCAGTGTGCGGTATGTGATGCAATGTGGAAGCAGAACGCACGAGCGTAGCTAGTCCCTCTTCTCGTCCTTGGGAAGAGACATCAGTCCATACACGGCGACCAGAAACACAAAGGTATGGAGTGCAAACCCTACCGCGGTCGGGCATCCGCTCGGCGACGAGACTGCCGAACCAAACAGCCGACTGCCGATGACAAAGGAGGTTGGGCTTGCCAACACAAAGAACAGCATCGTCGTGTACAGCGAGTACTTGAATTTCAGACCTTCGGACAGTGACATTTTTATTTAGCGAACAAAAAGTTACCGTGCCGACCCAGGGAACTGCGTCAGGTTGGTCTGCGGCACACTAAGTCCCGTTGTGCCAGACGAGCGGGCTTGAGGGCGGCTGACCACGCCACCCAACACACCACCGCCACTCAGTGTCGCAACCTGCGAAAGAGCTTTTGGGTTCGACCGGTTCATGACAACCTGACGGGGAATATCGCGAGTCGGAACCGGTTGTCCACGTGTCAGATACGCCATGTCCGAGAACTGAAGAAGAGCATTGTTCGCAACCTCTCCGCCCTGGTTGTATGGAGTCGTGCGAGTCAGTGTCGGCTTCAGCTGGGCCTGAGCTTGGAGCTTCACGAAACTAGTGTACTCGGACGCAGAGCGAGTAGGCATTGTGTTAAATCAAGAAGACTTTCCGTGCAATACCGACCGAAATCGTCGAGTTTCCGCGGTTCGCAATCGCGGACACCACCGTCTTTGCTGCCACCGTCAGTGACACCTTTGATGCCACTGCAACTGAAGTCACGGCCGCCGGGTTTGAGACCGCTGCACTCGAGGCGGCACGGAGATTGGACGATCCACTGATTTGGGCAGCACCTTTTACGTAGTGAGTGTAATCAGAAGCGGCACCGCGAAGGATCGGCATTTATTGAAAACGAAAGAGTATGTTCCTAGACAAGAGAGAGCACAATGGCTGCAACTGACCACCCCGAAGCAAAGCCCGTCTTTCGTTCTCAGGTGACCAAGGCAATGGAGACACCTCGCATCACCCGGCCCTATTTCACTCGCTACGAGTATGTTGTCTTGATGGCATCCCGTCAGCAGCAATTGGCCGAGGGTGCAAAGCCGCTGGTAAGTCTAGATGGACTTCGCACAAGCGACCCTCAGTTTATCGACCAGGTTGTGAGGCGTGAGATCGAGCAGCGTATGTTGCCCTTCGTGTTTCAGCGTCTGATGCCCAATGGCACGTCGGAGTTCTGGTCGGCTCAGGAACTCGAACTGGCATGGTGAAAGAACCCCAAAACATTCCGCCCCGACTTCGCAGCCATCAGCACTGAAAAGGCCGAACTCAACCCAAGGAAGGCGTGCATGAACGCATGCCACCGCGTTGACACGGCTGGGTCAGCATCCCAGGCAAGACACGTGTATTTTTGCCCGTAATAATAGATGGTCACCGCAGATGTCAAGAATAGAGCGTAGACTGGTAGCGAATATGGCATCCACTGGGCGGTGGTCCATACCATAACGCCGTGGGCAATGTGAGCGAACGCAATGTCAACGGGCAAGATCCACGAGAACCGCGGCTTTGTCGAGTGATACGCGACGGAGACGAGATAGGTTCCAAATACAAGCCCTCCCGGTATGTATCCACCTACCGAGATGGCTGAGAGGGAAGGAATTAGAAAGAAGTGGCTCGAGGCCACCAACGCCCAGTTCGGCATATCAACTTGACGTTTTTCGCGTGAAAGCGAGGAGAATCGACAGCATTGACGCCAGAGAGGTGAATATGTGTAAGAATCCGTGCCACCATGTCGAGACCACAGGATCTGGGTCCCATCCAAGTTTTTTGTGTTGATGGCCGTAATAGTGGATCGTCAGTGGACACGCCAGAAAACACAGATACAGCGGAATCGAGAACGGAACCCATTGAAGACTGGTGTACACTGCACACAGATTCGCAATCTGTGCAAACGTCATGTCTGTGTACAGAACCATGGTGGACATTGGCTTCGTAGCATGGTGAATCACTGACGACAGATATGTTCCGAACACCAATCCTGCACACACATATTCACCCGAGTTCAGGTATGCCGCCACGGGCAGGAGAATGAAGTGTGCCGTTCCGACTAGCACCCAGTCCGGCATTATCATTCACTCAGCGGCGGTCCTGAAAGTTTCGCAAGGTCTGTCTCCGAGGGCGGAAACAGCAGGGTCGGCTTCAAGCTCGGAGCCGGAACCATGGTGTGAGGCGGGTCAGAGTGGAGAGTGCCCATGGCCATCTGGACGTCCACCGAGTCGGGACCGAAGCGGCTCACGTCCTTCGAGTACGTCGCCGTGAACTCGGCAGCAGGAGGGTTCAATAAGAGGTATAATGCCAGAACCACCGCGACGGCGGCGATAACGTAAACTGTCTTCACCTTGACCTTCATTGTTCTAGTCTGCGAAAAACGAACTGTCTCACACAAACAAGAAGAGGGCAAATGGACTTTCCACTTCCAATCAAGTGCTATACGTGCAACCTCCCTCTCGCCGGCAAGTGGAAGGAGTTTCTCCGTCTCATCAAGGAGTATCGCCGCGAGGAAGGCCGTGCTCCCGACTCTGAACTGATGTATCTCACGACCGAGACCAAGGTCACTGCGGAGGGTCGGGCACTCAACGACCTTGGGTTAACGCGAGAGTGCTGCCGTCGTCATTTGCTGACACATCCCGGGGTTTGAATTCCATTCTTTGTTAACAACAAGTATGTCCTCGTGCAGCGAGTATCTTGTCCGTCAACAGCTGCGAACCCAGAAGTACATTGACACCCGCCCCCGCATGACGTGCGGGCAGGCCACGGAGATTGTCCGCCAACAGGCGGGTTCGGCGGTCTACGAACAGTTTTTGCCCAAGACTGCATGCGTGACCAGTCTCAATGCCCCCAGCACTCGCGGAGAGTCGTCACGGACCATCGCCCGTGGTCACCAGGTCAAGGATGCGTCGGCGTATGTGTCCTATGCGTCGGCAGGTGCGACAGCTCAGGCCCTCAAACCTGCGAACGTGAAGCCGCCTCAGATTAAGGACCTTTGTTACGGCGTTGATCCTGCGACTGGCGTGAATCTGTTCCGAGAGGTCAATGACACGATTCTCGCATCCACTCTGCTGTCGCCCAGCGACCCCGCCTATTACCGGGAGGCGACGATTGCCAAGGCTCGGCAGTCAATCAACAATTGCTGCAACGCGTGCGGCAAGGTCAATTTCGCATCGGCGTGTTCGTGTGCCGGTCTCAGCCCCGGATTGGTGAACACAACCACGGGTGCTCCTCTGTGGAAGAACACTTACATCTATCCTCGTACAGTAACATAATGTTGGTTGTCTACCTATATCCCGCACCCAAGCCAGCGAATTGTTTTGATTTGTCGTATGAGCTGCTGACCACGTTTACGGACACGGCACTCGGCATTTTGGCCCACCACAAGACAGCCACGCTCTGGTTTGGCTATCTTGAAGGGTGGATGTTGTCACCCGAAGAAGAGACACGGCTCCGGGCAGTGATTCGGGCATTCGAGTGTCATGTCATCACGCGTGAACCCATGTCCTTTTCGCAGGCATGGAAAAACGAAATCAGCGTCGTCCATTTTAAGGAGAGCAATGGATCCACCGATGTTGACAACGATGGTGGTGTTGTACACAGTGAACGTCCGCCTCAACACGAACCTCCTTCTGGAATCCCTCCCATTGACGGAGTCCATCATCAAGGTTGAGAAACAAGGAACTCCTGCACGCGGATCTTCAAAGCGAGACCTGATCAAACGACGAGCAAAGAAGGTTCCATCCAAGCGAACCACCGGATTTGGACATAATTCCATCACACTCGTCAGTCTGGACGACGGTGATGGGACTTTAAAGAAGAAGGAGATTACGGTGAAGATCTTTCAGAACGGTGTGTTTCATATCACGGGCGTGCTGGACGAAAAGTATGACCGTTCGGTCATGGCGAGGTTACGAAGCCACATTCTGGCCACCTGTCCACAGGCAGTCTCAGTTCCCGATGATGTTGCTCCCGACAAGATGTGGACGTCAGAGGTTCGGCGTGTGGTCTTGATGAACTACAAGACGCGACTCACCGCTGCCACCAGTTTATCGCGTGAGACGCTGTATGCGAATCTCCGACGAAGTGGTATTCGCACCGAATATGAACCCGCAGTCTATCCGGCCGTCAAGATTTACTTCCCTGACGTCAAGTGGATTGCCAAGGTGTTTCGCACAGGCAATATCATTCTCACAGGCATGACGACTTCGGAGGAATGTTCTCGGTTGGTTGCTGCGTTACACCCACTTATAGATTCTGTGCAGAATGTGAACAATGGCCGCACGTGAGCTGACACCCGATGAAGTTGCAGATGGAGAGAGGCATATCATCGCAGAGGAGCTGACCGCGACGGAGATTCAGGCTCTTGTTCGCAATATGGATCACTCGAAGAAGAAGTGGAGGCACCTTCGTCGTGAGGAGTTCATGGAGAAGCTCAAGAATGAGAATGACAAGCTGTACTTCAATTTTCCGTCCTTGTGGCAGATGCACGCCGAGGACCGGCTGGATGCCACCTTTTTTGAGATGTTGACCTTGAAGCGAAAGATTGAGAAGGGCGAGATGACCGACGAGCAGGCGTCAGTCGTCATGGGCCAGCGTCTGTTTCAGAAGTTTGCTCCGGCCACTGTGAATTCGAATGCCTCCGCTCCCAGCATGTCCTATGCGGACTATTACAAGAAGTTTGGCGGAGCAGAGTAATAAATGGACGCCACTGGACCCACTGGACCGACTGAGCCTACTGAGACTGTTGATGCCACTGGACCCACCGGACCAGAGGAGTCCACACTTGTTGTTGTGGAACCGACTCCTCCACCCGTTATTGCAACCATGGACGAGCTGATGGCTAGCCACGCAGTTCTCGTGGCCAAGGAAGCCGCCGACCGTGCGACACTGAGCCCGTTAGTGAACCCCACACGTGAAGCCTATCGTCCCCAGCTCTTTGCGTGGGCGTCGGCTGGATTTCCGGGTATCTACGTCGTTCAGTCCTTTACCTTCACACCCCCGAGCGTCTGCTCGGACGGTGTGGTTCGCGATGTTGTCGGATATGTGTGGTATCTGCTCGGCGTAGAAATCGCCGGCGTGCTGGCAACCATCCAATCCATGCTGACGGGGATCGTGGTCTCCTATTCGTTCCAGGGGAATACGTTGAGGATACATGTGAGCCGAGCGTAGCAAGGCTGGCGAGAGCGACCGCAGGGAGCGTGTGAGCAAACCCTAATACTTGTTTGCGTATGCGGACAATACGTAGTTAGACGACGGTAGTTGAGAGAGGCCCGAGAAGGTAAGTTTGAGGATGTTGGTGGCGGAAAATGGCGAAACGTAAACATTTCCATCTAAAGCGAGTATGCCCCCTCCAGCCCAACCAGCAGCTGTAAACGTAGCACCTCCCGTAATATTGGTAGTTACGCCGGTTGAGACGTTGAGCCTGAGGATATTCGTAGCATTATATGGTGCAAAATAGATATTCCCGTCGGGTCCGAGTACTCCAGAGTTCCATCCACCTGATGTATACGTAGCACCTCCCGTAATATTCGTAGTTACGCCGGTTGAGACGTTGAACCTGAGGATATTGGCGGCGTTCCAAGGTGGAAAGTAAATATTTCCATCTAGACCGACGACACCACCGCCTCTCCACGAATTGTTTCCTGGAAACACTGCACCGCCGGTAATGTTTGTAGTTACTCCCGTGAATACGTTCAGCCTGAGAATATTGGTGGCACTAGATGGTGTAAAATAGATATTGCCGTCTGGACCAACTGTGGCGCCGACCCAACCAAAGCTGGTATATGTAGCACCGCCAGTAATACTGCTCGTTACACCAGTTGAAATATCGAGCTTGAGAATTCTAGCAACATTATACGGCACACAGTACATATTGCCGTCTGGTCCAATAACACACCCTTGCGAAAGCGCAGTTGAATAGACCGCACCTCCGGTAATATTCGTAGTTACTCCGGTCGAGACGTTGAGCCTGAGAATGTTCGGAGCATTATATGGTGCAAAATAGATATTCCCATCTGGACCCAAGACACCGCCAGTCCATCCACTTAATGTATAGGTAGCACCGCCGGTTAGGGTCGTTGTGACACCCGTGGACACTGTGAGTTTGAGAATATTGGCGCTATTATATGGTGCGAAGTAGATATTGCCATCGGGTCCGAGAACGCCTCCAAGCCATCCTTGACTAACATATGTCACACCCCCAGTCAAATTAGATGTCGTCACCGTCACACCACTCGCATTTGCAGCCGCCAACGACAGCAATTGCGGCCGCCAATCACGAGTCCAGTTTCCGGGCGTGACTTCGGAAAACTGTGCGGGCTGCGAAGTTGCGGGCGGAATGAGCTTATACGGATGATTCGACAGTGTCTGAGCGCTCAGTCGCCATTTGTTGATCAGATATCCTTCCACTTGTTGCCGCTGGTTTGACGTCAGAGTAGATGAATAAATCAAGAGTTCCGAGATGGTCCCATTGAAGTAGTTGGAGGGGCCACCGACGTAGATACCTGTGGTCGCTAATGTCGTTCCGGCTAATGTCGTTGCGGTGGATCCATTGACGAACGGCGAAAAAGTCGATGGGGTGTAGGTGGCGGACACCAGGACGTTGGAGGAGGCGGGAGTTGGACCAGTAACCAATCCGTCAGAAGTGTATTTGACGATGTAACAGTCACCGGCCGCAGCTGGCAGCTGAATACCGACTCCTCCCGTTGGACCTTGGTTGTAGATGTTTACTGTACCGGGATATTGTCCTGTAACAAGCACGTTGCCCGACGTGTCGGTGGCGATTCCGTATGCGGCTTCAAGACTCGCTCCCTGTCCCGCAATCCGTGTTGCCCACAACACTGTACCGGCCGATGAGTATTTAGCCACGTAAACATCCGTAGTTCCGGTGTAGAGAAGCGTAGTGCTAGATGTCGCTCCTTGGCTGATGATCGTTAATGCAGAATTGTATTGTCCGGTGACGATCACGTTGCCAGATGGGTCGGTGGCGATTGCTCTTCCGGTCTCGTTGATGCCCGTGTTCGTTCCGCTAATTTGTGCTGCCCATAACACCGCACCAACAGACGAGTATTTAGCGATGAAAACATTGAAGGCGGCGGTGGCGGAGGATGAAATCGTAGCACCGACTGATCCCGTTGGACCTTGGTTGTAGATGTTTACTGTTTCCTCGAATTCCCCACAGACAAACACGTTGCCCGATGTGTCGGTGGCGATCGCGTATCCAGTGTCTCTTCCAAAATCCGCAATCCGTGCCGCCCACAACACTGCACCGGCTGACGAGTATTTGGCGATAAAGCAGTCGGTGCCTCCTATGAAGGAGAGCGTAGTACCGGCCGTCCCGGATGGACCTTGGTTGTAGATCGTTAATGTGGAAACGTAGGATCCAGTCACGAGTACGTTGCCCGATGTGTCGGTGGCGATTCCGTATCCAACGTCACCAGCCGCGCCCGTGCCTGCAATCCGTGCTGCCCATAGGACCGCACCGGCCGACGAGTATTTTGCGACGAAACAGTCGCTGCCACCTGCATTTGACAGCGTATTACCGACTGTACCCGATGGACCTTGGTTATATATCGTTAATATTCCACCGTAAGATCCAGTCACGAGTACGTTGCCCGACGTGTCGGTGGCGATTGCGTTTCCAATGTCGTTATTCGTCGAATTCCCAATCCGTGCCGCCCACAAGACCGCGCCCTCCGACGAATATTTGGCGACGAAGCAGTCAATAAACCCGATGGATGGAAGCGTAGTACCGATTGATCCCGATGGACCTTGGTTGTATAACGTTACTTCTGCATTGTTGTAGTATCCAGTCACGACAACGTTACCTGACGTATCTGTAGCGATTCCGTATCCGAAGTCGTTGCTTATGCTTGCAATTCGTGCTGCCCACATTACCGCACCGGCCGACGAGTATTTTGCGACGAAACAGTCGCTGCCACCTGTGAACGGAAGCGTAGTACCGGCTGTACCCGACGGACCTTGGTTGAAAGCCGTTAATGGGTTACCATAATCCCCGCACACAAACACGTTGCCCAACGTGTCGGTGGCAATTGCTCGTCCAGTGTCATTGTTTGTGCCCGAGATCCGAGCCGCCCACCCCAACGGCTCCGACAACCCGCCCAGCGCCCCCGTATTCGCAACCACCGATCGGGCGGACGCAAACCTGGACGGACCAAATGTCCCCAACATCGGGAATCCGTTTGACCCGTAGACTGCGTTCATGTATGCATCGGCAGCCGGAGCGGTCGTATTGGAATACACAGCAAACATGGAATAGTTGGACGCAGGGAACACATACGCTGTATTGGAAAACGCCTGGGTGCTGCCGTTGAAGCTCATATTGCTGCCCGTCCAGGTTGCAGTTCCCGTCATGGTGTTGTTCAGTCCGGACTTATCGGACCACGACGTCACTGTTGTCGTAGAATTCATGGATGAGTTGTCGGCCCCATCCAGCCACAAAGAACATCCGGGAATGTCGGTGGGATTGAAATATCGGTTGAAGGGGGGGATTGTGTAGAAGGGATGGGTGCTTAGCAATCTACTGCCAATTCCCCATTTCCTGGATAAGTATCCTTCCACAGATTGACGTTGAGCGTTCGCCAGGGTTGTTCCGAAGATCAGCAGTTCCGATATGGATCCATTGAAGTAGTTAGACGGGCCACCAAGAAAAAGACCGGTGGTGGTCAATGTGGTTCCGGCTAATGTCGTTGCGGCAGTTCCATTGACGAAGGGTGAGAACGTGGAGGGAGTGTAGGTTGCACTGACCAAGACGTTGGAAGAAGCAGCTACGTTAGCAACCAATGCCCCTGTATTCGCAACTACTGATCGGGCAGAGACAAACTTGGACGAACCAAATGTACCCAACATCGGAAACCCGTTGGACCCGTAGACTGCATTCATGTACGCCGCTGCCGCTGGAGCTGTCGTATTGGAATACACAGCAAACATGGAATACGCACCAAACGGAAACACATACGCCGTATTGGAAAAGGCGTTGGTGGTGCCGTTGAACACCATAGTGCCGCCCGACCAGGTGCCGGTGCCTGTCATGGTGTTGGATTGGCCGGATTTGTCGTTCCAGACCGTCACTGCGCTTGTGGAGTCCATGGTGGCATTGTCGGCACCATCCAGCCACAGTGTGCATCCCGGTATTGACCGAGGATCAAATCCCCAGATGCTTTTGGACGCTCCTAGCATTGTATTCTTAAAACAAAACATACCCGAGAACTGAACTGGGGAAAGTGACCATCAATACAACAGAGTTCGCAGGAGGAATCGCCACGGGGTTGGTAGGAAAGCTGGTGCCCGCAGTCGTATATGTGAACGTCGTGCTCAAATACGTGCCGGTATTGTTACGGAACACCCAATAGGCGTTGGAGTCTGTGGCACCCGTCACTGTGGGTATGGTGATTCCTGTAATTGCACTGGTCGTGATATTGAAATGAGTGCCGTATGCGTTGGCGGGGACGGTGTACACACCAGACGACAGAGACCCGGTGATGACGTTAGAATACAATGGACGAAGGCCGTTGCGAATGGTGACACCGCCATTCACATCGAGAGCTGTGGCCGGGGTTGTGGTCTGAATGCCCAACGCAGTTCCACCAAAGAACAAGTTGGAGTTTCCAAACAATCCCGTGCCGCCCGTAGCGACCGTCAAGACACTTCCAAATCCTGTTGAGCCAACGATGGACACGGATCCACCACCAGCCGCCGCCGCACCCGCAGGGCCAGTGGGTCCAGTTATTGAAGACCCCGTGGGTCCAGTGGGTCCAGTGGTTCCCGCGACGCCAGCAACACCGGTTGGACCCGTGGAACCCGTGGGTCCAGTGGGTCCAGTGGTTCCCGCAACGCCAGCAACACCGGTTGGACCCGTGGGTCCAGTGGTTCCCGCGACGCCAGCAACACCGGTTGGACCCGTGGAACCCGTGAACCCAGTGAACCCTGTGGGTCCCTGTCCGCGGATGGAGGTAAATGCAGTTCCATTCCAATATACATTAATCGACGTGCCGGCGTTGAGTGTGATGGTCGACCCCAACCCTGATCCCGACGTATAGGTCACACCAATCGTCAAGTTCGCAGCAGTTCCGTTGGCCAAGGTCCAAAAAATACCCGGCGACGCGGACGTGTACTGCGGCAGCGTTAACGCATTGAACCCAGTGTTGGTAATGGTATACAATCCTGCCGAGTTCGTGGCTGGCAGCAATCCCGTGGGTGTAGGAATGGTCAATGACGTTCCCGTGACCGCCGTCATGTTCGTTCGCCATTCCGTGGGACCCAGAATGCGAAAGTTGGCGTTCGGGGCTGCTTGCATGTTGCCGATCGTATCCACTGTAAAGTTACCCACCGACGTCACGCCTGCCGATGGGCCCGCAGCGTAATACGGGTGAATAACAGGCAAAAGAGACTGCATACCCCATTTCCACGCAAGATAGCCCTCCACAATCTCTCGGTTGGCTTGCGTCAATCCCGTATTGAAGACCACGACTTCGGCAAGATACGATTGGTAGGAATTTGTGGATGTGCCTGCTTGTCCATTGATGAACAACGGTCCTGTAACCGGCGTCGTGCCTGCTTGCGTCACGCCTGATGCTTGTAGGGTTCCGTTCAGATACACCGCCATCGTAGACGATTGCGATGGATCTGGATTGATGGCTTCAAGCAGCTGCCATGTTGTGGCAGCCGTCAAATTTGTTGCCCCTACGCTGGTTGCCATTGTTGATTAGTAAGATACAATACTGCTTGCGATAGCGGAAGAAACACCTGACGCATTGGACGACGCAACCGTGAAGTACCAGAAGTTTCCAGACGTCAGTCCAGTCGGTGCAGAGGTCGGTGCGTTTGAAGTTGTGGTTCCCGATGAATTGGAGGTTCCATTGTAGTTGGAGGTCGTGGACATGTAAAGAACCCAGTTGTACGCCGTGGCTCCCGACGCCGCCGTCCAGCCCAGCGTGGCTGTGCCGGATGTAATGGAGAGAGTTGGGGAGGTTGGTGCGGCTAAGGATGCGAATGTGATCAGGCGGACGCGATTGTTCAAGAAGTCGGTCACAAGGATATTGCCATTTGAAAGTATGGCGGTAGCCGACGGATTATAGAACGCGGCAGCTGTGCCCGTGCCGTCAGTGAGCGCGTTCGTGCCGCTACCCGCCAACGTGGTGACAACGCCGCCAGGGTATGTCACAAGCCTGATCCGATGGTTGTTGCCGTCTCCTGTAACGATCAGGTTCCTCGATGGGATCAAGGAGATGCTGAAGAGTCCGCTGAAACTGGCGGACACACCTGTTGCATCGGTGAAGGCGGGGCTGCCGCTACCCGCCAACGTGGTGACAACGCCGCCAGGGTATGTCACAACCCTCATGCGGTTGTTGCCTGCGTCAGCTACGAATACGTTGCTGGTGATTGGATCGTATGCGACTCCGATCGGGTAGTTGAAGCTCGCGGCTGCGCCTGTGCCGTCCCCGAATGCCGCGCTGTTGTTGCCCGCGAGCGTCGTGACTACACCCTCCGGTGTGACCAACCGAATCCGATTGTTACCCGCATCACCGACAAGGATCACTCCAGTCGAAGGGATCACACCGACTGCGAACGGTCCGTTGAAGCTCGCAGCAGCTCCCGTGCCGTCAGCAAAAGCGGCGCTACCGCTACCCGCCAACGTGGTAACGACACCAGAACTGGGATTTATGAGACGAATGCGGTTGTTGCCATATTCAGCCACGGCAAGCAGTCCGCTTGAGGGAATCACAGCAATTCCTTGTGGGCTGTTAAAGGTTGCAGCCGTGCCTGTTCCATCATTGGAACCCGCAGAACCGCTACCCGCCAGGACGCTGACCACACCCTCCGGTGTAATCATCCGGATGCGGTTTGCCGATGGTTCTGCCACAACGATATTCCCGTTTGAAAGCTGAACAACTCCGCGTGGGGCATTAAACACTATTGCGTTTCCTCCGCTATCTCTAAGCTGTGTGACGACCGCATTCGATGCTACATACGAAATAGTTGCAGGAGTGACATACCCCACAATCGGACTCAAAAACAACGGAGATGTGCCCACCGACGTCACTTCGTAGATGGAGTAGTAATAGAAGTTGCCGGAAACCGGTGTGAAGGTTGCCGTTACGCTTGAAGCAGTCGTGTTGCTGTTGGCGATTGTCGTGGTGGTTCCGGATGTGTACGAATAAGCTGTGGTCTGTGTCAGCGTGTAGTAGAAGGTTGGCGAGGTTCCGGTGGAACTCCAGCTCAGTGTGGCGTTGGAGCTGGTGACCGCTAACGTCAAGTTGTAGGGGTTCGGGATATACTGGACGATGGGCGAGGACGCAACCGGAGATGTGCCGGACGCATTGGAGGCGTAGACCGTGTAGTAATAGTTGCTGCCAATGACCAGCCCACCGAACGACGCAGACACCGTCGGAGCACTGACCGACCCTGAACCAGCCGACACGAGACTTCCACTGTAGGTGGATACGTTGCTTGCCTGCTGGTAGAGTGTCCATGTGTAGCTGGTGGCTCCCGACGCAGCTGTCCACGCCATACTTGCTGTGCCCGCACTGATGGCGAGGGTTGGGGAGGTTGGGGTAGAAGGCGACGTATCCGGAGGACCTGCTGCATATGGGTGACCGCCCAGTAAAGTTGCCTGTGTTCCCCATTTCCACGCAAGGTATCCTTCAACCTTCTGGCGTGGGGTGTTGGAGAGACTAGTGCTGTATGAAATAACTTCCGCAATGTATCCATTCCACTGACGACCAGCTATACCGCGGTCGTCTCCGAACCGCATTCCACTGATTGCTACGGCTCCGGTGGATGTACCGCGAACAATAGATGGCGACGACAGTGCTGGAAGCACAGTTGCCGTTTGTGTACCATTAATCCATGCAGTCGTACCAGCCAACCAGCCAGAGCTAGCATTATACCATGAAGTACCACTTCCTAACAACATAATATCGGTCTCATTGGCAGAATTACCGGTAAGAAGTCCGTTCAAACCGGGAAAAGATGATGATGTGCCGTTCCACACAGCCACTACAAAGACATCTCGCCAGTTATTCGTAGAACCAGGATTATAGACTAGTGTGTTTGTACCTATATTAATACCCGGACGACCGTTGACTGCTGTTGTGTTATATGTGAAGCCAGCACTGGTGAATGTGACTGCACTAGCAGATTTGTCCTTGACTGTCGTTAGCGTCGTTCCGTTCGCAGGTGCCACACCCGTTGCCGCAGGATCTGTTGCATCCAGCCAAATGTTGGTAGTCGCAACCGAGTTTGGAGAAAAGGTTAGAAGTGTAATATACTGCCCAATCGGGCTCGTTGCCAATGTACTCGTGCCAAACGCCGTAGTCACGTTCAGAGTGTAGTAGTAGTAGGTTCCCGACACCGGGGATGCGTATGTGAAGGTGTTGGATGTGGGCGATGCAGTTGTGACCAGTGTTCCGCCGACATACGAGTAGATGGAGTTGGAATACAGCGTATAGGTGTAGGACGATGCGCCGGTGTACGCAGTCCAGGCTCCGACCACGCCGGTTCCGGATTGGGTGAGCGTCAGCCCCGATGGCGGAGGAATGGAGGTGCGGATCAGGAAGTTGGAAATCCCAGACTCCACCAAGAAACCGGGATACAACGAAGAGTTGCTTGATTGCTCAATGGTCGGGCCGGATACGGAACCAAGGGGATACTGGACCATGAACACGCTCATCTGCGGGGAAATCGTGAAGGACGGAATGGACACGCCGTAGCCGGAGGTTCCAAACTGGATCACGCCCAAACTGTTCTTGATGTTCGCAGCGTAGACGGGCGTTCCAAAGTTGGAGGCGGTGTAGTTGTTGCTTGACTTGTCCCTCCACGTCGTCAGATTAGATCCCGTTAAGGCCATGGTGGAAGTGTCGGATCCGTCCAGCCACAACACGCAGTTGCCAACAGATGTCGGCGCAAAGGGAGCCAAATACGACATGTTCACGCTGTTCACGTTGGAAATGGTCTTGTTGCACATGTTTTCATTTCCGTTCACGGTCAGCGTGCTTCCGTCAAAGGTCAAATTGGAATTGCCGTAGATGCCCGTGCCGCCCGTGGCCACGGTCAAGACACTTCCAAACCCAGTAGAGCCCGTGATGGACACCGAGCTGCTGCCACCACCGCCAGGCCCAGTAGGTCCCATGGTTCCCGTGGGTCCCGTCGAGGAAGACCCCGTCGGACCTGTGAATCCTGTGGACCCCGTTTGCCCCGTCGGTCCTGTGAACCCAGTGAACCCAGTGAATCCCGTCGAGCCAGTCGCACCCGTCGGTCCTGTGAATCCAGTGAACCCGGTGAATCCCGTCGAGCCAGTCACACCCGTTGCACCTGTAAACCCAGTGACACCCGTCGGTCCAGTGCTACCCGTCGGGCCTGTGAACCCAGTTGAACCCGTGGATCCTGTCGGTCCAGTGAACCCAGTCGATCCATCAACCCCAGTTGGCCCAGTAAATCCAGTTGGTCCCGTGAACCCAGTGCTACCGGTCACACCCGTCGGACCTGTGAACCCAGTTGAACCCGTGGATCCTGTCGGTCCAGTGAACCCCGTGAACCCAGTTGACCCAGTCGAACCCGTCGAACCCGTCGGTCCAGTGAACCCGGTGAATCCCGTGGACCCTGTCGGTCCCGTGAACCCGGTGACACCAGTTGGTCCCGTGAACCCTGTTCCCGGGGGACCTGTTACTCCGGTGAATCCAGTCACGCCTGTCGGTCCAGTGAATCCAGTGGGACCCACAGATCCAACGGACACAAGTGTAGTGTGGAGGTGACTAGGTGATATGTCACGCATTCCAATCGTGAGCGAACTTCCGGATGGAGTGGTGGCATATAGCCTGATCGTCAGATCTGTGGTATACGTATGAGAAGGAACGTACATGGTCTCGGTATACTGCTGCATTGCGACCGGCTGATCAACAGCGGTCGCACCTGATGTTGTCCCCGCTTGGACGGGCGTTGTTCCATCGTAGACACTGAAGTAAAACGTAGGCGGAGACGAGGGAACGCCGGCTGTCGCATACAAATTGAGATCCCACAACCCACCCACCGCCACGGTTCCCGGCAGAGACCCAGCGGGAATAGTGAAGGAGGCCACATAGGCATTTGTGGTATTTGCCGGCACCGTGATTGTCACTTGCGTTCCCACGTTGAAGGCGGTCAGCAAGGACCCGGACAACGTGGTTGTCCATGGGTTCACAGTTGTGGGATAATCCACTTGAAGAATCAGGCCACCCGATACACCGGCAATACCTTGGGACCCTGTCGGACCCACGCTACCGGTTGGTCCCGTTGAACCCGTGAATCCCGTTGACCCCGTTGGTCCTGTGAATCCCGTGAATCCAGTCGGACCCGTGAATCCCGTTGACCCCGTCACACCTGTGAAGCCGGTTGACCCAGTGAATCCTGTTGGTCCGGTGCTACCTGTGAATCCAGTGAACCCCGTGAACCCAGTCGAGCCAGTGAATCCCGTGAAGCCAGTTGGTCCGGTGCTACCCGTGAATCCCGTGAACCCGGTGAATCCAGTTGGTCCCGTAGACCCCGTGAAGCCCGTCACACCCGTGCTGCCTGTCACACCCGTGAATCCAGTGCTGCCTGTCGGACCAGTGAATCCAGTCGGTCCAGTCGAGCCAGTGAATCCCGTGAATCCCGTAAATCCCGTGAACCCAGTGAATCCGGTCGACCCAGTGGGTCCCGTTGGTCCTGTGAATCCGGTTGGTCCCGTAGAGCCAGTTGGTCCAGTGAATCCCGTCGCACCCGTTGGCCCCGTGAAGCCAGTGCCTGGGGGTCCGGTTACACCTGTGAAGCCAGTGCTGCCCGTGAATCCAGTGAAGCCAGTCGGACCTGTGGGGCCTGTCGCACCCGTGAATCCCGTCGCGCCTGTCGACCCAGTGGGACCTGTAAACCCAGTGCCGGGGGGTCCTGTCGGTCCTGTCGCACCCGTTGATCCTGTCGGTCCTGTATTTCCCGCACCTGTCATACCGGTGGATCCAGTGAAGCCAGTGTAGCCAGTGGGTCCGGTCTTTCCAATGTCGACTGCGATCTTCTTAATATTGACGGTAACAGAAGGACCGTCAGGCGACGACCCGTGGACACCCGCTCCAAACGCAACTGCGGATACATTCGCAGACGGCGAGTACGCGGCCACCTCAATGTAATCACCTGCGGCCAATGTGAACATGTACGGCACCGCAACCAGCGAAGCAGCGGAACCGTTTGGCGGAACGAGCAACCCACCGTTCGTCGTTGGCAGGTCCACGCCATTCAGACGAAGCCAGGTGAATGCATTGGTTGGCTGTGCATTTCCGTTTGCAATCTGAATGGAGGTGATGATTTCGTAAATACCTCCCGTGTCAAATACGATTCTGCTGTTGTTCGCAATATGTGTTCCCTGTTCAACGTACGTCTGATCAAAGGGAAACACAACCGTCGACGACGTAATGTTAATCGACTGCGAATATCCGTAACTGGACGCAACGTTTGTGCCGACCGACACTGGACCCGTTGCACCAATTGGTCCCGTGAATCCGGTAGAGCCGGTTGGACCGGTGGGTCCAGTTTGACCACGCAGTCCGCCATACCGAAGCGAGTTCCATAGCGTCGTACCGTCACCTATCTTGAACAGTTCGGTGTCTGTTTCAATGCCCATCTCACCCTGGGCCAGCAGAGTATTCGCTGCTGTCCATTGAGACGCCAACCCTCTGCGAAATTGGAGTTGAATAAAGGGCATCTACGCTTGTGTATTTATCAGAAAATGCTACCACAATCCAATACGGGACCCTGAGAATAGACTTGACTCGGACCACCCCCGTCAAAGATGATTGACGTAGATGCTCCCACATAAGGCAGATTGACCCAGATATTCACGCCATCTCCAATCTTCATCTGACCTGTGTCCGTGACCACACTCGGTTCACCCAAGGCCAAGATTACAGTGGATGCGGTCCAAACAGCGAGCGAGTCCTTTCGCAGCAAAAACTTGACGGGGTTTGCGGGTGCAGACATTATTAGCAGACAACAGTTGTTTCGCCATCCCGCACGACAGTGCCAGAATTGCCTGCATCCAGCACAATCGCGGGGTTCTGTGTAGCTCCGGTGCCTGCATCCAGGTCAGCAAACTCATCGGCCGCTGTACCACCATCGTAGACATTCGACACAACCGACCTGAAGATACGGTGACAGATACCCGTGATCGAATACAACTCAACCACCCCGTTCGTAAACCCAGACGTATGGTTGCTCTCTCGCAACACCAGGTTAGGGCTGCCGTAGAATCCATTCACCACGGCCTGTCTCCGCACTTGCTGCGTAAACATGGAGGCATCGCGTCCAGATGAAAAAGAGCGTTGTTTCCCTACGGACAACGGTGGCGGGAAGACATGCACATCAGGAGCCTTGGGTGCATGGAGATGTGATTGATAAACCAAGTTCATCATCACCAGTGCCATGAGGGCAGTGGCTATGAAGTTAATCATTACTCAGTGATGAGGTTAAACCAGCGGAGAACCTCCTTCTCGTCGTGTCCACCCTCGATATGGTCGGCAACCAGCTTGAGGAAGCGGAAGTTAATCGCCTCAGGAGCACGGTGCAGCTCGGCCGCAATCTCCGTAAAGCTCTTGTTCTCGTAGCGGCGGAGACGCACCATCTCACGCTCCTCAGACACCGTCCAGCGGTGATTGTCCTTGGAGTACACGACGCGGGAGGCAGGGACGGCACGCTTGGAAGAACGAGTGTGCATCTTGTTGTAATACGGTGTTCACCGGCTTGCAACAAAATTCGTTTTGAGTGCATGAAATTGGGTTGGAACCTTCGACCTACCGCTGCTTCGCGACTACAAAGCGGGTGCTCTACCACTGAGCTATGACGGCGGGGGGATCGAACCGAGGTTGCCGGGTGGCTGAAGGGAGGGTTCCCGACCGTCCTAACCACTAGACGATGGAAGCAAATACGAGCAGTGGGATTCGAACCCACGAGGTGTGAACCAACAGATCTTAAGCCTGTCTCCTTAACCACTCGGACATACTCGTTAGATGGGCGTGCCATCGTGCTTTAGTTTTGTCAGTTTTCCGTCCTCTTGACGCTTGCAGATCCACCATCCGTAATCAGGCTGCATGCCCTTGAACTGATAGTATGAAAGCATAGCGTCGTATGCTTGCTCGAAGAGATCGTAGTCGGCGTGGACCTTCCACTTACTCTGGTCCTGCTCGTACATGTTGAGATAGACGATACAGAAGGACTCCATTTTGATCTGCATTTGGCGTGGGGCGAATGGATTCGTTTTTTAGATACCGCATGCGGGGATTGAACCCGCGACTATCGGCTCACTCGCCACTAAAAGGCCGATGCTCTACCATCTGAGCTAATGCGATGGGCTTGCCGACATAAGACCGATGCTCTACCACTGAGCTAATACGGCAGAAAATGGATTGTTGTGATTCAGGCTACGTCTCAAAGCCCCCGGCCAAAATGTCTCTTCTTCGCTTCATCTACCATGCTCCCGTCGGCACTCCCACCTACCTCGACCTTCTTCCTGTTGACGTTCTGCGTCACCACCTCCTTCCGTTCCTCGGCTGGGAGGACCGCATCAACGTCAACCGCATGACTCCGCCAGGCGACCGTACACCGCCCAACAAGATTCCCAAGGACCGCATCATCGCCCACCAGCTTAGCATGGTGGCTCCGCAGCTGATGAAGAAGGTAAAGACGGCACACGACCTCCACATGCGGCGAGTACGAAGGATCTCACGACAGCCACCACTCGAGCGAGTAGTGAACGCGATCATCGACGTCTTCCGCGAGATTGTGAAGAACCATAATATGATGGCCGTACAGCACTCTCCCAAACTTCGCGAGACTGTGATGCGAAAGGTTGCAGAGTTCAGCGAACCCGCATCCTTCCGTGCGATTCCAAAGTTGGCACAGCGCGCAGAGATGCAGGATGCCCTACACCACGTGCTGATCGCACTGGACAAGTACCCAGCAAAGCACGAGGTGAAGCCGTGGAAGTGGGGTAAGGCCCGGGTTACGCAGACCGAGTGTGCGATTCTGCACGAGGAATGGGGCCCGAATGGGTTCATCCGCAGACGTCAGGGTGATATCTTCTCGGAGTGGGAGTAATGAGTGTATTGGACGACAGCTTCGTAGTGTCTTACTTAATTTTACTTGGATATACTGGGATCACAGCCATTGAAGTTATACGCACACCCAGTGTGAACGTACGCCACATAATGAACATCGAAACAAGTGTAAGCATGTAGCCTCACTTGTCTACGGACTGTTCTATGAGCAGGTCAAGACAGGCAAGTACGATCTGAAGGCAATCTTCGGTATTGGGCTTTGGGCGTATTTCGGTAAGGTGTTAAAGTTTGGTTAATACGCTGAGCGGGAATCGGACCCGCGTCAAGGGTGTGGAAGACCCTCATTCTGCCACTGAACTATCAGCGTTTTCCCGTGCCGGGAGTCGAACCCGGGCCAAGGCTGTGAAAGAGCCCTATCCTACCACTAGACGACACAGGAGAGGTGAAGGCGAGGCTACGCAGGAGCCTTGGCTTCAGCACCAGACGCCGCCCTATCTTCTCCCTTCTTCGCCTGTGTAAACTCCTCGCGGAGCTTCATCAACAATTTGCCGAGCTGATTCTGACCCTTCCACTTTGCTGGGTTCTTCGCATCCGCAGTGTCGGCTGATGTGCCGATACCCCAGTACTTGTCGCGAGGATTTGCCTCCCCGATGGGCCGGTCTCCGGTCGCCAACAACTTCTCGAGCAGCCCGTGCTTCGGGTTCACGAACTTGGCCCGCAGTGCCTTCTCCATGATCGGAATCTTGACATCATCCCATTTTGCGGGGCTGAAATCCTTGACCTTGCGACCCAACGCCTTGACCGACTTGGCCTCTGTGAATTCCTTATTGCGAGGTGGTTTCATCATCTTCGCGGCATGCTCAGAGTCCTTCCCCTCAAACATCATCGCCTTTGACCACTGGAAGTAATGCTCCACCGTAGGGAACGTCATGCCATCAATCTCAAACGGTGCGAGAAACATGTTGCTCATGAAGCGATACTCTCCCTTGCTCTCGTCGGCTCCGTAGAAGAGAACCGGGTCTGCCGCCGGTTCCGCAGGTGCCGCCTTGATTCGCTTTTTCAGCACAACCTTGGGCTTCGGCTCTTCGGCCTTCGGCTCCAACACAGGAACGTCAACCACCTGTTCTGTCTCCGGTGGGGCCTTTGGCTGTCCACGCTTGAACACGAAGGAACGGTGGAGGAACGAGAAGGCCTGGTGTTCCTGCGTCAATGTACTCGCCGTCTGCTGGGCATAGTGGTCTGCAAACATCTTCGTGTCGACAAGCTCAAACCCAGCCTCTGCGAACATGTCCGTCACCTTTCCAAACGGCACAAGTGCCTCCTCCATGGGCTTCTCGAAACTCTCGAGCTTCACGGAAATCATCTGACCAAACTCCTCGTGCCACGCATCTCCATCCGAATACCCCTTCTTGATCTCTCCAAAGATCTGGCCATCGGCACGGAACAGCGTGCCTTCCTTGCCGAGCAAACTCGCATAGACAGCCGCTCCGTCCATGCATGTTCCAAAGAACACGCCCTTGCCGTGGTCAATGAGATTCTTCATAAAGACCTTGAACGTCTCCTCCGATGTGCAGGCATAATGCATCGCCATCTGGCACGACACCGCGTCGAACATCTTCAGACCCGCGAACTGCTGGAGATACGGAGTAGGAGCTGGCTCCAACCCGGCAAGAATGCGGATATACCGATTGTCCTGCTCATACAGCGGCTGCGTCATGTCTCCCACGATAAACAGTGCAGGCGGAAGAGGAGTGCGGTCTCGCTCGCGAAGATAGCGGACACATGCACCCTGGACAGGTGACTCCAAATTTCCCGACGCAATGTCCATGCCGACCACTCGACTGGGCTTGGCCTCCTTCCACTTCAGCAGGTCGCCCCCACGACCCATCGCCAACTCAAGCAGAGTGTATCCGGGCTTGACCAATTGCTTGAACAAATCGGCCTTGATGCGATTGTGGAATGCATACGTGTCCTTCAACACGCGGTCACGAGACCCGAGGTCATCGCGGTAATACAAGTCATCCTCGAACGTATCGTCTGGCGGATTCGATACACAGGTCGTCAACATCTCCTCCGTCACCGGCACGTGAATGTTTGTCCAGATTGAATTCGCAGTCGAGACATCATTTCCAAACTGCGACTGGTGCAGAACCCGATACTGGTAGGTCTTGTCATACCGAGTCCGTAGAATCGTCCAGCTGTTTGTCGCCAGGTCACGCACACACTCGATGATGGTATTGTCCTCTACGCGATGTCCCTTGATATCCACCGGCACGCCCTTTGCATCAAGCGGAATCGAAATCAGGTACGCATCTGGGTTTCGAGGCACAGACGGTTGAAACACTCCCGGCACACGGTCTCGCGTTTCGGCAATGACCCGCAGGTCAGGTGCCATCTGGGGCGGAGTGTATTCGCCAGTCATGGTTTCGAGTGGATAGACGATATCAAACCCTCGCGTGCGTCCAATGTACAACTGACCGCGGAACACGGGCTTCTTCAAGACCGTGTCAAACGAGTCGCCCGCCTTGAACTTGACGAGAAAGTCAATGCTGTTCTGGTCAGCCGGCTTCCACTTGTACACCGTTGTCCATGTATTGCCCTTTCGGTCCGACATGGGTGCCACCGGCGACGCCCTCGGTGTGAAGATAAGCCCATCTGTCTCATACTCAAACTTGGTGGCGAGAATCGTATTGATGGCCTCCTCCATGGCCGGTCCGTCGCCAGCCAGGAATAGCTTGGTCTCGACTCGAAGAGGCCTCCCCGGCGTCATCACAAAGTCGCGTCGCAGGTCAGAGACGAACTCGTGGGCACACCCCAGTCGAGACTTCAGCGGGTTCGCACGGATATCCTCATCCGTTGTGAAGAGAGGAAGGCGACTCTGATCCACTCCGCGGAAGGAGTACACATCGAAGATACAGAAGAGGTTTCGGTCTTCAATGTACTCGCCATCCACAATGTCATTCACGTGAATCGGGTTCGTTGCGGTGATGCCCGTCCAGGTCACGACACCGCTCGGACGCACCATCAGCACTCGCTTGTCACGCATAACCACGAGGAAGCACCGCTCGCCATCGGCCTTGTTTGTGACCGTGTATCCCGAAAGGATGTTGTTTGGTCGGTCAGCCCGCAGGTGACGCCGCTTCATCGTGACCGGATTGACGAACTTCTGGCGAGATGTGGCGAGTTCCGCCTTGTACCGCTCAATGTCAGAAGAGGGCAACAGAAACGACGTGCCTTGGAATGCGGCCAAGAGACGTTCAATGTGAACCATCAGCGAAGACACGATATCCTTCGGCGGCGCCTGACGACCAATCACCTCCACTTCCAGCTCGTAGGAGGGGTTCTGACGAAGAACATCCGAGAAGGAGCGAGACGAGCGAGTCTTGGACTTTACCATCGAGAAGTCAATCTGCAGAAGTCCATCCTGTGTCTTCCAGCTCTTGCGGTTGATGACGCGAATGTGGGATTTGGCGTCCATCGGAGTGCCGGAGAAGTCCCGCCGCACCTCCTCCTCCTTGCGAAGCGTGAACCGCAGTCCAGCCTCAGGGATATCGATCATGTCCTGGCCGTCGTTTCCGAAGTAAGGGGACTTACGCTCCACCTTGAGTTGTGTGCCCTTGAAGCTGTTTGTTGTGCAGACCTTGTGGATATTCTCAGCCCCCTTCACGACAACGCGAAGGCTGTCCGGATACGAGAAGGTGGCATGAACCGCTTCGACTGCGGGTCCGGATGCGAGAGCTTCGATGGTTTTCATGATGCGGTCAGCGACGTCCTTGGTCTGAATTTGGCCGGAAAGAACCTTGCATTCGAGTTCAGCATTGGCGTTCTTGACGTGGGTTGCAAGGTGTTCAAGGTCCCCCCGTGTACGAGACGAGAGAAGAGACTCCATTGCCATTGTTAACTGATCGGACTATCTTTATCCGTTTTATACTCAGCAATCTTTTGCTCGACACCTTCTTTCGTCAGACGCACATCCTCGCCGGCTGCAAACATCTCCTCGACCAGCTGAGCGAACTCGACTGCATGGACCTCCAACTTGTCAAGCGATGCTCCGGCGTCGTAAGCCCAAGGAGTATAGTCATCCGGCTCAAATACGGGTTCGGGAAGCGGCTCATGGTTGGTAATCTGTTCAAGTGTCAGCGTCTTGTCGATTGGAATGTCCTCTCGGGGTTCACGCGGAGCCAAAAAGGTTTCGATTTGCTCTTTGGTCACTGGAATTGCCGGTGTGTCCATGGCTACGTCCATTTACTCCTTCTGTAAACTTTTCCGTGCCCGTTCATCCGCGTCCATTCGCTTCCGTTGATCCGTGTAAAAAGCGACAAGTGTCTCCATTTCGGTGATGCACGCAACCGGCAGACACTCCGACGACACCAGCACCCCCGAATTGGTGCGAGTGTACTCTGACGTGTATCGCTTAATCACTTCGAAAATCTGTGCGTGTTCGTGGACGTCGAGAGCGTCCAGGTGTTCACGGAGCTTTTCCTTCCGGAGGCGGTTCATTTGTTGAGGCAGCCGGAGCTTTCTTCTGGAGCTTACGACGCGAAGGTGGCTCTGCGGCCTTGGCCACCTCGGGTGCTACGCTGACCACACGCCTCTCCGACTGATCGCCGGGAGTCGACGCGGCAATCATCGGTTCAACCTCCTCCGTCACCGCCGCCATTGCCTTCTCCGCCTCGGGGTTAATGACAGACACCAGCGTTCCCAGGACCACGATTGAGTCGTCCCCCTGCTGAAACCGTGACCCAACCACCTTGAACTCAACCTCCTGGGCCTCCTTGATGTCCTCAAACTCAGCATTGCCAATGTGGAGGTCGCGAGGCAGCAGCACCTTCATTGGCGTCAACTCCGCATGAAGACCAATCTTGCTGCGAAGTGTCACGCTGGCCCGGAACGTCTGACCGGGGTGGGGCATGCACACATCCGCCTGAAAGCGAACAAAGTAATCAACACCGCCCTTAATGAGGTTAATACGGCCCAGAGAGTGTTCCACGATTGTGATACTCCGACGCTGAATAAACCCCTCCGGAGTGCAGATGCCCTCGTACTTTGCTCGGAGCTGGGCAATGAGGCTCACGTGAATTGACCGTTGAAGGTTCGGGGCGTGAATGTGAACGGACCGAGACAATTCGCGTCGCTCAAAGACGGGATCCATGAGAGCCGTTGTTTTTACACACCAGTTTTCGTTTTACGTTTTGTTAACACATCCATCTCTTCAGGCGTGTACCACACAATGTTGTTTTGTTCCCGAGCTAGCAACTCCATAATGTCGCATCGAGTCCACGTTATCTTCTTTGGTATATCCGGAATGCCAATCTTGCGAATATCCGTATAGTCAGCCAGCTTGGTAACCTCTGCTGACCCCACCGCACCCGTTCCGCATACGATCGGCACATCGCGTTTCGCACCGTGAATACGTGTAAACACACCGTCCTTTTCTTCGAACCGACCAATGGAAAACTTCCCGTCCTTCATGGTGCCGACCATCTTGTCATTGTCAGCCGCATACCTCTCAGTCAGAGCCTTCACCCAGTCTTGCACCGCTGTGCGATCATCGCCGATGGGGTCCGGTGGGTCATAGTCGTCGTTTCCGAGAACCAGAATCTCAGTTCCCGGAACCCGCAGTCGGTCGCCAAACTGTAACGTTTTGGATTCGGGAGACCGTAAGTATGCAATCTTCTGCTCACGCGACAGGCGATCAAACATGTATCCCGGCAGAACCGACGCAAAGTCGGCCTTGACCTTCTCGGTAAAGGCTTGAACAAGTTGAAGTTGTTCGTTGGTGCGGGCCGCCGTTGCCAAGGCCTTGGTGCGGTCCTTGCCCTTTACCTCGGGTGGAACATCAACCGGTTGGAGGGATGCGTCTGCTAACGAGAGAGACTCCACCATGGCGGTGAGGTTCGGGACGTCAGCGGTCTCCTTCTTTTCAGGCTCAACCACTTCGAGGGCCACGCTGCCGCGGGTGGGGGGTTTGGTTGTCCGTTCGACGATTGTGCCATTCTCCACGCCAACTGGGCCGAGAGTATAGGTGTTTCCGCGTGACTGCAAGAGGCTCGTGCGGTCGAATGCATCCTTAAACTTGAACCCCGTGCGAATGGCATTCTGCAAGAGGAACACCACTACATCGCGTTGATACATTTTGAGAGCTGCGAACAGTTCTTCACGATCCCAAATTGGCTTGTCGATAAACAGCTTGCCAAGTTTGCCAAAGACTTCATCGCGAACATCGAAGTACGTGGACAGCGGGCGGACATATCCTTCTTCGGGTTCGGATGGTCTGACTCGGCATTGTGCAGGTTCGGACTCGGTGAAGATAGGTGCCAACATGTCTTTGAGAAGCAGCTTTGACTCCTGGGCACCTTCGGACCGACGCTGAGGGACTTCCAGGTTCTTCCAATCAGCTGGAAGTGTGTTCAAACTCACCTGAATCGGGCAATCCATTGCGGATTCTTCAAGCAGTCGGCGAACACGGGCGATGCGAATACCCTTTTCCTCCACCTTTGTGCGGTACGTGTACTCATCGAACGACTCCTGCTCGGATTCAGACCGCAAGACGTGGAGGTATACAGAACAGTTCTGCTCTTCGAAGGGGAGAGCCTGGTGACTACACGTTCGCAGTGCACGTCCAATGACCTGCTCGATACGACTCATGTTCCACCACGGGTCCAGCACGTGAACCTGGCGAACATAGCGAAAGTTTACGCCTTCTGAGATGCGGGGCGTTGTCACAATCACACGAACCCGAGCACCATTGACGTTCTTGTCAGACCGTGCGAGTTGAAGCAGTGCATTGGTCTGAGGCGTCGAGACTTCGCTGCTGAGCAACATGTACTCGCCCTTTGACTTGCCCTTGAATGTGGGATTGGCTAAAAGCGTAGGTCCACTCGCCGGAGTATATCCATGCTCCTCCAACGCCATGGCAAAAAGACGAGACCCGCGAGTCACGTAATTCGAGTACACCAACACCACGCCCTTTGAGGATTCAATCGTCTTGATCACGCTGGCAAACTTGGCCGAGACTCCGGACAGAGTGTCTGGTGTCAGGCACGGCTTATCGATGTACTCCCACTGTGTGCCGGTTTGGCGGAACACATCGCCGAACTCCTTGTTTCCGGGCAGGACACTGAGAGTCGGAACCATCAATGCCTTTCGCGATTCTTCGTCCTCGCCTTCCTTTCCATGGGTTCCGTCAATCACCTTCTTCTGTTCACCGGTTACTGTGGATGCGAAGACGTTTAAGTACTTCATCCTGGTGGCCGGACCCAGATCCAATCCGGTGAACCCAACGAGCGGCTCCGGCAGACCGTCCGTCTCGGGTGCGGGCAGACGGAACGGGAAGGTGAATGGGTTCTCACCCTTGACGTAGGATACATAGGTCTGTGTCCAATCACGGAACTCCTGCTCCTTCGCCGGCTTGATGGTGCCGTCGGCTCCGAAATAGTCAGAGGCAATTAGTTTCTTTCCCGCAGGTTGCTTGCCGTCATTCCACAGAAAGAGGTTCATGTAAAAGACGATTTCCTCGTGATTGTCGTACATCGGTGTAGCCGTGAGCAGCACGAGAACCATTCCCTTCGCCAGCTTGACCAGGCTTTCTAATCCGGTGGACACTGTCTTCATCTCCGAGCTGCCTTCACGCAGGTTGTGGGCCTCGTCGATAATGACCAGGCGATTGTCAAACGTCTCGTGGACCCACTTCTCCGCGTCGGCGGGTTTCAGTTCGAGCAGCTTCTTGTTGATCATGGCTCCGAACGTGCTGTATCCAATGAACTCGTAGAACTCGCTAATGATACGGTCGGCCAATGTCCCTAGACGAATGCGAGTGTCCGGCACATTCCACTGCTTGGGGTCGGCTTCAATGCGGATAAGCATGTCGAGATAGCGGCGGCCCGTGCATTGTTTGGAGGACAGAATGGACTGTGTCTTGTCCAGCGATACGCGGTTAATGTCGAAGATCTCCGTCTTGAAGTTGGACTGGACGGCCGGTCCAGCGACCACCAGCACTTTCTTCTCCTGAAACTCGGGGCGTAGAATGTATTCCTCCGCGATTTGAATTGCAGTGCAGGTATTGTGTGTCACCGTGAAATCCCCAAGAACGTAGCGGTGGTTTCCATCGATCATGAACCCGTAATAGTCGTCTTCTCCTAACGCAGAGACTGTAATACCATATCGAAGTGTGTCTTTTATTTGTGTCCGCGGTGAAGCCTTCTTTCGTAGGAGTTTCACTGGGATCATATCAACGTCGCCAGATATGAATGTCCTATAATACACCCCCACTCTACGCTGGCCGTTGTATATACATGATTTTTCCACCAAACGAGTTGTTGTCGCCAATCCGACAGAACGTGCGAGAAAGACAATGTCGTCTGCGAGTTGTTTCGATTTTTGAGTGATTTCGTATGTATTATTGGTTAGATAGCCATCTGTATCGATAAGACCGGCAAGAACCGCTAATCTCACCTCCCTCGAGTTAATCTTATATGCTTCAGGTACATGCTTGTTGTTAATGAGGTTGTGCGTCTTAAGGAATGTCAAAAACACGTTATCATTATTTTTTGAGATAGACGAGACCCTATAACTGTACTGGCTCTGATAGGTGAGTACGGAGTTGTTATGGTGACAGAAGTCTCGCAAATAATGCAGAATAACTGCGTCCTGGGATGTTATGACGGGGTCTCTCTGTGAACCATCGCCTAACCAAACACCTAGAATATAGGGGTCGAACTCAATGCGTGTTCCTGGAAAGTCTACCGCCGTTCGATAGCCTTTCAGATTTCGTTGATCTTTCTTACTCCTCTTCAAAAAGTCAAGAACGGTGAGCTCAGTGACCGTGTTGCGAGTCGACGTGTGTTGTAAACATAGTATATGTTCGCTGTTCACAACATAGGAGTCGCCTTTTGTGCCTGTAATGCGATACATCTGATCGCGGCCCCGTGCAAGGGATTCGACCATTCTTGGGGTTGAGTCGTCGCCCATCAGGGTGTCGCCGACGACAATATCCTCGACGAGCTTTTTCGATCCGTCGTACATAAGTATTGATGTTCCTCGTCCGTGACATTTACCAACACCTGTGCCGTGAACCATCAGAAGATTGCGTGTCGGGTTGTCGGGAGACAGAACACGTCGCAGGAACTTCTGGTGACTTTGAAGAGTGTACTCCGCTCCGGACGTGTTACACAGCTTCGTCCGCAGTTCTTGCAGAGCCTGCAACGACGCCATTGGCAGATTCTCATTTCGAATCTCCGCCAACTCCGGGTGAGTCAGGTTAGCCATTGTGTTATGATTAGAGGAGTTTGGGAAGCTTGCGACGGCGATGGGTCTTGTAGCGGCCACCATCGACCTTCATCTTGGGGACCGCAGATGGTGCTGATACGCCGACCGCACCTGGCGGCGCGGGTGGTGATGGTGGCAAGTCTCCAAGTCCGAATACCCCGATGCGCCGTCGTCTGATCAAAGCACGCGGAGCACTTTCCTCTGCCTCCACCTCCGCCGCCGCCGCTGCCGCCTCCCCTTCTGCGTCCGCTGGTCGTTTCTTATTCATCCTCGACGCCTCTGTTGGGAAATCTCCTGATCGAGCATGTTCTGAATACAGCCCAGAGAAGCCGTATTTGCCAGGACCGGGTCCAGTGGTCGCCCTCGGGGGAGGCCCTGCCGCCGGTGCCGCCCGCGCAAGAAACAGCAGGTCTCCCGCACTCGCTCGTCGTTGTCTCGCTTCTCGGAAGGCTCTTGCACGATCAAGAATGTGTATGTCTTCGTGGTATCTAATATCAAGCAGACCACTAGGCCTGCTACCGTATCCTATGAAGTAACGCCCGAGAAGGTATCTCTCTTCAGCAATACTTCCTTCATACTCTTCGGGGGGCAACTGTTTCACGGCCGCTGCCCGAATTTTCGCTACGTTCACCTTTTCAAGCGCATCGTTCTCTCTTTCAGCTCTACATACCTCTTCCGATTCCATAATTTCAGCAAACAGTTGAACGTCGTAGTCTCCATTTGGAGTTTGTTCGATACGTCTGTTCACATCTCGAATATCTGCACCAGGCATCCGAGTTTGCACCATTATTACCCATTTCTCCCAGAGGGGTAGATGCACGTGATATTCGTTGCGTTCAATCGTTTGATTGATATTTTTCAGCAATCGGATTGCCGCATCGCGTCCGGCATCGCTGGGGATGGGTTTCAACGCTTCGAAGTCTAGGTCCTTAGGTGCTTCTCCTTCTTCGTGCGGCGGCGGCGGAGGCGGGGGGCCCATCAGTATACAAAGTTGGACAAACGACGGGTTCGTATGGTCATCCAGTGGAAAGGGCACTCGGACTGCGAATCCGAATGCTTCGAGCGTTTCATCTTCCACACCGCCACCCTTCTGCGACCCATAGCTAGCACGGACGCCAATGGTATCGATTATAACACGTGGATTATCGCGGAGTGCCAGCGTTTTGGCTTCTATTCCAAGAACGCTAGCCAGGTCTGCGTCTATAATTATCAGTTGAACCGTGAGGGCTAGTTTCTTACCGATAAAGAGCGAAGTGTTTTGTGGCATCAAGTTAACAATTCGAGCAGCAAGCAGATTGTGAAGACGTGTAACCTCATCGAGTTCGGTCTTTGCGAGTGCATCCGTTATAAATGGGTCCACTCTACGTTTGGCTTGTTCGTACGCATTTGTTATGTCTTCTTGTACTCTTGTTAGATATGTGAGAAGGTTACGTTGTACATAATCATAATTCTGACGGGTGGCCCGATCATAAACCATCGGAAACAACTTTTTCTTTTCTTCTATCGAGTCGCCCTCGACTATCACAACGTACTTGTTAACTGTTTCTAAAAATGCACTGAACTGTCCATCAATTGTGGCCTTTATATCCTCTAGTTTGGCTCTCATCCCCGCTAGTAGCGTTGCTGGATCAATACCTTCGTCACTCGGAGTGAACGTCGCCGTCTGCATCTTGCTGGCATCCTGACGCGACCCAGTGTAAAGCGCAGCACCATTGCGGTCTGATATCTGATAGATCGCAAGACGATCTCCAGATTCGCCCAATATATTCATACGACCAGGAGGAGGGGCGATGTTCGTACGCCATAGTGGTATCCAGCCCAGTGATATTTGCATGTCTCCACCTGGATGGAATTGCTTCACCCATTTCGAACTTCCAACAGCCGTCATCATGTCTCCGATGAGCTTCGCAAGTGTAGCTAACAACACTTTCTCGCGCGACTCGCCGACCGTGAACAATGCTTCGCTGTTGTTGTTACCCATGAAATATCCTGCGTTCGTGTTGAGCACTTTCCATTTTGCAAGTCCTAACGCATTCTTGAATGTCTGCGGCCTCGAAGTAGTTTCTGTGTCTGTGAGGTCATACCATGCAAAGTTCCCTCTCCCAGTTGGATCCATCTTAACAAGGGTTTTGCACTTCACCTTGCCGCCATCTGCTTGATCACTGAATCTATAATCGCCTTTTAAACCCGCTGTGTTGGGAACGTCCTCCTGAGTATATTCACTAAATCCATACAGCACAATCGTTTCAACGTACGCTGTATTAACTCCAATGTCTTCTCCAGAAAGGAAAATGTTTGGAAGTTTGCAGTATAATGGGTTACTAGCTTTTGACCGTAACCGACTTGCGGTATCTACCAGGTTCCAAGTAAGGCATGGCTGTTGACCAGGATGCGCACTGCCTGCATCGTGAACTGTGAGCCAAGATTTGACGGCGGGTCCAAACGGTTTGAATACAAACCCTGGACTCCACGTGTCTGTTTTAGGGTAGAATGGTACATTGTATTGAGCCTTCAAACGCTCAGCTGCAAAATTATACCGGGGATCGGGACCACTGCCTGGTACAGAAAATGTTCTGACGAACCCGTCTTCGGTTAATGCTACATCTTTGAGTGCACGGGTCAGAACCCCGCCCCCGGCAGTGCTCCACCCTGCTCCATGATCGTGAGAAGCATCCGCCGCCGCAAGTTCCCGTTGTCGGGCGATGACATCGTCGGGTAATTTCGGTGACTGTAGGTCCGGAACCGCCGCTGCTGACGACGACGCCGCTGCCATTACCCTTTCCCCACACAACTTTCACATCCGCCACGCGAAAAGGATAATGGCTTCACTCGACGACCTGGAAGTGCAGCGAGTGAAACCGTTTGAGCGTCTGTGTTTTGTCATGTATGTGGTGCTGTACATGCTCTTTGTGTTTCTGGCTCTCAGCTTTGTTAAGCTACTTACTGACTCCGGCACTACCACGCCATTGTAATGTCCTCGATGCGACACTCGGAATCCGGCACGGCGGCCACTGCCTTGTTCGCCTGTTCCAGCGTATCTGACTCGACAATCTCATCCGCCCCCTCGGGCAGACGCGTCTCGTCCACCAGAATATCCACGAATCCCGTTCCGCATGGAGGCTTCTGTCCGAACATAATGTTCGCAGAGACACCTCGCATGGTATCATATTCCGCCACCACCGCCGCATCGAACATGGTCTTGGACGTTTCCTCGAAAGAACTCTTGGCCAGCACGCCCGTCTCGTTCTTCTTCATTCCGAAGCGGTTCACCGGCACAATGCGGCCTGAGTACGTCATGGTGTCGACCAGCACGCTCAGGTGGTGGTAATTCACCTTCTCTGTGCTGAAGACCTCGTTGAACTCGTCAAGCAGGCAGGTGCGGCCCGCCTCAATGCCGAAGACATCATTGACCTCGTGAATGTCGTTCGAGAAGGTGCGAGTTCCGTCCAGACCCGGAAACACCAGCAGGTCATGGAGATTGACGCCCTCCGTGTCCAGCACATACTGGTCCTTGGTCACATAACCACCAACCACGTCGTCGTAGGCCTGCTCACTCTTGATCTTGCGAAGGTGAACGCGACCCACGCCATCGACGCCGGTCAGGACCGTGTCGAGAATCTTGTCCTCGAGAAACCGGATGTTGGTGGGTGTCTTCACGACCGATGCGTCAAACACGAGACGCAGAATCAGCTTCTTCGCCGACGTGTCGGATGTCAAGCACTTGATAATCTTCAGCTGCTTGTTGTTGGACAGCTTGGCCTCAATTTCCGTCAAGTCGCGAACGTTGCGAGAGTACATCTCGACGTCATTCAGCTCAATCCGCATAATCCACGGCGACCCACAGTCCGTCTCATGCTCCAAACTGAACTGACGATACAACTCCAAGGTATCGCGGTCCTCCTCCACAACTGTGCCGGCGGTGATTGGATACGGGTCGTAGTACACGCGGACTGACTTGGTCACGTGACGCAGAGTCGTCCGCTGAACACGCTTCATCATGGCAATCGCGTCATTGCCAGACACATCGCCCGCAAAGTAGGCCGTGTTGCCCGGTCGCTTCGGGTTGGGAGATGCGGACAGCAGCTCCTCGATACGCGGCACACCAGACGTTGCATTGGCCTTGGCCGTGCCTGCAGAATGAAACGTGTTTAGGGTAAGCTGCGTCGTCGGCTCACCGATGGACTGGGCTGACAATGCACCCACCATCTCACCTGCGTGGACCATGGCCTTCAGATACCGGAAGCGAATATCTGCCATCAGCTCATCAAAGAGCATCTCCGTGAGACGGTGGACCAGAATCGACTTCTTGGGAGCCAGGTAATACCGAAGCAGTGCGTGGAACAGCTTGTTGGTCGGAAACTCGGTCACGAACGCACCGATGCCCGCCACCACATGCTCCGGCGTCAAGTCTGTCTTGGTCGCATATCCGTTCGCATACGACGCCACCAGACGCTTCAGATTCACCGGAGCCAGAACCTGGTCGTTCTTGCGGAAGCGGAACACATTCCGCACCAGCATGTCGCGGTCAGCCAGGATTTCCTCGACCATGTCCGGAGCCTGTGTCACCTCTGTCTTCATGAAGGTGTTCACATCCGCGGGACTCATGGCATAGTTGCGATACACATCTTCCATCGTCATGCTTCCCAGCTCGCAGACCTGCGACTCCACGGCAATCGAGTCAATTCCGTCCTCGCCGTAGGCGAACTGCACAATCGACCCCGTGACGTTACGCACGGTGCCGTCATACTCCACGTGCTGGTCCTCCATCGTCTTCATCAGACGCCGCTGGATATAGCCCGTGTCCGAGGTCTTGACGGCGGTATCAATCAGACCCTCACGTCCAGCCTGGGCGTGAAAGAAGAACTCTGCCGGTAACAGACCGTTCATGAAGGAACTCTGCACAAACCCACGTGACTCCACGCCGTCGTCGTAGCGGGCAAAGTGAGGAAGTGTGCGGTCTTGCAGAGTGGGTTGGACACGCTTACCCTCAATCAGCTGCTGTCCAAGCAGAGCCACCATCTGCGTGATGTTCTGCGGGCCTCCCTTTGATCCGGAATCAACCATCTGGACGATGGCATTGTCCTTCGGCAGACTCTTGATCACCTCGCTGTTGATCTTGGCGGCAACGTCCTTCAGGGCCGAGGAGATACGGTCCTCCAACTCTTCGCCGTCCGAGGACCCGGACATGTTTGCAAAGATACCGCCATGCACATCGGACAGGATCTTGGACACCGCCGTGCGTCCCTCCGACAGCTTGTCATTCACGAACTGCTGAGTCGCCAGATTCGCAATCAGATCCGCAGTGCCGACCGAGAAGCCGGTGAACAGATTGAACTGCGTGACCACCGACTGAATGTCATTGATAAGCTGTCCGCAGCGGTCGGGGCTGAAGTCATTGTACACCATATGAATCAGCTTGCTGCACTCGGACTTGTACATCACGCCAGACGTGAGCTGGCCGTTCTCGATGGTCACGGACGTCTTCATGGACACCATCGGAAAGGCAGTGGAAATCAGCTCGGCACCCGTCCAGTTCTTGCCCTTCCGCGTGAACGGACGCTTGAGGCGTGCGAGCATGTTCATGGCCACCACCTCCGGCACCTCAACACCTGACTGCGTAATGCGGAAGATGCCCGTCATAGTGTCCTGGAACAGCTGGATGATGGGACTGTTGGTGCGGGGACTGATGATGTTGCGAAGCAGAGATGCGAGGTAGCGAAGCTCGGTTGCGGATGCGATGGATTGAGGCACGTGCATGTTCATTTCGTCTCCATCAAAATCAGCGTTGTAAGGCCGCGTGGCCGAGACGTTCAGGCGGAACGTCGAGTACGGCAGAACACGCACGCGATGGGCCATCATCGATGCCTTGTGGAGAGAAGGCTGGCGGTTGAACAGCACAATGTCACCATCAATCAGATGGCGGTGGACCACATCGCCCTCACGAATATCAATCGTGTCCGGACTGACGAAGCGAAGGTTCACCATGCGTGCATCCTGCTTGAGGAACACAGACTTGGCCCCCGGATGTGTGTCGGGTCCGTTGCGGATGTACGTGGTCAGACGGTCGCGATTATAGGAGTTCACAATCTCGGGAAAGGTCAGGTTCACGGCAATCTCAGCCGGCACACCCAGCTCGTCAAGGTCAATATTCGCATCGGGTGTGATAACCGAACGGGCCGAGAAGTCAACACGCTTTCCCATCAGGTTCCCGCGGACACGACCTGTCTTGGCACCGAAGCGAGACTTGAGTGTCCTCAGGGGACGTCCAGACCGCTGGGCAGCGGGAGCCAGTCCCTTGATGTCATTGTCCACATACGTGGCCACATCATACTGCACCATGGCGGTGTACTTGTCAATCATCTCGGCCGACTCACCCTTGTCGAGCTTGTCACGCAGACGCTGGTTGTTGCGAAGAACGTCAATCAGCTTGTGCGTCAAGTCATCCTCCATTCGCTGGTTGTCGTCCATCACAACCGAGGGACGCACTGTCAGCGGAGGAACCGCCAGGACGGTGCAAATCATCCACTCAGGCCGCGAGAACTTGTGATTGAACCCAATCAAGTCGCACGTCTGATCCGTGATACGCTGGAAGGCCCGCAGAATCAGCTCGACCTGAATCGGAACCGGCGGCGGAGGATCATCGGGGTCTCCGATAGGGAATCCCTCCAACGTGGCCGCCTTGCCCGCCACACGGGCGACCTTCCGAAAGAACGGCGTCGAGCAATGCTCGCAGACCGTCGGCTTCTCTTGGCCCTGCGTTCGGACCTTGGCCACGATGTCACGAACCTCCTTGAACCGAGCGAGTCCTGACGACTTGATGTCCGCCAACTGCTCAGAGCCAAGAATCACACCCGAACAGTTCAGGCAGATGATGTTGCACAGCTTCTCAATCCAATCGAAGAACTGGTAGAGATACACAGGCCGAGCAAGCGTGATGTGGCCGAAGTGACCTGGGCAGAACTGATTCGTGTGCTTGCATGTCGGGCAGACCTTGCCATTCTCAATGACACCGAAGCGAACGTCAAAGACACCGTTCGGGACGGGCTGCTGTGACTGGTAGGTCTTGTCGGTCGTAACCTCCACGACACTCCGCTTGAGAATGTCGTCGGGGTTTGCAATGCCAAACTGAACTCCGGTGATGTTGTCTCCCATTTTACCTCTTATACTGTTCTGTGTAAAGTATTCGTTTTACCGCCGAATCATCGCAGTCGTCGCGTCCCAGAAATCGTCGTCTTTCACAACCTCCTCGGCATCTGGAATCGAGTTCAGGAAGGCTTCGTATTCAACTCCATTTCGCTGTTTGAATCGACCAATGTCTCGAATGCGAACGGTTCGCACATAGCGGAGAATGTCGCGACAAATGACTTCAATTTCATACGGATCCGCGGCGGCGTCTTTCAGGTCCCGCACCACTTCAACCCACGAGTCGGCGGCGTCCATTACTTATAGATGTTAATCGTTATATTGGGAATACCCGTATTTATATTGACTGTCGCGAACGGATACAATTGATAATTGAAAAACCATGTGCCTGCGTTTGAGGTAAAGTACTGCGATGCGAAGTAACAGGGTGCACCTGTGCTTAACAGACCGTTAAAGGTATTGAGCGAAATCACTGTCGATGCCGGAATACCGGTGTCTACGCTGTAAAGTCGCGACAGGACATTCGACAACTGACTGTCCGGCGTTGCCAGGGCAACGGACCGCTGAAAAAGACTGAATGTTGTCCCCGTGCTGCCAGTATTTCCTGTGAATCCAGCTGGCTGCCACCCGGTGAGTCCAGTGGGTCCCACGGGACCGTCGGGACCAAAATCTCCTGCGAATCCGGTGGGACCGGTGGAACCCGTCGTTCCCGTTCTACCACTGGGTCCGATGGGTCCAGTCGTGCCGAGAAATCCGTTAAACCCTGTCGGACCCGTTGGACCGGTGACTCCAAATGGACCAAAGACATAGGGCAGAACAAGTTGTGCAGCTACGCTGAACGTTGAGGAGTATGACCCCGTAAATTCACTAACCCACGTTACACCGTCTTGGCTCGTATAAATATTGCGGTTTCCATTATCTCCGGCTGACGCAACCCAATTCAAGCCATCCCATGTGATTCCATAGAGCGTGGTCGGTACACCTTGTCCCGGAACAACGGCAAACAAGCCGGTTGGTAGCGTGACGACCCCCGTTGTGCCCTGTCCCGTAATCGCCCACTTGACTCCGTTCCAGGCGATTCCTGTTGGAGTTGTAATATACGGAATCGGCATGGACGTCCACGCCACTCCATCGTAGCTCCAACATAAGCGTGCACCCCCCGAGAGATTCGTCTCGTAGACCGCTGCCCATATACGTCCGCTCCACGCAATACCCGAACCTCGAAAGTCCGACGAAACCGCAGCACCGTCAAGACTGGTTGCAGCCGTCCACGTGACACCATCTGGTGACGAATAGATACCTGCTCCAACACCAACCCACTTCGATCCGTTCCACGCGATTCTCGAGAGACTTGTCACCGCCGTGGTGTTTGGCGTCCACGTGCTACCATCGGGTGAAGTCAATACAGTTGAGGTTGAGGTTCCAGCCACCCATTGCCCTCCTCCCCAATCAATGCATGTTCCGGTACTTGACGAAGTTGTTTGCCAGACAATGCCATCTGAAGATGAGGACATGAAGGTGCCGGCCCCCGCCCACATCCATCCGTTCCAAGCAATTCTGGTTCCCGCGGCAATGGATGTTGTGTTAACCGACCACAACCTAGGCGATGATTCATAGACAATGTTGCTTCCAGAGAACGGCCCTACAAACACAGGTGCCGCGGTTGGCGTGACAGACCCAGTCATGCCCGTTGCACCCGTTGACCCCGTTGAGCCTGTTAGGCCAGTGTCACCGTAAGACCCTCGAAATCCGGAAAATCCTGTCGGCCCGGTGGATCCGGTGGGTCCCGTGAGTCCAGTTGACCCCGTGGGTCCTGTGGATCCCGTGTGTCCCGTGAATCCTGTGAATCCCGACCACCCAGTCGGCCCGTCTTGTCCCAACCCGGGAATTCCGGTTGACCCAGTAGGTCCAGACTGACCCGCAGTTCCTGCAGTGTCGCCTCGAGGACCAGCGGCTCCCGTGGGTCCACGGGGTCCAGGAAACGTGCTGTCTGTTCCCTTTATGCCCGCAACTCCCCGTGGCCCCTGCGGACCAATCGGTCCAACTGTTCCGGTGAATCCGGTGTATCCAGTGTATCCAGTTGATGCGGTCGACCCTGTTGTGGCGGTCGGTCCCGTCGGTCCCGTGAACCCAGTTGACCCGGTGGGTCCCGTGAATCCTGTGAATCCGGTAGATCCTTTCGGTCCCGCGAATCCAGCCTGTCCGGTTGGTGCATTTGGAGGTCCGGTGCATCCCATTGCACCGTATTGCGTGTTAATGCCCATGGGACCGGTGTCTCCTGTCCATCCCGTCCTCGTCGGACCGGTGAATCCTGTCATTCCAGTCGGTCCTGTTGTGGCAGTCGGTCCAGTGGGTCCGGTGGCACCACGCCAACCTCGCACACTAGGTCCAGTGGGTCCTGATGGTCCAGTGGGTCCCGACGACCCTATCGTTCCCGTGGAGCCGGTGGATCCAAATCGGGTGTCGATGCCCCGAATACCCGTGAATCCCGTATCACCCGTTGGACCGTTTGGGCCCTGAACACCGGGAACGCCGCGAGACCCTGGGAGCCTGCGAACGTTCGATGGAAGAGGAACTGTGTACACCATCTGTTACTTACTGATAGTAATAATAGACCGTAATTGTCGTGGACGACACCGCAGCAGTCGCATATATACCTACATTCACCTGCCAGTTGCCTCCCACGACACTCCATGAGAGTCCAACTAGAAACACGTTGCTAGGGTTGGCAAAGGACCACCCTTGCGTGATGAGTGTGCTTGTTGACGGAGCAGCTGTGGTCGCTGCGAAATTCAGATACCCTGGACTCGCAAAACTGAAAGGAACTCCGACACTTGACGGTCCAACAATCGCCTTGCTCGGACCTGTCGGCCCACTGTATCCGGTCCATCCGGTTTGGCCGCTTGGTCCTTGGGGTCCCTGTACGCCTTGATATCCCGTTGGACCCGTCGGCCCTGTCGGACCAAGTGGACCGACCAATCCCGCCCACCCTTGATATCCTGTTCCGCCTGTCCACCCCGTGATACCCGTTACGCCGGTGGGTCCAGTTGGACCCGGCACACCCGGCTGTCCCGTCGGACCCGTCGGGCCGGTGGGTCCAGTGAATCCAGTCCATCCGCGTGATCCGGTGGGTCCTGTCCATCCCGACGGGCCTGTTGTGCCGGTTGCACCTGTGAATCCCGTGAATCCAGTCGAACCACTGGGTCCGGTTGCACCTGTGAACCCCGTGAATCCAGTCGATCCGCTGAGTCCAGTTGATCCGGTGGGGCCAGTGGATCCCGTGATACCGATAACACCCGTGGGTCCAGTCGGGCCAGTGGCACCCGTTGTGCCGGTCGCCGATGCACCGGTCGGACCCGTGTTTGCTCCGGTAGGGCCTGTAAACCCAGTTGGTCCGCGGTTACCAATCTGTCCTGCAGGTCCCGCGAATCCCTGATACCCCATAGGTCCGGTTGGACCTGTTGGACCCGTGGATCCCGTGCATCCCGTCACCATCGGACCCGTGGGACCGGTGGAACCTGTTATGCCTGTCGGACCCGTGGACCCGGTTGGGCCTGTCGGACCAGTGGACCCGGTTGGACCTGTTGACCCGCTCGGACCCGTGGGTCCTGAGGCTCCCGTAAATCCAGACGGTCCTGTGGGTCCCGTGGGGCCGGTATTGAATGCAGTGCCAGCTTGTCCGGTCGGTCCCGTCGGACCTGTGGGGCCGGTGTTTGGACCCGTTGGACCCGTGGCACCTGTGGGGCCGGTGCTCGAAACACCTGTCCAGCCTGTGTATCCTGTCTGGCCCGTGGGTCCTGTCTGACCGGTTGGGCCGGTGGACCCCGTGGATCCCGTGGGTCCAGAGGAGCCGGTAGTTCCGGTGGGACCGGTATTGAATGCTGTTCCCGATATACCTCGACTGCCCGTGAACCCTTTCGGACCTGTCGGTCCCGTCGGCCCCTGCGGACCCTGGGGACCCTGAGGACCCTGGGCAATATTGGGGGCACAGGTGACAAGTCCCACACCTGGGACATACGTAGAGAGTGCAGACATCTATTGTTAACCCAACTGAAAATTAGGCCGTGGTTGTGGTCGCAGCAAGTTTTGCCTCCACATTGGACAGACGGGCGGACAACTCCTTGACGGCCGCGACAAGCGGACCGGCAAAATTGGTGTAGTCAACACCTAACATCTCGGCTGGATCTGGGTTTGTAACTACAAGTTCCGGAAATACGGGTAACACATTCTGGGCAATCACACCAACACGCCGTTTCTTTTCTGGGTCTGTGTTGTATGTAAAATACACAGGCGTAATAGTCGATAACATTTCTGTTGCATTGGTTATATTCGACAATACTGTTTTCATCCGGGAATCAGACGAGGCTGTCCAGCTTGTCCCGCCCTTTGCAAGATAGACCCCACCAGTATTGCTGTTTACACAATAGAAGTTCGTATTTGAGTGCATGGAGAAGTATGTTAGATTCGGGACCGACGAGTTGGAGAATTGTATAACACCACCATTGATACCGGTGTTAGCCACATTTATGGTTCCAATCACATCCAACGTATACGCAGGTGCGTTGCAGTTGATGCCCACACGTTGGGCAGAAGACAAATAAAGAGCTTCTGCCAATCCGCTACCGGTGTTTGTCTTGAATGAAAACGCAGAGGCGAAGTTCGTACCGGAGTTTTGAATGCAATCAATCGCAGACTGGACACTGTTGTTATAATTGTTGAAGCCAATTCGCATTGTAGCTGCGTCCGTGGCTGCCGTCTGCTGCAAAGTAATATACTGGGTGGTCGTTGACGCAGAAACGCTGGTAGCCATACGCGTAGTTCCAGCCACGTCCAATGGATAACCTGGTGCATTGCAGTTGATACCCACACGCGCGTCATTGGGTGAAATAGTCATAACCGTTGTCGAAACCGTGTTGATATAACTAACAAAATCAAGTCCAGCATAATTATTGTTCGTACCTTTCCGACCATAAATACCTGCTTGATTAGATGAATTGAATCCTAATATAGCAAATGTAGTTGGATTGTTTGCTACAAGATTCCCCAGATATCCACTACCGCCTATTATACTCGTACTGGCGGCTGCATTACCACTTACGTCCAACGTATACGCGGGTGCGTTACAGTTGATTCCAAACTTTCCAGTTCCGTTGCTGAACCATGCACTCTGGTTGATGTCCGCCGGCACGTTGAAAACTTGGACTGCACCCGATCCAGTTGTGAACATATTCGAATATGTTGTTCCTGCTTGGAAGACACCCAGATATCCGTTCATCGCCAAACCGCCGTAGGCACTATATGCTGGAGTTATAGCCACAACCGCATTGTCGCTAGACATAACCATCGATTGTGTTCCAGCTGGATATCCTGGTGTTGGGACAAAGTTTACAAGTCTGTTTATGCCACCATTCACGAATAACGTATTGTTCACCACCGTGGTCGTCGGAACACTTCCATCCGCGAACCCGGCTGTGCCGGTTCCCGCATAGGTTGTGACGTTGGAGGTGGCTATGTTGAGTCTGCGAATCTTAGGGACTATAAAATCTGTGATATAGATGTTCGATCCTAGATTATCCAAAAAGATACCCTGAACGTTCTGACTAAACGACGCGGCCGTTCCAGTTGCATCCGTTGAACCGTTCACGCCGTTCGACCCCGCAAGAATTGTCACGGTCCCTGCCGTCGGCACCGGTGCACTTCCTATCGGACCCCCGTTGAGTTGAGCGAAATATAGCGTCGTCTTGGAAGGGCTAAGACATAACCCCCAAGGATATGTTAACGTATAAAGAGTTGCGGTGGTCGCTGCCCCACCGGGAGTTGTAATTTTCTGAATTGTAGTTGAGGTCGACGCATACAAAAAGGTTCCATCATACGCGAGGGCCAAACAACCACTTGGTCCGCTGCTAAGAAGTGTTGAGGTCAAAGTCGATATCAGAATCCTACTGATGACTCCCGCTTGTGCCACCCATAAATATCCGTTAACAGAGTCGTATGCCAATCCACGCGGACTGGCGAATGTTGAAGCAGCACCGGTTCCAGCGGCTACCGTTGCAGTTCCATATGTTCCAAGAGGAAACGTGACTGCCAACGTTGACAATACCACCTTTGCGATTTGATGCCCAGTCAAAGTAGAAACCCACATATTCCCCGATGTATCCAGCACAAGTCCGGAAGGAGAGATTATTGACGCCTCGGTACCAGTTCCAGCTACATTTGACGCCCGTCCGTTTCCGATCAGGGTTGTGACGATTCCGGCCGGCGATATCTTCCGAACACGGTTATTCGTACCATCGCATATATACATATTTCCCGATGAATCAAAGGTTCCGTCTAAAAGACCGTTAAACAACGCATTGCTCAATCCAATCGACACATTGCCTTGATCTGTGACTGTCATGACGTCCCTAGTGACTGCGTTCGACTGGGCTGACAGGGCCATTGAATATCCCGACCCATCGCCGATGAGCAACCGCGATCCGATGTTGGTGTACACGCGGAGAATGACGACACCGGAACCACCGGCTGCTGCCTGACCTGAGCCGTTACCACTACCGCCACCGCCTCCACCCGTATTTGCAAGTCCAGCCACTGCCCCGGTTGCTGCGTTTGCGCCCAGACCGCCTCCGCCGAGTCCACCTGCGCCCGGTGCTCCGGCATTGTAACACCCGCCGCCGCCGCCGCCAGCATAATAAACATTTGACCCTGTGATGGGAACCGCGAGACCACTTCCTCCAACCCCGGATGTATTTCCATTCGCTAACCCACCGCCGCCACCCGCACCGCCGCCACCGGCACCCGCGTAATTGGTCGCGACGTTTGAAGCACCTGCATACCCTTGACCAATGGCGTTCGCGCCACCCAAAGTTGCAGCGTTTCCACCTCCGCCTCCACCCGACCCTCCCGCAAAGGCATTGGATTGATAGATTCCACCCTGCCCGCCGCCAAGTGCAGTTACATTTCCAAATATTGAACTCGATAAACTTGACGCAGACCCCGCAGTTCCCACGGCACCTCCTGCACCCACCGTCCATGTATACGTTCCCGCCGGAAGCTGAACGCCCTTCGCATACACCAGACCACCCGCACCACCACCACCGCCCTCGCCTGCTGAACCACCACCGCCACCACCCCCCACCACCAAATAATCCACAATCACCGGAGCACCTGCGGAGACTACGAATGTTCCCGTCCCGCTTGTGAAGGAATATACAGTTGCATCGTATGATGCTATCGGTCCAGAGTTCGCACCACCCGTGCCGTTCGTGATACTTCCAATGGTTCCCGTGAATCCGGAGACGATCCACTGCGAGCCGGTCATACCGGTGGGCATGTTCGCTGCACCTCCTAACACTTGGACGGCAGCGTTGACATTCATTGCCGTGCCGGAAAATGTCAGGTTTGGGTTCGCAGTGACGGTGGCTGCGTCCGCACCCGATGTGATAACCTGGTTGGCAACACTGTACCCGTTCACAGAGACTACGCCCTGAGGACCCGTCGCACCCGTGAACCCAGTAGATCCCGTCTGTCCTGTCGGTCCCGTGAACCCCGTGAACCCAGTGGAACCTGTGATTCCCGTCGGACCCGTGAATCCTGTGAATCCTGTGAATCCAGTTGACCCGGTTTGGCCTGTCGACCCTGTCGGTCCCGTGAATCCCGTGCTTCCTGTACGCCCAGTTGGTCCAGAGGACCCTGTGGGTCCCGTGAATCCCGTGCCAGGTGCACCCGTCGGTCCGGTGGATCCTGTGGGTCCCGTGGATCCTGTGGGTCCTGTGAATCCCGTGCCGGGTGGGCCTGTGATGCCTGTGAATCCCGTGAATCCGGTGGATCCTGTGGAGCCAGTGGGGCCTGTGAATCCCGTGAATCCTGTGAATCCTGTTGACCCGGTTTGTCCAGTGGATCCTGTTTGGCCTGTCGGTCCCGTGAATCCCGTGAAGCCGGTGAACCCTGTGGATCCTGTGATTCCTGTGGGTCCCGTGAATCCCGTGAATCCCGTGAATCCTGTCGATCCTGTCTGGCCTGTGGATCCTGTGATTCCTGTCGGTCCTGTGAATCCCGTGAATCCTGTGAATCCTGTCGATCCTGTCTGGCCTGTGGGTCCCGTGGATCCGGTGGGTCCCGTGAATCCCGTGCCCGGTGGACCTGTGAATCCCGTGAATCCCGTGGGTCCAGTTGATCCCGTGAACCCCGTGAATCCCGTGAACCCAGTTGGTCCCGTGAATCCTGTGAATCCTGTTGCACCCGTTGCACCTGTGTTTGCCGCTTGTCCGTTAAGACCGGCAGGCCCGGGAACCGTGCTCGGTGCACCCGGGTCGCCCTTCGGTCCAGTGCATCCAGTGAATCCGGTTGCTCCCGTTGCACCTGTATTTGCCGCGTATCCCGGATCTCCCATGGGTCCAATCTCTCCGGGAGGGCCCGTAAATCCCGTTGGCCCAGTCGTGCCCGTAGGACCCGCCTGACCTTGACTTCCCGGCGGACCTTGTTGTCCCTGTGCACCCGGTGGTGCATAGACAGCGACAAACCCTGTCGGACCTGTCGGACCCGTGAATGACATTGTTCTATCACAATGTAAAAAGTAGTGTATAGAAACCGACAGGCACTTCAAATGTCGTCAACATTCACCTCCGTCTCCTCTGAGAAATCGATTCCATCCTGAACATCTGTCTCCGCACTGGCAGCCTTGAGGAACAGACGCGGGTCTGCGTCCTTGACAATGCTCTTGTACCGAGCAATCTGCACATCTGTGAAGACGGACAGGATGCGATGTGTGGCCATTCCACCCAGTCCCGTCTCCTCAAAGAGAACCACGCTTCCAACGTCAATCCACACATCCTTCTTTCCGCGTCCCCGCATGCCTCCGCGAATCGGAGCTTGAATCAACTTGTCTACGCTGCGTTCCTTGCCCTGAACCGTTTCCTTGACCACGAAGAAGATCTCCATGCGTCCGTCACCCAATCGGCGCATGACACGCCCGACGAATGCGCCGTCAATCTTCTCTTCATCCATCAGATCATCCAGCATCTTGTCGCCGATCTTGTTGTTCATCTTGGTCTTGTTGGACTCGGAGTTACGTTGCGAGCGGTGGCCGGAGCCTCCAGTCATATTGCGGGGCATTTTGAACGGTCTCTTATCCGTTGGCGGGGAAAGGATCCGTTTTACGTCGGCCGAAAACGGATTCTCGTGGGTCACAGAAAAGTCCAAAGCCCGGCTTCCCCACACCATCGACCAAAATGCAGTCTACCATCAACTCCGCACTCACCAACGCCTGCCTTCACCTCAAGCTTCCCGCTGCCTTTGCAGATGCCGTGATTCGCCAGCTTTGGCGGAACCATGCGGCGGAACCCGCGCCGCCCCGCGTTACCAACCTCGAAAAACTGAACCGCCAGCAGGTTCAGAAGCTCGAGGAACTCGCCCACGAGGCCGGCGAGGTCACGGACGACAAGACCCTACACAAGCTGTTCCTCACGCGAATCAATGAGATGGCCCCTGAGCATTTCAAGTCCCTCTCACTGATTGACCACATGCGGCGTTTCCTTGGAATTGACGACGCCCCACCCACCAACGCGGCGGTGGTGGAGGTTCCCTCAGAAGATGACGAAGAGGACCTCGCGGAGGTCAGCTGGCACCTGCGGACCTACGACGTGGGTGTCAAGACGCACCGCGTGTATGAGCTGCGAGGCGGTGTCCACGTCTTCGTGGGCATGCTCGGACTGAATGAGTTCAGGGGCATGGTCATGCCTGAGTTCGAGTGAGACAACAGATTTCGGGTGCGGTCACCTTGTTTGGCGGCCGATTTAACAGAAACGGTCCTACCTCGAATGGGACTGAATGATCATTCACGGTTGCCGTCGCCGCATCGGCAATCACTTTTTCACGTGTGTAGGCGGTATACGCCGCTGCCGTAGGAATGGTATGCGACACCAACACTTGCGAGACAATGAACGTGACTGTCTTTTTGCTTACACCCGCCATAGACTGTGCATACACATCGACAGTAAAGGTGCCTAACTGCACACTCCGACCAGACAGCGTAGCCGTTGCCGGGTCCCAGAGCATACCCGCTGGTGGTGTCGACGCTAAAAAGTAGACAGGCGTATCTCCCCCGGGTGCAGTGGCGGTAAAGACAAGAGAGTCAAACACGACATACTGATACAATCTAAGCAGCGTGATTGTAGGAGAAACAAATGTGGGACCATTCGGAGTCTCACCGATGTACAGCGTGCACACTGGCGGCCCGCCCGTGATGATTGGCGGTGGAAATGTATAGAGTACATCGTTCGGTGTCGAGGTTTGAAACGTCGCAGTTGTCGTCGTCCATGTTGCTCCATCTGCAATGTTTCCAGCGAATGGGTCGTGACGATATACAGTACTCCCCGCAAAGACACACCACGACATGCCATCGAACTGAATCGGACCGAATGTACTTCCCGAGGGAAATCCAACATCAACCCAGGCCATTCCGTTCGACGAGTACTTCACACTCGATACGCTTCCGTTTGACCCAACCGCCAACCAGCCGCCACTTCCACTCACGATCTCTGTTGTGCGTGTTGTAAAGGTATTGGTTCCGTTTGTCCACGAAATACCATTGTCTGTAGAGTACTGAATCGAGACCGCCACTGCATCTCCACCCATAACAAGTGGTTGCGTTGGCACCAATGCTCTCACATTGCGGATGTTTATACTCGGCATCACGCCATCCGTTGCCGGTAGGTCGTAATACCTCAGTACAGTCCCGCCAAGAAAGAATCGCGTGCCGGACGCTCGGAGAACAAATCCACCGTCGTCGATCCGTGGAGAATTAAAGGCACCCAGCGATTGTGGACTCGCCCATCCTGACGGGGTTGAATCACCCGATTGGACCAGTGAAGTGGTGAGTGTTGTCGTGTTTGAGGTGAGTGCAACCCACTTTGATAACGCACTGCTGTATATGCACTGATATACGCCGTCATTGACGTTTGGAACTGTCAACGAGAACGTGGTTGAATTGCTCGACGTAAGCACGTTTGATGTGCCGTCCGCAATCACAAATGTGTTCCCCTGCCACTGAAAGTCTCGCGGAACGTTGGACCCCGGAAGCACATAATAAAAGACGTTCGACGCAACGGACGGGTCCCCGTTAAACTGGGGGTGTGTCACTTCGTAGAACGTAGTGGATGCACTGTTGAGGACGACGCTATTGGGTGTTTCAATACCGGGTCCAAAGATAGGAGTGCCAGCCGGGAGCGGAACCGTGGGTGCATTCGAGGTTATATAGAGAAAGCTGTTCGAGTTGTCACCGCTTAATCTTGTATATCCAACCATCGTATTCGCAGACAGCAACGTAAGGTCCGAGTATCCGAACGCTCCATTGTCGCGACAGACGTAATAGTTCGATCCGGTCCAGCGAAGCGTATAGCGGGTAATTGTCTGTGTGTTCGTCACTCCGAGTCCAAAGACGATGGGAAGTCCGGAGAGAGTTCCGGTCAAGGCGGTATAACTTGGAGGAACGACACTGAGATCCAATGCACCTCCAACCGCTGCCGCCGTCGCAGTGAGACCGTATGTGTAGCACGAGAACGTCACGTTTCCGGTCGGAACGATTCCACTCAGTGTGCGAAGTGTGAGTGGAATGTTCACAGGTGCGGATGGAACGAGGGCATTTGCCACGGAAGCACTTGTCGCAAGCACTTCGTCGGCCAGGACTGTATAGGTGAATCCAGGTGGCGATATAATCGTATCGTATCCATTTGTCGCAGAAAGGCCTGCGAACGTGGTTCCCGATGGCACCACTACGGTAGGCGTTCCTTGCAGCACTCCGGCCGGTGTTACATACAGTCCCGTCGGAATCGCCGCGGTGTTTGTGAAGTAGACAATCGGTGCACTCTTTTTCAGGGCTACGGCCGAGAACTGAATTGGCGTGATTGCGATGTTTTGCCGAAACAGCAGTGTCGAAGGCAGAGCTGAGAATGTGAATGTATCTTTGGTCGTGGTGTATGGGATGTCTACGATAAGAGGCAATGCACCAAGTGTTGTCGCGGTTACTCGCAGGTTCCCTTGGTTAACAAGTGCCGGAATTCCGGAGAGCGTAACCTTTGAACCGTCAAACGCTCCAACAAGACCAGACGGAAGATTCGAAGTGCACGAAATAGATGTGCCGGCGGCCGAGAAGAAGGTTATTGTGATTGGCTGAATAGCAAGACCAAGTGTAAAGTCAGTGGATGGGGCCGCGATTGTCCGAGAAAGCGTGTTGGATGCGACGGTGATGTTCAGTGTTTTCGAATTTGATATGACATTCGCGAATGCGGTGATCACTGCGGACGAAGACCCGATGGTGGCTGGTGTGCCTGAGATGAGACCCGTTACTGAATCGATCTGAAGGCCATCTGGAAGGGCATCCGAAGAATAAGACCCGATAGACCCACTTGGATAGAGCGTAACCGCAGTCACTTGAAGACTGGCCGGTATACCTGCGTAGAACGTAGCATCTGCACGTGTGGGTGCAGTAAAGACAATCACAGTCGCATATGTGAACGCCACAGTCGAAGAGGAGGACAGGCCAATGACCGATGCGGTGATTGTGGATGTCAAGGTTGAATCTGTATTGGATGTTGGCGTTCCACTAAGGACAGCCGATGCACCTGGCAGGGCCCCTGAAACAGTTGAGAGAGTCAGTCCGGGCGGAAGGTTCGTTCCCCTGAACGCAACAGTGCTAGACGATGCGGTGAGCGGATACGCGGTGATGCTAAACACAGGGCTAGGTGCAAATGGAGTTCCTATCGTCAAAATTGCCGAGGTGGAGCTGGCGGTCAGAACAATTCGCTGTCCAAGCACCTGGATTGGCAGGAGCGTCGATACGATGGCACCTGTTGTGTAATTCGAACCAATGAACAGATACGAAGTGCTTGGCGTGGTCAGAGTGGGTGTTCCTGAGAGGACCCATGTAGTTGCGTTCGAGTATGTGAACCGCAGGCCGGGAGGCAGAGTTGGACTGACAAACCCCCCGTTCGGGTTCGTTATTGTCACCGAGGACGTAAACGTGTACATGACAGGTTCACCCTGATACAGGACGAGCGATGTCGTGGGTGGAGCAATTTGGAAACGCCCCGCCGCGATGAGAAACGTATAAGGGACAGTGCCTGCGGTGCTTGTAATCGCAAGCGTCTCGCCGAACGGTGACCCCGTCGACTGAAACCCATTCACTGCATAAAAGACAACGTTTGATGTGCTGGCAACACAATAGGTTGCCAGTGTGCCAGCCACTGTAAAATTCGAGCCGCCCGTGAAGGTATACGCGAAGGGCTCGTATTTGTAAAAGGTTGTATTTGTTGCGAGCGATGGGGTCACTGTGATGGACATCCCCTCTTACTTAGTATCAGGAACAGCTTTCACTAACTTCTTGCGTTTCGGTTTAGGGGCCGGAGCCGGAGCCTCCACCGTCGGCGGGACCGTACTCAACTCCGTGAACTTCTGTTGGGCCACTTCCATCGTCAGGTCGCGGTACACCATATCGAGTTTCAATTTCAAAAGGTTGGAGTTGGCTTCCATACTCTTCATTGCGAACCTTTCGCGTCGCAGAATACCAGACAGTGGGCGTAAAGGGAATGCGCTTTTCCTCTGGTTTTTGTGCATTCAATTCGTATTGAACCGAGAGAAACCACCCGAATCCACCCAGAACAAGAACGAGAATTACGGTGCTGAAGACGAGTGAGGTTGACTGAACAATCTCGGAACGACGGGCAAGGAGAGCGTCTTCAATTGCTTGCATTGCTCAAACGAGGGAATCCATACAACGCGAAGAAACGACAAGGCACTCCGAACCCATGGATCGCTCGCACAGGAACACACGCGAATCCTGTCGGGGTGAACAGCTACGGACCTGACGACATTGTGCATGTCGCGGCGTGACATCTCAAACAAGCAGAGTTCCTGTGAGCCAGTGTATCGAAGAAGAGACGGGTCCATTAAGCAGACGACTGTAAGCTCTGTGTATACGGGTTGCTTTTATATGCATCCAACAAACCGGGAACGGTGACACGGTCAATCTGGACACTCTGGCCCACCGGCTCGTCATACTTGACCGAGCCTTGGAGCGAGGCTTGGGGAGCCTGTCCACCACGCCCAACAAGAGGCGTCTCGAAGCTCCGGTAGTTGACGTGAGTACTCTCGTCGCGGTGTGTCTGGACCGTGTACGCCTCGGGTCCAGAGTTGACACCCATGCCTCCAACCGGGCCACCCGGAGCTGCACGTCCTTCGGTGGTCAGCTTCATGAACTGCTGATACGGCTCCGTGAACGATCGAATATACGACTCGTATCCACCCGTGCTTTTACCCACACCACCCATGAACTGTGCCGCCGTCTCCGGACGGTTCTGGCTCTTCATCACGAACTCAGGGTAAATCGACGCAGCCATCTGCTGTCCGGTTGTGGTGTTCAAGTGCGGCAGCGAACCGTCGGCTGCCTGCAAGATCTGGAAACGGTCAGGCTTGTTCTTCTTGACCGGAGCTTGGAGACCCATCTCCTTGACGTTGCGACCGCCGGGAACAGGGTCGGCGTGGTATGTGAGCTTCGGCTTGGTTGCCACACGAATCTCATCCGTGGTCTTGGGAAGCTGGTATTCACGTGACTCGATGCCCTGGTTAAGACCACCTGACGGGAGGTTCGTATATCCGTCATTGATACCCGGTCCAACCTGCACGCGGTCAATCGGAGCAACGTTCTTCATCGCCATGCTCGTCACCTGACGAGACCGCTCAAACTCCGTCTCCACCGGTGCCTTCCAAGGATTCCCACGACCCGCCTCAGGCTCGAAGAACGCCGCCGCCTCCTCCTTACGAAAGAAGGTATTGGCACCCATGCCAGTGTACTTGTCGAGCAGACTCTCGTGACCATCTGAAAAGGTTGTCTGCGTCCGATTCGCTCCGAAGAAGGGAACCATGTTGTTGTGTCCAGTCACCGCCTGCACAACCGCCACTTCCATCTCACTGAGTGGTGTATATAACTCTTTGCCGACAATGGCGTCCGATGCAGGTGCATCGCGTCGCTTCTTCGGGGTAGCCAACGCATACCCGAGGGCCGCGAGACCCATGAGTAGAACAACGTCCATTTACGTATCTGAGCGGAGTTTATTTCGTGTGTTTATACTTTTCCTGTCGTGCAGACTGATCGGCTTCAAACGGTTTCACTGCGTGGGCCTGTGGACGGAACAACAGCCACACAAACCGGTTCAGCTCCTGGCCCGCGGTCGGAGGCACTGTCACTTGTTGTTGGGTTGATGCTTTTGTGAACTTCGTAAGGGAGGGCTGTGTCGTGTCCATTGTTTTCTGTCCTAGAAACAATTGGATGGCCGAGTTCATCGTGCCAGCATTGGCATTTGCAGCCGTGGGTGCGGTGACATTGGCCTGGACAGGGCAACCCATTCCGAATATCAGCGAGATGATACCGTTTCTGTTTCCCAAGGAGATCTGGGATCCCTTGTTGGAGTGGATGTGGCCCGGGTTCTCCTTCGCCTTCATCATGGCGTGGATCGTTGGAATCACATATGCCATCATCTTCTACGCTGAGAAGACGTGGCGTATTCCAGGTGCATGGAATCCATGGGTTCTCTTTTGGATCGTTGTCACGTTGTTTGTCCTCTTCTTGCTGATTGCGTGGTACATCAGTCCGATCAAGATCTTTGGAGTCGAGATTATGAGCACCACGCCAAACACCTGCACAGGTCAGAAGAGTTCGTTGGAAGCGGGAATGTGCTACAACAACTGCAAGCCGGGATACCACGGATCCATGACATCCTGTTATGCGGATAGCGTGAACATTGGAGCAGGAACTCCGGTGGGTCTCGAGTCCTGTCGCGAGGGGTATCGAACGGAGGGTTTGGTGTGTAGTAACATCCGTTGGGATGGTTGCAAGTACAACACTGTCATCGGATGTATCGGTGGCTTGGTGGGCGACATGTATGGACGTCTCGACGGAGGTGGCGTGTGTCCCGGCCCATCGGACTTTGGTGGTGATTTTGATACAGAGTACAGGAACTGGAAGAGGGCGAAAGATAAGGGTGACCCGGTTGTCGACCCGGTCACTAGCAAAACAGAGACGGCCGCACAAGCCGCCGCGGCCAATCACAAGACGCCCGAAGACATTGCACTCATCGGAAAGGACAAACACACGCATAAGATTGATGGACTGTGCTACAAGGAATGCCCTCCCGAGTATCCCGTGAGCATGCCTGGCTTCCCATACTTATGCTACAAGGGTGGTCCTCTGTTATACGACCGCGGTGTCGGCGACCCGCCTCGTCTGTTCCGCCTGTTCGGCAAGTATGCGTTCCCGCCGTTTAGTTGAGCGAAAACGGTATGAGATTGGGATCAAAATAGCCGCCCTCTCCAACTATAATTTGTTTACGTAGACCTCTTCCGAGCTGGTAAAGAATTTTACACTGTTTGCCGCTGCCTTGTGCGGGGTCGCCGAAGGTGCCGTTGTTGCACCAGAACCCCTGACCACTACGTAAGGCTGCATCGACAGCTGGTTTGATATCAGTTGTCCGGTTTCCTGCACCGTATGTGGCATCCCAGATTTTTGGAGGTATAGGTGTCGCGTCCATCTGAGCGTAGTCTGCCGCTGTCTTGGCAGCAGCAGCCGCAGACGCAGCGCCTGTCGCAATTGACTTTACTGCGTCAAGGGCCGCCGGTTGGACCGCAGAATCTGCCTTGGCCTTGGCCGCGGTTGCAGTTGTTGCCGCGGCGGTCACGCGTGCACTGTCTGCGGCGGTAAGCGTGCCTTCAGCTCCCTTCGGACCTGTCGGTCCACGCACTGTGCTTGCAGCTCCCTCGGGTCCGGCGGGTCCAGTCGCTCCAGCAGCTCCGCCGGGTCCAGCGGGTCCAACGGCTCCGGAAGGTCCAGCCGGTCCCGGCGGGCCAGGGTCGCCCGGTTCACCGCGGAGTCCATACGGAGACCCAAGAGGCAGACCAACATTCGCAATGGTCTGACCCGGCATGGCCTCCATGAAGGGATCAAACTTCTCACGCATAGCGAAATGTTCCGTTGTCACCTGGTTGATGAGCTTTTTTCCAGCAGACACGGCATCCGTCGCCGGTGCCGTTCCGTACCCCGACCAGGTCGAGCGAGAATACGGGTCGAGGTTGAATGACTTGATCATCGTCTTGAACTTGGCTACGGCTGAATTGAAGACCGACGGGTCCGTTCCGGGGAGGGGAGTGGGCAGCTTGACATTGCCCTGCGGCTTGATTCCGTAGCAGTTGACGCCGAATTTAGACGACGGGTCAAAGTATCCGCCGTTCACGCCCGGGCGTCCGCATGCAGTCTTCTTTGCCTGGTCAACCTCCTGCTGGAGAGCGTCCCATGTGCCCTTTTGCGTCGGGTACAACGCCATGCCGCCCGCAGACCAACCGTATCCACACCACTCGGCACCGTGATTGTATGCGTCGATGATCTGTTCAAGAGTTGCAAGCTGCGAGTCGTAGGCTGCACACACGGCCTGTGCATCGTCGTATGTGAACTTGTTGTCCGCAATGTGGAACACTTCGCTGCCTACGATATTCACATTTGTCAATGAAGACGTCGCAGACCCAACCGGTTGGACAACCGGAGGTGAAAGAATGTCAGCCGTTACAAACCCGTAGACGTTCAGAAGGAATCCAACCATTGCGAAGAGAACCCACAGCACGCCAACTGCGAGAATCGAACCAGTCGACAAGAGGACAAAAAAAGTTAAGACCAGGCCCCCGGCAAGAAGCGAGGGGATTAGATAGGAGTTGTCAGCCATCTTCTTGCTTATTCTTTGAGGCGATAATAGAATAACAGCCGCATATGGTCAGACAAGGGGAAGTGTTCTGGGCCATGATTGCGAAGAGAGGAGTCGTCGTATTCCGTCCACGGCTTGCCCGGCGGCATATCCCGTCCGTATGTCCACCAGTGTCCGCCATTGAAACACACCACTGCAAACAGTGCATATCGATATCCATTGAGAACCAGGATTGTCGAATACGACACCGATGTATTCAGCGAGGTGACATGAAACGTGAACACCTGTGGAAACGACGCCATTAGCAACTGCTTCGTGCATCCCTTGTTCTTGCACTTCTCGCACGTCCAGTCGGGAATCTTCACCGGTGTCACAGCGTCCACAACGCAATCCGTCAAGCTCTGCTTGCGTTGTATGGGCGTCACCGAGAACTCGATAAGCGAGTCGTTACGCGTATCGGTGTATGGACACGACGCACATTTGATTGTGTTTCCGATTTTGAAGCGACACAACTTGTCGAGAAAGGGAAGTTTGTCGCAGAGAAATTCGAGAAGCTCGTGAGAATCGCCAATGCCTTCGCCGGCCGGCATGACAACTGTCCGCACACACTCGTACAATCCCTTCAATCCCTCGTCTCCTTTGCTTGCCCAGATTTCTTGAAGTGCCTTATCGACGGGAGATGAATCCAGAGCCGCATCTGCGATGTAGCGTGTCTGGACATCTGGAATTCGAAATACAGCTTGAAGTGTAGCATTGACCCAGCATGAGCCACGTTGGTTTCTGAGTCCGAAGGATGTCATCTTATGACTGGAATACAGAGAAATCACTCAGAAATGGAACGGGGTCCGTTTTCTGCGAGCCGTTTGCGATGGAGTATGAGCTTGACTGCATGTATGATGTTGGAAACAAGTCCTGGTCACCAGGAACCCGCGACGTGACTGCATATTTATTCGAGGGGTCTGAACCGGTTGTATGGGACTCGGGCATCATGTACCTGTTCTCAGTGTTCGTTGCCGCTGGATCGGGTCCATATAACGCAGGTGCGGGCTGCGAGGACGACTGTGCGGATGTAATTGGGCGTGCACCGACTCCGCCTGATCTAGGCCCCTCCACCGGGAGTTTCTTCCCTCCCAGTGATGGGGGAATCGACGACCCAGGCCAGAAATCATACGGGTCCAGACGGCCCTCAGTTGGCGGAGGATGGGCATAGGTGCTGCCCGTTAACGTTGCCGCTGCATTCATGCCGGTTCCCTGACCGTTCCCCGCAGTCCCCGAGAAGGGGCCGTTGGAACCAAATACGGGTCCGACACTTGGGCGGGCGGCTTCGACTTCGCCCGCAGCACCTCGTGCATTGATGGCGGTGGGAAGTGGGCCTTGGTTGGTATCCTGAATGTCATTCGGATTGTATCCGCGAGCAGCCGCAGCACCGGCCGATGCGGTTTGTGCGGCGGAGTCTGACCAACCGTTGGGATTGTTATACCGAGCCTGTAGTTCGGCACTAGCATATGTATTGAGTTCACCATTGGCCACGCCATGGGTCTGTGTTACGAAATATGCCACAAGCAGTGCCTTCACGTCGTCCTTGTTCGCAGTCAGAAATGGCGTCATCGGATACGTGGAGAGGAACGTGTCCACATCTGACGTCTTGATGCCGTCGGTGGCATTTGACCGTTGATAGACCGTCAAGTAAAACGCAACCATGATGTCGTTGATATCTCCACGCAGCAGCACCATCGCACCCGAACCTGTCGTGGGGTCGGCGGGACACTGTTTCATTGGTTTGCTGACGGTGGGGCATGAGGTTTTGGGCTTCGCATCTTGGAGTGCCTTAATCAATGTCGCAGGCATGAGTCGGATCACTTGTTCAGCTGATGACCCAATGAACTTATCCGAACCGGTTCCATCGAGAGTATAGATACCCTTGATGTCGTTGGTGTCCTGGAAGCGTTCGCGCTGTGTGAGAATGAACCATAAGAGAACTGCGAGCAGTCCGAGCAGAACCCACTTCCTCATTATCCCTAACTCACATGATGTTTTCGGCACATGGGCAGACAGATGCGGGGCGTGGTCCTTTCCATAGCATTGACCCATCGTCCCATTGACCCGGTTTGTTGGGCGTCGACTGCTGTACCGGTGCATAATCGCCCTCGGAGAACCGAGTGGACGGAGAAGGGTTTGCTCCGGAGTAGCCAGCCTCCGCTCGTGTGCGAAGTTCGTCGCGACCCATGTCAGGAGCCAGATTCGCGTTGGAGGGTTTGAACATCTGCGTTTTCTCTTCACGCGAAGCCGCCGTTCCACTCCGGTCAATGTGGAATCCGTCAATGATGATTCTCTTCACCGACGCCCGATCAACACCGGAAACGGTCCCCGCCGACGAGGCTAAGAATGTATCCACTTGGGCTTCGGTCGGTTTTGTCCCCGAAGGGGTGTATACGCTGTCAAAGAACGCTTGAAGAACTGCGAGATAGTCGCTTGCTTTGTATCCATTCGGTGCAGCTGCATCCATCTTGCTCTTCCATGCATTGCTCACGGCCAAGGTGCAGCCAGTTGGACACACTTCGTTTGTGCATGCACACGGACGCTTTACCACTTGGTCGGGGTCAACGAAGTACTCTGTCGTTTGCAGAGCCAAGGCCGAAAGAAGAAGCCCCACGATAAGTGCGAGCAATGCCCACTTCATTGTATTGAGCAAATATCGTTTGTCGGAGCGGGTGCGGGTGCTGGCTGCGGCTGGGGCTGGGCCTTCTTCTCACGAAGATTCGCGGGCTGTGCGGAATCTTCCACAAAGACTCCCTGCTTCACGGCGTCCTCGGATGCGTTCACGCCTTCCCATTGGTCGGACATTGCATCAAACCTGGCCTGCGTCTCTTCGTCGCGAGGCTTGAATTCCAGAAACCCGGTCGGAACGGTGTTCTGTCCAGCGTTTGACTTGACATATGGAGACGGACGAATCGGGCGACATCCAAGTGCTTCCTGATACTGCTGAAACTGACCCAACGTCTCAAACGTTCGCATCTCACCTGTGCTGCGTGAAATACCAACCCATGTCTTGTTCGGCTTTTGATTCAACTCATCGAGGCACGCCATTTTCTAGTGGGTGATATAAATAGATGGCATTTCAAGGCGTTCGCAAGCCAGCGGGGGACATTGATATGCCCGGTGGTGCCAACCTCAAACGTCGGCCGCTCCTTGTTCTCTTCTACATGGACGGTTGCTCGCATTGCATAGCGAACAAGCCGATGTGGGATGAGATGAAAAGAAAGTATAGTCACATTCCGGTGGAGGAGATTGAGTCAGCGAATGTTCCTTACGACGAACACATCTCTGGGTTTCCGACAATGAAATACAAGCCGGCTCGCGGTCGGGAGCGTGTGATCACGGGTCAGCAGGCATCATCGGCTGAGATCGCTCGGAAGCTCGGACTGGTTGGTCGGAACACCCGGCGTAGTTCCCGTCGGCTGAGTCGTCACACTCGTCGCCGGCGTTCGCGGCATTGAACCCTTTGCCACCGCATACCCCTCGTTCAGAACCTTGCCTGATGCCGCACCTTTTCCGAGGAATTCAAGCAGTCCTGCGTGGTCATCTTCTGGCACCGTGTAGAAATTACGCTGGGCTGTCATTGCCTGAAAGATATCGGTCGTGTCCATGTACATGTTCGAGGTCTGGGCGAACTGCTTGTTGACTTGATCGCGAACCTCCCGGTCTGTGGGGTCAGCCGCAGGCTTGCGCTTCGGGTTCTCGTTGATATCAATCAGAGTGGGGTTCATGAACGGATTGTCTTGGGTTGGCATCGTGAGACCCTCTCCCGTGAACGAACTCACCGCCGTTCCCATGCGAAACGGCTCGGTCATTCGCTTTGTGTTTGGGTAGAGCTGGTGAAGTGCCACGGTAATCCCCATGACAACCGGAACATACACAAAGTACTTCACATCCATCGAACATGCAAACAGCAGAATACTAAGATACACTGTAAAGCGAACCACCGAATTCAATGCATCGTCCACAGTCATACCCGCGGTTGGCACAAATGCGAACCACGTGTCGGACCGGAACAGAACACTCGGATCGGAAAACCAGAACATCACTCTTATCTTCACTTGCGACCTTTTTCGTGGAGTTTACGCTGGAGACGAGCTTGCATGCGAGCACGGCGAGCCTCCGGAGAGTTTGACATGATTTGCTGCGATGTGTTTCCCGTGGCGGGTCCCTCGCGACCCACGCCCACCATCTCGTTCATGTACTTGCCGAAGCTAGACTGAAACTTGGCTTTGAGAGTCTCAATCTCGCGAACCAACTCTTGCTGGTTAATCTTGCCAGACTTGATTCGATCCTCGAGCATGGTCTTGACCTGTTCCATGATGTGCCGAACCGCCTGACTACGCTCCGGATGTTGAAGAGCCTCGAGGATCTCCTCCGGACGCTCAAAGTCAATCCCGATATCATCCAGCTTGATCGACGCGGCAATGTCGCCGACAATGGATGCCAGACGTGTCTTCATGAGCAACTCAAAAATCTCCGAGATTGCCGAGCTTGTCTCCTCTGTCCCGAGAGTCTTGAGAATCTCATCGGTGTCGCGGTGGGTGGCCGGCAGCACATGCTTCATCGCTTCCATCACTTGGGAGACCTTCTCCTTTGGGTCTCCTCGCAAGAACGAGAAGAGCAGAGTCATATGAAGAGCCTTCCAGGTCTCCTCGGATTCAACCCACGCCGTGCGAATGTCCACGCCTTCGAGCGGCTGGGGTGCATCGGGGCTGCGAAACAGTGATGCGTCACGGTGCATGATCTTCATTCCATGGGGAGTCAGCACGTCTGTCAGACGAGTGTACACTTCGTCCGACGCACGGGGAAAATTGATGTCGGGGTGCTTATCCTTCAAGCACTTGATGAAGGCACGAAGGTGTTCCATTGTTGTTACATAGAACTCTTATTTCCAAAGCGGGACGCGAACCCCTTCTTGTCCATCTCGGTGAGGCAGATACAACCCACATCCGAGGAGAAGGGCGAGGGGCAGCAATCGGGGCCAACCTTGTTGTTCATGAACTGCCCAATTGCATTGTCGTCGGCAACGTCATACGGCAGTGAAGGCACGGACTTGGCTTCGCTGCCAAGGATGGGCGACGTGCCATTGTACGGAGAGATGCTCCCGGCCGCCACCGTGTCCAGCGGAGCGGGGTTGTCAGACGGCATCCTGAACGTCTCGACTCCGCCGGTCATATCGGTATATTTAAGCATGAAGCCCACGACAGCAGCAGCAAGGAAAAAGGCAACAACGACCGGTGTACGCAGCATTACTTGATGCCCGGAAAAAAACGGATTCCGGCGAGGGCAGCTGAGAGGAAGGCACCATGGATTCTATGTCTCTCGTCGAACTTAAGCAGCTGGCCAAGCAGCGTCGCATCAAGCAGTACTACATTCTCAAGCGTGTTCAGTTGATCCAATTGTTGAGTCTTCCCGAGCTTCCGAGGTCCTTCGTGATTGAGAAGATGACCATTAACCAGCTTCGCGAAGAGGCAAAGCGAAAGGGTGTGCGTGGATTTTGGAGCCTTCGTCGCGAGCAGTTGGTCGGTCTTCTGTTTCCAGCGGATTCCGGAAATTTGTCTGACGAGATGAATAAAGTATGAAGCTCTCTTCCCAGAAAGTCCTTCGCCTCGGGGTTGTCCTTGTTGGCTTCGTTGTTGTCTATTCTCTCTTTTCATCGTACTCGGGCGGCAAGGGTGCCGTTGGCGAGAAGCTCTGGGTTGAAGAGCATGGCGGCACGGGTCCCATGCCTCCGCAGTCGGACCAGGGTCCCATGTCGGTCGCGACCTCGGTCGTGGGGGGCAACGCCGTGGCAGTTGACGATATGCAGGGACGCACGCCGTCGTCGCAGCAGACATACACTCAGAACGTGCTGTCTTCCAGTGAGCTGCTTCCCAAGGGCGAGATCGGTGCCTCGTGGGCCGCCGTGAACCCCGTCGCCAGCAAGGACCTCGATGGTCAGAACTTCCTCCAGGCCGGATACCACGCGAATATCAACATCATCGGTATCGCCCAGACGAACCGGAACCCGACCTACGACATCCGCTCGGAGACGCCGAACCCGCAGTCCAAGGTGGGTCCGTTCCTCCAGACGACGATCGACCCCGACCCTTTCCGTGCCAACCGCTCGCTGGACGGACTCCAGGGTTAAACTCGCAGCACTAGACAATGTTGTCGGTCGCCGCCGCTGTCGTAGGTGCCGCCGTCTTTTCGCAGTTCATCGGCCCTGAAAATTCGGTTCGCATGACAGGTCCAGATGGACATGAGTATGACATGCAGAACTTACCCAATAAAGAGGAGGCCGTCAAGCTCATGTCAAGAATCCGAGCGAATCTTACCAAACTACGAGACAATTACGCAGCTGAACCGGCCTTAATGAACGATCCGCCGGTTGCTCGTTTTGTCGCACGGTATCAGCCCGATGTGTTCTCTGAGAATTCAATGTCGTCCGCGGACACATCGTATTCTGAGAACAAGGGACAGCGAATTGTGGTCTGTTTACGCGACAAGACCAAGTCGCCGCAGTATCCGTTGATTGACATGAACACCATCATGTTTGTGATGCTCCACGAGATGGCACACTTGATGACCGAAACGATTGGACACACATCGGAATTCTGGGGAAACTTTAAGCGAATTCTGCATGATGCCGTCAAGGTAGGGATCTACACGCCCGTCAATTACGCCCACCGGCCAACCCCATATTGTGGCATGGTCATTTCGGACTCACCGCTGTAAGCGTCGCCGCCAGAAAACCTAACCCATTTATAATGTCGAAGACTGTCCCCGTCGCAGGAACAGCATCGAGTGTGACGTTCTTTGAGGACGATACACTGGAGGCTGTGCGTCAACATATCGCGGTTGCGGTCAACTCTCACCCTGACCGCCTTTTTATTGAGGTCAATGTCCATCTGCCCGAGGACCATTACGAAGACCCCCGCCACTGGGATGCACTGTTTTTGCGTATGTCTGTCGACGGAGTTCGCATCGACACCAGCTTGTTCAAGGCATACTTGGAACAGCACCGACCGGGAACACGCGTGAAGGAAGGGCCGTGGTCTCGCGAAGATTGGAACAGCTACCCCGATGCACTCTCAGAGCTGAGTTCACCGGGTGCGGGCTTTTCGGAGTGGCGTGTGTTTGGTGTAACGGGTGACCGCTCAATTGTGCTTCCACTTCCCGCGAAGGATCTCAATGCACTGCCGGCCACCCGCATTCCCATTGGTAACCTGCAACTGCTGTTTGAGACGCTGTACACGGACGTCGTATCCTTTCGGGCCACTGAGGTGGCAGCAGATACCTCTCCGGCTGTGAAACGCGTATATTACCCACTCTTTCGCGAAGACACGCCTAATCGGCTGACGGACTCTGCTATTCGGTCTCTCCGGACCAATGCGGATCAGCTTACGAAACTTCTTGCACTGTCTACGCCCGAGCCGAAGCACGTAGCGATTCTCCGTGCAAAATGGTATATTCCCCTGGTGTCAACCGTTCTTCCTTCGCCTCGTGCACAGTTTGAGCAAATGTTCTACGGACTCACGCTTTCACCGCAGACACCGTATGTTGGATTTTTCACCTCGAAGCAGGAGAAGATTCGTCACAAGTTTTATGTGAAGGACCCAAAGAACAAGGTTCCGTCTGTGGATGTGGCCATGTGGAAAGCCTGGACATCGACCTCGCTCCCCCAGCGTCGTCTGCCTACGCTTCTGCTGTATCGCGGAACGTCTCGCACCTCGTTCGACAGAATTGCCATTACATCGCGTGATATTCAATGCACCATTGTTCGGGGCAAGGATGCGAAGGGAGATTTGGATGAGATTCGGCTCGACGTCTACGACTGGATGAAGTCCATGGACGCAATCACGCCGTTCATTGAGGGGGAAGACATGGCGGTCAGTCGGTGGGAACTCCAAGACCTGAGCTTGCTGGGAACATATGGCAAAGATATTTCCGAGTTCGATTTACGTCGTTTTTCGTGTCTCCAATCGCTGTTCAGCTATCAGGACGGGACGTTCCGGTTGATGCGTGCGGATCGGCTTGCCGAGAATTTTACGCCTCTCGAAGTGCAGGCGTTTCAGGCATTACAAGACGCAGAACAGCCCGGTGTAAACACGCTAACCGAAATCGGCATGACGCAGGATGACGCGGAGGCACTGTTTACCAAGTTTGTCAATCTCGGAGACGACCTGGACTTGGACCGTGTGCTAAAAGGGTTTCCCACCATTCGCTTTTCGAACAAGGAAGTGATTCTCTCGGCAGTGACGACGGTCGGCCGGGCAATGAAGTATGCGAGCATTCTACGTCATGTTCTCTCGTCGGATGACGCGGATGTGAATGCAGCGTGTCCTCGCCGCGTCGAGGCCGTGGAAGCAGCCGCGGCAGTTCCGCAACAGGTGGCTGTGCATGCGGGCGAATTTGACGCGGACGACGATCTGTTCGCAGAACTCGGGCTAAACAATGCCCCACCTCCCGAGGCTCCGGCCCCCGCCGAAGCCGCTCCACCTGAACCGGGGAAGAAACGTGTGCGTGTAGCGGACAAGACCGTGTCGACATACAATTACTTCAACAAGCGGCTCCAGGCCTTTGACTCCACCACGTTTGACAGTGCAATCTATCCCAAGAGCTGCGACAAGAACAAGCAGGTTGTTGTCCTCACCGCCGACGACGAGGCCAGGCTTCCACCGGAATACAATCCTCGCAACTATCCCGAGACCGCGAAACAGACCAAGGTCAAGGAAGCGAACAAGGAAAAGGAAGGCATCGACGAGTACAATGTCCACCTGATTCCACTCACATCCGGAGATGGCAAGGAAGGTATTGCGACATGTCCGCAGTACTGGTGCATGACCGACCAACTTCCTCTTCGCGAGGACCAGCTGGTTGAAAACACGTGTCCCCTCTGCAAGGGCAAAGTTCGCTCGGGCAAGGAAGAGGATGTCGTGGAGTTTTCGGTCATCAAGCGTGACCAGGCATCGGTGTTTCCGAATTACATCGGAACAATCAAGGACAAACAGATTCCTTGCTGCTACAAGGTGGAACATCCATTCAAGGAGCTTCTCGTTCCAAAGTCGGAGAAGACGGACGACTCATATATTCTCAGCTCAGCCAAGACACCGGCCATGCGAATGGGATACCTTGCCGAGGGTCTGGCCGCATCGCTTCGTGTTCCGGTTGGATATGAAAAGTCAATCAAGAAAAGTCGATTGGATGCGGGGAAGGCCGATTTCTTTCGCGTGGGACTCGGTCGCCCGAGCAAGACAATTCCTCACTTTCTGGGTGGTGGCACGGTTCCTGAACCCAAGGACGCAGCTAAAAATGTCATGCTGTGTTCCTTTGCACGCACGTGGACAGAGATGGGCGAAGGAGACACGCCAGTGGACCGCATTGTTGCTGGAATCCAAACGGCCTACAAGGAAGGCCGTCTGACGATTCTTGATGAACTCGAATATGTGACCTCAATTCTTCGCTGTGCGGTGATTCGAGTGAACTCAACAACATCCTCTGTGCTTTGCGGGTTCTGGTCTGAGACCGTCAGCCCTCGCGAACGCACAATTGTGTTGATTGACGACGACATCCTCGCTCACGTCGCTCGCGGAACAGACAAGACAAAGGGGTTTGCGAAGTATACATACACGATCAACATCCGAGATCCGAAGTTTCCAAAGACGGCAACGGCGGCAATCACGGCTCTGCATTCGCGTGCATGTGTATCGGATCGTCCTCGATTGGCGGATGCACTCCAAGAAGTACGTGCCAAAGGACAGGACTTTCAGGTCGTGTTAGATCCGTTCAATCGTGTACAGGCCGTGTTTGTTCCAACCGTGGTCGTGTTGCCCATTCAACCCTCGCCATATGAAGAATTGAGCGGAGTCCATGCTCGGTCCGGGTATGCAGATATTCGGCCAGAAGAACTCCCAACCCGTGCAGCACTTCGCACCTTTCTCGATGGAACAACGCACAAGGGATTCAAATGGGTGGAGGACCTACGCGACGTTGAGGGCCGAGTTGTTGAATCGTTGCTGGCGTCCGAGTTTCGAGCGCCGTTTCAACCGGAAGCGGCAGGCCCAGGTGACGCGAAGGAAGTGTTGGCGACCATGATGAGGACACCCGAGGGGGTGTTGGTCGATGGAAACCCGAATTCAGATGATGTGTTGCGGGCGGATTCTATTTCTTACCAGTCCGAGGTGTTTGAGTTTCTGCTGTTTTCGCTTTCAAAGGACATTCAAACGTCCGAGTACTCGGGACTGCGTGAAGCCGTCGCGACACGTGGAGCCAATCTGTTCAAGCAACTCACGGCGTGGCTCAAGAAGGAAGCCCACTGGGACGCCACGCAAGGTCCACGCGCATTCGTGAACAAGGTGCGGACACCGTGTGGACAGTTCCAACAAAAGGACGCGTGTAATGCGTCGTCCTTGTGTGGGTGGAAAGGCAGTGTATGTAAAATCAAGGTCGACTCGTCGGTTGACCGCACTCAGATTCTACGGCGGTTAACCAAGACGCTGGTTGAGAATGACAAGCAACGTGCATTGGTGCTGGACGAGCGGTTGTCGCCCTTCTTCAGCACGGTCTTGTATATGGAGATGCCTCACGAGTTGATTACGACTAACCCATGAAGACGCCGTACGCGATCAAAGCGGCCGTCGAAAGCATGACGTACGCGTGTGTATTTTTGCTTGCGTCCTTCGAGGACAGGAGCATCTGAACGTGCGATCCAACAATAATCAGCAGACCCAAAAGAACAGCCCAGGTATGCATTGATTTGACGCAAGAGATTTAGCGCCTACCGGCGACGGCTCGGAGGAGCCTACCGGCGACGAGTGGAGCGGGACTTGCGGTGGCGACGACGGGTACGGCCGCCCGTCTTCTCCGGGCGATGCTTGTGAGGCTTCGGAGTCTGTTTTGACGTGGGAACACTGTCATTCACTTCAAGGTCATGTAGATGCTTCCACGCCTTGTCAGCGCCATGGTACGCCTCTGCCATAGATCTGCCCTTCTTTATATTTTTCTCGGCACGTTCCATCGCATCTTCATATACACGCTTAGCAGCGTCTATCTTAACTCCAGCGGCGAGGTGGTGTTCGTGGGGCATTTATACTGTAGACACTAAAAATCACCTGGGGTTCCAGGGTATTTTTATTGTGTATGTTTGGTTCAGGGGTCTATGTCGTCGGAGATTCCTCTTCACGCCTTCGGGGCAGTCTTGAGGAAGTGCACCTTGAGGAACGACTGGAGGTTCAGGTACGTCACCTCATCCTTGTCCGAAACGCGCAGGAGCTTGGCCAGAACCGAGTTCGGCACGATGCGGCGCTTGAACGTCGGGTCGAAGCAGCTGTGCTCCTTCACGTAGTTCGAGATGAACTTGGTGACCTCCGTCTGCGAACGCTTCTCGCCCGACTTGAGGCCCATGAAGGCGCAGAGCTCATCCGTCAGGGGACGCTGAACGAGAAAAGCATTGTTGGCGCGGCGGGCCTCCCACGTCTTACGCTCCTCCGGCGTCATGTCCGCCGGGTTCTTCTTCTTCTTCTTCTTGATCTCGCGAGCCTCGCGCTTGGTCGCCTTGATGGCATCGGACACGCTCTTGGTCGCCTCGCGAACACGTGTCGTCAGCTCCGTAGACAGCGCCTTGAGCTTCTCAGCCAGGCCAGCCAGGATCACATCCGAGCTCTCCGTCGCCTCAACAGCCGCCGGGGCAGACGGCGTCTCAACCGTCGGCACGGTGAGGACAGCCTTGGAGGGGGCGGCCGGCTTCTCGGCCTTGACCGCCTTCGCCTTGACGGCCTTGACGGGGGCAGCCGGCGGCGCGGCGGCAACGGGGGCGGGGGCGGCGACGACCTTCGGGGCAGCATCGGACTTCTTAGCGGGCATCTTGTTTGCCTTAACGGAAGCAGAAGAAGAGGACATTTCTAACGCACTGGTATACTCTTACCTCCGGCGGTCATGTAAACCGCTTCTTTGAGAAAATCGGGCAGGAGACGTTTTGTGTAGACCAACAAACGCACCTTGGCTCCGATGTAATAGTTTCGATACGCGACAATTGGGTCAGGATGCTTGAATTCGTCGGGCATGGCGAGTCGAGGCAGCGTCCATCCAATGTCCACCAGGCCAGCGGGTGAATGGGTATACAGCCACTCCAAATGTGCCTGCGTCTTGTGGACCTTGCCGTATCGGTGGGTAAACTCGGCACACAAGGCCAACCCAAGGCGACAGAGCCAGGTGTAATTGGCCAGCGATTCGCGAATCCAGCGAGAGGACGGGTGATTGGGGTGGGTTTTGCGGTAGGCTCCTTCGGGAACCGGAGACTCGTAGACCCAGTGGGCGCAATACAGCAGCTGTGCAGTTTCCAGGATCATCTTCACCACGTGTTTATCGCAGTGAAGGCGAGCCGCTTCGTCGGGATCGAGAGACAGGAAGAAGATGTTCATGGTGGCAGACTCCCTTCCGGCTTGGCGTGCATGAATCCATTTTAACAGCGATACAATGCCGACAGCAACAAAAAGACAATGTCATACGCCTGGCTGTCTGTCAGCATGATTGTCATGATGTTCAGGGAGTTGATACTGGACACCGCAGAGTACTCAATGCCGCGAGCAACCATGGCAACGAGCCGTTGATTAGGGCGGGGCATTGCGCGCAGGTCATCGGACAAGAAGCGAAACGCTACACGCAGATTCTCACGACTCAGGTTCGCGAATTGTTCGGGATGAACATCCTCGAATCCGAACCCACGGAAGATCTGAGACAAGATTGTCCACCTGCGAACAATGTTCTCCTTCAAGTCTCTGGGTGGCGGAGGCACGGCCATCTTGTGACGACGACGATACAGGTGAAGCGTGCGAAGACGAGTCAAATCCGGGTGAGCAATTGGGTTTTTCGTATATGGGTTCGTTGGAGACACAGATCGCGTGAACCATTCCCATGCCGTTGCGAAATCAAACCACCACACCTTGTCTCCTTCCTGCAACCCAAAGTACTCAAACGGTGCTTGCTTATTCTTGTCCTCGAAGGTGGCTAGGTCCTCGTCATTGACACACGTCCCCCGCCGAAGCACGCCCGGCCCTGCCAACGTCAAGACGTGACGCACCCGCCATCCGCGATACAATGCCTGGACCTTCGTGAACCGGCGAATCTTCTCTTTGTTCGCATCCGCCCAATAGTGGACCGTCTTACATCGTGCGTGAACTCCACACACAGTATGTCCAAGCAACGCAGTCGACCCACACTGGTCTGTCGACTTCTTGTTCCGCAGTGCCGCGCACTGTTGCATTGCTTAGTTTGTATACATTCTTGAAAACTGGAAACGTGTGCGGAAAACGGATCCGGTGGCATCGAGGCCAAGAAAGCTCACACAATTCAATATGGCTACCACTGCAATCATCCCTTCTGAGAACCTGGACATCTCCCGCGTCAGCATCGGCGATATTCGCGCGAACAAGGCTGGTGGCAAGACCGTTCCGATCAAGTACAATGGTCAGGCATTTCAGGCCCGCATTCCTCGCATCTACTACCCGGCTGGCGTTGTGGTTCGCACGGACGAGCAGTCCGGTAAGCGTAACTACAGCCTACTGGCCTCGCTCAAGGGCTGCGACTCCTACGCCAAGGAGCGCAGCACGGATGGCAGCGATGTCGGTGCCTTCTACAACTTCTGCCTGGACATGCAGGAGAAGCTGATTCAGCACGCAATGGTCAACTCGGGCAAGTGGTTCGGCAAGGCCAAGTCCGAGGCTGTTCTCCGCGAGACCATGAAGCCGATTCTCACGCCGAGTGTGGAGAAGGTCAATGGCGAGTGGATTCCGAATGGCAAGTATCCGCCTTCGCTCCGCATGAAGATCTCGATCTGGGATGGCCAGGTCGGGATGGACGCGGTGGATGAGAAGGGCAATGCGATTGTTCTCACCGAGGACAATCTGGAGCAGGTGTTCGCCAAGCGTATCGAGGGTCGCATGGTTCTGGCTCCGAGCGTGTATGTCACCGGCACTGGCTTCGGTGTGACCTGGCGTGTCGTGCTGGCCAAGGTGTTCCCGCCGTCTCGCGTGGGTGCCAAGGCTGCGTTCGCCGACATCAAGGAGCCGGAGGATGATGCCGAGGACAAGCCGGCTAAGCTGGATATGCCGGTTGCGGAGGCGTTCCCTGACGAGGAGGAGGACGAGGAGGCTAAGCCGCGGTCTCCAACTCCTCCACCTGCACCTGCACCGGCAGCTCCGCCACCGGGTCCGAAGAAGACTCGGAAGGCACAGGCGGTTCAGTGAACCCAAGTAAAGACCAAACAGAGGAGCCCTTCGGGGGGGTGTGAACAACCATTCGCTCATCAATAAAAAACACCTTTTCCTTTTCGGGTATGGACAACGGGGCCGCTACGCCACACGGAAAGGCGGACATGGAGACACGTCCGCAGGTGACACAGCTATATATCGTGGGTCGCTCAATCAGACCGTCAACCGTGACAATCCGCAGGGGTCCACGCAGACACCGTTCAAGAAGTTGTGTCGGCGTCGTCCAGCCCTCGGTCAGACACTGTTCATACGCGTGTGTTGGCATTTCTTTCCAGAGAGTATCGCCCGCCGTCCATCCGTCTTCCTGCACGAGCGTGCCAAACACATTGTCCTTGTACCACAAGAGCGAAACGTCGGCCGGGTTGGCCAGAGCGTGTTCAGACACGCCTACCCGATCAAGAGACTCTGGATCGTAAAGCCAATATACATTCGCATGGGTATATCGCGGGTCTCGTGCACCGCGATACACCTGGCGGCCGCCCATGGTCCACAGGTCAGACACAATGTTGATATCGTGTTCCGTGATATCCGTGTCTACATCGTAGACAATCGAACGATCAATCGTCGAGAACATTGTTACACGCGGAGAGTTGAGACAACTCAATCAAACGTAATCTTGACGGGCACATCGTGAATGCGAACAGACTTGGTGGCCGACCGACTCAACTCACGACGCTTACGACGCTCAGAGTCCTTGGGCTGAACTACGTGGGAACACTCTTCCATGTCTCCATGGATCTCGTCGTAGTGAGCATCCAGATAATCAAGCACCTCGTCCTGAATCGCCCACTCGAAGAAGTTCAGCTGCCCCACTGTGGTATCCAATCCGCGGAACTGGATACGCTTCCACCGACAGAACGGGTCAAACATCTTTTTGTTGTACGCCTTGAGATGAGACTTGTAGACCAGGTACACAATGACGTGATGGTTTGACTTAGCCATGAACGAAACATTGTGCTTCTTTGAGTAATTGGTAACAAACCAATCCAGCAGACGAAGACTTAACCGCGACTTCCCCGACAACACCTCCTCTATGCGGCGAAAGTTCTCAGGGTCAGAATAGAACTTTTCCAAACGGTGGAGAACCCATTGGTCCTTGCTTTGAATCGTCTCCATGTCGATTCTGTGTTCCAGCACTGAAAATGAGTTTTCCAACGTGACGCATAAACAAACGCAATGGAAGATGTTGTAGCTCAGTGGTTGAAGGACCCGCCGTATACCCACATGAAGAACCGCCTGAAACCGCTTATCATGTTTCTGACTCTGCTTGTTCCGACGCTCAGCTATACACAAGCCCGCCGCCGCGTCTTCGCAGCCGCCGAAGAGGCAATGAAGGGAGACCTGGGACGCATATGGACTCGCGATCGATGTGTGCGGCGAACGATCCGGGTCTACGGCATGAATGATCAGCGAACGTCTGCATGGCATGCCAAGCGCGGTGAGATGGTGACAGCATCCGAGGTGTCGGGTGTGTTTACTGGCGGAGAGACGAGACGGGCCTTGGTGGTTCGCAAGCTTACCCCGCCGCAGCCCACCGGTGGAAACACTGCCCTTGCCTTAATCTGGGGAACTCGCATGGAACCTGTCGCAAAGGCACTGTATGAAGCCGAGACCAAGTGTAAAATTGTGGACGTATCCTGTGTCCAGCACCCGGTCCATTCATTCCTTGGTGCGTCGCCCGATGGGATTGTCTTTCCGAACGACCCAAACGACGTGCATCGGCGTGGACGGTTGGTCGAGTTCAAATGCCCGTTCTCGCGTCCTCAGACAGAGGGAATTCCGGATGCCTACGTCCACCAAATGCAGATGCAAATGGAGTGCACGGGCATTGACGAGTGCGAGTATGTTGAATTCAGGTTCAAGCAGGTGTTCTCCTCCGAGTGGATGAATTCGACGGACACAAAGGGAGTCCTCGCAGTCTTTGACGACAATTCAGTCGAGTACAAGCCCCCAAACACGCCATTGCACGAGTGGGTGCCAACCGTGACGGACCGTGAGCCGCAGTATGTGTTCTGGCTGTTACTGTCCACAAAGAAGGAGTTCCTTCCCAAGGACACAACGTGGTTGCCTCGCCATCTTCCGGCCCTCCGCGAGTTCTGGGACGAGGTGCTTGCCCACCGAGCGGCTGGAACCATCCCGGCTCCGGCGCCACCTAAGATTCCTACACTTGACATTTGATAACGCCTGGAAAGTAGTAGAATTGTTGTGCATACCACGAGGCTGTATACCACCGATCGGGCATCACAATTTTTCGGTCTGGATTCAGATAGGCTCCCCACCACGAAAAGGATGAATTGGCACAGATTCCGCCCGCACACTGGCTCATGAGATACAATGTATCAATCTCTGACTCCATGACAAGCGTGTACTTCACATTGGCCAACCAGGGTCGAGTCATCGCATACTCAATGTCGTTCGTCACCACAAGAAAGTGAGCATCCGGAAAGTGGGCAATGGCGCGTTGGTAATAGTCATCCAGTTGGAGGCCATGGACTGCATGTCCAACATAATCACCGCCTCGAATGTGGAGGAATATGCTCTCCTTGGCAGGATAGCGAGTCAGCACGCCGGGCGAGAAATGCAACCGAGAAACAAAGTCTGGGTCGATATACCGCCAATCTTGAAAATACCCATTCATCTCCGGATTGGGACTCCAAAGGAGAAGACCACGCCAGTCCGTGTATCCCATGGATGGTTCCGCGACTTTGGACGTCGGCTTCACATTCGAGTGCAGACTCTTAAATCGACACAGAATCGTGTCAAAATACGACAGCTTCGAATGCGGGGATGGATTCGCAAGGCTCTGAATATACGGCACTCGACGGGTGAGGCGTGCTACATGCAAAAGGGCAGCAAGCTGAAACAGTTGGTTTCCAAGCCCTCCTACCAGTTCAACCGTCAGTGAAAGCGGCATTTACGTATGAACGACGGTGATTTCTAAATGACAGTGACGTTCGTTACCGCGTTTCTGGACCTCCATGAACCTAGACCAACAGATCGAACCGCAGAACGTCGTATGGAGTTCTTTCGGATACTGAATTCCACAGGTATCCGCATTCACCTCTTTGTCAGCCCAGAGTATGCGGACAAGGTGGAGGTGACGCACGGTGTGAAGGAGGTGATTCAACTGGAAGAGCTGGACACATACAGAGTTGCTCCCGATGGCCTACCCGAGACTCGCAACGAGTCGCACGACACTCGCAACTTCCTGATTCTCATGAATGCGAAGATTGAGTTGGTGACACGGGCAATGGATTCTGGGCATCATTTGGGGAAACACTACGCATGGATCGACTTCAATATCTTCCATGTCTTGAACGAGGAGCGTGGAATTGAGCAGCTGCAGTCTCTCTCGACTCGCGTGTATCCAGACACCTGCATGTATGTTCCCGGTTGCTGGGGAAAGGGTGTCATGTGGTCATCCGTGAACTGGCGTTTCTGCGGAGGGTTCTTTTTAGGTGACGTTGCCTCGCTCAATGCATTTTACTTTGCACACCGGTCGGAGTTTCCACTGTGTCCACACCTGTCCTGGGAGGTGAATGTATGGGCTCACCTCGAGCAGCTGGGCTGGGCACCTACGTGGTATCCCGCCGATCACAACAACCGCATTCTCAACATTCCGCTCTTTTCGATCGTGGCGAGCCTGACCACGATTCCGCCGCGGGAAACAGAGTGCCGTGCGGCGATTGACTCGCTTCTTCACCAGGTTGATCACGTGTATGTAGCCGTATCTCACACCTATCGCCGGTTTGGAGAGTATACTCCCCCTGCGTATCTCATGCAAGAACCCTACGCGTCAAAGGTCACACTGTGTTTTGGAGACGACCACGGTCCTGCGAGCAAGTACATCGGCACGACTCCACCCGATGACGCGTGGGTCTTTGTCTGCGATGACGACCAGGAATACGCTCCAGATCTTATTGACCGGATGCGTCGGTCTGTATCGTTAGTTGGTATCTACCAGAACCATTACCACTCGATTCAGCAAAAGACGTCTGGCGGTATGGTCCACGGATATGTTGGGAATTTGGTTCATAGCTCTGTGCTGAAAGGGTTGCGAACCTTTCCGCTTCCAGAGTGTGCTCGCTTTGTAGATGATCAGTGGGTGTCCATGTACTGCAAGATCAACAATGTTCTGATCATGCCAACCGAGGCGGAGACCTACGAGGAGATTTTCAAGGTGACACAAAACGGACACGAGAAACTTGGATCACATTCGCTGTCGGGGCTGGGGACACGTGCAGACCGAGTGCGAGAACTCGAAGAATACTTTGGCGTTTCCTTTTTAGACAAGAAGGCCTGAGAAGACACAATGCACTGCTTTTTCATCAACCTTGACCGTCGAGTGGATAGACGGACAGAGACAGAGGCGGAGCTTGCTCGCATGGGGATAGAGGCCGAGCGGTTTCCGGCCATTGAACGCACTCCCGGTGGCCTTGGATGCACACAATCTCATATCGAAGTCTTGAAACTGGCACGGGCTCGTGGCTACGAAACCGTGATGGTCCTTGAAGATGACTTCTCGTTTACAGTCGACAAGCAAGAACTGGCCGATGCATTCACGCATCTTCCCAACTCCTTTGACATGGTGCTTCTCGCCTTCAACCTGATTCGAGGAGATCCGGTTACACCGTACCTGGGCCGCGTGCAGGAAGCACAGACAACGGGCGGATATATCATTCACTCGCGGTACTACGATACATTAATCAATCGGTGGTCGGAGGGATTGGCATTGTATGAGCAGAATCCCGAGGTGCATTGGTTGTATATTCTGGATCAATACTGGAAGCCGCTTCAGATGGTTGATGAGTGGTACTACTTCCTCACGCCCATTGGTATGCAGCGACCAAGCTGGAGCGACCTTGGACACCAGTTCATGGCGGAGTATCATTAGCAACACCACCACCGCCGAGGAGGAGATGCGAACTTGGCATTCCACTCATCAATCGTATAGTGATTTCCCATACTGATATTGCACCGCCCACAAATTGGCACGAGGTTGTCAACTGTTGTCTCACCGCCCTTGGATTCAGGGACATTGTGACCGCACTGGTAATCAAATACATTCATACGGTTCGTACACCAGACAATCTTACACTTGGTCTCGAACTTCTGGCCAACTTTCAGTATCCATACCTGTTCGCGTAATGCCTTTGGAATCTTCATTGTATCCTCTCACATCACCGCTGTATATGCGTTTACTCGCCACGGTGTGGCAATTCCCGTGGCACCCTCGACAAAAGATGTGAACGGCATATGATTTGTTCGCTGTTCGTGCGACGAGTTTTCAACCGTCTGTGTCCGCTGGTCCTGAGACCGGTCCAGCAGTTCGGGATCGTGCTTTCCCTGTGCCCCAGACATGGTCCACGCAGCCAAAAGAACAACAACCCCGACAATGAGGGCGGCAATGTGAAGCATTGTTCTAACTCGGGTATAAAAAACGAACTCTTTCCAGACTACTAGACAGAACGACACAATGGAGGACAAGGCTCTTTCAATTCTGCGTATCCTCTTTGAGCGGCGTAAGCTCGCAACTGAGACCAAGACAATCTCCACCAACCTGAAGGATGCCAACGTGTACACAGTGGGTGACGTCCTGGTCATCTTCAGTCAGAAGGACAAGATGCTTGAGCGTGACGTGAATACGTTCACTGCATACGCCGAGGAGAATCAGTACACGAATGGAATGGTTGTGGTTTCGTCGTCAAAGCCATCCGAGAACTTGCTGAACATTATTCGTGGGACTGCACCGAAAAAGGGGTTTGTTCAGTTCTTCCATCTTCGCGAGCTGCAAATGGACATTACAACCCACCGCATGTCCGTGCCTCATCGGATTCTGACACCTGAGGAAGCAAAGCTTGTCCTGGACAAGAACCGAATCGTCAAGCCAGAGGACCAGCTCCCATGGATCGACTCGCAAGACATCCAGGCTCGTCTTATTGGTGCGAGGCCAGGCGACATTGTTGAGATTACTCGTCACAGCGACACCGTGGCTAAGTGTATCTACTACCGCTATTGCGTAGCCGACGTAAATGTTGCCTGAATACAATGCGGGTTGAGTTCTTACTCGGGGCAGTGTTGCTCGCACTTATTGCGTTCGGATACCGTGAGGGCGTTAACGATACGCTTTCGAGCACTCCTACGTGTCCAAGCGGAACGACATTCAAAACGAGGAGTGAATGGCAGGGAGGTCCGATGGCAGAATCGATGTGTATTCAAACAACGGGAGGCGTAGACCCAGTATGCAGCTACGGCGGCACACTGGACGCAACTAAGATTAAGTGCGGTAACGGAACGATGGCACAGTGTCCACCGACAACGGGTCAGTTAACGCAAGGTGGACCTTGTTTTAAGCTTAGCGAGGCAACGTGTCCGTCTGGAAGCTTTTTGAGTCCATTTGGCACCAAATGTGTGAACTGCACGACCGGGTGGAGATACGTCGCAACACAACTCGCAGCGGGAACTAACCCCTTTCCCGATCCACGCTCAGACGGTGCCTCGATGGGAGCTGACCTACTTCCAAGCCCTCGGTGTCCTAGACCGTCTTGGTTTACAATGCAATCGTGGGCATGGGACGGACAAGGACCGCCCACAGCAGCGGCAAAGGCAGCGGCGGCGGCCTTTATCGGAGCATCGCCACCCCCTACCACATCGGCTCCGGATCCGACAGCCGCCGCCAACATGGCAGACTTGGAAACCGAGTATCAGAACCGAAAGAAACTCTATGACACTCTCGTTGCGAATGCGATTGCTACCAATGACCGGTCAAAGATCGATGCCATCGCAGCCGCACAGGTGGCCATGAGTGATTCGCTTAACAAGATGATGGCTGTGTCCGCACAATCAGGAACAGACTCGCAGCAACAGGAGTTGACTCGCCGCATCATGCAGATTCAGCGCGACTACAACGGCCTGTTGGTTGGAACTGACAAGCTTCAAACACTTCGCCTTCTTCACCAGTCAATTGATGTGCGAGACAGTTTTGGCCTCAAACTGCTCGGCGGTGTCTTTTTGATTGCCGTGCTTGCGTTGATGGTCCAGGTTATGCGAACGCGCTGATGGCCAGACCAATTCCCAGGATAATGACAAGAACCACAACGCGGGTGATGAGCGAGCCGTAGTCGACGGGGGTTGACGATTCTCCGATAGAGGCTGCAAGCTCGTCAGCTACCTTAGGGCCCTCCTTCTCGAACACCTGTGCCTTTTCATGGAGCTTCGTAAGGTCAGGGTTCAGGGTTTCATACTCATTCAGAAAGCTCTGAATGTAGAACTGGTTCTGGGCGATATGCGAACGAAGCTTATCTTGGGCAGCGAGGATTTGTGCATCGACTGCTGTCACAGCCGTTGAAGTCCCACCTGTTTGTTTGGATGCAAGGTACGCAGTTTTGTATGCATCCAAGAGTGCCTGATACTCTGCGGACACGGAGTTGATGTCCGCCTGTCCACTGGGCGTGGCGGCATTGAACGTCGCTCGCTCTCGAACGTTTGCCGTCGCGATGACAATCAGCGTAAACAATAGGGTAGTGAGCCACCCGAGCATTATCTTGTAGGAGTAATAAAATGCCAGTCTCTCAATCGTTCTACGAGCCAGGTGCAACCCAGCGTCACATCCGTGGCGTGGATGCGTCCGAGTACACTCGGTTTGTTCGTCTGTCCGCTACCGTTGCACCGTATATCAACAACACTACGCCTATCCGGGTTCCGTATGCTCGTCTTGGACAGCCTCTGCTTAACGCAGAATCCCGGCTTGCAAGCACCATCTTTGGCGGCCTCAGACCGTTTGTTGCGAATAAGTAATGCCAGACCCTCACGACGGAGTGTCGTCAACATATGCCGAAGCCATTGCGGACCTCAAACCTCTACGTCCACCGACTCAACCGAATGTGGACATAGAAACCGCAAAGCTTGACATTAAGAAGCTGGTTGTCATGGATATTCGCACAATCCAAATCTGTCTGTTCTTTGTTGTCATTGCCGTCCTTGAGTACTTCTTTCTGCCGTCTTCAATTGTTCACGGGGCGGCATTCTTCACATTATGTGTCGGGTTCTCGCTGGCAATCTATCTTTCTAAGAGATAATGAGTTACAAGTGTCCGGCCGAAACCACTGCGGGGTTGAACGCTCAGTCATGCGTGATGAAATGTCCTCCATTGTTCCAACTCCGAACTGTCAACGGTGCTCAGCGTTGCATGCACACCGTCAATACAAGTGTATACGCTTCATTGATACCGCTCGCCGCCGTCAAGCGAAGTACCAACGCTCCCTTCGGAATCAACGACCTTGACCGCTCATCTAGTGCGTACAGAGAGTACTCCGCAGAGAAACAGCGGTTTACTGCTGACATTGCTCGGGCTACTGCTCTTGTCAAGACCCAGGTGGCTCCGGGTGCAAACGACCACACCGCAGAGATTCAAGCAGCAACCGACAAGTACATCGCGGACTATCAGTTCTTACAGAATCAGGCAATGCAGCAGCAAAGCACGCTTGACATTGTCACAAGTGTGAAGAGCAAGATGTTCAGCGTGAAGGACGATATGGAGCATTCTGTTGGCATATTTGCCAAGCAGATTAGTGATATCCGCAATCAGATTAACGTGAACAAGACAACTCGCCAACAAGCGACGGATTATGGCAAGTGGATGGGAGTTTCACTCAACGTCGCGATTGCATTGGCACTTCTCTTTCTGATCTTCGTCATCGGACGTAAGGCATTCTCGGGAACAAGCTTTTCGTCTTCATCGGGGACGCTGGGCGCACCCGCTCGCCCTCCCGCCAGCGAACATACGGTCGAGCTGCTCAGAGGCCTAACCGGACTTCTGGGTGCGTCATCCACAGGGGCAAAAAAGGGTTGAACCTGACAATGGAAGTCACTGACCCACGTCCCGTAACCGACTTTCAAAAAACGACCTTTTGTGGTCATCCACGTGCACACGTGCGGAAGGTGTTGATTCAGACAATCCAGTTAGGCCATGCAGATTATGCGTGCTATTGGACTCTTGAATTGCTCTGCTCCGGTCTTGTGCATAGTTTATGGGGTTCGCTGTTCGAGGCGGCGGCTCTTCATATCAATCGTGCTCAACCAAACGTATTTCTCTATCTGGCCAAGGCGTATGAGAAGTATGCCCCCATCGAAGCGGAATACGATATTCGGAACATGACGCACATTCGCAACCGCTCAGATGTGCGTGCCATGGTCTGCGAAGTAGCTGCGACTCTGGCCCTGTGCCGCAAGAACAAACTATCCACTCTTCCTGTCATGAAACCTGCCCATGACTTTGACCCGGTGACTATCCAGGAAAGCTTAAAGTCGCCCTCGCGACTCTATGGAACACAAGTCCTGAAACCGTCGGACCCCATGCCAGTCGCAGTGCCGATCAATGAATTCTGTTACTGTATTCGTGCGGATGTTCGGGACCTGACACGTGCCTTGTATTGGATGTCATGGGTCTTCACCTTTTGCCGCGAACACAAGAAGCAGACAAAGACGAACCTGCTCTTTGCCCCTCGAACGGACGAGTTTGTATCGGGCCAAGACAGCACGCATCCAGTGTGGATTTTCTGGGACGCCATTCGCAGGAACGCCCCGCCTGCGAGCCGTGAGTACATTGATGTCATGTATCGCATTCACTCGTTACGGTGGACGCCCGGAGACAAGGGAAAGCGTGCATTCTTAATTGCGGCCACCACGCTCCTGTGCGAGGGTTCGCTCGACAGCACACCGTGTGCACCCACGCTGCAAGTTTCGAATGTCCTTAATGGAATGCCCGGGTGGATCGACGCCATCGTCAAGATGCAGCGAAGTTTCTCCTAAAAACGGAAGCGTGCCGGGTAACATAGACACCGTTCACGCAAAATGTTCCGTCCTTCCTTTTCCGCAACCCAAGTCGCAGGCATCATCGGCCGCCATGCATACCAGCCGGTCTCCCAAGTCATGTACGAGGTGTTCAAGAAGGACAAGCATGTCGCAGAGAGGATTGCCGCGATCGAGAAGGCAAACAACCGCAAGTCCATCAACAACTTCAAGGGATCCTTTCTCAAGGACCGCGACATCCAGCAGAGCGTCTTCTCGGCCCTCGACACGTGTAAGCTCGCCGATGAGGCATCAGAGAAGGACATGACCGCCACGAAGGTTCTGTGGGACGCAGAGGCCAAGAGCCACGCACTCGACTTGAAGGTCGCTGCGGGTATCGAGGTGTCACAAGCCGAAATTGACGCGGTTCGGTCCGACATGGCGTCGGCGGCACTGACCAAGAAGCTCGCTGCAGAGGCAGTGGCGGCAACGCCAACGGTTGACCAGACACTGGCATACGTGGAAAAGGCATGTCAGAAGGTCATTGACCGCACGCCGAGCATGACGCCTGCCATGGCGGCACAGCTGCTGTCCGATGCACGCGGAGAGGTGGCCAAGAAGCGTGGACTGTCGAACGAGGATAAGATTCTCAATACCTACGAGGCTGAGCGAAAGGTGGTTCTGACCGAGCGAAACACTCGCATGCTTCGAATGGAGAAGGAGGCGTTTACCTTGGTTGGTCGCACAGACGGATATGTGGCCGACCAGAAGCGCGTGGTGGACTCAAAGAACAGGACGCGGTTCTTTCCAGAGGTGCCGGGATATGACATTATCCAGCTTCGTGTGTACATGCATATGCTGGACGCCACAGACTCGGAGCTGATTGAGAAGTTCCCGAAGCAGGCGACGCGACACACTGTGTTTCCCAACGACCCGGCCGAGTGGGCGGATATTGAGGCAAGCCTGAACCTCGCGACCCGCCGAATGACGGAGATTCTCGCAGACTCGTCTCGTTTAGAGGATCTCGTCTTCCAAAATACAATCGAGAATGGAGCTTAGGATAACCAAAGACCCACCCTCATGGGCAGACCGGCCCGGAACCGCATACGAGACGCAATTTCTTCACACTGGAAACGGCCGTATCAATACACATGCACGGCTTTACCAAGTTTTTCAGTTGGGACCCCCGATCACGCTCTTCGAGAGACCGTTCTCGGGCGGAGTGGTGTCGCGGTCCTACGGCGTCGAGTATGCAACTGTGACTGAATATTCTACGACTCCTCGCTTATGGAAGGAGGAGACTCCGACATCGACACAGTATTTTGAAGAGCTGCGTAGGATTTCACAGTAAGAAATGACGAGAACAAAACAAATGGAGGCAATGGATGTGATTACCCTCGCACTCTCGTCATTGATTATGCTGATTCTGATTCACATTTCTATTTTCGCTCTTGTGCGGTGGATGTATCCGGTCCAGCCTCCGGCACCCATGGTTCGGTTCGCCGAACCTGCGTCCCCACCTCCGCCACCGCCACCGCCTTTCACGGAGCCGCCGCATATGAAGCAGGAAGTGAATGTACCAACGTATGCACCGTCTGTATCCGTGGAAGCCCCTCGTGAGGGCGGGCGTGTCGACGGCGGCAAAGCACCGGGTGCCGCAGCTGAGCGGCCTGCCTGGTTGGTTGCTGTTGACCCAAAGACCCTCGAATAGTGAAGCGGTTGCTCTGAGTACTGATGAGAAGGGTGGACATCAAGAGGAGCTGACAATTGTCATGGACGAGCGAATGTGTTGTGACACAGTCTTTCGGACGGTTCGACTGTCAAAGGATGTCTTTGTTGTTTGCGATGTGTGGGCTATGAACGGAACGATTGTCCATCCCCTGGCAACATGGTCTCAGAGACAGGAATGGATTGCTGAATGTCTGCGTCTGTTTCATCAGCCAGACCTGACGGCTCTTTTCACACTCGCGGACGCACCTGCGGGGGCGTTGGTTCGAGGGTATGAATACTATGATGACCTCCCGGGCAGCACTGGAGTCTTTTCGCGTGAAGAGGTAAATGTCTAGTTGTAAACGCATGAGAGGCCGTCGTCGTTCAAAGAAGCAGACCCGTCGCCGTCGCACTCGTCGTGGCGGCGGCTACGGTGCCGTGGGGGCTGAGCAGACTGCCTCTGGGCCGTTTTTAGCGTATGGTGGTATCAATGCATCAGGTGGCGAGCTGACCTCGACTGCGGGAAACTACGCTCCCGTAACAGGTGGTCGCCGCCGTCGTCGCACTCGCCGCCGTCACCGCATGCGTGGTGGAGACGCAAGCACGGATACGGGTGGCGAGGGACGCAGTGGTGCGTCTGCTTCATTCACCGGAACTTCGGTCGGTGCGAATGCCCCGGGTGCAGCGGTCTACGGTTTCGCCTCAACGCGGAGTTGAGCGAACCAGTGCATCTGCCCACACATAGGCCATGTACTTAGGATCGTTGGTCACAATGAACGGCCCACCTAGTTGAACAGCTCGTATCCGCATGCGTTGAACGGTAAACAGCAACTCTGTGTACTCGATCCACTCCGACCACACCTTGTAGGCCGTCATTGCAGTTGAACACAACATAAACACATCACCGGACCCAACAAAAAAAAGACAGAGCGTGATCATTGGCATGATAATCATGTCATTGATTCGCTGAAGTTGAGCCGTCCATGTTGACGGAAGGCATTTCTCGCGGAGCTGAATGAACTGTTCAGCTGTCTTGAATGGATCCTCAGGCAGGTCCATACCGATTGATGCTTACTCCATTGTTGGGAAACAAGACTTCCTCTCCCGACGCCGGATCGACATAGCGAATCTCCATGTCGTCGTGGCAGTTCAGAAACATCAGGAGTAGGTCGAGGCGAATCTCGTTGCCCGGCATGAGATACTTGTCAACCGCCGCAGTAATGTCCACATCCGTCGACACATCTCCAATCCACGTCCAGCGGCGGCGGATGGGGTCGAACGGGTTACCGATATACGGAGTAATCTCCTCCATCTCATACACGATGCGGCGACGGACCTGATTGCCCTTGACCCACTCCTCCACGTAGATACAGCCCTCAGGCACGTGGGTCATGCCCTCGTCATAGTCAGAATACTCACCGATGAGATACTTACGGCGAATGACACCGCGATCCGTGCGACGTGCAGACAGGTAGCGATCGAGAGCGGTGAGAACACGGGAGATGCACATTTTTGTAGACTACTTCGTCACGGCGGTAGAAAATTCGTTTTCGGAACCGATGGCGATTTGTGTTGCCCGGCTGAACATAAGTGCCTCTCCAAACGAATCCGAGGCGTCGCGTCCCCACTTGCTCGTCGACGGCCCTCCAGTCGCGACCGTGATGCTAGGCTCCGGCGGCTCGCCCGGCCCCGGTGCATTCGGCTGGCGGAATGGCTCTCCGCTCAGTGTGAACTTTTCCTTGCCATCGCCGGCCTGGTAGTACACCATCACCGTCTCGTCAAAGTTGGTCCCCATCGAGATCGCCGTCGCCAGTGACGTGATCACGAACGGAGCCGCCACGAGGAACCAGGACACCGGTGACAGGCCAATTCCGCAGAAGGTATCGAGAACCTTCACAACAGCCGCACCAAGAACAAGTTTGATTGCGAAGGTTACCCACAGCCCCATTGACAAGTCCAGACCCAGCTGAACAACAAGGAAAATAAGATACAGCAATGCGGGAGGACAGAGAGTCTCGATAAAACGCATCTTCACGTACTTACACTTGAACCAAGAAAAGATGAAGGCCACCGTCGAAACAATCGTATCGTTCATCGGCTGCACTCCGCAGGTCGCAGAGGAGTCGCTGGCCAGACACGATGGGGATATGTACAAGGTCATGTCCGAGCTTCTGGAGGCACCGGTCGTGTCGGGTGCCAAGTACATTCCCAAGCCACGCGAGATTGACCGCGGCATGACCCCAGAGCAAGAGGAACGGTGTGCAAAGGGCAGGAAGCTGATGGACACGCTCACCTCTGTAGCCTCAGCCGCCCAGTCGAAAATCCGATCCGGGCAGTCGCTGGCGGCGGGCGCAGTGGAGGAGGCATCCCCGGCTCAGCCTTCGTCGGCTCCTGGCGACGCGCAGTCTGCTCAGCCGCCGGAATAGGATATGCACGCTGAAAGTCTTCCATCATATCGGCAATACGCTTTGCCTCCGTGAAGATGTCCATTGATTTGACATGGGCAATCACTTCGACTCGTTTTGCCTCATAGGTAGCGGCATCGTCGAGTGTCTCGATAGCGGAAATCCATTCCTCGGGAACATCGCGGCGACATGCAATACCTGCGGGGGTAATCCACTCTTCAACGCCTTCCGTGCTGCCAACCAGAGGTACGTTCTCCGTCGCTGGCTTGGAGTACACTACGGGAATACCATTGTACATGGCTTCAACTGCGATACGTCCGAAGCTCTCGTAATAAGACGGAAACAACAAGATGCGAGTTCGCTTCAAGATGTTGCGAATGTCGTTATCAAACGGAATCCACTCAATATTGGGGGGAGCGGGAGGAAGCCATAGCTCTCCATAGTACGGACGGACGCCAAGGAATTTCCGGTTCGGCATTCGTTTGGCAAGCTCGATAAATTGATGCACTCCCTTGTTGACATTCGCATTCACCAAAGTGATCATATCTCCGTCGAGCGGAGAGTCCATGCGTATGTTCGCTTCGTGCATGAGAGGACGAACAACGCCGGTCCGGACAATCATGGGCGGGAACGGATTCACCTGCTTGCGAAAGGTGCCTTCCATGGTGCGATTAATGAAGAGAAGCATCTCCACCCACTTTGTTGAGGCCAGGTCGGTCAACACGGAATAGCGGCCATCAAAATGAGCCGTCACCGCGATGGGGCGGTTGTATCCGCGAGAATTGACCTTGCGAACGTGGGGAAGGCAAGGTGCGTGAGGACACACCCACAGATCGCTCGAATCAAGCAGAACGCCTCCTGCAGAATAGTGCATAAAGCGAAACCCTCGCCACACTCCACCGTTGTATCCTTCTTTTGGTCTTTCAATTGTCAGAAACGTGACCGTGTGTCCACGTTTCAGAAATTCGGTTGCAAGGTCAATGTCGTGGAGAAACGCCCCACATAAGTCAGGCATACGATTGGCAAAGAACAGCACTCTCATTATGTACTTCCATCGACTCGCGTTTTCTTAACTAACCGTGACGAGTCTCCACCCCACGTCCAACTTTGAATCCAGTTGTTCGGATTGCTAAACTCAGACTGTTTGATCGGGATGAGCGGCTGGTAGTAGTTAGGAATCGTCTTGTCCATGATCGTCGACGCTTCCTTCTTGTATCGCTGCAGCTGTGCGTGAATCAGCGTAGACTCATCGCCGACCGAATCGGCCTCGCGACCACGACCAAGGTTGGGCGTGGTTGAGAACGGACGAATCCACAGTTGCTTGGGACCCTTGACACGCAGCCCCTCAGCGTCACCCCACCGAAGATCAGAGTTCTTGTCAATATCGCAACCCGGACCCATGCCGTATCCACCCCGTGCAATCATACCGGGTTGATCTGACATTGCCGACGCAGGACTCAACGCACCTGTGCAGTCACCCCCTCCAAAGAACGACGTCTGACGCCCCATCGCCGACTCGTTCGCAAAGTTGTGTTCCATAACATGCGATTGATCTACGTTGCCACGCGTATTGGCGAAAAACCAGTCGACTGTATTTGTTGACATCGACACCTCTTATCATCAAACCCAGAAAGTTTCATGGAAAACGGACAGTGAGAGTATAGGACAGACGGAAAGCAAAATGCAGCCTTCCGACTGGCACGAACATGACACCCGAGGGCAGTACGTCGTTGATGTCTTCGGACGCCTGCGTGACAAGTCTGTCGCATGCGTGCGAATCACGGGCTTCAAGCCGTATTTCTACTCGTCTATCGACCCGGGTGGGGCGGAGAGGGTCTCCAAGTATGACGCAATGGCGGGGTTCGACTGCTTGAAGACCAAGGAGGTGTGGAAGGTGGTCTGCAAGTCGCTGTCCGAGTACCACAAGAAGATTCGAGACTTGAAGGCCTTGAAGAAGCCAATCCTTTACGAGTCCGGCCTGCCCCCGTTCATTCGTCTTCTCCACGAGCGTCATCTGGGTCCGGCCTCGCCTATTCAGTTTGTGGGCGATGAGTCGGACGTGCCTACCGACCCCGACTCGGAAGAGCCGCTGTATAACGTGGATGTGTTCTACACCTGCGACTGGACAACGGTCAAGCCCGCAGTGGGCAACATTCCAATGAAGGTGGCCTGTTACGATTTGGAGATGTGTCCTCTCCAAGGCAGCAACTTTCCGATGGCCGACAAGGATCCCATTGTTCAGATTGGCGTCTCGTATCGCTGGTCGGACGACATGATGACGCCCATCTCCAAGAAGGTGTTCGTTCTCGGGTCCTGCGATTCGTGTGCTGAACCGGATACCGAGTTCGTCGAGTGCAAGACGGAAGCGGATATGCTGTTGAAGTTCGCCGCGAATGTTCGCCGTGAGAACCCGGACATCATGTCGGGATACAACACCTTTGGTTTCGATGACGCGTATATCGAGGACCGGTGCACAAAACTGGGTATCGTGGACGATGTCAACCTGTCCCGGGCCCCTCCGGCCAAGTCTCGCGACGCGAATGGAAACTACTCAACCAAGTTCTCGGAGACCAAGCGGTTCGAGCTGGCGTCGGGCAAGTATGATCTTCGCATGATTGCCATGCGAGGACGCCTGTGCATCGACCTGCTGCTGAACATGCGACGCGAACACTCGCTGGATTCCTTCAAGCTGGACAATGTGGCCAGCGTATTTCTTCGAGACAAGGTTCTGTCGTATACTAACAATGTCGTTGCCACAAAGAGTACTCGGGGCCTACGCGTTGGCAATTACGTCCGGTTTGATCTGGTTGGAAACACGACAGACCCCTACCGAGAAGGCGAGAAGTTCTGTATTACAGCGGTTAGCGGCAACACCTTCACCATCGATGGAGGAGACTCCCTATTTGCTGAACTCTCCAGCAAGGATCGAACGCATCTGGAATGGACTCTTTCCAAGGACGACGTAGAGCCGCACGAGCTGTTTCGCCTTCATCGCGAAGGCGGGTCGGCTGGGCGTGCGCGGATTGCCCGCTACTGTATTCAGGATTGCGACCTGGTGCTGACGCTTATGGGCAAGCTGGACACGATTGTCAATGCTCGCGGTATGGCCGACGTGTGCAAGGTTCCCATGCAGTTCGTGCTGATTCGTGGCCAGGGAATCAAGATCTTCTCGGCCGTGGTCTATTACGCCTCTCAGCGAAATCAGATCATCCAGACACAGCAGTATGAGTTTGGCGACGAGGCAGGGTATGAAGGTGCGGTGGTCATCAGCCCGAAGATCGGAATGTATCTTGACCAGCCAGTGTCCGTTCTGGATTTCAATTCGCTGTATCCGACGAACATGATTGCCTACAATATCTCACCGGATACGCTGGTGAGCCTGCGAGTGTTTGACTCCAACGACAAGCAGGTTGACGCCCAATGCGAAGGCATGACGTATCCGGCCATGCAGAAGCTGAAGGCTGCGGGCTATGTGCTGGACGAGGTGGAGTATGACAACAAGGAGACGGGTGGCAAGACAGTCTGCACCTATGTCCAGCCAAAGGCTGACCAACCCATGTTGACAGGCGTTCTACCCAAAACACTCGAGATCCTACTGGCAAAACGAAAGGAATACAAACAAATGATGGAAGATCCTAAATACGATGATGCTGCTCGCTCTGTCTATAATGGTCTTCAGCTTGCTTACAAGGTCGTCGCCAACAGCGTGTATGGGCAGACTGGTAGTCGTACGTCTCCCATCCGAAAGATGTGCGTTGCCGCCTGCACCACCGCTGCTGGACGAAAGGCTCTGTTCCTCGCAAAACACATCGTGGAGTCCGAATTCGGAGCCGAAGTTATCTACGGAGACACAGACTCTATCTTCATCAAGTTCCCCACCAAAGATCTCGCGACTTCCATCGATCTGGGTATCAAGGCCGGAAAGCGGATCACGGAGCAATGTCGCCGCCCGTACAAGATCGCATACGAGAAGACCTTCTATCCATTCATTCTGTTCTGTCGCAAGCGATACGTCGGCATGAAGTATGAGGAAGACCCGAACCCAAAGAAGGCCAAGCGGATGTCGATGGGGATCGTCTTGAAGCGGCGAGACAATGCGCCCATCGTCAAGGATGTCTACGGAGGTGCATTGGACCTGCTCCTAAGCGGAGCAACGGTCAAGGAGGCGCAGACGTTTGTTCGAAACATCCTGTTGGACGTATTGAATAACCGTGTTCCGCTTGAGAAGTTCATTCTCAGCAAGGCCCTGCGCGACGATTACAAGAACCCCGAGCAGATTGCCCATCGTGTCCTGGCCGATCGCATGGCTGAGCGTGATCCGGGCACGGCTCCGAACGTGGGTGACCGCGTGCAGTATGTGTATGTTGCCGAGAACAAGAAGGGGGCTAAACAGGGTGATCGGATCGAACACGTGGATTATGTGCGAGCCAACAAGCTGCACTATGACGCAGCCTTCTATGTATCGAATCAGATACAGAACCCCGTTGCCCAGCTCTTCGCACTCTGCGTTGAGCAGCTTGCTGGCTACAAGGCACCGATCAACCCATCCTATCCGGCGCTGTATACGAAGCTCAAGGCGGTCATCGCAGCCAAACAGCCAGAGTTGGACGCAGATGAACTTGAGGAGGAGACATTGCTTGCAGTGTTGAAACACAAGGAGAAGCAAATTGACTCGATAATGTTCTTATCTGCGCCAGAGCTTTCATCAATCGTAAACAAGCAGCCGACGATACATGGGTTCTTCAAGAAAACGGAAACCGCCAAATAAACAAGATGAATGGCAACCGAAATGACACCAAGACCTGAAATCGACATCACCGACGAGAAAGAGTTTGAGTATGTCATCGAGGATCGCAAGATGTTCCTCGAACGCATCAAGTTGGAAGCATCACTCGTCTTTGAAGCGGTGTTCGAAGCCTGGAGGCAGGTTCACCGTATTCGCATGGGGAAACCCGCGGAGTATGTCAACTACGACGAGTACTTGAAGGCACTCGAAGACCCGTATCCTTACGAACCCGATTACATCTTCTACTGCCTGGGAAAGTAGCTTTCGGGTAAACCGGTATAGCAACCCAATGACACCTACATCTCTCGCAGTCATCTCCACTATACGCGACCTTCTCGAGGCCGACACAATTTTTTTCCGCCTGGTCGTCGCCCTTCCGGATCCGCTTCGCACTCGATGTATTGGTAATCGAGCTCGCGTCACGCAGGATGTTCTCAGACTGATGCATGCTATTCTCGAGCCGGTCCAACCTCAGCGGTATGTTGTCAATATTCCGCTGGGAGCCGGAGAGTGGCATGCACCAGGAGCCTTTGATGATGTTCCGATTGTGCCGACGACCGCCCAGCTCATGGCCGCCTTTGAGCACGATGTGACTATCGCTGACACGAATTGTGCAGTGTGTCAGGAAGCGGTCTCAACGGGAACGCGGCTTCGGAATTGCCAGCATGTGTTTCATCGTGGGTGTATCACTCAGTGGCTTGGGACGAGTGCACGATGCCCTGTGTGTCGCGACGACGTGCGTGAGCAACGAGCAGCGGATCGTCTTGGACCCACGACTTCTGCCTGAGCATTTCGTTCACTTCGGGGCTGAATTTGGTAAGCGGCGTGGGGGGTGGCAGGGTAATCGACTTTCCATACTGTAGTGACTGCAGTATACGGCGAATGTCGTATTGATACTCCTTCGCGAGGGCGGCAGTGTCCTGGTTTGGGAAGAGAACACTCAAATCCGAAGGACTGGGGGGATGGCATCGAATGACTTCAATTTTTTCAGAGGTCTTGAAGATACGAGGAACTTCGTTGCATGTGAGAAGAACCGGAAGCGTGCGTTCAGTTCCGGTCATCCATTCCACTAACTTACGCTGAGCATGCGAGTCCGATCCGTCAATTTCGTCCAGCAACAAACAGGACGTCTTGGTATCTCCACGTAGCAGCGAACTGATGCTTCGACTGTTACGATAGCTGGCAACAAGCCTGGCAACATCCTCGTGACTACGCATTGTCTGAGTTGCGTTAATCTCCAGAGGTTCCATTCCTGCACTTCGAATGGCAGCCAAGGCCATGGTTGTTTTTCCGATACCTGGCGGCCCGTGAAGCATCACCACACTGGAATATGGTCTCGCAGTAAGATACTTTGTTAGCCTGCTCTTTACGTCCGTGTGTCCAACTACACCCTCGAGAACGAGAGGTCGCTGGGTCTCACTCCACATTATATGAGTTTCAATCAAGATGAGAAAATGCTTGTGGAAAGAACAATGGATGTCCCACAGCATGTTCTGCGAAGTCTCTTTCGAGACACGGCCTTTCCACTGATTCAACATCATGTGGACTCTTTCAATGACATGTTGGAGACGCGTGTTCCTACCTTTATCAAGGCCTCGAACCCGCACGAGCTTGAACTGCCGGAAGGACGGTACATCCGCATTTTTATCGGCGGGCGCGATGCGTCGAAACTGAAGTGGACAAGCCCAACGGATGATATTGGCAATGCGATCCTTCCCCACGCATGCCGGCTGGACAATCAGACCTATACGGTGACCCTTACCGCGGACCTGGAGGTGGAGTACGTCATGCCTGGAAACCCGACAGTTATTCGTGAATTCAAGGACGTTGTCATTGGAAAGATTCCGTTGATGCTGCGGAGCAAGCTGTGCTACCTGACCGGTATTGATGGCTACGAGGCGGGAGAATGCAAATTTGAGCTAGGCGGATATTTCATTGTTGACGGAGCTGAGAAGGTGCTGCTCACCCAAGAGAAGCTCGGCAACAACATGGTGTACTCGGGCGTTCGCTCTGCCGCACCGCCGAGGGATCAGATCTCGGGACCCCGCGAGAAATCGGCACCGATCGATTTCGTGGGAAATGCGAAATTCGAGTCCTCGAAAGAGTTCTATACCGGCATTCGCTCGGTCTCTGAAGACGCGAGCCGCGGTCCGTATTCGCACTTTCTCGTGATTCCCGACCGGAACCCGTATGATGAAAACATCAAGACAGGTGGACCTCCGAATTACGGCCAGCATAAACGAGTCGCGTCCATCACGATACCTGGGTTTGCTCAGCCTGTTCCGCTGATCAGCATGTTTCGTGCATTGGGATGTGCGTCTGACCGCGATATCTACGAGACCACGCTCTTTGGTGTACTTGAATCCCAGCGAGTGATGTATGACGACATTTTCTCAACGCTCATTCTCAGTCACGAGGCCTTCCTGAAGAGGACAGAGGAGACAGACATGGAAATCCTTAAGAAGCAGACACATTCTCGCAGCCGTGTGGAGATTGTCCGCATTCTTCACGAGATGCTGTTTCCGCATGTAGAGGGGGCCGAGGACACGGGTGGGTTGTTCCGTCGAAAGGCCTATCAGCTTGGCATGATGTTGCGTGAGACGCTTGATGTGCTGCTAGGTATCAAGACACCGTCCGACCGCGACCATTTCAAGTTCAAGCGTCTGGAAACGTCGGGTGATTTATGCTTCGGCGAATTCCGGCGTGTGTTCCGCGATGCGTCCAAGAACATGCTGCTTGAACTCGACAAGAAGGTGAACCAGTTCGAGCGTGCAAACTACGCGGGAGCAAACCTTGTTAATGTGCTTCAACCTGAGACACTGGGCTTCTTTTGGCGTCCGTATCGGATGTTGAACGAGTTTTTGAAATCGTTCAAGGGTGCGTGGGGTGGCCGTGACGGAATCGCCCAGGAGCTGAGCCGCATGTCGTATGTGGGCGTGATCTCTCACCTTCGCCGCACGAACTTAGCAATGGACCGCACATCCAACAAGCCCGAGCCGCGGCGGTATCACGGGTCTCAGATGGGGTTCATGTGTCCGGTTGATTCACCGGACGGTCGGAATATCGGGTACATCAAATCGCTCGCCGTCCTTGCTCAGATTTCAACTCCGTTTCCATCGGAAAAGGTGAGCGAACTGTTGGTTGCATCCAAGCTGGTTCGTCGGCTTGCAGACATTCACCCCTCCACTTGGGATCCACGATGGACACCCGTTCACCTGAATTCTGACCTGTTTGGTGCATGTGTTGGCAATACACTCGCACTGGTCGACATGCTGGTAAAGGCACGCCGCGACGGAACCATTAGCCGCTCCGTCTCCATCGGATGGAGTCCCGTGCATAATCAGTTGTCGATCGCCTGCGATGCCGGACGGCCCATTCGTCCAGTGTATCGCGAAGGCACGACGTTGGAGGCAATGCGCGGAACGAAGACCTGGACGGACATCATGGGTCATCTGGACTATATTGACTCTCTCGAAACCGACTGCACACGCCTGTCCTTTACTCCGTTTCACCCCACGCTCCGGTCAGAGATCCATATGTCGTTCAGTCTCTCTGCACTCACCAACCTAACGCCCTTTGCCGACCATAATCCCGGAACACGCAATGCCTTTGCAATTGCTCAGACGAAGCAGACTGCGTCGTGGTATCATACGAACTATACAAAGCGATTCGACACAATCTCGCTCATGTGCGTGCTGCCCCAGAAGCCGCTCACGCAGACGTGGATGTATCGCGAGATGATGGGTCCCGGTGGATGCATGGCATACGGCGAAAATGCGCTGGTGGCTATCACGACATACGGTGGCTACAACCAAGAAGACTCCGTCATGATGAATGGCGGATCCATGAAGCGGGGAATGTTTCAGACCATGTACTTCCACAGCTACAAGATGGAGGAAGAGATGATTGACGTGGCTACGCAGTTGCACACGGAAATTGTCAATGTCCTTACATCGGCCGCCCACCGCGACTCGGTCAAACGCAAGGAGGGAATGGACTATGAACACCTAGACGGCGACGGACTGGTGAAGGTTGGCACGCAAGTAACCGGAACCACTGTGCTGGTGGGAATGGTTACACCCGTGGTGGACGCAACAGGTCACGTGACCGGCTACCGTGACGCATCCATGACACCGAAACGCGACCAACGCGGACGGGTTGACGCTGTATACCGGTTCTCTACACAGGAGGGGCTGCGAGGTATCAAGATTCGCATTGTGGAAGAACGGTATCCGGTGCTGGGTGATAAGATGGGAAGTCGTCATTCGCAAAAAGGAACGGTGGGAATGATTCTGCCGGAGGAGGACATGCCCTTCACATCTCGTGGTCTGCGGCCCGACATCATCTTTAACCCCCACGCCATGCCCACGCGTATGACGATCGGACAGTGGATGGAAAGCTCGCATAGCCGCTTGGCGTTGAAACAAGGCGCCTTCATTGACGCAACGCCCTGCACAACGACGGGACGTGTGGAGACTCTCAAGAAGATTCTGACCTCGCAGGGGTTTGAGCCGTTCGGCACAGAGGTTCTGTACAATGGCATGACCGGTGAACAATTGGAAGTCGATGTGTTCATGGGACCGACGTACTACCAGCGAATGAAGCACATGGTGGAAGACAAGATCAATTACCGTGCAACAGGTCCCCGCAAGGCCATGACACACCAGCCGCTGGAAGGTCGGTCAGATGAGGGTGGCATGCGTGTAGGTGAGATGGAGCGTGACGCACTGGTGTCCCATGGCATGTCAAAGTTCTTAACGGAGAGCTTCATGGAGAGGTCAGACAAGACAGAGGTCCTTCACAATCGCGAAACGCATATGCTCGACGTGAGTCGCGACACATTAGAGATGCCGTATGCAATGTTCTTGTATGCACGCGAGTTAGAGGCCATGCATTTAACCGTCCAATTAAAGACAGAGTGATGCTCTCCCGGCTTCTCTTCGCAGTCTTCATGCTGAGTGTGAACGCTGGAAAGGTCGACGATCTGATCCACGCCTGCAAGCTGAATCGGCAGTTCAAACGTCAATGTCCTTATGTTTTGTGTCTGTTCACAACCAAATCACCTAAAAAATGTATGCCCGCCTGAAAACGGATTCCATACTGTAACGGATAGATACAAAGCAGCCTGCCAAAATGTCTTCTTCCACCAACAACTTCGCCATGCTTGCCGCCGCCCGCTACCCCGTCTCCGACTCCATGTATCCCGAGATGCGGGCTCGAAACCTTCGCCTGCGTGGCGACTATGTGCTCATGCTCGAGCAGTGCCGGTCGAATCCGGCTTACTTTGTCCGCATGCCCAACGGCCTGGACGACTTCCCGGCTCACTGTGAGCCTCTGACCGAGGACGACACCAAGGGCTGGACCACGGTTCGCCGCAAGATCCGAGTCAAGCGTGTCAAGACGGATGAGGAACTCAACTACGAGGCGGCCCAGATGCACGACTATTGGGATGCCGAGTCGGTGGACAGCATTCACTATGCTCTCCCCACAGGTGAGCACAATGGTGCACTGTTCGACATCGGTTCCCGCTTCTGAGGAGTCTCGCCAGCAAAAAAAACAAAACACATTTTTACCTGCTTACAGGTAAGGATGGAGGATACACTAGTGAAGATGTCTGACCATATCTACGTAACAAAGCGCAACGGCGACCGTGTGCCCGTGTCCTTCAACGAGGTGCTGTCACGCATTCAGAAGCTCGCAGACGGTCTTGCTCACGTCAACCCTGATTTGGTCGCACAGAAGGTCTGCACGCAGATTCAGGATGGAATCAAGACGTCCGAGCTTGACGAGTTTGCCGCAGAGGTCTGTGCAATGATGCAGGCCCGCTTTCACCCGAACTACGGTAAGCTGGCGGCACGCCTGGTGATTGACAACCACCAGAAGAAGACGCCGTCTCTCTTTTCGGATTGTGTTGATACCTTGGCTCGTGACCAGCTTGTGAACGATGACTTTGTGTGGAATGTGGCCCAGAACCGTGTGGCCCTGAATGCGGCCTGTGAGTACTCGCGTGACTTTATGTTCGAGTATTTTGGGTTCAAGACGCTTGAGAATGGGTACATGCTCCGCACGCGGGAGGGAAAGCCGTGCGAGCGTCCCCAGCACATGTGGATGCGTGTGGCTGTTCAGCTTCACGGAGACAACCTGACCAAGGTCATTGAGACCTACGATGCACTCAGTCAGGGCTTTTTCATTCATGCGACGCCTACTCTGTTCAACTCGGGCACGAAGCACGCTCAGTTGTCCTCTTGCTTTCTGGTCCACACGGAGGAGGACTCCATTAAGGGTATCTACAATACACTGGCCGAGTGTGCTCAGATCTCCAAGTGGGCCGGTGGCGTGGGCTTGTCTGTCCACAACATCCGTGCTCGTGGTTCAGAGATCAAGGGAACAAACGGAAAGTCCACGGGACTCACCCCGATGCTGAAGGTGTTCAATGATACAGCCAAGTATGTAAATCAGGGTGGCAAGCGAAATGGATCGTTTGCGGTCTATCTTGAGCCATGGCATGCAGACATTGAGGAGTTTTTGCGTCTCAAGCTGAATACAGGCAATGAGGACGAGCGGGCCCGTGATCTGTTCTATGGTCTGTGGATTCCCGATCTCTTCATGCAGAGGGTTGAGCAGGATGCCTATTGGTCAATGTTTAGTCCGGATACCTGCCCTGGACTGGCTGACTGCTGGGGCGATGCGTTCACAGAGCTTTATTGCGAATACGAGCGGAAGAACCTCGCCATGAAGGAGATTCCCGCCAAGAAGCTGTGGCAGATGATTCTCGATGCCCAGATTCAAACGGGCACGCCGTATCTCCTGTACAAGGATGCGTGTAATGCCAAGTCCAACCAGCAGAACCTCGGAACCATCAAGTCCTCCAACTTGTGTGTTGCCCCAGAGACACTGGTTCTTACGGATGAGGGTCAGTTCCAGATTGAGGATATTTATGCTCGCGGAAAGCCAGTTCGGGTATGGAATGGCGACGTATTCTCAGAAGTCACAGTCGCCAAGACCGGTGTGGACCAGGAGTTAGTTGATGTGGAGATGAGTGATGGTCGAGTGATCACATGCACACCGTATCACAAGTTTCTTGTTTCGGAGGGATATGATGACAAGCGTTCGATTGCGAATGCCCTCCGAGTTGATGCGTCTGATCTCAAGCCCGGAATGAAGCTCAAGAAGTCCTCTCTCCCAACTATTACCGATTCTGTTAACCCAGATTTCGAGTATGCCTACACCCACGGGTTCTTCTGTGGTGACGGTACATACTCAAACGGGCGCCCTTCGCTGTCGCTGTATGGAGAGAAGAAGAGGCTTGTTCCGCATCTCTCCGTTCGCACTATGACTGGCGTTGAGGATGCGTCTGGTCGTCTGAATACTCAGCTCCCTACTGGTCTTGAACCGAAGTTCAAAGTTCCTACGAATACATCCATCCGGTGCCGTCTCGAGTGGCTTGCTGGATATCTTGACGCAGATGGATCCGTATGCCGCAACGGAACCAATGAGAGCATCCAAGTCGCATCTGTTGAGTACCCGTTCTTGAAGGACGTTCAGTCTATGCTAGTGACGCTCGGAGTCCAGTCAAAGATCACTCAAGCTTTCCCTGAACGAAAGACGATGCTTCCCAACGGACACGGAGGATACGCAGAGTTTGACTGCAAGCCCCTGTGGAGGCTTCTCGTCTCCTCAACTGGACTCTATCACTTGTCCACGCTCGGGTTCAAGACACATCGTCTTACATGGACGGCTCGGAAGCCCCAGCGGAACGCGGAACAGTTTGTCACGGTTGTACAAGTGATTTCGCGTGATCGCCGCGATGATACGTATTGCTTCAACGAGCCCCTCAATCATGCCGGCGTCTTCAACGGTATCCTCACAGGCAACTGCACCGAAATCATCGAGTACACCTCCCCTGAAGAGACGGCGGTCTGTAACCTCGGGTCTCTGGCTCTCCCCAAGTTCGTCCAGCGGAGCTTCGCAGCCGATGGTGAGTATCGCTTCAACTTTGAGGAGCTTCGCAAGTATACTGCCATCCTGGCTCGCAATCTGGATATTGTCGTCGACAAGACGTATTACCCCACAGAGAAGTGTCGCACCTCCAACCTCCGTCATCGCCCCATCGGCATCGGAGTTCAGGGACTGGCCGATGTGTTTGCCATGCTCCGTATTCCGTGGTCGTCTCAGAAGGCTGCAGACCTGAACCGCGAGATCTTTGAGAACATCTACTACGCCGCCGCAACGCAGAGCATGTTGGCGGCATCTCCGAAGGACGAGTGGCATGGAATTGCTCTCGGCGTTGGCAATGCGTATCCGTCCTTTGAAGGGTCGCCGACCAGTCAGGGAAAGTTGCAGTATCACCTGTGGGGCGAGACGCCAAAGTCGAAGTACCTGAACTGGGATGGTCTTGCCAACCTGTGTGCCGGCGGCATGCGGAACTCGCTCTTGATTGCCCCGATGCCCACTGCGTCCACCTCGCAGATTCTGGGAAACAATGAGTGCTTTGAGCCGTTCACCTCGAACCTGTACTCGCGTCGTGTGTTGTCGGGAGAGTTCATTGTCATCAATAAGTATCTCGTGGAGGACCTGGTCGCCCGTGGAATGTGGACGCCGGAGGTGCGGACGGAGATCATTGCGAACAATGGCTCAATTCAGTCGATGATTGGCCTGCCCGGTGAGCTGCGTGAGCTGTATCGCACAGCCTGGGAGATTCCCATGAAGACGCTCATTAACATGGCTCGCGACCGCGCTCCGTTTATTTGCCAGTCCCAGTCGCTGAACTTGTTCGTCGCCGACCCCACGTATTCGAAGCTGTCGAGTATGCACTTCTATGCGTGGAAGCAGGGCTTGAAGACGGGGTGTTATTACCTCCGAACCAAGGCGGCGGCGAAGGCCCAACAGTTTACTGTCGAGCCGTCGGCGTGCGTTTCTTGTTCGGCCTGAGATTTTTGTGTGTGCGTTAAAACAAAATGGTCGCCTGTGCTCCTGGACAAATTTCGACTACTGATAGCCCGTGTGATCCCGCCGGTGGTCGCCGTCGCCGCCACTCCCGCCGCCGCACCATGCGTGTCCCCAAGGGCGTCCCCGTCAAGGCGAAGACGCTCAAGCGTATGCTGAAGAAGGCCGGCCTGAAGTGCTCGGGCAAGAAGTCAACGCTGCGTTCTCGTGCCCGCAAGGCCCATCTCATCCGTGGCGGCGGCGGTGAGGTGTGGGGTAGCGGCCCGGCCCCGGTCGGTCACTAGACATTTCCTCGTCTAGGTATAAATGTCTTCGAGTAACGGTGGTGTTGTTCTTGGAGATGGATCGATTGGCCCGTCGACGGGTGCGGTCTTTACCCCGATGTCCGGCCCCGGCGGAATGTATGGCGGCCGCCGCGGAAGTATCAAGGCGAAGACTCTCCGTCGTATGCTGAAGAAGGCGGGCTTGAAGACGACGGGCAAGAAGGCGACGCTGACCCGTCGTGCCAAGAAGGCTCACCTCCGCGGTGGGTCGCTGGCCGGGGGCATTGTCAGCAGTTCGTCGAGTGCCGGAACGGTGGGTGGCCGTCGTCGTCGTCGCCGCACTCGCGGAGGAGGTGGCTTAGGTGGTGCCGGCGGCTACCCATTCAAGGCCGGCGACGTTGGAACTGCCGGTGGCCTTCGTCGTCGCCCCTGCAAAAAGCACTCCACGAGTTCGTCTGAGTCCAGTTACTAAGCAATACACACCGCAATCTCAGAAATCAATGTAAACAACTCATCGGAAAATCCATAATGAGAGCCGTTCACCTCCATACCCACGGGAGGTTTGCGGCTTGACGTGGTTTTCTTATGGGACAAACTCACAATCACATCTTGGGGAGAGAACTCCCGGCACATTCCTTCACGTCCGTGAATGAATGCGTCACCCTCGGCAATCTGCTGATCAGGAAACCCACGCTCCTGCCAGAAGGCACGAGTGAAACACAGCGTCGCCTCCGAGACACGCTTGGACATGTCGAGCGTGATGGGCGGAACGTTCATGAAGGACTTGGTCTCGTGAATCTCATAGCACGGAAGCATCGTCGAGAACAGACACGCCGCCCGCGGCTCAGCCAACATGTGAGCTACGCGAGCCAACACGGAGTTGTTGGGATAGACATCGTCGTCATCCATCATGACCAGGATATCGTGCTTCGCTCTGGAGATTGCCAGGTTCCGCTTGGCACCAATACTTAGCGGCTCGTCAAGCAGAATGTACGTGACATTCGGCAGGTCGGAGATCAGGTTCTTAATCGGGTCCTTGCCGTCATCCACAATCACCCATTCCAGCAAATGCTCGGGATACGTCTGGGCCAGAAAGCAGTACTTGGCCAGCGGAATGAAGGACCGGCGGTCGCGGGTCAGCGTAATGATCGACACACTCGGAAGGTCCTCCTCCTTGGGGAGCGTCTCTTCCAGAGAATATGGGACCATGCCTGTGAAGAGTGTGTCCAGACGAGACAGCATGTTCTTGACAAACGCCTCGTGACGGTCTTCATACGCTTCACGGCTATCCATGGTGACACTACGCCGGTCGTCGTTGGACATCTTCGTGTACTCGATAAAGGCGTCTGCCAGCGAATCCACGTCCACGTCTTCCAGCACACCCAGACACTGCGGATGAGGGACGATCTTCGCATTGGATACCCACAGTGCATTCTTGACAATCTCGCGGAACGGCTGGATAGGCGATAGAATCGGCACACATCCCGCAGACAGAGCCTCATTCACAGCATGTCCAAAACCCTCAGCCGCTGATGTGCAGACCACCAGCCCACATTCGCGGAGAAGCGCGGTATACTCCTCCTCCGGAATCACTTCACTACGCAGCGTAATTTTGGACTTGATGCCCTCAGGGATGGCGCCGATCGGCACTTGGCTCGGCACATGCACAAGGGTCAGATGCGGAAGAGAAGGGAACACCCCCGGGTGCTGAGCAAGGATACGCGAATACGCCTGAAGAATCGGCTTCGGGTTACGCCACACGTTCTTGCCAATCGGCACAATGCCCTTGTTCGGATTCTTGCTTCCGAGTTCAGGGTATTTCTTGTCGATGGATGTCCAGGAGACATACTTGACATTCGGTGTCCACTTCAGAAACAGTGTCTCGGCCTCGCGTGTCTTGACCCACACCTCGTCCACCATCTTGGCATACGGCTCCCATGTCTGGTATGTCCACTCGGGATTGGGAATCCAGATGTTGCGGCCCGCATAGGCAAACAGCGAAGGGTTGATAACCTCCACAAAGAAGTTCACCTCGGCCTGCGGACACGACGGTGCACGATGGTTCACATGGCGAATCTGGGCGTCCTTGTCCAGAACGTGAGCAACTAACCCGTGAAGAATGGAGACATCCTGAGAGACGCCTGTATTCTTGCCGAATGTACCAATAAAATTGACTCGCATACTTCTACTTCGTGATCCGTTTCGTAAATGTCTTCCGCGGATGTCCACGGATGGTGCGTCGTTTGAGATTCATTCGCTTCCAGGACTCTACGTCACGAGAGGCACAGGGCGTCAGGGCCACCGGTCGGTCACGGAACCATTCCGGTGTCCCCACAGACAAAAAGGGAACAGGCTTGGCGTTTTCAATGTCTGCAAAGGTCTGAGACAGATTGAAGCATCGCGTGTGTGTTCGCTCGTCTCCGTATCCATACAATGGATCAGTGAGGTCCTTGCAGTATACATGGTCGTCAAGCCGAAGAGTTGTGCCGTCCCACCGTAACCCATCAATTGGACGATACATGCTCCACGAAGACTCCCACACATACCATCGAGACCCTTCATGGAGGAACACACGGTCGCCGTAGCGGATCATTGTCTAGTTCAGAAAAATGATTTAAGTTCTCCCGTCCGCGTGCCATAGATGTGCATGTCCATGGGACGAGCAATCGGCTCTGGGAAATCCAGAATGTCCTTTCGGAACCGCTTGTAGGCCACAACCTCGACCATGATGCGGCTCGCTGCAAAGGACACGACCCGCTGGTTCAGCTCTTCAAGTTCAACAGCCACGTTCGAGGGGTCGTTCTGGCCATATTGAAGGTAATAGCTACGCATGATAAGCATCAGGTCAGCCTCGCTCTGTGGGCTGAGGTTGTATTCTCCCTTGCTCAGGTCCAGCACTGCGTCGTGGATCTTCTGCTGCAGGTTCGCAATGTTGCCCTGGCTAAAAAACACTGTGTTCAGAGGCGTGTTGTTGTGACGATACTGGATATGCTCGGCCACAAGGGTCGGAACAGACACCGGCTCGTCAACCGCAAACAGTGTTCCACGGGGAATCGATAGCTTCTCTTCGCTGTCAGAAAGCGGAAGGCGACCTGTGTGTTTGGGGGCATTCGGAATAGCGGTCTGAGTGTAGAACTCAGAGAGGCTGTTCACCCAGTACTGGACGAGAGACGCCATTTGTGTAGAGTAGCGAAATTACTGTGTAATCTTGCCCCCGAGCTTGCCCGTGTCTGGTTGCAGGCACGTGAGTTCAAGCGTGTACGTTGGTTGGAGTGCAATGTTCAAGAAGGGGAGGTTCGAAGCGGTCCTCACTGGATTTTGACTGTACTGGACCGGAAAATACAGAATGTTTGAATTGCCTTGGTCTGCGGCTCCGGGGTATTTTGCGGATACATCGCCAGTTGCACTGGACGTCAAGAAGTTCGGAATAAGGAATCCGTTGTAGGACGTGTCGTATGACTTGGTGCGTGCGGTCGCGGTTGTGCGAGGGACGAACTGACCGTCTGTATTCGTTACGTAGTCGAGCAACTGGAGAACGGGAAAGGACGAACCCGACAGTGCCGTGATAAACGACACCTTGTCCAGGTTTGCGGAGATGATGGTTGACTTCAAGCAGTTGGACAATGTATTCGAATCAAAGATAATACGGTCGCCCACTCGAAGCTCATTGTCGTTAAAGTACTGCGATGCACCGGTGAAGCACTGAATAAACAGCTGATTCGAATCTGTCTGCAAGAACACGATGCTTAACCCGTCGTTCTGAACAAACGGCAGACCATTGGGATCCGTCACCGTAAGTTTCAGCGGTTGAAGAGCGGTGACCGGGCTTTGAAAGACCAGGGCCTCCTCATTCCACGGCTCGTAGTCGTAGTGCTGAACACCCACCGCAATATTGAAGTTGGTCTGTGTGCGTGTCTTCTGTGTCATAACGGAAAAGGCCCGACGCATGAATTCATTGCCACCGACATACCGGCCAGTGTACTCGTTCAAGTTCAAGAGTAGATACGGATACGTGCCGAACGTGGAATACGGGGTATTGGCGAGCTGTGTTTGAAGAACGCCATTCTGACCATAGTTTGACTGGTCGTAGGTACTTGCGTTCGAGTTCACGAGAACCGGAATGTTCAGAAACTGACGCTGGGGGAGCAATGCACGCACGAGGCGAATAGACTGCACATTCGATGGCAGAAAGACACTGCCAAATCCGAGTCCAGACGGAGCAACCGTATACCCGGTATCATACGCTAAAAAGTTTCCCTTTGGCAGAGACGAGTTGTATGCCGGGTAAAATACGTTCGAAAGATACCATCCCGCGGTGTTCGGTATCCCGGGAAGTGCATTGAGAATGCCATTCGAATCCGCACCAAACGTAGGAACAAAAGGGTTGTTCGTATAGACAGGTGGAGAATACCCATTCACCGCCTGGCTTCCGAACGTATAGACAAGGTTGCTATAAGGGTTGGGTTGAAGCACCCAGTTGCGTAGAGATGTATCAATGACAACGTACGTCTTGACTGGAACGGTATCCGGACTCGCTTGTGTTACATTCGCGTCATTGCGAGATCCGATATCGGTGCGTCCAAAGCGAATGTCACCTTGAATCGTAGTCGCCTGACGTCCAACCATAGGTAAAGTAAGTGTATTTGAATAGGACGAAACTGACGAGCTATCTGTTGCTCTCAGCAATGAGATATAGTCCATACTCTTGTTGTTTAGGCCGACTCTAAATCAGCGAGCCACAATGCACGGCCAGTGGTTCCACGCAGCAACTCCAGCCGACCCAATACACTCTCGCGGTCAGCACGGTGTTTGGCCATGACCTCCGACGTGAAGCTCGACACCGGCAGTCGGAGAATCTCCGCATGGTGCGTATACTTGTGTTCTGTCAGCAAGGCCTCGCACTCCGCCTTGGACTTGCGACGCAGGTCGGGGACCGGCTTGTCCAAACACTGGTTCTCAATGAATCGCACAATGTCCTCGTGATACGGCACCTCCTTCTCCAAGACCCCAATCTGGTGAAGGCGGCGTGTCTCATAGAGTGCCTCGCGAACCTCGGCATACTCAACCAGAATGTCATTGAGCGTCGCATACTTGGCAATCACGCCCTTGGCATTGAATGCGTGCATGTTCGTGGTCTTGACCTTGGTGGTCAGAGACTTCACCAGTGCAGCCTCCTCGATGCCCTTGATTCGAATGCAGATGTCCTGGTCTGTCGACGTATCGCTGAAATCCTTGATGCGACCCTCGGCCAACTCCTTCTCGAGCCACTCGCGATAGTCGGCTGTCCACGTTCCAGGAGGCAGCTCAGTAATGACTATCTCTTCCTTCTCCTTGCGATACACACCGACCACGCTGTCGGCCGTATACTGACCCTTGAACCCCTCGAAATACGGGACCAGCGGCTCGTCCGTCAAGTTTCCCTGTCCGCGAAGATACTTGGTAAGCATGGTCTTGAGAACCATCGGACTGCACGGCGGGATGTTCGTACTGTACCCCGTGCCGATTCCTCGGGCTCCATTCACCAGAAGCATCGGCAGAACCGGTGCATACCACTCAGGCTCGACCGGCAGTCCGTCGTCGTCGCGATACTTCAGAACCGCAAAGTCGTCGGCCGGGAGTAGCTTGCGAACACGAGGCTGGAGATAGGTGTGGATATAACGGGGAGACGCCGCATCCTTGCCACCCTGAATCCGAGTGCCGAACTGTCCCTGCGGAACTAGCCACGGAATGTTGTTTGAACCCATGAAGGTCTGTGCCATGCCCACGATGGTCTCGTTCAGTGACGCCTCACCGTGGTGGTAGCCCGTATGCTCAGACACGTAGCCTGCGAACTGGGCCACACGAATCTCCTGTGTCAGGTTCCGCTTCAAGGCGGCGAACAGGATCTTACGCTGCGAAGTCTTGAGTCCGTCCATGACAGACGGAATGGACCTCTCCAAATTGTAGTAGCTGAAATGAATCAGATCCTTGTGAACAAAGTCCGCATAGGGAACTCGGTTGCCAGACGGGACGAGTGCAGTGTGGTCGTAGCCCTTGAGCCACTCCTTGCGGTCGTCGGCACGCTGCTTGTTGAAGGCCAGGTCAATCGCCGGATCTGCAGCCGCGTCATACTCGAACTTCACCGCATTCACCTTGGCAAAGTACTCCTTGGACTCATCTCGCGTCGACGTGCCGAGTCCCTTGTAGTACTTGACCTTCCACGCTCCGGCGCGCCCCTCCCCCTCTCTCCACTGCTCGTACTCATATTGCGAGTAGAACACCTTCGTCTCCACGTCGCCCTTGGCTCCTCCACGAGCCTTTGTCGCCTTGACAATCGGAGTTGCCATGTACGTCAGAAACCCCGGAATCGCAATCAGCTCGTGCCACAGCTCGTGGAACAGATTGATCAACAACCCGCGAATATGGCTACCGTCCAAATCCTGGTCCGTCATGATCATGATGGACCCATACCGCAGGTCGGCGACGGACGTATACTTCTTACCCGATGTCAGGCCGATAATCTTCTTCAACTCGGCAATCTCCTTGGTCTGCTCAACCTTGGAGTCCGACGTATCCTTCACGTTCAGCACCTTGCCCTTGAGCGGGTAGACACCGAACGTCTTTCGCTGCTCCTGGCTCAGTCCACTCAGAGCCATGGCCTTGGCTGAATCTCCCTCAGTCAGAATCAGCGTGCACTTGGCCGAGTCCTTCGTTCCCGCGAGAACTGCATCGTCCAGCTTGGGAATGCCGGTGATGCGAGACTGCTTCTTGCCGTCCGTCTTGGAGTTGTCCTTGGCGTCCTTGACAGACTGAGCCTCCACAATGGTAGACACCAGATTCAGCTTGGTGACAATCTTCTTCAGCGTATCCTCGCTCAGCTTGGGAGAAGACCCGAAGGCCGACTGCTTGGTGGTCAGCGTCTCCTTGGTCTGAGACGTGAAGCTCGGGTTCTCAATCATAGAGGTCACGAACACGGCCAGGTTGTCACGCACCAGACCTGGCTTGACCTTGATCTTCTTCTTGGTCTCCAGAAACTCCACCACGTGGTTGACCACCTGGCTGGTCACGGCGTCCACGTGCGTGCCGTTCTTGGAGGTCCAGATGCCGTTCACAAAGGACATGGCGAACTGCTTGTCGGTCGGGCTGTCAGCCACAACAATGGTCCAGCGGTCGTTCGGCGACTCAGACACCACAGGTGCACCGTCGGGGAGGAACGACTTGGCATACTCCAACAGGCTACGACACTTGACCAGCTCGTTGTTGTACGACACCTTCACATCCTTACCCAGCGTCATGGCCAGGTCCCACACGCGACGCTCAATCAAGCGACGCATGCTCTCCGTAATCTCCGTCATGCCGAACCTCGCAAAGTCCGGCTTCCACCCGACGGCCACACTCAGCACATCGGGCTTCTTCTTTGGCGTCGTCACCTCGGGCTTGCCAATCTTGGTCATGTTGTCCGCGAACGTCTGCTGATACAGTAGCTTTCGTGCCTTGTCGTGAACAATGACCTTCATCTCCTTCGCGAAGATATTGACCAACTTCACGCCGTAGCCATTCTTGCCACCAACCAGCTTCTTCTCGTCCTTGTTGTAGTTGGTTGACGTGAGCAGCTCACCGAAGATCATCTGCGGAATCCACACCTTGTGGTCCGGGTGTTCGGCCACGTCGATAGGCTCGCCGTCGTTCTCGATGGTGAAGCCAACGGGGTCGCAGAGAACGTTAATCTTCTTCACCTGATCCGCACTGCCAGACTGGCGGAGTCGAATGGCCTGATCGTGAGCATTCACCAGTAGCTCGTCAATCAGCTTGTAGAACCCAGGGTTGACTGCGATGGTCTCGGGCTTGAACGCACCCGACGAATCGTGAAGAAACACCTCTTCGGTCGCAGTGACCGTGCTACCGATGTACGTCTCGGGAAGGTCGAGGATATGCTCGCGGTGCGTCTTACGCTGGTAGGCAGAGGAGAGGTCAGTCATCTTGGATGAGGTGTGTATAGCTGACTGCCCTTCTTTTCGTTTTATGGATGTAATGAGTGTTCCGGTTGCAACAGCGAATACCCCAACCATCACGGGTGCACCCGGATCGTATGTTCTCAACTATTCGTGGTCTGGCACGAATACGCCAACGTCCTATACGGTTTCGCTGTATCAGGTGATTCAGAGCGTGACCACGGTCGCGGCAACGCTCACTGCGACCGCACTGACGTCAAGCACATATTCCAATCTGGTTACGGGAGCGTCGTATTATTTCGTAGTGACTGCGACCAACGGAACCGGCACATCGTCTCCAGTCACATCCTCTTCGGTCTCTTTTTACAACCCCTTCGGTGGGCCGCAGGGTGTTCAGGGTATCCAAGGAATTTCCGGGGCAAATGGTGTCCAGGGACCCCAAGGACCGCAGGGTCTCCAAGGTCTCCAGGGCGTTGTGAATTTCTCTGGACCCGGAGCCGGAAATATCTCGAATTACCTGATCACCACGTCCGGCAACCCCGGCACAATTAATGCGAACTCCGGACTGACATGGGATGGGACAACGCTGAACGTTGCCGCGAATGGTAACACCGCAGGGGTCATCGTCGCAGGAACTGGGTCCAATTATATTGGCGGCGTGAGATTGGAAGTCAACAATATCGTTGCATCAAATGGAACCATAACAACTTTGGCAACAGGCTCCAATTCAGTTGGTGGGGTGACTCTGAGTAACGGTGTGATCATTGCATCGTCTATTAACAATGGTGCGAACACGTTCACGGTATCCAGCCCGTCAACCGGGAACATAAACACGCTGACAGTCGGTCCAGGTGCAGGAACGGGCAATGCGATCATCACCACAGGTAAGGTGAGTTTCGGTGCCATCACCGGACCCACCACATCGAATACAATCAATGGTCTGATTATCAACGCAGGTGCAGTATCGGGTGTTACAACTCTGAACACGATAACGATCGGGGCATCTGGCAACGTGTCGGGCATGGGAACGCTGGGGTGCGGGGCAATCACTGCACCCACTGCAACGAATACAATCAATGGCGTTATTATCAACGCAGGTGCAGTGTCGGGTGTTACAACTCTGAACACGATAACGGTCGGGTCAACCGGTAATGTGTCAAGCATGGGAACGCTGGGGTGCGGGGCAATCACTGCAAGTGGCTCGAATCTCATTGGCGGTGTGACGCTCAATGCTAGCAATATCAGCACGAGTGGCAATATCAGTGCAAGTGGCTCGAATCTCATTGGCGGTGTGACGCTCAATGCTAGCAATATCAGCACGAGTGGAACCGTGGCCGCGTCGAGCACGTCTGCTCATAACCTGGGTCTGGTGAACTTCACAAATGGTGCAATCACGGGTGCAACCACAGTTACTGCGTCTGGAGGTCTTGTCATGTCTAACGCTAGCGGTGGGATTTTTCGTACGATTCCAGTCTTAACATCCGGAGTCACTGAGATGAATGGACCTCTTAGCGTTTACCTCAACGGAACGACTCAGGCTCAGATGAATCTAGCATCCAACAGGGTGTTTGCTATTAACACAGGCGCGAACGAGAATATGTGGTTCAGCAACGGAACCGGGAAACTTGGAGTTAACTGCAACGCACCTGGATATACATTGGACGTCAATGGAACAATCCGTGCGAACGGAACCATAATGTCCTCGAATATTACACTGGGTACTAATGCATCTGCCATTCAAACCGTCACGGCAAGCACCACACCCGGTCAACCTGCATCGGTGCTTATGAAGATAAATGGATTGATGTTTCTCGCAGGACAGGGTAACGGCACGAACACACAGACAATTACGTTTACGAGCAACTTTACGAATATTCCTAGCGTCGTATGTACGTGTACTTCGGCCACAAACACCACTATATATGTGACCAGTATAACACTGTCCAACTTTGTAGCCCAAGTCAATGGTAATGGATCGGCTGGCTCATTCTATAATTGGATTGCAATAGGAGTATATACTTAACACTTAAACACCCCTCTCCAACAACAAGTATGCCCCCGCGTAAGCAAGTTCAAGATGCCCCTGTAGTGTTTTCGTTACGCCTCCCTGTGGAAGAGAACACGCCCGCTCCGCAGGAACAGGGGTCCACATCGTATTCAGACATTCTCTCCGCTGTCGAGACATCGCGGGTCGGAGAGAGGTTCAACACTGAGACCATGAAGGATATTCTGACGCGGACCCGGTCACCGAAATACAATTCGGCTGCCTGCTTCTGGTGCTGCTCTGGGTTCAACTGGAAGGCTTGTGTGCTTCCAATTAGTTACGACGCCTATGAGAACATGTATGCGTGCGAGGGACACTTCTGCTCGCCCGAGTGTGGGTTGGCATACCTGTATGCAGAGCCGCATCTGTCGGATACCGTTCGCTGGACACGTCACTGTCTGCTGGCCGATTTGTATCGCAGTCTGTATACCAAGAAGGATCTGACTCCCGCCCCGCCCCGAGCCACGCTTCGTCTTTTTGGTGGTCCGTTGGACGTCGAACAGTTCCGCGAGTATCTGGCTGCGTCCGAGGATATGGTGTCAGTCGCTCTGCCTCCACTCCGTCTGCATGTGCCGACCATGAACGTGCAGGGACCTGTGCGGGATGTCAAGCGATATGTCACTCTTTCACAGGACACTGTTGAGAAGGCTTCGAAGGAGCTGCGTCTGCGTCGCACCAAGCCAGTCCACCCCGTTGGAAGCACGCTGGACAAGTGTATTACACAGACCTTTGGTTAATTCAGTATGTGGTGTTGTCGCCGTTCTCCTCCTACGTCCGAGCCTGTTCACGTGCCTCGTGCATCCATTACGTGCGAGCGTGGTGTTCTCTCTGCCCAGAACCGTGGAACTCAGGTCCAGGGAGTGTATGCGTCTCGCATGGACGCAGTTGTCCAGCACGTGACCACGCTTCCCGCCATGAAGAGTTTGCTGGCGGTGACGCAGCACGACTACCTCCCCAATGAGTTTGACCCGGTCCGCCTGGATCAGGATGTATTCTTTCAGCTCAATGATCTGAAGGTGACCGACGGTCAGTTGGAGATGGTCAAGTTCACGCTGTATTGCCACGATCATGATGTGCAGCACCTCCAGACCTTTGTGGAGACGTGCAATGCGGAATATGAGCGTCGCATGGCCAACAAGCTGGGAACGCACCGCTATTACTTTGACCAGATGATTCAGACCAAGACGAAGGGTGTGCAGAATCCTCTGCCGAACTCGCACCTTGTGTACACCAAGGCACAGTTCAAGACGAACCGGACGTTTGCGAATGTCTTCTTCGAGGAGCGGGATCACGTGCGGGATCGTGTGCATTTCTTTCTGAACCGTCGCGACTGGTATGATGCAAAGGGAATTCCGTATACGCTCGGCTTCATGTTCCACGGTCCTCCGGGAGTGGGCAAGACGTCGAGTATCAAGGCGATTGCCAATGAGGGAAAGCGCCATATCGTGAATGTTCAGCTGTCGGAGATTAAGACCAAGGCTCAGCTTCAGCATCTCTTCTTCAACGATGAGATTCACGTGTTCAACGGTGTGAACACCGAGAAGTATACCATTCCCGTGTCCGAGCGACTGTATGTGATTGAGGACATTGACGCCATGGGCGACACGGTGCTGCGTCGCGAGTGGAAGAAGCCGGTGGTCGTCAAGCAGCCGACCGGAGACCCGTTTATGGACCGCGAGAAGGAGGAGAAGGAGGTGATTGACCTGTCGTTCATTCTGAACCTGCTGGATGGAACTCTGGAAGCGAATGGCCGCATTCTGGCCATCACCACCAACTTCCCCGAGCGGATTGATCGGGCATTGATTCGACCTGGACGCATCGACATGATTGTTAACTTCAAGAAGTGCAACCTTGCCGTGCTGCAGGAGATGGTGAGGTCATTTTACGATTCAGACACTGTCGTAGACGACGAGTCGCTGAATTATAAGTGGTCGCCCGCAGAGGTCAACCAGATTCTGTTTCGGAACTTTGGCGATGTGAATGCGGGTATGGCGGAACTCAAGGCATCTCCAGATGGCGATGCAGAAGATCAACAAGTAGTATGATGTAATCAAACAGTGCAGCCTGATTGTCCGGAGTCAGCTCCATCCACCGCATCTTCATCTTTTGAAGCACATAGGAGATATCCTCCTTGTTCTCGTATTCGCTGAATGGATACTTCAAGAAGTAGTCGGCGTTCTTGGCACGGACCAGCTTCTCATGGGGAAACATGTGATTCTGCACAGCAGCAATGACTCTCTTCGGATTGACCGTGCGGCCAATGCGAAGATACGACTTTAACCTAGGGAAATCGGGATCAGTCGGAAAGACCCGAATAAGTTCATCCAAAAAAGCCTCCCACTGGTCGAAAAACAGGGAGAGGAGTTTCGCCTTGGAGTGCATTATTGTTTATTGTTACTGACGTGAAACTCCTTTGAATTCCGCATCGCGCGCCTGCTGAATCCGCTTGAGGCGAGCCCCCACGTCCTCGTTGCGACCGTCCTTGGCTCCCTCGTAACTCTGTTTTGTCGTCGGCTCCGGAGGCCCCGCGGCGGCCGGCTCGCCTGTGAGGAAGGTATAGAACAGTTGATCCGTCGTGCTGGCCTTGCCGTCCCAACTTGAGTACGCATCTGAGAACCCACCCGCCGTGGAAAAGGACCAAGACTCAAGATCGCCCGTGGCCGCAGTGGCGGATGCACCGGCCCCGGCTGCACCAGGAGCATTCGTGGGAATCTCGCGACGAGCCGCCACCGGCTTCGAGATGTACGCGAAGATGTCCTTGCCCACATAAATGTCGTTCGTGTCGGGAAGATACAGCGTCGGCACGCTCTTCAGAAACGCCGGCAGCTGTGCCCGATTCACACCTTCAATCGAAATCAGGCGACATAAGTTCTGCTTGTTCAGAGCTGTCAGCGTATCGAGGATCTGCTTGCTGTGAGCACACCTCGTGCTATAAAACAATACAGGTTGCTTGCTCATTGTGAGTCTGTGTCAAAAAAACGGATACAAAAGAACGAAACAGTAAGACAAGCAATGGCGGCCCTCATCAATACTCGGTACTCCCTCAACAACAACCGCCTGACCTGCGAGCTTGTCAAGGTTCCGATTCCCTTTGTCAATGCTCTTCGACGCATTCTGCTCGCCGAGGTTCCAACGGTCGTGATTCGCGATGTGGTGATTCGCGAAAACACGTCGCAGATGATTCACGAGATGTTGAAGCACCGCGTGGAGATGCTGCCGATTGCCGTGACCGCGACGGAGGGCGACGTGATTCGCGACACAAAGTTGACCCTTCGGTTCATGCCTAGCCCGGAGACACGCGAAATCACGACAGATGACTTCGTGGTGGCTGGCCCGCGGCAAGCTGTGCTTCTTCGTGACCGCGACTTGGACACGCCTCTGTATTTCCTGACCTTGAAGCCGAACGAGGCCCTTCACGTCGAGTGTGGACTAGGGCTGGCCATGACAGGGGAATCTCAGGTGTGTGTTGCGACCTTTCGCAACCACATTGACGAGCAACGGGCAAAGCTTGACCGTGATTCCTTCATTCTGAGTCGGCCCACCGAAGATGTTCGCATCTTTGACAATCACTTGATTCAGCGGTCGTATGTACGCGACGAGCAGGAGCGGCCGAACCACTTTGACCTCACAGTAGAGAGCATCGGTGTCCAGCCAGCCAAGGAACTGCTTCGGACAGCTGCGACGGTGCTGAAGAAGAAGGTCACAGAGTTTGCCAAGCTGCCTGTCTCAAAGGATGAGAGTGGAGCATATGTGGTGGAGACAACGACGGAGGGCCACACCCTCGGTGCCTTGGCTCAGGCGATTATCTACGAGGCACCTGGTCTGGTGGACTTTGTGTCGTATCGCATTGACCACCCACTGACAGCAAAGCTGATTCTCCAATTCAGGACCAAGAGCAAGCCCGAGGCGGTTCTCGAGAGGTTTCGCGTAGAGGCGGAGGCACTATGCGAAACAGTTCTTCAGAGTGTATAAGCGATGGACGAGTTCCTGACATTTGAGGCGACGGATGTAGAACTCATCGGAGACGTCATTGACGTAGACGAAGAGGTTCAGCGAGGCGAGAAGGTGAGGTTCTATACCCTGAACGAACAGGTGAATGATGCTTTTGAACACATGATTCCAAAGGGTCGGACCACCCGGGCACAGTTGGAGAAGATTGACAAGGAGGTCGACCGCATTCGCGATTTGTACACAACATATGTGGCCCAGACACCAGACGGATTCGACGTGGTTGCCCCAAAACGTCTTCGTATTTTTCCGTGGATTTCACCTGTAACCGACGCAAAGGGCTACGCGGGATATGATTTCGATGCTCGATGGAAGCCCCTGTTTAGTCCGGATGCGATTCGGCAGCCCAACGGGTATGTTCGCATGCTGACATCTCTGCCAACCCCGTATGCGAATGACGTGGGTGTTCCGTATCCAGTCGACACGTCGACGGAGTTTGTCGATCGTGAGGCTACCGGCTCTCGCCGGGTTCTTCCTATGTTCAAGATGAACAAGACCCGCCGGCACGAAGATGGACGCATCGATGTTGTTTCAGTTCCCGTGGATGGAACCGCTGACCCCTCGCCCTTTGTCGGATACCGGTTGAGTGCACGCGAGCTTCCCATTCCCGACCCTCTAGCCGACCACCCTTTTTTGGCATCCAATGAAGCGAGGTTTATCGAGACCACAGAGCCACTGTCCGATGTTGTTCCCGAGCTAGATGCGGTGATGATGCATGGTGTTCCTGTGACACAAGATCCGTATACGGAAGGCCGGAAGTATCTCGCGATTTACGATATCAAGTTAGAGACTGTTCCCTGGGAGCTGTGGAAGCAGCGGTTTCCCAAGCGAGAACTGATCGACGTCATGCCACCGCCAATTGAGTTGAAGCTGCCTCAGCCGGACCCTGTGCCTCCGTCTTCAAACATAATTGAACAATACGGAAATCCATACTTTCCGGGCCTGGCCTCACGCAAATGGCTCATGACGCAAGAGGACGGAGGACACCTCGTGGTGAAAATGATTCAGTCGTTGGTCGGCGATTCCGGCACGGTCGAACTTTTACCCGTTGCTGAACTTGGAGACCTTCGCTTTCCAGACGTAGACGACGACCAGTGCGTTCTCGTCGGAAAGACATTCAATGATTTTGCTCTGCAAGGTGTGATTCGTCAGATAGCACCTGGGGTAAGGCGATGTATTCCGCTGGACATTGTCAAGCAGGAACGCCACCAGATTGGATACCGAAACCGAGTCCAATGGAAAGAATCCACGTCGCGTGATCTCTTGACCGAGTACACGCGTGCATTGAAGATGTTTCGCAAGTTCAAGGACGAAAAAACAGAGGTCAAGTATGAAAAGGCGGTCTCTCGGCCCACCTCGCGGTTGCGTGAACAGGTGGTTGCCATTCTCGGAGACGAGGACAGGTTTCCGGAAGACAAACTCAAGGCGATTCAGTTGCTTACACGCGACGCCCCCAAGACACGAGTGACGGTCGATACGGAGGGCTTGTTCGTTATCTGTGACCATACCCTGGCGATTCTGTCGGGTGACATGGAGAAGGACAGGTTAGCCTTTTACGACAAGTGGACGGCACGCGTGGATGGGTCGCGGGTATGCACGGTCTGTGGCGAAGAAGTCAACAAGGATGTTCTGGTTCACCAGGAAGACTTCTCCGAGGAAGGCCGGGCTCTTCTTCATGCGAGTGCATTGGAGACACAGACCTTCCACGGTGAATCGACAGCAACCTACACCACGCAACTGCGTGGACTGAAAGACGTCTTGGATGCGGAAGATCCCGCCGAAGGCACCTTGTTCCTTCTTATTTCACTCTTGCAGGTTCTGCCTGCTCAGGACCAGCTTCTTCCGGTTCTCCAAGAAGCACGTGTGCTGGCGAATGGTCTCAAATCAAGAGATCGGGACGGGAAGGCGCGTGGAATGGTAGGAATTGCGGCCATGGTCCTTCTTCTTCAGACACATATGCCTCGGCTTGTGGCCCGCAGGTCGTTTGGACCTACTCCGATTAAGATTGATGGATATCCTCGTGACACAGACTCTGATAAGGCACCCACCGTGATTGACAGCCTCTTTACCGTGCTTCGTAAGACATTTGAGGCATACCCAACATCCTTCAAGGGTCCGTCGGTAACGGTTATGCGTGGGGTTCTCAGTGATGCGTCAACGATTCGCAAGGGTGTGATTGCTGTTCTCAAGCGAATGCTTCCCGCCTTTTCGGCAGCCTTGACTCGGGCCAAGGCAGAGGCCGCCGCCAGTCCGTCTCCCCCACCGCCAGTTGGTCTCATTCCCACTATGCTTCCGCCCGCGGCACTCGGCACAGTGACACGGTTTCCCCAATGCACGGGTCCTCGGTCGATTTGGATGGACCCGACGGCTCCGAAGATTCGTCAGCCCACTGTTCCGCTGGACCCGGTCAAACCTCGTCCGTCTACGGTTCCTCTTCCCAGGATTGTGGTGTCCACAAGGGCTGTCAGTGTTCCGGATACCAAGGACATTCAGCGTCGCATTCGACTCCCGGCGGTTGCAAAGACCGAAGGCGATTCATGGCGGACAAACTTACTCATCATCGAACGTCTGAAAAATGCATTCGGGCTTGACGTGGATGTCACCATCGACACGTCGCAGAAACCAAGTCTGTTACGCGATATCTCAGAGGGTCTGTTGAAAGAGACGATTGCGACAATTATGCGAACACCCGAGATGCGACGTGCATATGAACAGCTTCGTGAAAAGGACATTGCATTGTTCGCATTAATGGCCAGCCTCAAGGACGCACGAACGGAAACAAACACGCTTCGTGCGAAGGAACGTCACTTGTTCACAGACCGCCTTCGTGAAATGACCGATAGTCAGCGTCAGATTACCAAAGACCTGCTCGACCGCGGAATGGCCCCGTACATCATTACGAACGAAGACCGCGACGTCTTTGCACAGCAGCTCGAGCGTGAACTTGAACCGCTGCTGGAACAGGAGGTTGACATTGGTGTGGGTGCACCACGCGACGCACCTGACGACGACGAGTTCAATGTGGATGAAGGTGATTACGGAGACCACACTGCACGTGGGAATCGCGAACGTGACCGCGACATGGCGGACATCGATACGGACGGTCCAATCTAACTTACACGCCAGGGACTCGAAAGAGTAATGCCTGCCCGCCTCCTCAAGATCCACCTCACCCGCTCCGACGCCGCCGCCGCCGACGACGATATCATTTCGTTCCGCACCGTCTCCGAGCATCCCGACCTCATCAAGGTCACAGTGGAGTATGCCGCCACTGGGACGGTTGAGCACTCGGGGTTCTCCAACAGTTTCGTGTTTTCTCGCGGGGGTGCGTATGAGTATGCAATGACGCTCGTTGGGTCGCTGGTCCGTGACGACGACCCGTTTGAGCAGGTGCAGCTCAGCTCTGCCATGTTCCCGTCCGTCATCTACCGTGTGGATCATCTCGAGGAGCCGGAGGTTCGCTCGGCGATTCAGGACATTGTGTGGACGACGCTCAACACGACGATCTCCTAAAACGAACCCGTGCTTGCTAAACAAAGAAAGAGCAAATGTTGACGATCCATGGATATCAAATCCCAAAAGACAGTCGCGAACTTGCACTCAAGAAGGATCTTACTGTCAGGCCCTTCTCGTTTGTCAACCCTACATCGGGGCCGAAGTATGGAGTCTACCACGAAGATGCAAAGCACCTTTATCTGCCCAAGCACTTTGGACTTGACCGATACGGAGCCGTTCCGACCACACGCGATGTCGCAAAGACTCCCGAGTGGAACTGGCAGTTTACTGGGTCGCTTCGTCCAGTCCAGTTACCCGTTGTCAACTCCTTCTTGCTTCCCGAACCCCATGATGGAATTATCTCGCTCCACACGGGAGGCGGAAAGACGGTGTGTGCATTGTACATCGCCTCTCGTCTCCGCGTCCCTACCTTGGTGGTTGTTCACAACACGTTCCTTCGCGACCAGTGGACCGAGCGAGTGAAGGCGTTCCTACCCAATGCACGAATTGGCCGAGTGCAAGCCGATGTCTGCGATGTCGAGAACAAGGACATTGTGATTGTTATGCTCCAAACGCTTTCGATGAAGGAACTAAATGTTGACGTCTTCAAACCGATTGGCTTGGTTATCGTTGACGAGTGCCATCACATTGCTTCTGAGGTGTTTGTGCAAGCGTTACCCAAAGTTACGTCAAGGCACATGCTTGGACTGTCCGCGACGCCCGATCGCAAAGACCGTTTGATGTTCGCGATTCATTGGTTCCTTGGCCCGTTGTTGTACAAGTCGGACACGGGAGATTCGGTCGACACGGCAGTGAATGTGGAGGTCTACGAGTACCAAAACGACGACCCAGAGTTCAATGAGATTGTCACATGTAAGAGCGGTCCCAGCGAAGGTATGGTGTCGGTGCCGATTATGGTCAACAAGCTAACTGCTTGCGAAGACCGCACTCGGTGGTTGTGCCGAATTCTGGAAGACGTATCGGAGGGTGGGCGTCAAATTCTGGTCTTGTCCGATCGTGTGCAGCATTGCCAAGACATTCTGGCCGGTCTACCGGAGGATCTGCGAGAAACTGCATGTATTCTGGGAACAGCCGTCAAGGCGGAGGTTCGTGCAGAGTACTGCAAGACAAAGTCCATTCTGATTGCGACGTACTCAATGTGCAAAGAAGGCTTCGACGTGGCCACGCTGAATACGCTGATGATGGCAACACCTCGTCCGGATATCGACCAGATTGTGGGTCGTATTCTGCGTGTCGAGAAGACGGGACGTGTCGTTCATCCGCTGATTATTGACATTGTGGATCCCCAGTTCAGGCGGCAGTTCGGTGTCCGGAATTCGCTCTATAAGAAGCGGCAATACCGCATTACGAAGATGGCGTTATAATGCGAGGCGGCGGTGGGAGAGGGCTGACTGCTTGATCCAGCTCGTGAGCTGTGTCCACGAAGATGTTGATCTTGTTCAGACCGTTGGTTTCCTCGGGCTTCGAGATATCCTTATACTTTTCCATTTGATGGGCAAAGGCAGACGTGACTGATCCCGGAATCAGCGGACTCAACTCCGCCAACCGGTCATACTGATCCTTGACGTACTTTAAGAAATCACCGGGCTGCATCCGCTGTTCACGGGGCAGACGCAGCTCGACATTGATGAAGCGGTAGAGCTTCGCATAGTGAATACCGGACATGCGGTGGCCCTCGGCACGCTTTGCCCAACCGAAATAGGTGCCGATCGTGTTCAGGACTCCGATCACGAGCGAACCTACGCCGAGCGCAGTCGCAGCCAGTTGATGGTCCGAAAACAGAGATGATGAACCAGCGTTCAGAAAAGCCACTGCACCCGAACCCACGATAACCGGTAAATCAATGTACGTCTTGCGGCGAGTAAAAATGCTCTCCGCACGTTTGTGCATAATCGCCAAGCCGTTCGCCTTCTCGCCGGTCTGGGCAAAGTAATCTTCGAGGACGACCGTCCACGTAACGTTTTGTCCGATATCAGTGGCTCCAGAGTCGCCCATGGTTTGTTTTAAACGCAGCAAAACTATCGGATGTAAGAGTAATGAACTACGACCGCAACGGAACTCTTGTGAACAAGTCGACGCCAACGACTGAACTTCGGACGGTGAAGAAGGTCTTTCATGTGGACTCTGCGGATCGTGATACAGGTATCTACTTCACGAACGGCGAGTTTGTTGTATATCTTCCGCGTGTTTACGAGAAGGTTGTGTCTCTTCGCCTGATGAGTGCGGAGTTTCCTTCGCTCGATCTTTGCTACGCACACTCCTACACGAACGGATCCAATGTATCCAGCGCCGTCTATAGCGGTGATACCCACGTACACGCGAACGCACAGGGATATGTTCCAAACTATTTCTTAGTGGATATCGATGGTCTGAATAAAAGTGACGAGACCGCAGTTGGCGGTAATCGGTCGCAGTATCCCGATAGCTTCTTTGCAAAGATTCCGGCAACTACGTATCAGAAGAAATCGGTAACAACTGTCATTCCGACCACTGGCTTTATCGAGTATAACGACAAGACGAACGCGGAGAACATCGCGCAGTTCAATCCTCCAATCGGAAAGATGGATCGTCTTCGTATCCGTCCTCGTCTTCACACTCAACAGGGTAGTCAGGGATTCATCTACTGGACTCTATCGAACGCAACAACCGCCGTAGCAGACAGTACAAACGTGAACGGTGCGAATTACTGCTTGACCTTCGAGGTCGAGTATCTGGATAACGGTTTTGATAAATTCTCGTCGATGTCCACCAGCCTGACGCCTAGAGATCGTGCTTAACCACGTCACCGGGGTGACTCATCCCCGCATCCCCCTTCCTAGCGTGACGAACGTATCGAACGTGAACAAGAACATCACACCTGTCAGGACATAGAGAAACATGTCCTTCGACGACGAAGTTTCATATCCAGTCTTATTCTGCTCCACAAGGCTCAGAATACGACTGATCTTATCGGGCTGCGTGCCTATACCAGACTGGATGGCAACCGGGTTCGGCGGCGGGGGAGGCGTGAAGGTTTGTGTCGCCGGGTTCGTGTCGAGGGGCAGCGAATTTTCCGTCTTCTCAACCACGGACTGAAGCGGGGTAGCGGTTTTGAACGGGGACCCATGTGCCTCGGACAAGTCAGTGCACACAAGTGCCATTACTTTCACCTGGCAGAAAATTATGCCCTCGATACTACAAATGAAGCTCACTGGAACTGCCGAACTCGCTGTTGTCGTCGCCCTTGTTGGCCTTATCTCGTTTATGCCCACGATGCTGAGTGCGCTCGTCAGCTCGCCGATCGGCAAGGCCGTTGCGTTCGGATTCGTCGCCTATCTCTGGAAGCAGCACAATGAGCTGGTGGCCCTGCTCCTCGCGGTCGCCCTCGTGAAGGCGTGCCCGGCGTATGAGCGTATGACGGACGTGGAGATGGCCGCTGCGGCGGCGGCGAAGAAGAAGGATGAGACCTCCCCGCCCCACGGCACGCCGACGGAGAATATGGCCCAGAAGTACTGAACGACAATCTCTCCACACTAAGTAATGAAGCTCCCGGAAATTCAAATACAAACCCTATTCCTTGGCGTCTGTATGATGCTCATGAATGTGGGTTCTCGCCATATTGTGGATGAGTTCAGCACCAAGGAGGAGGAGTATCAGCGGAACATCTTCCTTCGTCGTGTGGCCATCTTTGCGGTGTGCTACATGGGGACACGTGATATTGTCCATGCACTGTTGCTGACGGCTGGATTCGTGGTTCTGGCAATGGGGATTTCGCGTTCGCATCCGAATGAAGGATTCGACGTGAAGAAGCCCGTCTCGGAGTCGATGTGCACGAAGGATCCTCCGCTCTTCGAAAACGGAAGTGGAAGCGGAACCGGTTCGACGTAAGCAACCATGGATCTCCACGCTCTCTTCCTTCGTCCCCGCCCTGACGGCACGAGCCTCTTCGACCTCTTCTTAACCGAGTGCCAGAAGTGGTATGATGAACCTGCCCACACCTTTGTGGAACTCAGAACACGCGACAACAAGAAGGTTCGCGGCGACATGTTCGAGGAGTTCTGCGTCAAGTATCTCAAGCATGTCCGCAAGCTTACCAACGTGTGGCTGTTGAAGGATGTGCCGGAGGAGCTGCTAACCAAACTGTCGTTGAAGCGGCCCGATGTCGGAATCGACATTATCGCAGAACATGAAGGCAAATATTACGCGATTCAGTGCAAGTACAAGAAGCATGTGTCGCACAAGAAAAATGTGGTGACGTGGAAGCAGCTGTCTACCTTCTACGCTCTGGTGTTGCGGACAGGACCGTGGTCGCAGTACATCGTCATGACGAACTGCGACTATTGTCGGCATATGGGGAAGAAGACTGCGAAGGATGTGTCGATTTGCTTGCGGACATTCCAGAACATCACGCAAGAGCAATGGGTGCAGATGTGTGATCTACATGGAGAGGCAGTTGAATCGTCTGCTCCGTCAGTAGCATTAACGCCCGAGCAGCTTCGCGTTGTTCGTCTCGCTCGTTTCTCACCGCAATCCGCTGCTGGAGGTAGCGAACCCTCTCTCTGAGCCCACGCAGTTCCGCGTCATTGCCATGTTGCTGGTCGACACGCGTACGACACCAAGAGTAGTGTCCGTAGACTTCCCATTTATTACGAGTACCCATCACCTCTTCAAGGGCTGCGAGAGACTTCTGTGCCTTGGCGAGTTGAACTTCAAGAGTCGGCATTTTTACTTTGTGTTGTGTTGGCTGGGATCAGTTCGTTTTCAGCGCCTCCGAGTCGAACGGGTGCGACGGCGACGGCGGGTTCCGCCTGCCTCGCCCTTCAGCACACGAATCTTACGCTCGAGCTCGTTCATCTTTTTCTGGGTAGCAGTCAGCTTGTCGTGATGAGAAGTCCTGCGCTGCAGCTTGTGCCAGTCCCCTTCCTTTTCCTTCTTGGAAAGCTTATCAAGCTCTGCCTCGAGTTTAGCAAGACGCTGCTCCTTCGTTGCGGGCATTTACATTAAACGCAGATTTAACGGTGCCGACGGGCCCTTGTGGTCCGTGTCTTCCGATGCTTGCGACGGTGTCGGCGGGTGCGGCCTCCAGAGTTGGCCTTCGTATTGAAATCTACAACCAGATCGTTAAACTTAAGTTGGAGCCTGCTCAGCTTGTCGGCCACGTCTGCACGTTGAATGCCATCTTTATCTGGAGATTCCTCCATCCTATGAAGAGACGCCTGAAGTTCTCGAATCTGTCTCTCAGCCTCCATAAGGGCTTTGACTGCTTTCTCAACCCTCTCTGTCTTGGCTCTTGCCAACTTTGCCATCTCATCCTCTGGTGTAGACATTACTCTATTACAAGCTAATCTTCACGGACTTGCCGGTGGATCCGCGTCCCTTCTTGCCAACGGACGCGGCACTGCCCGTCTGCGGTCCGCTGCTGACGCTTGCCTTGATGTCCTTCAGGAGGTCATCGATGTTCGGGGGCGGGCGGATGGTTGCTGCCGGCGGAGGCGGAGGCGGGGGTGCCGGGGCCTGAGGACGACGCTGCTGCTGGACGCCGATACGCACAGGCTTGTTCTCCGCCGGCTGCTTGGGAACCAGGTTCGGAGGCGGGGCGGGAGGCTGCGACTGCTGCATGAAACTCATCAGACCGGCCAGCGGGTTGGGAGCTGATGCGGGAGGAGGAACACTGGCCGTCGACCGCATCTGCTGAGCCTGGTTCTGCATGGCCGCACCGGCCAGCTGACGAGCAATGTCCGGGTTCTGACGCATGATGTCCTGGATATTCGGAATGGGTGCCTTCTGGGCCATCTGGTTGGTTAAGTGAACCATGTACACCATCATACAGACGCGCAGAGGAATACGCACCAGCGGGTGCATCTTCATGTTCTCGCCGTAGAGGTCATACAGCTCCTCAAAGTCATCCTCCAAATCCACCACGTTCATCTGCGCGGCTTCCGACAGACCATCGAGCTGAAGACCGAACGCCTTCATGGCTCCAACGTTCTTGGATCCCCACTCGGCTGCGGACATGCCGGTGACGAACCACTCGGAGAACTGCTTGATGGTTGCGTCCATCGACTTCTCACGCTTGATGAACTCGAGCTCCAGCTTCATCTCCTCCATCGGCGAATCAATGGTGAACCGCTTCCGCATCGGCACGCCCATCTTGCCGAGACGCTCAAACTTTCGGAGCATGTCATACTTCTCGCGCATGACGTGATCGTCCGACATCCGAGCCGGAGCTGACGGTGTCATATACGGCTCGGCGTTCAGGTTCGCCATACCACCCATGTGCGTCGGACCTGTCTCCTCAATGGTCGGCACAAGACGCGGCCCCTGCGGCGGCGGGGGCGGGGCTTCACCGCCACCAATATCGTTAAAATCAATCGTGGGAAGCTCGACCGACTCGAGGTTGGTCATGCCTCCCATCATTTTGGGATTCACGAGGAGGTCCGTCTCCATTTACTTCTCCTTTCGGTCTGTTTATGAAGGTTGGAACGCGGTAAATATTCGAAGGAAGAAGTAATGGCATCTACCGCTGTTGAACTATCCCGCGCCGCCCTGGAAGGTAGACTTGCTCCCGGAAGTCTAGGAAACGGCATTAAGGAAGCCGCCGAAAGTCGTGCTGCTAAAACTGCGATACGGGCGGCAGCTCTGAAAAATACCGGATTCAGGCCGATTCCTCTACCTGCTACAAATCCCGCACCCGGTCATCCGATGGGAACCGAATCTGAAAGCGGTGGCCGCAAGACCCGTCGCCGCTTCAAGAAGAAGCGCCTCATGTCCCGCAAGTACTGCAAGAAGACGCCGTGCCGTCGTATGGGGTTCACACAGAAAGCGAGCTGCCGTCCGTATAAGAATTGCTATCGGAAGTAGTTTACTGGGTATGCTCCAAGACCCACAAGCCCTGTAGAAATGAATCCGCCAAATCGTCCTTCTTGGGGTGCTTGGCAAAATGCTCCTGCCACACTTGAGGCACGAGTGCGCGAGCATGCGTTATGCCTGTCGTTTTGCGTCCTTTATAGCTTGCAGTTGAATCATCCACTGTCACAATGTTCGATAGCTTGTGAGTCGCTGAGACCCCCGAGCAGCGAAATCCTCGGCAGCAAAAATACATTTGAATCATTGCCTGCACGCCAAACATCCGCCGGTCCATCTGGTTCTCAATACACACCACGTCCGCTCCCTTCCAAGACTCCGACCGCTGGTCGAGACTGCGAATGATATCCGGAGCCAAGTCCAGGCACGATCCCTGTGTTGCTGACGACACGCACTTCTTCCATGTGTTCTGCTTGAGGTGGTTGTACACCAGTTTGACCAGGTCGGCCTTCTTCTCCACATCCGACGTCAACCCCAGCTCCGTCATTTGCTCGTGCAACTGATTCGCAGTCTTCTTGTTTAACTCCACTTTGGTGACCTTCTTCTGCTTCTTCGGAACATGGCGCGCACACGCGAATGTTCCGTTGGAGGCATGTTCGTATCGTGCCGCCGTCTTGCACTTGTGGCAGTGAATCGCTCCGACACCAGCCGATTCTCCCAGCACGTCAATGATGTTCCAATCTACAATCCGGACATCGGCGCGGCTGGTTCCTTCAAGCACACAATAGCCAAGATTGCGTAGTCCCACGTCGAACGACACGACCTTCATTGTTTGTTTGCTCCTATAAGTTGTAAATGAGAACCCTGTTTTCTGATGGAACCAATTCGCTGTCTCACACCGCACTTGGTATGATAAGTGTCTGGTATTCGGCTGTGGCGATTCCGTTCTTCGTGTACCAAGTCGTCAAGCATACACCTGTGAGTCAATCGATTCCAGGTGTTCTTGAGTACTTGCTTGGATACGCATTTGCATTCTTTTTTATAGACAAGTACAATGCCCTGTGATTGCGTTTCAAACGTTCCCGTTCAGCCGTTCAGGTTAAGTTGGCTGCGACGACCTACGCCGTTGCCTTCAGGAGCGATACCAGCACCGTCTTCGAGTCCGCCTTCCCAAACGGGATTCCCCGCTTCGTCAACAGGTCCTGCAGCTCCTTCTTTGTCTTAGACTCGAGCGTGTCGATGTCCAGCGGACCCGGGGGGCCGTCGACCACCTCAGGAGCCGCGACCTTCTCGGACTGCGTATCGTCCTCAACCGATGCACGGTCGTCCTCCTCTGGCTCCGGCGGCGGTGGCGGCGGCGGTGGCGGTCCAGTCTGTTGCTGAGTCATCTCGGTAAAGGCGACGACAATGCTATTCATATTCGTAAAGATCTTGGTCTGCTGCCAGTACAGCCACGCGACGGCACCTGCCAGAGCAAAGACGAGCGTGCCGAGGAGAGCAACCGCACCGACCATGGGATCGAACGAGAGTGTGGGAACATCCATTTGTGAAGATACACGACTGGATTACTGAAAGTGAAACGAGCCGACGGAAAGAATAGCAGACATTAACAAATGTCTCGTATTCTGTACGTTCTGTTGGCACTGCTCGCATTTGCGTTAGTTGCGTCCATGACGGCGGCGGCTGCGAAACCGGTCAAGCTTCCGCCCACGAATCCGTCGTCGTCGGGTGACCACCAGTTCGTGACCCCAGCAGGAAATACACTTCTGTATTAGCAATGGGAGCCTACTTTTCGAAGGACATCCATACCGTAGATATATACAAGATACCCATTAACGAAGTTCCACAAGTCCTTAAAAAATATAAAGAATCCGGACTTAGGAGGGAACTGGAGTTGATTGGAACACTAACGACACGATACGATGCGGCAAGGAGGGCTGGGCTTGGCATGACGGAAGAGGATGATGCCTTTGTAGCCAAAGGAAAAGAACTGGAACCACTGATCCGGAACGAGTTGATACGGAGGGATCCGGCACTTGCTGCACCTGCTGCACCTGCTGCAGGTGGTCGGCGTCGCAAGACTCGCCGCCGTCTCCGCACCTCCCGTCGCTAAATCTTCCGCTCACTAGACAATGAGGACCGCGTTCAAATATGCCGGCGTGTTCCTGTTCGTGTGTTTGATGATTGCGTTCTTTTCCCGTGAGCGGTTTGAATCGTCCGTGCCTCCCGAGCGGCCCTTGCATCTCGAGCCGCCGTATAGCTATGTGCTGTATACGTCTGACTAGAAATCCTCGTCGAACCGCACCGCGTCATTTCCCATCGGGCGTGAATAATCCGAGACCTTCTTCTCGAAGAAATTGGTCTTGCCCTCCAGTGAAATCAAATCCATGAAATCAAACGGATTCTGTGTTCCATAGATCTTCTGTGCGCCCAACTGGACGGCCAGACGATCGGCTACAAACTCGATATACTGGGACATCATCTTCGAGTTCATGCCAATCAGCGAACACGGCAGAGCCTCGCAGATGAACTCCTGCTCCAGCTCTACCGCCTCCTTGATAATCTGACGAATCGTCCACTCCGACGGCTTGGAGGCCAACGTGTGAAACAGGGCAACTGCGAACTGAGTGTGCAGCCCCTCGTCGCGAGAGATCAACTCATTAGAGAACGTCAGGCCTGGCATGAGACCACGCTTCTTCAGCCAGTAGATCGAGCAGAACGCACCGGAGAAGAAGATGCCCTCGACGCAGGCAAAGGCAATCAGGCGTGTCTGGAAATCGTCGGGCGACTCGATCCACTTCTTCGCCCAGTCCGCCTTGTGACCAATACAGGGGATCGTGTTGATGCCGTCGAACAGCATCGCCTTCTCCTTTTCGTCCTTGACATACGTGTCAATCAACAGCGAATATGTCTCCGAGTGAATCCCCTCCATGGCGTTCTGAAACGAGTAGAAGAGCTTGACCACTTGTGAGTCCACCTCCCGCTGGAATCGAGACGCCAAGTTCTCCTGAACAATGCCATCGGATCCTGCGAAGAAAGCCAGGACGCGTCCAATAAAATGCTTCTCGTCGGCGGTCAGCTTCTCCCAGTCGGCAATGTCCTTGCTGAAATCAATCTCCTCCGGCGTCCAGAAGACCGCAACGCTCTGCTTGTACATGCGAAACAGCTGCTGCTCGGATGCCTTGATCGGGAAGAGTGCCATTACTATACTGCATGAAAAGTGCCTAAACGAGAAAGTATGTGGATATCACAATGAGTACCACGACGAACGTTCAGTCGTATTTGCCTTATGTGTTCCGGCCTGTGTACACATGGACGGGCACGAACTTCACGACGACCTTTAATCTGTCCAACATTGATACGCTAACTGTGCGGTCCGCGAAGTTCGGTGTCATTTATGCTGGCGACATAAGCAACAATGTGTTCATCGGTAGCAATACAGGCAACTCGCCGGCAGATGTGGGGAACTGTAACGCATCGAGCAACACTGCAATCGGAATCGCATCCGCGGCGGCGATTTCTGGTTCTTCGAATTCCGAGTTTGTCGGGTTCCAGGCGGGAAGTGCCGGAAAGGTCATCTGCAACTCGGTTGTGATTGGTGTGTCGGCTGCTCTGTCGAATTCCAACGTGTCCAACAGTATCCTGATTGGCACGTCAAACTCCGCTGGTCTTTCGAACATCACCAACACGATCTGTATGGGTGGAAACGCAGGCGGAACCGGTAGCTCAAACATCTACATTGGAACGTCCAACGGTGTGGGCATGACGGGGTCGTCCAACGTGCTTATCGGACATGGCGTGAATCTGTCGACTATTCCTGGATACACACTCGTGGACGGAGTAACATCCGGGCCTAGTTTTGCGAACCAGAGCAATCTGTTCATGGTTGGGTCATCCAACAAGGTCCTCATTGCCGGAAACTTCGAGAACGGGGTTGTGTCCATCGGAAGCACAAATACGAATGCAAACGTCTGCAACTCTGGAATAAACAACAATAACATAACAAACACTGTTCCGAACATCACACTAGACGTCTTCAAATGTATGCGTGTTCAGAATGGCTTGTCGATTGGATGCGACCCAAATCAGGGGTTCACGCTCGACTCGGTTGGAAGTTTCAGGGCCCAAGACGGATACGGCCAGATATATCTATCAAACTGCTATGACCCGGTTAACGGCGTGCCTAACGGCGACCAGTCGAACTCCGTTGTGAATATGAGTTCGACGGGCGGCAGCAGCATGACACTCGACGTGCAAGGCACGGTGCGTGCATCGAACGCCATCGTTTCGAACCAGGTGTCTGCTGCGAAAGGATACTCGTCGGTACAGAGTGGTGCGGCTGGCGTGAGCCTTGGTCAGAATGCCACCATAACAATTCCACTGAAAAATAATGGACTTGTGACGGTGTTTGCGTATAGCAGTGCGACGCCTACATATGTGTACAGTGCGTCCTACCTAGTAACAAATTACATAAGCAACGTGCCCTGGACCGCGAGCAACGTCATGTCAAACGGCACGAGCAACTTATCCGTCGTCGTGTCCAATACCAATATCATCATTTCAAACAGCGTCGCAGGAAGTGTCAATATGTTCTACAATGTCACCTTCTTCCCTATCGGATGAGCTTCTCTGTCATTTTGCGAATCGAGACGGTTGACACGCCCGAGGCCGCTGACACCTCCGTCAGCCGCCCTCCCAACACATGGGAGACCACGCCGGCCACGATGGTCTTGGGTGTATGCTCCATCTCGGGCAGCTTGTTCAGGAGCAGCAGAATGGCGTCGCGCTCCGGATCGCTCACACCTAGGTCTGCACAGATACGCTCAGCAATTCCCAGCTGTGTGTTGAGAACCGACGACACCTCGCCGTCGAATCGGCTCAGACCCTTGCACATGGCTCGAATGGAGATGTGAAAGATTCCAGCCACCTCCTCGTGTGTCCGCGTGGCATCGTGCTGACGACACGCCGTAAACACCGCACCGGCCATGAGAGCACGACGAGTTTCTCCGCGTGACTTGCGAGCATCCTCCACTTGCTTGAACAAGGCACATGCATCGTGAATAATCGCCTTGGGCAGTCCGATACGAGCACACGACGCCTGAATGGCATCAAAGATACCCATCCATGAACGCTCACCGTGGCTCGAGAACGACCACGATGACAACTTCGCAATCGTCTTCGCCTCCTCGGATTGTCCGGGGATGCGACGACGCATCATCATTGAACCGTAGGATGAATCCGGGAGGAGTTCGTTCGTGACCCCGCCGGTGCGGGAGGGGTCGTCTTCGGTGTTGGAGTAGATTCGCCATTCTGCACCTTCGTCAACGATGCTCCCCAGAATCGTTCCACAAGTTGTGCAAACGCGCTCACCATCGCAACACGTAATGTCGACATGGTCGCAGTTCATGCTGTTGCAGTGGCGTGTTCACCCACCTTTTCGTTTTCTTGAATTTTCCATAAGTTCAGAGTGATGGCAATCGCTGCCAACACGTGAATCAACGCATGCGAGGTCATCTGTCGTGACCGTGATTCGCCGAAGCAGAAGGTCGAGTCTGCATACCCCCAGTGGTAAGCAATCAGTCCGTATGTGCAAATCAAAATTGCCAAGACAACTCCGTCAACGCCTGCCCGCATGGAGTTCATCAACTCCAGAACAATGACCGCCAACATGGCAAGAAAGTCGAACGGACGAAACCACTCTTCGTGAATCGTGTGCCAAATAGAGGACGTTACTGCGAGAATGGAGAGTGTTATCGCACTCACGGTCTGACCACCTGTCCACGCGACATACGCAGGCACCAGAAATGCGAATCCAGAGGCGACAAGCTCGGGCTCTTTCATTGTGTATTGAACATACTTCCTAATGCGACGGGATCATAGACCTGGGGTCGGTAGTTCGTCAGCAAACTCGGACGGCCACGGTTCATCTGCTGCTTGGCCCACATAATCAGAAGATACTCGTTATTGACCGGCCACACACTGAATCCGGACTGGGTCAGGGTTTCCAGCAGATACTCGCGAGCTTCCGCCAGCTTGAACAGCGGATACCCAAAGACGAACTTAGGAATCTCAAACACAATATAGGGTGCATCCGACGCGTGAATGGCCTGCTTCTTGATCTGAGCGTAGATTTGGGCTAACACTGGACGCATGGCGGACATGCGACGTTCACGTTGGTTCTCCTGTTCTTGAATGACGTCACGGGCTTTCAGCATCCTTGCTTTTGAGTACTAGAATGTTCCGCTCGATTGCACTCGGAGGTGGAGGTATTCGCGGGTTCTTGATTCTAGGAGGATTGAAAGCAGTGGAAGAACGCCAAGGAAATCTGAACTTCCCCGATGGTATCTACGGCTGCTCAGTGGGGGCGGTGATTGCCACCGGCGTGGCCTTTGGGTTAACGTATCAGCAGGCAGAAGAGGTGTGTATCAAGTATGTCAATACGTCGGGGTTTCTACCGTCTTTTCGCTATGCAACGATCCTTGCCTTCATGCAGAAGAAAGGGCTGTTCACACAGGACCTGATGGAGGAGCTGTTTCTTCGCATCTTTGATTCCATGGGGATTGACCTCCGTGGCAAGATGATCTCCGATGCTCCACAGAAGCTATATCTGCTGGCGTCGAACATTACCACTCAACGACCGACGTTTCTGACCGGCAATATTCCACTGTTGGCCGCGATGAAGGCGTCCTGCTGCTTGCCTTTCATCTTTCATCCACAGGTGATCCATAATCAGCTGTACCTCGACGGTGGCATCTACGCGGAGAACATGTATGATGCGGTTCCAAAGGGAACGCTGGTCTTGGATATCGCTCACATCAAGCAGTCAATTTTTCCGTCGACGCTTGAGTCTATTTCTGTATTTGATATGGTTCGAACCTTGTGGGCGGGACTGCGTTCAGTCCGTGTCCATGCGGATGCGGTGAATCTGAATATCGATGGAATCTACTTATTGGACGAACTGAAAGACGCCGACAAGCGACGCATGATAGATGCTGGGTACTCACAGACGATGCGGTTCCTTGCCAAGCGTATTCCGAAGGAACTCCATAACGTTGTCGTGAGTAACGGATTGATCGAAGTCGTAGATACCGCCTGAGGTTTCGAGCTTGATTGTCGGGTAGCCGGCCACTTCATACAACGACGCGGTCTTCGGATCCTTCTCCGCATCTACACTTACAGCTTCAACAGTGGTCTTTCCGAACACCGGAGATGTCCGCAGGTCGGACTCGATCTTCTCCCACTCGGGCATGGCCTTCTTCGAGTATCCACACCAAGTTGTGTAGAAAAAGTATAGCCGCGCAGTGTTGCCCTTGATCTCACGTTTCGGCTGCGTCTTCCAGAACCGATACACTATTGCGAAGAAGAGGACAAGGAAAGCGATCTGGACCCACATTGTTGAAAGAAGCGAGAAATTCTACGTTGTTTTTCATACCAGATACGATACGCCTCTTCAGGAGAGACGTCCTCCTTCATCTGAATCCACGCTACATCTGTGGTTTGTCGTTCGGGTTCAAACGGCCTCGGACGGATCTCCATCCAGCGGCTGTGAAAACGAATTAAGGGATGCATTGTGTGTAGAATGTAAGGTAAGAGTAAATGGAAGTCGTCGGCAAGGTTCTTCTGGGGGTCGCGATCAATTACAGTGTTCACTACGTGAGCATGGCCGCTCACAACTGGATGTGCATGCCTCATTCGTTCACGGAGATTGCCAAGGGACTGGTGGTCGCCGCGAGTCCGGTGTGTTCCACGCTCATCACAATCGGGCAGGCAACGCAAAACAACTATGCAACGCTGATTACGAGTGTTGCGACGACAATTGTTATCAACAAGATCAACATGGCTATATGAACAACCAAACAGTCACCGCGGCCGCCAGCTGAGCACCAACGTGTAAGACTGCCCGCTCAGTGCCAATCTTCTTCTTCAGAAGTGCCCAAACTGTCACGGCAGGGTTGAAGTGACCACCCGAGTCCTTGCCCACTGCGAGAATCGCGGCTGTCAGTGCAGCACCAATGGCAAACGGATTACCGACAAGAGAAATGACGGCAATCAACAGAAGCGTTCCGAGATACTCTGCGACGACGAACCACATTTATATGATAGACGGGATTTACATCTTCAGGCCCCCGCTGGGGAAACCAACCAGTCCGGCGCCGATACCGAATCCAGCACCCGTGCGGGCCGATGCACCGACGCTCGGGGCGTAGATGTCCAGGATCGCAAACGTGGCCGTCGCAACCAGGGCAATCATGCCCACCTCCGACGCCTTCAGTGTCTTGCCCGGCAGGACATACGCGGCGATGGCAACCGCGAGACCCTCCAGGGCATACTTCACCAGACGCATCAGCAGGTCACTCATATCAACACCGGGCGATGTAGGCTTAGGCTTAGACTCCATTTTGTTAAGAACGTGCGACAATTTTTACGTGCCGGAAGAAAACTTGTATCCTACGAGGACGACGGTGGTGAGCCACACACTCCACCACGGAATGTATGCCGACAAGAACCGCAGGACAACCCAGAATACCAGAGCGTGAACAAGGGCCGTCAAGATATCGCCGTGAGTGCTGCTGGGAAGAGACAGCAGGACGCCCGGAGTCAGAAGCACAAACAGCAGAGCCGTTGTCAGGAGGTCATACATTTGCTATTTTCACAAGACAAGATGTGTAGAATAAATGCCCAGTGAACCCCAGACACTTCCCAAGAAGGAGGACGACGGCACGAACATCGATTATCTTGATGAGGATCCCGAGATCCCGACCCAGAAGTACTGCATCATCTCCTTCCTCAGCCCGGAGAAGGTGATCAAGCAGAAGAACGAGTTCATGTTCGAGCGGTTTATCGAGTGGATGGACTACGAGTGGAAGATCAAGGGCATGGAGAAGTTCATGGCCTTCCTTGCGAGCAAGTACAGCCTCAAGGTGGACGACCTCTTCAAGGACGCCCAGGAGTTCACGGCGGTCCACAATGCCGACGTCAAGAAGACGGACGTGAAGGAGCAGTTCGCGGTGTTTCAGCTGAAGAACGAGAAGGAGCTTCAGGAGCAGTATGACAACAAGGTTGAGTTCCAGACGAACATGCGTGGCGTCAAGGTGCGTCGTTGCTTTGCGTCGGTCGAGGAGACTCAGATGTTCGCCAAGGTGCTGCAGCGTCGCTACCCGAAGGACAATCTGTTTATTGGCAAGGTCGGTGCGTGGCTGCCGTGGGATCCCTCGGAGCACCTGATGCCGGAGGTCGAGTATGCCGAGAAGGAGCTCAATGAGCTGATGCGTCGGTACAAGGAGAACGAGGTCAACAAGGAGATGTTCTTCGCAGACCAGCGTGAGGAGTCGATCAAGAAGCAGAAGGAGGAGAACGAGCGTCGTCGCAAGGCGAATGCGTTAGAGGCGGCCGGCGTGAACCGCGCGAACACGGGCGGTGCAGCTCAGCTGGAGGATGCGTCCATGCCCGTCCATCCTTCGGAGGGAGTCATGCGGGAGTAAGTAATTTGTTGAGATTGAATAATGCCCGGTCTCGAAGATAAGTTACTAGCCGCGATAAAGGATTATAATCCAAAAGTCGGTGGACGTCGTAAGCGTCGTCATGCTCGGGGAGGCGTAGAGGACGATGCGGCTCCGGCTCGCAGGCGTGGATCTGAATCGGCACTTGCTAAAGCAGCAGAAGCAGCTACGAGGCTCGCAGCTGCAACCGCGAGTATGGCGGAGGCCGGTCAACAAGCCGCAGACGCCGTGGCCGCTGTTCCTGGTCGGGTTAAGTCGTGGGCGGAGGCGTGCAAAGATGCTCTGGTAGCAAAATTACGCTCGGCTGTTCACGAGAGTCCCGGCGTAGTTGCCTCTGTTGCAGCTGCCACTTCCGTGGGTCTTTATGCGTTTGCAGAGGCTAATATCGGTAAGATTTTACCTCTTGCGAAGGCGATTGCCGACAAAATCTATATGGAAAGCACGATTCCCGAGCGGGCAGCAGATGCAGTTCCGGCGATGATTTTAACATTTGCTATTTTCGCAACCACGGAGTTCCTCAAGGGACATCCCGGCGTCGAAGTGGTGGACGAGGCAGAGGTTGCAGATGCGATTGCTGGAGAAGAGACTGCAGCGGCCGCAGCGGCAGAGGGAGGAGCGGGGGTTGACCAAGTTGTTGCTGCGGGATTGGATAGTCCCATATATGCTCCAGGCACCGAACCGGAATCCCCCCGGGCCGGCCGTCGTCGCACTAGGAGGCACCGCCGCCACCGTCCTTCCGCACCCACACGGAAGGCGCGGCGCTCTTCTTACGGAGGGCGGAAGCATTATACTCGTCCGCGGCGAGGATAGCGGAATGGAACGGCTGATTGTTCGCCCATAACGACGCATCGCACATGTGAAACGGCGGATGGTCTGCGGCCTTGTACCAGAACACCTGATCTTCCAGCTTGTTGGAATTCACATTGTTGCAAATCACCAAACACTCGAAGTTCTCCGTGCATTGGTCCATGAACGTGCAAAACATCTCAAACGTCGGAAACATACCTGCGTAATTCTCGTAAATCCTACGACGATTCCCCAGGATATTCTCGCGAAGAATGAAGACGAAATCCACGTTGGTTCGCAGGTTGGGCGTGATACCTAACGGATACTGCATTGTAATGATAGTCATCATGTCGATATGGCGTCCATTCATGAACACATAACGCGTAGACTCCTCCTTGATCCACGAGGAATCATACAGACAGTCGTCCAGAATCAGGAATGCACGCGGATCGATGGACGAGTTTCCACCGCCCGAATTCTTGGCCTTGTTGCGGTTCTGCTTCACATTCATCTGACGCTTGATGACGTTCATCACGATCTGAGGCGAGTACTTGTCGTGAATGAACTTGGACGGCACCATGTGTTGAAAGAACTCGTTGGCCACCTCCGTGCCGGAGATCACGGTTCCCACCGGAAAGTCGTGCTGGGTGTTGTACAGAATATCGCGAACCAAGAACGATTTGCCGGTATCCTTCTTGCCGATGACCACAATCATCGGACTCTTGCGAGAGTCAATCTCGCAGCGCTCTTTGATCTGATCGATACTGAACTTGCGAAGCTGGAAGTTCATTGTTTGTCCCGCAGAAAGTGTTCTGCGTCTGCTTACGATGTTTCATTGCCTTGCTCAACACACAATGGTGAAGGATCTGAGAACACAGTCTATTGACCTCCGACTGCACCGTGTTCCGAAACTGCGGGCGGATGCGTGGAACCTCGAAACCCCGCAGCCGTTCTTTCCGTCGTTGGAGCAGCTGTTCAAAACAGAGAAGTTGACCTCCATGTCTGAGTATGGTATCAAATTCCCCGAAGAAATTGAGTCCGTTGTGGATGCAACCCATATCAAGACCACGAAAGGCCAGACGCTCGACGTGCATCGCAAGACAACCATGATTCTGTCCCCATTCAAGACCATGAAGGGTGAGTACTCGGCACCCGGTCTGCCCAAGCCCGCGGAGACTGCCAAGGGATATTCCGAACAGATGCAGAGTCCCCATACAGCTGCGTATGTGGGTGCCTTGGCATCGGCGGTTCTTTCTTCGTCGGAGTGCATTCACTTTCCTCGGGTATACGGCGTGTATGTCGCAATGGCGACGAAGCACGAAGTGAACATCTCCGACGACTATGAGGATTTGTGCGACCGCAAGTGGTTCGTTGACAATATTGGAAAGACCTTCGAGCTTCGCCTGCGGGGTGCAGGTGGTGATGCCTTCACGCATACGCGTGGACAGCGGGCTGCCGTTCAGATTGGCGACGATGTTGAACTGTTTGCCGAAGACGTGATTGCGGACCCGGTGGCCGAGCCGGTTACAATGGGTGTTGTGGAGGAATATGAAATTCCATCCGAGTCAGAGAGTGATGACGAGGAATCCGACGAGGAAGACGTGTTTGATATCGAGTCGTGCGGATGCTCTGAGACCACCGAGGAGCAGGAGTCGATTTCAAGTGCTGAAACTGAGGATTTTGTCTGGGCAACCTTTTCGGGGGTGCCGGTTGTGACGACAGTGATGGAGAAGTGCAGCGGGACGTTTTATGACCTTATCAAGACGAGCAACGACCCAGCCCACCACACAGCGTGGGTTGCTCAGATTGTGTTTGCACTTGCGTACGCTCAGCGGACGTTTGGCTTTGTTCACAATGACCTCCACGGAAACAATGTGATGTACATACCGACAACCGAAGAGTTCGTGGCCTACAAGCACCATGGAGTTACATACCGCGTGCCTACCTACGGCGTGTTGATTAAGATCATTGACTTTGATCGTGCAACCTTCTCCGTGCGTGTCACCGGAATGAAGGACAGCCGATTCTTTATGAGTTCGCAGTTCAAGCATGACGAGGAGGCGGCGGGACAGTACAACACGGAGCCGTTCTACACAAATACGCATCCGCGTATTCCCCTGAATCCGTCGTTCGACTTGGCTCGGTTTGCGTCAAGTGTGTTCTGGGACATGTTTCCAGATGGACCGAAGCAGGAGACGACTCATCCACTGTTTGAGATGTTCAAACACTGGACGACGCTTCCGGACGGCTCGTCTGTCATCTTTCGCGCCAAGGGAGACAATCACGACCGATACCATGGCTTCGATTTGTACAAGGCAATTGCGAGGAACTTGAAGGAGTCTGGTGTCCCGCGGAAGGAACTATTGAAGTTCGGTCAGTATGTGGGAAGCGTATCGCTGGGAACGAGTGTTCTTGTCATCGCGGAATAGTTTACTTCATGCCGAACGTCTTGTACACAAGCTTGTGCGTGAGGGCCCACACAACGCCAAAGACAACCGCGTGCGTGAGAGCAACCGTCGTCCGCGAGCCACCCGGCGGCAGGGACAGAAGAACACCCGGAGTCAGAACAAAGAACAGCACAGCGGCATAGATAGACATGAACATTTTGTTTACTTCGTTAGAAAGTTTCTAGAAAGACGGTTTGCCTGTGAACATGTCCTGCACGGCAGATACCATGGGTTCTGCGGCATCAGCACCTCCAAGTGCATACACGATTCCGCCAGTGAGAACGCCAGCCGCACCCCCGACCTTGGCCGCATCTGTCATATCAATCGGCTGGTCCTTGCCCCGGCGATCCATTGCATACAGAACAATCGCAACTACCACCACAGCACCCACGATCATACCATACGTGTACAGCTCAGACGTCATTTGTTTCGCACACTACTTTTTTCTATTCACAAATTGAGCGAGACTGTTTCCTTCGGCTCGAGCTTCACGGAGTCACTCTCGTCGCCCGACTCGAATTCCGAGTCGTCAAGCTCCATCGTCTCGCCAAGAGAAATGGGCGGAGGTCCGTCCGATTCGTCGTCATCGTCGTCGTCAAACTGGACGGCCTTCGGCGGCTCCTCCACCAGAGCCGGGGCCGGGGCCGGGGCCGGAGCCGGAGCCGAGACGGGAGCCGGGGCCTCTGCCGGAGCCCCAGCCGGAGCCTCCGCTGACTGACTCTGAAAGTATGCACGACTGATATCCTTCCACGGAATGAAGCTGTCAATGACCTCGTTCATTGCATCTCCAATCATTGTCTCGATATCACGACGGTTGCGAGCCTGTTGCTCGGACGTCACGCCGACTGTCTTGAACATGTATGCGGACGACCACGCAAGACGGGCCGCCTGGTTATACAGCCGGTGGACAAACGTCTTGACCGACGGGCGGGTAAAGTCAATGTCCACATGTGCCTTCTCAGCCTGCTGAAGCGTGGCGAATGCACGGATGTAACTGACAAACACACCAAGCAGAAGATCCTCGAGATACTCGCACTTGGACGCGAGGGTAATACGATCAACCTCCTTCTGAAGCGTATCCTGGCTCCACTTGGGAATCTGCGTTAACAGGTTCTGAAAGGTCTTGAGAATCTGATCGGGCTGTCCATTGCGGTCGCACGCACCCTTGGCGGAATCGTAGATACTCCACAGACCATCCGCAACGTGCGGAACAAGCACACGCGTTAGGTTCTCGCGAAGAGAGGACTTGACAAACTCGGTGCTCATTTGTTTACACGCGAGTCAATGAGTTTCACTAAACCGACGCAGATGCCGACGTTCGTGCTTATCCTCATGATTCGCAACGAAGAGAAGATTCTGAAACGCTGTCTGGAGGCAGTGGCTGACGTGGTCTCTGCCTTCTGCATCTGCGACACTGGGTCTACGGACGAGTCCTGTGCAATTGCCACCGAATTCCTCAAGACGCATGACGGGTGTCTCACGCACGAGCCATGGAAGGACTTTGGATATAACCGCACAGTGAGCTTTCAGAACGCACAGACGTACTTGAAAAAGACTGGATGGGACCTGACGGATACGTTCGGCCTGTTGCTGGATGCAGACATGGTGTTCGTTCCCGGAAACTTGAAGACCCACCCGCTAGAACGGTCAGGCTATACGGTGATTCAGAAGGCGGGGTCGCTTGAATACCCGAATGCTCGTATTGTTCACATGGAGCATTCATGGACGTGCCGCGGAGTGACCCACGAGTACTGGGATGGGCCGACAAAGAGTCTTCCGCTATCCGTGTGTTATATCGACGACCGCAACGACGGTGGATGCAAGGCGGATAAGTTTGAGCGAGATGTTCGTCTTTTGGAGCAGGGCCTCATTGACGAACCGGACAATGGACGGTATATGTTCTACCTGGCTCAGACCTACAATGGTGTCGGAAAGCTGAAGGAGTGCATTGCCATGTACAAGAAGCGGATTGCCGTGGGTGGATGGGAAGAGGAGTTGTGGTATAGCCAGTACATGATTGGCAAGTCGTGGTTGGCCTTGAAGAACATTCCGAAGTTCGAGCAGTGGATGCTCAAGGCTCACGAGCGTAGGCCATCACGTGCGGAACCCATGTACCAGCTAGCCAAGTACTTCCGTGAGAACTCGCAGCACCACAAGGCGTATCACTATGCGCAGGTTGGTCTGGGGATTCCCATGACAACGGATGCATTGTTCGTGGAGACCGATGTGTACACTGGGCTGTTTGAATACGAGGCCACGATTCTCTTTTATTACATTGGTCAGTGCCGCCGGGGCCTCGACGAGTCCGTTCGCTACCTACTCAAAAACCGCCCCCACCAGGAGAATGTATATGGAAACTTGCCCTTCTACATTGAGCCACTGACATTCCCGTCCAAGGCTCATCCGATTGACCGCGATCTCTTTGGCGAGGACTACCATCCCACGTCCGTCTCCCTCTTCATGAAGGGCGGAAAGGTGTACCACAATGTTCGCTTCGTGAATTACTCCATCAACCCGCAGACAGGGTCGTATCTCATGAAGGAGGACGGTGTGGTTCGCGAGAACTCGACGGTGCGGACACAGAATGCCTTCTATAATCCTGAAACAGGTGAAGTCACCAAGATGCGGGACGACTCGGTCACACTGCCTCGCAAGCCAGGTGCACATATCGTGGGGTTAGAGGATGTTCGCGTGTACACCAATGGAGCGGGCGAGACCTGCTGCACCGCAACCACGTGGGAGTACACCGATAAGATTCGCATCTTCCAGTCCAAGTACGACCCTATTCAGGGTCTGTATTCGGAATGTCGTATTTTGGATTCGCCGGGTAACCAGGAGTGTGAGAAGAATTGGATTGCCATCAACAATACGGACCATATCATTTATGGATGGAACCCTCTTCGCGTAGGCACGATCCGCGGCACCGACTTGGCCATTCACACACAGCACGAAACGCCGTGGTACTTCAAGCACTTCCGCGGGTCGGCCGTGACATTCCAGCCGCCTCAGTATCCCGGCGAGACATGGGCGTTGGTCCACACGGTCGAGTACTGCCAGCCTCGGAAGTACTTCCATCTCTTTGTGCGGCTCGGTGAACAGTACAGAGTAAAAAGTATCAGTCGCCCCTTCGTCTTCCGTGCCAAGACGATTGAGTACTGCATTGGCTGCATGCCCGATCCCGCCTTCACCACGCTGACGTGCGTCTTTTCCACCATGGACGACAATCCGCGTATGCTTGATATTCCAGTGGCCAGTCTGGAATGGATTCAGGTGTAGAGCTGACGCCATGACTCGTTTGTCACGGCGGCGGTGTCCTTCAAGATGTGGCGTGCCGTCTCCACGTCCAGCACGCACGGCAGCGTAATCTTCTTGTAGAACACATAGTCCTTCGCCGTCTTCTCATCAGCAATCCGGAGCAGGTTGATGCGAGTCACCAGCGACTCCACCGCCCGAATCAGTGTGCGAACACCCTCCTCCTCCTTGCTGAACTCCTCAATCAAGTACTTCACCGCATCCTCTGTCAGGGTCAACTGGCCCGTCAGCTGAACGCGGTCCAGAATCTGCGGCCACACATACTTGGTGAGAATGTTCTTCTTGTCCTCCGCATTGTAGCCCGAGCAAGTGATGACCTGCATGCGGTCGCGCAGAATCGGGTGGACCTTCGACTCGTCGTTGAAGCTGAACACGAACAGACATTGGCTCAGGTCAAAGTCCACGCCAGCGAAGTACCGGTCGTGGAACTGAGTGTTCTGCGACCGATCCGTGAGGTGAATCAGCATGGACACAATCTCATCGCCGTGCGATGTGGTCGAGATCTTGTCCAACTCATCGAAGTACAGAACCGGGTTCATGCACCGAGCCGTCATGAGAGAGTCGGCGATGCGACCGCACATCGACCCCTCGTAGGTGAAGGAGTGGCCGACAAAGTTGGCGGAGTCGGAGGCACCACCCAGCGAGAAGAACTCAAACGGACGCTGGAGAACCTGGGCCACACCGTTCTTGGCGATGCTCGTCTTGCCCACGCCCGGAGGTCCCTTGAGAGCAATGACATTGCCCAGCGACCCCGGACTGGAAATCCACTGGGCGAGCGTCTGCATAATCTGCGTCTTGGCCGTGGACATGCCGTAGACAGCCTTGTCTAGCATGTCGCGGGTGTTCGCCAGATACTTGGCACACGGCTCAGGACCATCCGACAGCTTGACTGGGAGCGTGACCATCTTTCCGAACGGAATGCGAAGGAACGACTCGACCCACGTCCGAAGCTTGTATCCCTCCGAGCTGTCCATCTCGTTCAGGATGTCGATCTTCTTGATGACAGCCGCCTTCAGCGAGTCAGGAATCGGCAGCTCGAGGACGCGGAACTTGAACGGAACATCACCCTCCTCAATGAGCGACGACAGACGCTTCATCTGCTCATTGAGACGACGACGCTTGGACTTGGACAAGTCTCCGAAGTACTCCTCCTCGTCGTCATTCAGCTCGATGGCCGGTGCGTCTTCGCGAACCCTGTGACCACCGCCCCCAGTATACTTCTTCTTGAGATGGCTGATGAACTCATCCTCCTCGGACTCGTCGTCAGAGTCTTCGGTCTCAGAGTCTCCGATTTGAAGTTGTGCCTTACCGCTGGCAACCGTGTGGATGTGCAGCTGAACACTGACCTTGGACCCCTTGGGAAGCTTGATAACAGGAGCCTCGTCTTCGGACTCCTCTTCGGACTCCTCCTCGGACTCGTCTTCAGACTCAGACTCCTCCTGCTCATAGTCCTCATCCTCAGACGAATCTGACTCTGACTCGGCCTTTAAGGTCTCGTCCTTGACCCACGTCGTGTTGGCGGCACGCTTACGAAGATTGTAACGACTGGGCATCTTGCTGCCTCCCAAGAAAAAACAAAAGGCATCCGTTTTTTGACAGAGTATACTAATGAGCGAGCTTGCGAGCATCACCGATATCGCAGAGAAGCAGGCCAAGATGCTTGCGGCCCGGGATGCCGAGGCCCCGGCAATCAAGTTAAGCACCACGATTGTTGAAGCGTTCTTGAAGTCACACCGCGTCCTTTGTTACGGCGGCACGGCCATCAACAACCTACTTCCGACAGAGGATCAATTTTACGGCCCAACCGAGACGCCCGACTATGATTTCTTCACGGAGACTCCGCAGGAACACGGCATGATGATCTCGGATCAGCTTGCGGCCAAGGGGGTTGAGAGTGTGGAGATGAAGCCAGGTGTCCACCTTGGAACCTACAAGGTGTTCGCGGACTACCACGGCGTGGCGGACCTGACGTTCATTGCACCCGGATTGTTCAATCATCTGTGGAAGGAGAAAATCACGCGGCACGGAATTCACTATGTCCATCCCAATTTCCTTCGGATGTCCATGTATCTGGAACTCTCACGTCCCGAGGGTGACATCTCTCGCTGGGAAAAGGTGTATACTCGGCTGATGCTTCTGAACAAGCACTATCCCATTCTCTGCACGGATGAACCCAAGGAACCGGACCAGCTCTCCATGGAGCAGAAGAAGGATGTGGTTCACATGCTGAAACACCATCCGATTGTGTTGCTCGGGTTCTCTGCCGTGTCTCGTCACGAAAAGAAGGCGGTGTGGTATACACCCGTCTCTCTGCTCGCAGAGAAGGAGGAGATTGAAAAGCACACGAAAGGACACAAGACGGTTGTCCACGAAGAAACCGACATTCTTCCAAAGCGAACGGATGTTCTGGACAAGGACGGTGCGGTGATGTACCAGTTCTATGAAACACAGGCATGTCATAGCTACCACACAACAGGTGACGGTCTTCGCATCGCGAGTATTCCCACTACGCTGACGTTCTTTCTGGCCCTGGCATATTCGGGTGCCTCAAAGGACGAGTTGACTCGGTTGATCTGCGTGGCCCAGCGACTGGTTGAATTGGCGGCTGACAAACCGAAGCGAAGGTTCGCTCTCTTGACCCCAGCAGAGTGCTTGGGTAAACAGAAGGAGTTGCTTGATATGCGTCGTGAACGCGTCGAGCTGTTTGCCAAAGTGGGAAAGAACAAGGAGTCGGCTGATTTTTTGCAGTATTTTTTCACCTACAACCCGAAGAACGACAAGACGAAACGGTCAAAGATATCCGCACTTCTCAAGAAGACCCGTAAGGCACGCCTCAAGGATACTGCAGAGTAACGGGGATTGTGTTCGGAACGGTAACCGTGGTGCCTGACCCATTGACAACCGTGCCTGTCGTCATTGCATACGGCTGCCCAGCAACCGCGGCACACTCGCGGAATCCCTGTTGCACTTGAAGAAGAAAGTTGTAACTATTCTGAATTCCCTTGGAACGATACGCATTCACACCCGAATATCCCGAACCCGCAGGAACGTTCGTAATGTACGCAAGTCGAACCTTTGTCTGTGTAAGCACGTCAGACGCATCGCGAAGACGCATGCCTTGAAGTCCACCAAACGCAGTGCCGCTTTGTCCTCCGGAGCTCATTTACTACCCAGTTACATTTTATCGTCCCGTATACCAGGCCACATCAAAATACTGTCCGGAGTCAGGACCGCGAATGAGCGAGACCGGAGGGGCGGCCGCAGCATGTGACATGATTTCAGACGCAGAGAGTGCACGAGAATAATAGGTCAGCCCACCGACTTGCCCGTCGAATCCATTCGTTCCTCCGATGGTTACGGGTGCATCTTGCTGCTTCGGAAGCTGCGTGAGCGTATGGTGCCGACGCAGAAGACCGTTGATGTACACGTCGACGGTGTACTGCGTAACCACAATAGCAATATGAATCCACTTCTGGGCCGGAATATTGTCAATCAGAACCGATTCAACCGCACCGTATGTAGCGACTTTGACAAGAATCGACCCCGATTGACTCGACAGATACAGTCCGGGACAGTCGGCCCGATTGAACACTGTTCGCTGTGTGCCGTTCTTGTATGTAAAATCATTCACATCAAACCACCCTTCAAAGCTGAACGTTGCACCCTCGGGCTGGTTGTTTGAGCGAGGAAGAGTGGCCTTCGACGTATACGCAACCTTTCCATTCTGCGTTCCACCTTGCAGTGCCACGGATGTCGGGTCGGTTGACGTGGAGGCATTCCACGCAGTCACACCCAAGAGAGCAAGTCCAAGTCCTCCAATTGCAACCTCCATTGTTCCTTACTTAGAAACAAACCCTCTCGAAGTGAGACGCAGACCTCCTGCCTTCACCTTGGCTGGCATCAACAGAATCTTGATCCATTCCTCGTATGTGTGCGTCTTCTGATATTCGATCGCCTGTGGAGGCACCGGACGTCCCTTGATATTGTAGTTGTAGTGAATACGACTTGGGTCGGACTGCGTTTCCTTCCGAAGAATCCCGCTCTTGGCAAGGTCGATGGTCCATTTCAGATCTTCACCTCGCGTGGCGTCTTCGAACTGAACAAGCTTTGCAATTTCTGCAAGCATCGGGTTCAGATGATTGGGTGGACGCACAAACACGCCGTCTACATACAGTTTCCCGGTGAGGGGAATGTCAATGCTGTGCGTGAAGGTGTGTTCATCCATCTGCCCTCGAATCCGCATCACGTCCTTCTGCTCTGTGAAACACGCCAAGAAATCCTCGAAATACGCATCCGTCACCGAATCGTCATCGTCGATAAATGTCGTGTACTTCCCCTTGGCATTTGCCAGGAGAAGGCGGCGTTTCATGCCCACGCTCATTTCACGGTTGTCCAGTGCTTCGTTGATATCAAGACGCAAGCCCGGGCAGATGCGAGCAAATTGTTCGCGGAGAGTTGCCTTTAACGCTTCACACTGAGTCCGCCGTTCAACCAAAGTCGGAATCAAGATTGACAGGTCAAACTCATAGGCCTTCCGCGAAATATACGTTCGAAGGTCTTCTTCGAGATACCGGTTGTTTCGCAGATAGAGCGAATCAAAGGCAACCTTGTGTCCAAGCAACGGGTGGCGGTGACGTATGATACACGTAGGGTTGTAGATTGTCTTTGAGCGTAGAGTGGTCTTGCACAGGTCGGTAAGCTCTGTATCGCAATAGAAGCTCTTGTACTCGGGTGCATAGATTGAACCGAGTCGTTCATACATGGTGCGTCCGTACATTGATAACGTGTTCAGTTGAGTCCCTTGAAACCCGTCATTGAACCAAAGAATACAATCACGGTCGGGAGTCATGCTCCGTCGAATATATTCATCGTATCCGCGAACCTCGGGAATCATGTCGTCGGACACCAACACAATGATGTCCCAAGGATAGTCTACCTTTTCAACATCCGCATTGCACGCCTCGATCTTCGTCGTGCTTCCGCCATAGTACAGTGCGTTCCATGCGAACCGACGGATGACACTGAACAGCTGTTGTTGAATGTCATGTCCGGTCATGGTGCTATCGTCCACATCGCATGAGACGACAACACCAATTAGGTCTGGCCGAGCAGCCATGCCGAGATACTGTTTTAGCGTTTTTATCAACTGGTCGGGTCGCGAGCGGCTGGGGCATTTCAGAAGAATTCGCGACATTACTATTTGGTAGAAGAGAACCAACTCGATATATCCGAACTCGAACCGCCCACGACGTCCTTACCAGCACTGTCCTTGACACCAAAGACAAAGGTATATCCGAACAGCGAGAGATTGCTCAGCTGAGAGGCAGCAGCCGGTGTCGAACTCGAGCATACGGTGCCTGCACCAAAGAACGCACCGGCATCCGAGGACTCAATCTTGTTCGACGAGCTGTGGACAGTGCATACCGACCCACCAAACCCACCACCGCCACCAATGATGAGCTTGCCAGATGCGGGCATCGGGACACCGTCAAGCACCGCAGACTTCTGAAGCCGGCCATTGATGTACACGTCGACATTGCGATTATACACCGTGATCGACACTGCGAACCACGACTGTAACGGCACGTTCTCAACGGTCACGACCTGCATTGTTCCGCTTCCTACGTTGACAGTGTTCACATTCGTTCCCGATGGATACAAACTGATCGCGACTTGAAGGGAATTGTCAGTCGGGTGAAGCGTCACGGCCGGAACGCTCGTGCCTGGATTGGTTGAGCTGGTCTGTGAAATGACCGGCTTGGGTTGTCCGAACTTGTATCCCCAATCCTTGATGTACATCCAAAATTGAAGGCTTGTATTTGAACCTGACACAACCGATGGTATGGTTGACCCTACCTTTGCATCAACCTCGGTGGGAGCTTGGTCGGTGGCCACTGCGGCTCCTGCTGATGGTCCTACATACTTGCTCGCCACAATAACAAGCGCAAAGACGACGCCAATCGCGAGGACTGCACCTAAAATTCCCATATAGTTGATCGGTTTAGGTCCCGTGGGTCCCAGTTGAAGGGCCAGTCCGGGCGGCCTTGATGCAGACGATCCCATTATTTATGCTTTACAAGGGAAAGGTATTCAAGATAACAATGGAAAAACGAACACTACCTATACAACGGACTCAGGTGGCAATGTTCTGTAATAATTGTGGAGAGAGAGGTCACGTGTTTAAGCACTGTTTACAGCCCGTGCTGTCGTGCGGTATCATCTTGGTGAACCGGGCATCTATACCGGTGGACCCGAACACCGTGCAGGTCTTGATGATCCGAAGGAAGGACAGCATGAGTTTCGCGGAGTTTATGCGGGGAAAGTATGATCCGTCGGACGAGGCGTACGTGGGTCGACTCTTTACCAACATGACTCTGCAAGAGCAGACGGCGGTGGTGTGCGAGCCGTTCGACGTCTTGTGGAATCAGTTGTGGGGAGACGACCACTCGTCTCCGGAGTACATGTTCTCGAAGGACCGGTTTGCTCGCGTAGACCGTGAGGCGGCAATGCGAAACAACATGTCAGTGTTCAAGGAGCCGGAGTGGGGATTTCCGAAAGGTCGGCGTGTCCGCACGGAAACCGACGTAGAGTGTGCGATTCGTGAGTTCAATGAGGAGACCAATGTTCCGCGTGACGCATACACGCTGTTGAAGGACATTGTCTTGGAGGAAACGTTCATGGGTCTGAATGGAATTCAGTATCGCCACATTTACTTTGTTGGATTGCTGACAGCGCCAGACCGTGTGAATGTGGGTCAGAAGATGACACACATGCAGCGACGTGAAATTTCGGGAATTGGGTGGAAGACGTTTGACGAGTGCCGTGGATATGTTCGCCCACACCACGTCGAGCGAATGGCCATGCTGGACGTATTGGAGAACATTGTCAAGACGTATGAGAGCAATTAATCCGGACACGCCGTGATTCCCAGCTTATCCATCCCTGCTGTCTGAACACCGAAGAGGTAGTGGAAGATCTCGCTAATGACCAGCCAGATGGCAAAGTGAACCCACACGTTGCCCTTGAAGAACCATGCCGACGGAACAGCAAAAGCAAAGAAGGTCACAATTGTGTCCACGATGGAAATTCCAGACACCCTCCACTGCCGAAGATAGCCGGTGCCGGGTGCACCTATGATGTTCGCATACGGACACTTGCTCATTGTATCTACGCAAACCTAAAACGTGCAAAGTACACCGTAATGCAGTAGGCCACGACGCTCAGCACAAACACCCACCACCACACCGGGAACACGGTGGCCTCCTTGTCCTCCGTTCCAAATGGACGGATCCGCCCTTCACGCCCAAAGGCGACGGACGGTTTGATGTACAGGAAGGCCGCCATCAGGAACAGGTAGATGGACACCATCCAGATGCGGTGGTTTTTCCGTGTCAGCGGCTCCATTACTTACGGGAGCGACGAGATTTCCCGTGCCGAGAACGGTGACGACGAGTGCGACGACGGCCACCGGACATCGAGAGCCTCTTGCTCTCCAGGAGAGCCATCAGACTCAGGGCACCCTCGCCAGATTCATTAATGCCGTCTCCTGTAATCATCCACGTTGTCTTACCGTCCGTAGTTTTGACTGTAAGAGTAGCCTGCTTTCCGTCAAACTTAACCTGTTGCGTCTCAGTGCTCATTTGTTCATACCTGCGATAATTTCAACGCACCACAAGATAATGAGCTTCGTGCTTCCGAACCGGAAAGCGTTCGCGGACTACATCACTCGCATCTTCCTGAAATACCGGAAGGAAGACCGTGACCCCCTCGACGCTGAAGACAAGGATGCCGACCTGTGCTTGAAACAGTCGAATGCTCGCGAGATGTTTCCATACCAGAAGCTGATTCGCGAGTACTTGATGATCGAGACGCCGTATCGTGGCATTCTGCTGTATCACGGTCTGGGGTCCGGCAAGACCTGCACCTCCATCGCCGTTGCCGAGTCGCTGATGAGCTACAAGAAGGTTTGGGTTCTGACACCCGCGTCGCTGCAACAGAACTATCGGTCTGAACTGCGAAAGTGCGGCGACCCTATCTACGCCTTTGAGCAACACTGGCGTGAGAAGGCATTGAATGAGCAGTCCCGAGCCGAGGCCAAGGCATTGTCCATCTCCGATGGATTCCTGGACCGGAACGGCAAGTTCTTCGTGACGGTTGCGGGTGAGAACCCGAATTACAAGGACCTGCCCAAGACGGCCCAGGATATCATCAAAGCCCAGATTGAGGACATTATCGGACAACGCTTCAATTTTATCAACTACAATGGTCTGTCCAGCAAGAACATTGACACATTTGTTCCGAAACCCGACGCCGAAGGAAACTTCCCTGCGAATCCGTTCAACAATTGCGTGGTCATTATCGACGAGGTTCATAACCTGATTTCGCGTATCGTCAATTCCTCTGAAATTGCTCGGCGTCTCTACGATGCAGTGTACAAGGCCACCGACTGCAAGATTGTCGGGCTGTCAGGCACGCCTGTCATCAATCGCCCCAACGAGATTGCGTATCTGATGAATCTGCTGCGTGGACCCATCGAGCGAATCACCATTCCCTTCGCCAAGGCTGCGTCGTGGGACGAGGAGAAAATGAAGACGGCATTCAAGGCTCTGCCCGATGTGGATACCATCGAGTTCAATGCGGTGAAGAAGTATGTGCTGATCACTCGCAACCCTCCTCATTTCCGGTCGGTGTACAACGAGGCAGGTGACCGCATTGCCGTGCAGTACAAGAAGGACATTCCCTTTGTTCCTCTGGCCATGGACTGGGTCAAGACCTGGGACAAGAAGATAACCGGAGAGATTGGTGCCGAGATTGCAGTTGAGCGTGTGACGACTGAGAATCTGGAATGCCTGCCCACCAAGTTTGAGGAGTTCGCAAGCACATTTCTCGATGGACTGAACATCAAGAACCCTCTGCTGTTCGGCAAGCGTATCCAGGGCTTGGTGTCGTATTTCAAGGGTGCCGATGAGCGGTTAATTCCCAAACGCGTGGAGGACGACAAGATGCTAGAAAAGGTGGTCATGAGCTCTGAGCAATTCACACAGTATCTCGACGTTCGCTTTCAAGAAATCAAGGCGGATGCGAGGAAGGCGTTAAGTATGAACGACGACGGCGGGTCGTATCGCGTCATTTCTCGGTTAGCCTGCAACTTTGCAGTGCCTCCCGAGTTGAAGGCCCTGACCAAGAAGGTGGAGACAGAATTCAAGGAAACGGATGTTCCCGACAAGCCTGAAATTCTGGCGGCCTTGAAGGCTCAGCCGGACAAGTACTTGACGGCCAAGGCGTTGGAGCAGTATAGTCCCAAACTGGGAAAGATGTTGGCAAACGTGGAGGCGACCCGCGGTGCCGGTGCTGAGTGGCCTAATCAATTCGTCTATTCGCAGTATCGCCAGCTAGAAGGACTTGGTGTGTTTGCCGCCATTCTGGATGCGAATGGGTGGCAGCCGTACAAGATCACCAACAAGAACGGACAGTGGCAGGAGGATGAAATGGCCGACAAGCCAGCCTACGCCTTCTTCTCCGGCGAAGAAAAGGAGGATCAGCGTGAGTTGATGCGTCAAATCCTCAACAACCGCTACGAGAACAGCTTTCCGCCTAGTTTGAAGACGAGCATTGAGAAACGCGGTAAGAAGTTGCTGTGCATGCTGATGGCCACGTCAAGTGGTGCCGAAGGTATCACGTTAGCCAATGTCCGCCACGTCCACATCATGGAGCCACATTGGACTCCGGCGCGTCACGACCAGGTTATCGGTCGTGCCATTCGCATTTGTTCACACGCGACATTGCCGCTCGACCAACGCACCGTCAAAATCAGTCTGTATATCTCCGTAATCTCGCCCACGCAATCCAAAGGTGCTGATGGACCGAACGTGGTGGCCGTTCGCAAATCCGACGTGGAGTTGAAGCGGTATGAAGGTGAACCAGCTGTGGAGACGTTCATGTCCACGGATGAGTACCTGTATGAGAAGGTGTATGAAAAGGACAAGGTCAATCAACGGATTTCCATTCTGCTGAAACAGTCGGCAGTAGACTGCGAAGTCCATCGCAAACTCCACTCTCGCGAGAAGCCGGCTATTTCGTGTATGCGGTTCGACACGACAGCAACGGGTGAGGATCTGGCCTTCAAGCCGAACATCAAGTCCGATGACCTGGACGAGACGTATTTGCGCAACATGACGCGGAAGAAGCGGCGGTTGCAGAAGCTGAAGATCAAGGACATTGTGTACTTCATGGATCCGGACTCCAAGGAGATTTTTGATGGTCAAGCCTTTGAGGACAACCAGCGGCTGTTACGCATCGGCACCAAGATCTCCGAGACGCAGATTAAATATTGGCTTGGGTAGAAGAAATGGAAGCTCGGCGACTTCAATTCGAAGAAATGCTTGGGAGAAATATTGGTAAGGTCGTAGAGTTTATAAAACAAAACTTCGACGATTTTCCTCCTGGCGAGGGGGTCGCTGTACCTGAAACCATCTGGATGATACATGGAATGGGTCCATCGAACTCGAAACCGGAGTTAAACGTGTTTTTCGTATCTCGTCGAGGCATGACCCATCAAATATTGGGAAAGGTAAGGGGGAAGAACGGAGGTCCCTTCGAGACTGGACTATGGAATGGGGGCAAAATAGTATGGACACCATACGGTGAGCCCCAGCCAGCGCCCCCCGTAGTCGTCGAAACACGCACGGTGCCGCCCGGACAGAGGGACCCTGTGTCACTTGAAATCATTACCGATGGTATGGAGATGGCTGACTTCAATAAAGAATATGGACATCGATACTATCAACACAGTACAGTGAAGAGGCTGTTAAAGGGTGGTCTACCCGGTGCGACTGGTGAAATGGTAAGTGACGTTAAACCATACATTGCAAAGATTGAAGGAACTACTAAGGTCACACTCGATGGCAAAAATTATGACCTCGTGGCTATTTCACCCCACGCGTATCACCTAGAAAACGCCAAAGGAGAAGTAATCAAAGAATACGACGACACTACTTTGGATGAAGCTAATCTCAATCTTGTTGGTGGTGGTCGTCGCAAGTCGCGTCGCGTTAAGAAGCGGCACGTAAGTCGGCGAGCCAAACGCCGCACACGTCGCTCCAAGTCTTGAACTTCATCTCCAACGCCCGAGCCTGCATCGTAACATAGTTCTCAATCACCGCATCCATCGCGTCGGCCACGTGATTCGGGTCGAAGGACGGTGCACTCAGGCCCAGAGGCATGGCTGCCGCCTGATAGACGAGCGGTCCCGGACGAATGTACTGCGCCACGGTGGTCGGAAGGAAGGAACGATACGACCCCACGTCCGTGACAATCTGGGGGGCACCCGTATACAGATGCTCGAGCTGGCATAGACCGAAGCCCTCGCCGTCTGACGTATTGATACCAACATCGGACATATTGTAAATCTGGTTGATGCCCTCGTCGCTCAGCGTGTTAGGCGGGGCCGTGTCCACAATCGCCATACGCTTGGCATACACATTCGGTTCCAGACCCGCACGGGTCAGCTGGTCGTGGAAGATACGCTGAATGTCATAGTGAGCACCCTTCTGCGGGTCAACCGTTGTCACCATGAGAAGCCAGAGCGGCTTATCCGGATGACGACGCAGCAGCTCCACGAATCCCATGATGGTCAGATCCTGACGCTTCCGCTGGCTGTTGCGATTGGCATTGAGGAAGACAATTGCCTCTGCCGGAAGACCCACATTCTTGCGGAGAGCGGCACGTGTTGCCAGCGGCAGACGAGAGAAGATGGTCGAATCGATTGCATGCTCCATCACGCCCGGAAGGGGAATGTCTGTGCCATACTCTGTATACAGCTTCGCCCACGTATCCGTGAAGCAATAGACCTTGTCGGCCGCCTTGTTCAGCTCAGCCATCAGCGGTGGAGCGATGCCGGTGTACACCTGATCCACGTACAACCACAGCTTGTACGGCGTCTCACCCTTCTTGTACTTCATGGACTGGATGAACCGAGCGATGATCATCGGATCATTGTAAATCATCACCACGTCCGGTCCGACCATCTCCAAGTACTCGTGAATCTTGTTGAACCCAAATCCCTCCTCCTTCGGGTCCTCGTTGGCGGCTGCATCGTAGGCCACAATGCCCTCGGGAACCTTGCGGATGTTCTTCCGCTCGGGATGGCGCTGAAATCCAAAGTGGAACGTCTTGACCTTCGGGGCAAGTGTGGCAGCCTGGGCCAGAAGATTGGAGACGACCTTTGAGTACCCGGTGGTCTGATCAACGTGAGTGCTAACGAGAACGAACCTCATTTGAGTGTATTCTCTCGGATGTGTATAAATAGAATGCAGGTCAACTCTGCCCAGGATTATCTGTCCTACCAGAAGCGTCGCATCATTTCCGCTACGTTTACGCAAGACCCTCCTCCTGCTCACCGGAGGTACAATTACGTCGCCACAGCTGTGTTTGGAAACAAGGCGGCTGTATACAATCGCTTCGTTGCACCGGCTACGCTTGCTCCCGGCACAGTTCCGGGTGGTAAGACGATCACATCCACATGCTGTCTGGCTACCGGGGGTTCTTTGGTCTAAACAATCGTATAGATAAGATACAATGCCGGGCGGTTTAATGCAGTTGACCCAGGTGGGGGCCCAGAACCAACTGATTAATGGTAACCCCTCTATGACCCATTTCAGAGCCGTGTATCGCCGGTATACGAACTTTGCTATGGAATCCGTTCGTATGGACTTTTCCTCGGCACACCTGGACTTTGGGACAACGTCCAAGCGAACACTGAGTTGTCGCATCGATCGGTATGCACAGTTGCTCCACGACACGTACCTGTTTGTGACTCTCCCTGACATCTGGTCGCCGATGGTCGCAGTGTCAACGTCCCCAGATGGCTATGACCCCGGATGCTCCGCGGTTGGCTACGAGTTTCAGTGGATCAAGAACATTGGATACAACATGATTGACCACGTGGACCTGGTCGCGAACAACGTGGTCATTCAGAGCCTGACCGGCGAGTGGTTGAAGATGTACTCCTACATGACCCACGATTCTGCCAAGCGCAAAGTCGTGGACCAGATGGTGGGCAATGTGCCTGACATCTATGACCCTGCGAATGCGTATGACCGGGTCAACCAATACCCCAATGCTGTCACACCGGCTGCACTTCCCACAACCATGCCATTCACAACCATTCCCGAGCCGTCCATTCGCTCTCGTCAGCTCGTGATTCCTCTTCACTTCTGGTTTGCGGAGAACCCGGGTATGGCTCTGCCGCTGGTCTCGATGCAGAACTCAGAGACGTACATCAATGTAACTTTGCGTCCTCTGAATCAGCTGTATACCGTGATTGATGTGGCCCCCACGAGTCCAACCTATGGACAGCGTATCCAGCCCACGGGCTCGTATCCTATTGGACTGTTTCTGACTCCGCCAACCGTGACAGGTAGCTCGTCGTCCGCGTCAATCGTCACCTTTTTTGCAAATCCGTATCTGGAAGGCAACTTCATTTACCTGACGGACATGGAGATGAACCAGCTTGCTACTGCCGACCAGACATTTCTTCTCAAACAGGTGACCCATGTTCTTAAAGAGGGTCAGTATGGTGCGAATACCGACCTGGAAATTCCCATGTTCAATATGGTGACACGTATCGTCTTCGTTGCTCAGCGGTCAGACAAGTTGACGACAAACGACTGGGACAACTACACGAATTGGTCCAGTTCGAACCGCGCTCCGTTCTCGGGTATAACCCAGAGCAAGGGTGATATCCTGTATTCATCTGGACAGTATCAGGTGACCTCGGTGTCTCCACGCGATGCCATTGTCGACGGCCAGCTTCTGTTTGATGGCAATGAACGGTTCAAGACGAAACCAAAGGCCTATTTCTCGCTTCTCCAACAGTACAAGCATACGACAGGTGAGCAACCGTCTACGCTCCCCGGTGTGTACATGTACTCGTTTGCCCTCAACAATGACCAGTATCAACCCAGTGGTGCAGTGAACGGATCCAAGATTAACAAGGTTGTGCTTCGTATTTCTTTGCAGCAACCCTTACCGGTCAGCGTGGCATCTGCGGCACAGGGCGTAGTCTGCGTTCTGAAATCAACTGCACTCAGTCAGAACCCAGTGATCATTCCACCGGGTGATCTTCTTCCCCAGGCCGATGGCAGTTATCTGTACACCCCCGACCAAGTCATTTCGATTGTTCCCTCGGTTGCGAATAACAACATCATCTTTTTGTACACGTATACCGTCGGTGTGTATGTTGAGTCCATCAATTACCTGCGTATCGTAAGCGGTCTTGCAAATCTCGTATTTGCTACTTAACAATGGGTGAGGTCAAGTTGACGAAGGCCGAGTACATTGTCGGCACGCAGACGCTCGATGTCATGGATCTCCTCAACAAAATCAAAGCTGAAAATTACGGGGCAATTGAACTCCCGATGGCCAAGCTGGATGAAGACCTCCGGAAAGACCATCGCATTACAACGCCCGCGGATGCGGAAGCCCTGCGGTTGACTCCACCTCGGCTCGTTGTAGACTATACGGATGAAAAGGGCATTCCCCACCACATCGAAAAGGTTGGGGCTGCTCAGGCTGCACCGATTCCTCCCGCAAAGGAGAAATTCGAAAACGACGATGGAGTTGCCATTGGTAAGCGGTCAGTGCTTGGCCGCCTGATTCAGACTCCATCTGAGATCTTCAAGGACATGGGAATGTTCGCAGCAAGGGGTTCCTTTCTCTTTGGATTCGCACTCTTCTGGACGGTCATGGTTATCTGGACATATACGCAGTGGACGTACATTGGCATTGAACTCACGCCGTTGAAAGGAGCTGCGGGAGATCCGACCAAGTACACCACGGAGAACCTTGGCATCTTTGCCAAGTATGTCGTTGGTCTGACTGCACTGGTTATGGGTGCCCTTGCTGCACTCTGTGAATATTCGAAGATCAATGCGACGATTGCCAAGTATGTTGGAGGTGTGCCTGTATACGGATGGCTGATGCGTGCGATCATGACAATCACAAGTGGGTTCGCGCCGATTGCGGGCCTCTTTCTTCAGTTGATGATCTGGTTCACAGTGGTTCGGCCGATTGAAGCATTGAAGAAGAACCCTAGCCCAAACAGTCTCACGATACCAGGCATGGGCAAATCCTTGGTATAGAGTAAGGATGCTGATTCAACTTCCCTGGTTGGTCGCGGGTCTGTTAAGTGGATTCGTGATAGGAACCGTGTTTATTCCACCGACACGCAGGTCGGCGAGTCTCCCAAAACCCGGTGATCGCAGTGTGTTTCACACAGAGACAGGATGTGTTCGATTCGAAGCGACCGAGGTTCCATGCACTGCGGAACCCGACTCACTGAATCTCCTCGCATCTCAGAAGTAATGAAGGTGCCGATCACCAACGTGCTTCATCGTGGAGCACCCTTCTTTTCCTTCATCATTGGACTGGGGTTGGCCGTGCTGCTATTCCACCGCAGTTTCGGAGTCATCAAGACGCTTGCCATACCGGTCAGTGAGGCCACAAACAAAACCGTCAAGGTGGATGGAAAGTGCTACCGATACCGCGTGGAAGACGCGGAATGTGAAATCCCGTCTAGTTCATAAACAATGGAAGGGTCTACGTCGTTAGATGCTCTCCTCCCGAGTCCCCAGGGTCCGCAGTCGGCTCCCCCCGTGTATCCCGAGGCAAGTGGACCAGGTCCTAGCACCACTGGGTTCGCTCCGTCGTTCAAGCCGAGCCTCCCGGCCATGACCTTCATGTTTCGCAACCTCCAGCTGTATGTCGCCTTCTTTCTGTCGACATTTGTTCTGTCCTTAGCTACGCCGCGTAACCTGCTGCTCCAGTACATCCCGTCGGCGTACACATCGAATGGCGTGGTCAGCTATCAGGGTGCCGCGGTGATTGGCGGTGCGTCCGTGGTTCTCGCTCACTTTGTGAATGTCGTGATCACAAGCTTTCTCGGATAGTGTGAACACAAGATAATGCAGTGTCCGCCAGCGTGGGTCTATCCCCGTATTCTGCTTGGTGCCGGACATCAGCTAACTCCCATCTTTACAGCGAAGTATAACATTACCCACGTGGTCAATTGTGCATTTGCCGATGATTGTCCAGAGTGGTGGAGAAAGAGGCACGCAGGTCACTATGCGGAGCTGAATGCGGTTGATTCGGTGGCTGTGCGGATTCTCGATTGGTATTCCGAGTTTGAAACGTGGATGCTATTGTTCTTGCGGTCGACGAATGGAACGGTCTTTGTTCACTGCAAGGCAGGTATCAATCGGTCGGCGTTTTTGGTCTTGACGTTTGTCTGCAAGAACTTCGGCATTGATTTCCGAACGCTGCTATCCGCGGTTCGTAAACAGAGACCGATTGTCTGTGACAATTCTGCTTTCATGAAACAGGTGGAAGACGAACTATATGGACGTGTTCAGGGTCCGGAAAACGCGGGAAGCGGACTCCACGTCGATGGGGACGCTTGATTCCCTTCATCAGGACATTGTATCGGGATTACGTGATGCAAAGACCCACGACGATGCACTTGAAGCTGAGCTGAATACCTTGCGTGGTCGAGTGGAGGCGTTGCGTGCGTCCAATGAGATTGCGGATGTTGTTACGTGTTCCGGATGGGAGGCCCGGATACGAGAGATCGAGACGGAGTTGGCACAGGCGAATCCGATGGAGGACTATTACATGAAAAACATGGATATCCTGATGGAGTACTACAATCGCCCCGATGCAACCGCCCAGCCCGCACAGACGCCCAAGGACGCAACCACGTTCATGAAGTTCTTTGCAGTGTCAGGTCCGTCGGAATCAATTGGCGTATCGAAGAAGCAGATGTTCGACGAGTATGTCGCCCGCATGAAGCTGTCCAACAATCCAGAGGCCACGCAGCTGATGACGGAACACTGCGTGGGATGCAACGTAGCTCGTGAGGAGATTAGCTCTGAAGGCATTCTGGTCTGTCCGAAATGTGGGTCAGAGGAATATTCTTTGGTGGTGTCAGACTTTCCTTCGTTTCGCGACCCGCCGAAGGAGCGGAACAATTACGCGTACAAGAAGATCAACCACCTCAACGAAATCCTGAACCAGTTTCAAGCCAAGGAGTCTACAATGATTCCGGAGGAGGTGATGAATGAGGTGGTGCTGGAGATCCGTAAGCGTCGCATCAACAATATTGCTGATCTGACGGAGAAGGAGATTCGTGAGATTCTGAAGAAGCTGGGGCGGTCGAAGTACTACGAGCATGCGGCTCATATTCTAAGCAGACTGAACGGCAACCCGCCACCCACCATCACGCCCGAGATCGAGGAGAAGATTCGGGCCATGTTCCAGGAGATTCAGGCGCCGTTTCTGCTGTACTGCCCGAACGACCGCACGAACTTTCTGTCGTACTCGTATATCTTATATAAATTTATGGAACTGCTTGACATGGATGAATACCTACCCTATTTCCCGCTCTTGAAGTCACGAGACCGCTTGATCGCCCATGATCAGATTTGGGAAAAGATATGTCTCTACCTTCACTGGCAGTTTATTCGGAGCGTTTAATAAACGATGGCTAGCCCGACGAAAGACGATGGATACTGCTGGCAGTTTGAAGGCATGAAGGGTCAGCCACCACTCAAACCTCCGCAATATCTCGGCAGGTGTGTAGGTTTCAGGCTGATTGGTAATCCCAACGACCCTGACCCCGAGTGGACGTTCGAGAGGAACAAGAAGATAAGCGGACTGGGACTTATATTTGGAGTGACTGAATGCGTTTTTTCAGAACCCGACAAAGAAGAAAAACAACGACGTGCAAAGGAGGCTGATGATGCAGCTTTTGCGGCGAAATTGGGACAGGGTCGCCGTCGTCGTAAGACCAAAAAGTCCAAACGCCGCTCTCGGAAAACTCGTCGTAGCCGTAAGTAATGGCGTGCGTGGTCGAGGGGCCGCTTATACCCGGCACACACGACGATCGAATCAGAGAACTAACCGCCCTAGCGACAGCACAACAGGAGGATCTATCTCCCGAATACCCGGATGGAGAACCTGCGAAAAATACGCGGAGTAAACTGCAGATACATCCGTTTGATACGATGATTACTCCGTGGAAGTCTCAGTTTGGGAACGAAGCGAACTTGCATTTTGTTGCACATGCCGGTGTCACAATCTGTGGTTGGTTAGCCGCACAAACAAAGGAGATGTACAGCCGGAAATATATATACCTATCTGAAATCAGCACTCGTCGAATCAAGGATAAGCTCTACGGTGGAGTGGGTACACGACTACATGACGCACTCGTGAAATATGCGATAGATAATGGCTACGACTTCATCTACCTATATCCCGTGAATAAACATGTTGCGAACGTATACGTAAGATGGGGATACACACCGCAGTCAGAGGTTCTTCGTCATCAGTTTTATGTGCTTCCCGGAAAAGAAGGTCCGACTGCTGCTATGATAAATTCTCTCCTCCCCCGTCGTCAAGATGTGGATGTTATACAAAGAGTACGGGAGGTACTCAAAGCTGAGTTCGACAAATACCGGCGGACTGTATTAGCCAATAAAGATAACGTCGCCGACGTCGAAGTACTACTGAACCAATTTGAGCAGGAGAATGCCGACGCCGAGCTTCCTGAACGCGCGCGTAGACAAGAACAGCTCGAGGAAATTGCGGCTGCCGACACAGAACGTTTGAAAAATCAACGAGATGAAATGAAGAGGCTTCTAGAATCCATGCCAAAGCCGAAAGGTGGCGGCAAAACCGCCCGGAACACGCACCGTCTGCGGTTCTTTCGCAAACACCGCCTTTCAGTTCGCGGATACTCGCTGGGGGAGTTGTCCAAGATCTCGAAGGTCCCGCAGCCCATTCTTCGCCAGGTCTACGATCGTGGTATCGGTGCCTATAAAACCAACCCCACCTCCGTGCGGATGAAGGGCACGTTCCGAAAGGGCGTGAAGGCTCCGTATTCCAAGAAGCTGAGCAAGGAGCAGTGGGCTATGGCGCGGGTCTATTCGTTCCTCGATGGAAATCCGAAGCACGACACAGACCTGCGGCGGAAAACTCGTCGCCGTCATAAGTAAATGACAGACGAGTCCGAGTTAACGAAGAAGATATCGAACGACACGATCGAGACGTATTACTACGTGATCTTCTGGGTGGTGGCAGTCTCGGCCGGTCTCGTGGTGCTCTTTGAGCTGTACATCATGACCGTGTCGCCGAAGCGTGGATTCTACATGTTCCTGCGTTCAGCCCCTGCGTTGACTCTGGGCGTGGTGAATGCACTGTTCCTGTATATCATCTCGGCACGTGCGTTGAAGTAATCTCGGGTATGAACAATGGCCGAACTGACACTGCCGGACCGCGTATCTCGTTTGGAAGAAATCCTTGCTGGACAGATCGACGACTACAAAGAGGGCTGGGTTACGATAGCACAAGAAGGAGAGGAAATTACCCTTCCACCAGGCACATCTGTTCGATACGGAGTAGCTGGTCATTGGTTAGAGAAGACATTTGGAACCCAAGAAGGACAGATACATTCAACGTCGGATCTATTCAAGACAGATCCTGCTCCCAATAGGAGGAAGTATGTCCAGAAAAAGATTACACAGCGGCCCCTCCCCGTACAAAGTGGGTTAAGTGCGGCTAAGTACCTTCGAACCCGTGAGGTTGCAGGTCGTCGCCGGACCGCCAAGACCATCCGCATGAAAAAAGGCGAGTATCTTCGCGAGCACCACCATCTGTTCCGGGTGCTGCGGAACCCTACGCGGCGTGCATTGAACGCTGAACTGCGGGCTCAGAAACGGGAACTGAAGGAGAGAGGGTTAAAGGGATAAATTCATTACTAACTAATGCACTGGGTCTACGTCCTCTTATCTGACGACGGCGATATCTACGTAGGCGAAACAAGGCGTCTTTTTCGGCGTTGGAACGAACACCAAACAGGACGCGGTGGAGCGAACACATCGAAAGGAGAATACAACACGGTGATTGGACTTTACAGTGTCGCCGCCAACCGTTCCTTTCAGCGATATCTCAGAGACAGGGCGGTCTGGAGATGCGAACGCTACTGGGATGACGATGTTGGAAAGGAAGAGGCACTCGAAATCGAAAATCTGATTACCGAGCGATACATTGTCGACCGCGGAATCGCCGACCAGGACGTGAGGGGTGGACGGTATACGACCGAGAACAAATGCGAGAATTTCTGCTTCGGAGAGAGACTGACTACATACGAGCGCGATAGACCGTTGTGCAAGTGCGGATATCCGTGCGAAGTGAAGATGAAGAAAGATACTACCAAGATATACTTCGTATGCCCCGTCCCAGAATGGGTTGACGGTTTTACAACGCCGGATAAGTGCAACTTCTGGCAGGAGTATCTTCCATATCGTCTGCAGAAAGAGGAAAATAGTTTGAGGAAGCCCACTGCTGCCGAAGCGTTCGCAGACTGTGATGATTAAACCAACTCCTTCGCATTCAGCCGCCTCTCCCATGCGAACAGCCAGCAGCCAGACTTTGTGCACTTCTCGATTACACTCTCCTTCAGCTTCTTGCGGTCACGGGTCGCCATCTCGGTGTTCAGTGCCTCCAAGCGCCTCATCATCTCAGCGACGGAGATCTTATTTTCCTTTGTGATCCGAGCAAAGTCGTCGAGTAGAGAATTCTGCTCAAAGGCTGGGCGATGAGAATTTGGACTTGTCGACTTCAGTAGAGCATACTTCTTACAGAATGCATCCCTGGCTGCAATCAACTCGGCAAAGTCAATCGGCTTCTCAGCGATATACAGCTCTGCAACCGATACAGCCTTGTTCAGACGGCGGAACTCCTCCTTGAGTTCCTCGTCATTCGTGTTCCACATCACATCAATCAGGATGTCTGCGCAGTCCTCGATTCCCTTGAGCGCCTCGCGGCGGTGATTGGACTCGTAGCAGACGATCTTATTCTTGACATCTGCGAGGTGGATGATGCCATCCGCCCGCTTAGCGCGGAGAATATGATCGTGGATCTCCGCAACCCGTTCTGCGTCAGGGTCGCGGTTAAACTCCCACTTCTCAATCGGGAGTTGGTTGAAGAGCTTGACTGGAACCCACCAAATCTGGTGATTCGAGCCATGCTGGATGCCGGGAACGTTGTTTTGACGAAGGAATGCGTCGAGAAGAGCCATTTTGATCGATTGCTGATACCGATTTGGTGTCAAACGACGGATCCGTTTTCTACTTGTCCCTGCACACTTCGCAGACAGCCCGGTGCTTGTCCTTGATTTCCTTCCCGCAGTCCCCGCAGGTCTTCACGTACACCTTCGCCACAGCCTCCTTGAGATTCGCGACAAGCTCGTCTGTAATGGACCCCATGAGCATGAGTGTCTTGGGCTTGTCGCTACCCGAATTGTCTGCATAGGATAGCCACATCCTCCCGCGCTGAAACCACACGTCTCCTTGATCCACGTACTCGGGGTCCAAGTAGCGTGTGTAGTACTCAATGAACTCGCAGATGACCTTGTCTGGAGATACATCCTGATCGCCGTCGTAGAGGTCGGACTGCTCGAAGATAGCGATTTCGTAGGACATCTTAACGCTAAAAACGGTTTTCTGTGTAAGCTGTGGATCCGTTTTCAACGCGAATTCCGGCATCGGCGTTCGTGTTGCACGGCGTAGAAGAGTTTGAGAGATTGGCGTTTGCAGTATCGGCAGACCCAGACCGGTGCACGGCCGGCGAGGAAAGTTCGAACGTCCATTGCATCGAAACCCAATTTTCGTGGGTGGTCGGGATCCGTTTTCAGGCACACTGCGTCGACAGACAATGCCTACCGTACACTATACAGAACTCAGAGTGCCCGAGTTCATAGCTGATTTCACCGGACGAATTCGCATGACTGGTTTTGATGATACAAAGAGATACAGTATCGCCGAGTGTAATCGGGACTTTGTTTGGCCGCCTGCTTTGCGTGAAGGGCTTGTTCGAAGTGTCCTCAACGGGGATCCCCTGCCGTCTTTGATCCTCTGTAACAATCAACTCATTGATGGGGGGAATCGAGCCACAACGCTGTGGCTCTATCAGAATAATAGGTTCAGAGTAGACGGCAACAACTTTGCCGACTTAACATTCGATCAACAGGCAGCTTGGAATATGTGTGCGATGCCGGTTACGATGATAGAGGGTGCGACGGACGAGGAGAAGTCCGATTACTATGAGAAGTTCAATCAGGGAGTTACGCTGACATTCGGGCAGAAGCTAGAGAACAGAAAGACATATCCAATTGCCGCTGCCTCGTTCGATCTTATCGGTCATGGCCCACTCCAGGATCTAATCCGCCGGGTATGGAGTCCCGCTATAGCGAAGACGAAATCGCGTGCGGAGGTCACGTTCGCGTATAAGGTATTGACCGCCTCGATTCGTGGATCGGAGTATTTTTATCCAACGTGGGCGAATGCGAGCACGTACATCGCAGAGACACCTGCAAACGCGGTGAATTACGATCACCTGCGTGATATATTGACAATCATCAAAGATGTTGACCCAACTGGAAACTACGACCAAAAACGTAAGAAGTTCTGCTTTGAAAAGTTTATCGGCGCTGTCATTCACGACTCGTGGAGAATGCGTGTTAATGGCGTTCATACGCAACCATTCATTAACAAATGGACGCGGTTTTTTGAGGATGCATACGACGACGTGTTAACAATTCGTCAGCTTAGGGAGTTGTGTTCGTATAAGTCGATCAACGTTGCTGCGGGTTCTCGTGCTCGCAATGTCGCTACATCTGAAAATATAGATGAATACATTCGGGGCAGATTTGTATTTACAAACGTTGTAGATGAAGATGACGACGATTGATGCCTCTCGTTTTCAGGTAAGGCAAAAAGAAACCACAATGCGGCAAGCATATGCAGTCTTCTGGATGAATGCCAATGGGCTAACGGGCATTGGGGAGTACAACCTCGACGAACAGACTCTGCGGAGGTGGCTGAGCGACCTGCGGTATAGGTATCCTGAGATGCAGCACTGGGGGCAGCTACCTAACGGAGATAGGTACGTCGAGATCCCCCCGATCCCGCGTCATGAGCCTCCACCTGTTGGCACAATTCACGGTGTCATCGGTTAGGTAGCGTAGACTGATTTCACGAACTAAATCACGAGGAAACCACTTCCCATCGGGCCGAGTTCCCGTCAAACCCCGTTCATACTGCCGCCTCTGCCGCAGAATGAACCTGGCCTTCAACTCCTTTTTCTGTGCGTCGTCAAACCGAGACTCATTGTAGTACGTGAAGGATTGCCCGCAGGTGGTCGGAGGATCCCAGATACGAAAGAAGAGACCATGCGGCGGGTCTGCGTGATATACGTCTCCGCCGCTCGTCGTCTCCGTTGTGTTGAAGAACCGAACCATGTCATAGCCTGCACCATTGACGAAGTACTCGGCGAAGGTTGCCCTGAAACGTGACGAAGACGTGGGCCCGAACCGGAGGTTGGAGAATCCGTAGTATCGCTTGCCAGGAACAAGGGAACGGATGTCGACGGGAGGTCCGATAGGACTCTGCATTTGAAAAGTGGTTTGGTGTCGTGTGGGCCTATTCGTTTTCACCACGATGTCTCCTTCTCGAGACGGCGATTCTGAATCTTTTCCTCCTCCGTTGAACCCCAGCATACGCGAATAGCATAGGTTGGACTATTCCCCATGTGGCGAATCTCCGTCGTAATGTCGCAGTTAGGAAAGTGTTCCTTGGTCCAATATAGCATCGTATCGAACGCAATACCCAACTCCATTGACTTTGAGGAGGCCTGACTTGAGTTTCCCTCTTCTGCGACGCGGAGGACTTCCTTGTAGAATTCCTCCGCAGCCAGTTGTCCCTTGATCTCTTGTGCGCGGCGGGCGATGCGTGCCTTCTCAGCGACGGCAGCGGCGTATGCATTCTGAAGTTGCTTGCGAGTGAGAGGCTCCATTGTAAAAAGGGTTTGGGGTCGGGGGTTGCAGATCCGTTTTTAGCGGATCCACCATCCCTCTGTGTGCTTGACCTCGTAGCACCGGTCAGCAGTGTGTTCCGTCCGGCCACAACGACTGCACCAATCCTTAGGCGGTGTCGCATCCACACTTGGTGGGCGACATCCTTTCTCGTGTTGTTCGCACGCATACCGGTTCGGGTAATCCGACACGCACCACTGACACGCCCAGGACGTGTTTTGAGGCTGCGTGCAGTCCTTGTGTCCGTGTCCGGTTGCGTGACACTTTGTGCATGCGTCGGCAGGCGCGTGCATCTCGAAACGAAGAGCCTGTTCCAGCTCATCACTCAGCCGCATCTCTCCAAAGTCGTAAGGGCGAACCGCATCAACACCGTGCTTCTTCATCAATGCCATTGTTGTTGTTCGCACATCGTTGGCACTGGTAACCGGCCGGGTCTCCACAATGCGGACGGGGTTGTACACACGAATCCACGGCGGTCCAAAGCCGCACGCATAGTACGCGTAGGTGTGCTCGACATCACGAGACTTGCCGACGAAATACTTCCCGCAGGTGAGTTCGAGAACGTAGAGATACTCCATGGAAAGTGTTTTTGTTGGCTAGACTGCATTCGTTTTCTCAGAAACGAGGAAGCTCGTCGTGAAGGAGTTTCCAGACCTCCTGCTTCGTCTTCTCAAACAGCTCCTCAGACACGACCCCAAGCATCATGACTGATATGATTGGATTTGCGAAGGAGATGAAGTGGCGAGAATGATCGAACACGGCTTCGTAGTAACTCCCGTTGAGTCCCATGTGTCGATATACGTCGCGGGCGAAGGATTCGGCAACGTCATACCGGTCGACGATCTGACTGGTCCTGCGCTTGTTCTCCACAAAGACGACGATCTCGTAGCCGTTCATTTTAATGTTGGACTCTCCCGCTCGTGCCTAATTCGTTTTCTGGGGAAATAACAATGAAGGCGTACCAGGTGTATTTCTTCGTTTTGAAGATCATCGTGCTTCTTCAGGTTGTGCTGATCGCAACAGGCCACAAGGTGAAGGAAAGCTCGTTCTTCGCGGTCGTGGACACGGTTTTCAAGGTATCGCTCGGGCTGTTTCTTGGCATCTACTTCTGGTTGTTCCGTCCAAAGGGCATCGACTGGGAAGACGGAATCATCGTGTCGATTGGTGGATTTCTGATTCTGTCCGATATTCAGTTCGAACCACTCATGCAGCTGTATAAGACACGAGATGAGGGAATCAAATCACTTGCGCCGACCGTATAGTTTCCGAATGGGAATATGCGACTGCTTGAAGACAATCTCGTCCACAATCTGAAACGTGTCCGTCACTGGCACAAAGGCAACTTCGTGATTCAACACTGTTGTAGCCACCGCCGTATCCGGACACTCACGACCTATGAACCGCAGGGCATCCTGGTAGGTCTTGATGGTCTTCATCTGGCTCTTTCGCACCGTCTTTGTTCCTATTGTCATCATGGGAATGTCTTCAATTCCAAAACAGTTTCCCATTGTCAATTCGCCCAGCTAACTTTAAAATAGCTTGCCCACCACCTCTTTGATATCTTGCAGTTGGGAAAGTTGCCCTCCAGAATCTTCTTCACCTGAGCCAGAGTGAGATTGCTTGGAACCTCCACAAGTTCATACGTAGCTCCTGTGCGAGCGGCAAGATCGACATTCCGATTGACAATTCGAATGAAGTCTTCTTCTGCGTCGTAGTTTCCGGAAATAGCCCGCAGTTCTTCCGCAGACGGCATAGTGGCTTACATCTATTCATCGAATCCACCTAAATGCCCGATTGTTCGGTGTGTCAGCAGGAAATGGACTTAGAGGAGTTTCAAGATGAGCGCGAATCGACAGCGACGTGTGTCAAACTCGAATGCGGACATGCGTATCATACTCGGTGTGCCATTGCATATCTGAAACGAACCAACTTTGACTGCATTTTGTGTAACCGCCACAAAGAGCCGCGCGAACGACTCGAAGAGGAGGAGCTTGCGCTGAATACGTTTGCTGCCGTCAAGCGACATCCGAAATACCGTGAACTGAAAAAGGAAGCCCTGGTGAAATTTAAGACATATCGTGAAGCGAAGAAAGCGGCAAAGAAAGAGATGGAGGAGTTTGCCTTATCTCGAAACTGGTTCGGACTGAAGGAGCTTCGGACAGAGGCCAAGAAGGCATCTACTCAAACGAGGTCCTATTTGTGTCGAACGGCTGTTCGAAATGTTCCGCTTCTTCGTGCTGTCTTAACAGGTCATATGCAGGTGGGTAATAAGTATCATTTGAATCGTTTGTGTGGACTCCCACACGCCTGGAAGTTTCAGAAGGGATTTTACATAAATGGGTTTTAAAAGCGTGGATGTGTAGTCAGTATGGAGCAATTCGCCGCCAATTTCAAGGCACTCGACATTCCCGCTCGCAAGGCTAAGCTGGATCAGATCACAATGTTTCTACGCCAACAAAATGCAGTCGCGGAGGCGGATGCATTTCAGGCATTGCGTTGTTGTTATCCATCGCTTCCGTTATCCGCAAACGAGCGAGTGTTTCAAGAGTACATTGCGTGGGGAGAGATTGCTCAGCACCGGAACCACCCGGTGGTTCGGCACATTCTGTCGCAGGGGTAAGGACTCAGTAGTACTGAGGAAACGTCTTCCGCAGGCCAAAGTACACCGCGCCAAACACAACGGCGTGGGTCAGCACCTGCGTCGTCTTGCCCGCACCCGGCGGCAGGGCAAGCAGGACACCCGGCGACAGCAGGATAAACAAAAGAACAGGGATGATGATGTTAAGGTCCATTTTATATAGTATCTGAGACAATTCTTCATGCATACAGTCCATCATCGTCCTCCTCTGGCGGAATACGAATCCTCAGCCCAGGCTCAGCCGTTCGCGGAACACACGCATGTTGATTGTGAATTTCGCTGATGTTTCCGATTGCTTTCTGCTGATGCCGAACCCATGTGCGTGCAACGGCTGCCGGATTTCGCATAAAGCACGACCGACTGACGCCACCCACCTCGACAAAGAGGAGTGACACAAATTCCGTGTCCGTGTTCATATGTCCGGCCCGGATAAATTCAGGAGTGAAGAGATGTGCGTATTTTGCCGCACGCAGAGCGTTTGTTCCGGGAAGGAGAATGGGGTTGCGAAGTGCATCGTAGACGTAGGCGTGGCACATCTGGCAATCCATGGTAAAAGTTGTTTTGTTGTAGACTGCGGAATCCGTTTTTGTTTACTTCTTATTATTCCTGTTCCTGTTCCTGGTGACCTCAGCCACGTAACCCTCCCACCCGTGCTTGGCAATGTACTCCATTGTCCGCATACACAGCCCGAACGATGCACCTGAGTGGCGGTATGCGCCGGACCCCATCTTCTCCGTGATACGCTCAATCATCGGATCATGTGAGAACATGAAGCTCTCTCCGCTGAACTGACGCATCCAATCCCACGCCTCTGCCGCAGTAATGGCCGCAGCCATGTTGTTGAACATTGCAACGTCTGACTCGCTGTAGCCGAGAGAAGCAAAGTCGTAGGTCGCCATTTTGATGTAAAAAGTTTTTTTGTGAGGTGGATCCGTTTTCAGAACCCGCGGCGGTTCTGGAGGTCGAGCTTGCGAAGGTCGTCCTTGTCGTATCCCGACCACATCTCCTTCTCCGCATCCGCGAGGTCCGCGCGGCGATTCTGGAGAAGCCAGACCCAGTCGTCTCGCTGGCCCTTCGTCATGTTGGTCTTGAGACGAGCCTCGATCTCAGCAATCTGGTCTCGCATGGACTCAAGCGTAGGCGGTGGCACGCGAACTGAGTAGCCGTGCTCTTGCGAGCGTGTGTCCGACTCGGCAATGGCTACGCCGAGTGCAGTATGGAGATGTGCAATCTCCTCTGCATGCGCGGCGGCATGCGCGTTCGGGAACTCGTCGCCATAGCGCTCTACGTAGCACGAGCGGCAATACGTATTGTCCGTCCACAGTTGGGACGACACTCCGCAGCCGCGACACGGCTCCGCATACTCATCTGCACAGTACTCGCACATGCGGCCAGTCGCGTCGCATGTGCAGCGGGGGGCATCCACGCCGCACCAGATGTCCTCCTCTGCCTTGTCCGCCCAGTAGCGTGCACAGTGGTCGCACGTCTCGCCATCGTCGCACGTGCAGACATCGTCGCGCTTGTACTGGCACTCGTGGCAGAGGTTCGGCAGAACGACCGCAACTAGGTTGCAGTCAGGGCACCAGCCGTCGGTGGCGCACGGGTGATTGCGCTTCGAGTCGCACTCGTGGCAATAGTTGGACCCGAGAACGGTGGCGCCCACGTCCCCGCAGTCAGGGCAGCAGCGGCAGGCATCGCAGGTAGAATTGAGCTGGGTCGTCATGTTGGAGCAGTTGGTCTGTTGGCAGAAGTAGAGGTGAGAAGGCATGGTGTAGGCGGGGGCTCTTACCTATGCCGTAGGATGATAGAATCCGTTTTTAGAAGTCGGTCATGGGCCAGAATCTGTGAGCGGATAAATCGGGTATCGCCCCCAGAGAAGAAGAGGTTTGTGTACTGGTCTATCAGGATACTGAGTGAACGGTGGAGGTTGCGGTTCTTTCGCTCATACACACTGAATCGACTTAGTCGCATATGTCGGTCGTGGTGCGAACCGTAGGTGGTGTGGCCGCGGGAGAGAAGTTCGGTGGAAAGACGTTGGTAGTTCGCCATAGCTGGGACGTGTTCTGTTCTTTACGACATTCGTTTTTATTCGCATCCACATACAATGAGCTCCACACCCACGACGCCGCCGCCGACGACAACCACTGTGACGCCGAGCTTCTTTGGCGGCGTAATGATGATTCTTGCGTCGTTCGGAGGGTTCTTTGCGTTTCTTCTTCACGTCGCTGCCGCCAAGTTGTCGTATGACAAGTATGGGTCCATCGGGTGGGCGATTCTCGACTTCTTCTTCGGAGCCATTTACATTCCGTATTATGCGTTCTTCCTCAATACCCCTTCGTCTTCGCAGCCCGCGATGGGGGGACGTCATCGTCGCCGGTGATGCGGTCGTAGACAAAGAGTAGCTTCTCTTTCAGATCGCTGACAAACAAGAACACCGCGTAAGCAAAGACCATACGACCACCGTAGAGTTCAATGAACTGTTCAAGGCGAGCGTCCACAGGAATCACCGGAACGAGAAAGTGGACAAGATATGTTATCCAAAATGACACCACGACCAAGAAGGACAGTTCAAGCGATATATCCGCAAGCTGATACCCAAGGGTCCCTTTTGACCACGTTTCATTGAAGCGGCTGAACACCACCCGCGTCAACGATGCTGCGACCCCAGCCAATACGACGTACATAACGGCAATGATGCTAAGATTCAGTGTCAACGACACAATGTGATCGCCCACGGGGGGAAGACGGTTCCGTCCCGTGTTCTTCATTACATTTTCACGCAAGAGAAGAGTAGAGTCAATGATTCCTCTTCGCACATGGGGCAAGCATCTCATGATTGACGGGGCGGGTGCCGCAGCCAATACGATTCGCAACCCTTCAATCATTCACGACTTCAACAAGACCTTGGTCAAGCGTATCGACATGGTTGCTTACGGAACACCTCAGATTGTACGGTTCGGTTCAGGTAACAAGGCCGGCTATACGCTCGTTCAGCTGATCGAGACGTCGAATATCTGTGCACACTTTGTGGAAGAGAACAACTCCGTGTATCTGGACGTGTTCTCCTGCAAGGACTTTGACCCCGTCACGGTCAAGGAGACCGTGGAGGAGTATTTTCAAGTTAAGCGACTCAAGATGAAGGTGCTTACCCGCCAGGCACCGGTTGTTGTTCGGCCGAGTTGTCTGTGTTTGGCGTAGACTTACGGCCCCAGGAACTCGGGACAGCGGCCTTCGCGTGCACGTGTGCCGTTCGAGCACGTCGACAGGACAGGTGCATCCGGAACGCTAAGCTCCGGGACAGCGGGCCACATGTCTTTGCCGTCCGTAAACTGCTCCGTGGTCTGAACAGACACGTATCCAGATGCGACGAGAACCAGTAGACCAATGAGTATCCACTTTAACGGGAGCTTGCCCATTTGTCTTTACATGAAGTTCTTTTTCACCCACTTGCGATCAGCCTTCATCTTCCGAGAACTTTTGGGCGCAGTTCGCTTCGTTAACACGGAGACTGCATTCAACTTGCGGAACGTGGACAGCGGCCCAACCTTCTTGACAACCTTACGCAGAATCTTGTGACGCGTGGATGATTTCATGGTTGTCTTGTAGCCCATCAGAGTTCCCTTCTTCAACGGACCAATGAGGTTGCGACGAGTCTTCATTTGGTTTCACTGCACAAAAACTTACGATGTAGGCCCGGGCGGCGGAGGCGGTGCGGGCCGTGAAGGAATCTTGGGTGCGGGAGTGACCGGCTTGGGTCTGAATGCATTCATGAATCCGAACATTTGTTATTCGCCGGGATTTTCGCTTTGTTTCGCACACGCTCTGCATCCTGGCTTAGGCAAGAACGACGGCCGCTCCGTGCTTGTCATGTACAAAAAGAGGATGACCAATGCAATGAGAATGAGCCACTCCCACATTTACTTGTTGACACATGCATTTTCCTGCGTGATAATACCGTTGAACATGACACGGCGAAAGAGTTGGGTATCGATGCGAACAACTGAACATTTGCGACGGGGTCCAGAGCGAACGACACGCTCCGACACCTCGGGGTTCGCTCGCATATACGCCTCGGCGCACTCCCAGTTGTACTCGGGAACCTCGGGAGTATCCTGGAAGAACACGCAGGAATAGCGTGCTCCGTGATAACATTCGAAACAGAAGATAGGAGAACATCCTTGGCACACGGCGATTCCCTGTTTGGCGTGGGTGGTGAGTGTGTCGTTATAGCAGGAAGGACAAATAATGTCCATGGTGTCACTGCTGGTTTTCGGCTCCGGCGTTTAAATTCGTTTCGAATAATAAGAGATGCCTACACTACGCCAAAAGGTCGATCATTTCTGTGTGGCCGCGGGAACCTCGAATGCGTCGAGCCAGCGGATAGCTAAGCTGGAAGAGGCTCTGAAGAAAGCCAAGGACGACATGAAGGCTCATATCAAGGAGATGAAGCATCAGCAGGCACAGACTCGCAAGGCAGCGAAGTCGCCGAAGCCCGCCAAGACTCGGAGGGTCAAGATGACAGACGAGGAGAAGGGACAGCGGAGGCGCGAGAGGGCGGTGGTCAAGGAGCTTGAAAAGGCGAAGGCTCCGAAGGTTGAGATGAACCCGCTTCCCGCTCAGGCCGAGCCGATGATGCCCGCTCCCGCCCCGACGTTGGCTCCGGCGGCTCAGCCCAAGGGTGGCCGCTCCCGCCGTCGTCGCATGCGTCGGTAATGTTTACAAGAAACTCCTGCGAAGACATTAAATGTCTACTGCTGATGCACCTGCTCCTGTTGCGGCTGAACCCCCGGTCGTCCCCGCCCCCGCGGCTGCCGGCCTGTTCGATTCGATCGACTGGAAGAACCCGGTTCCCGCGGTTATCAAGCTGGCTACCCACCTTCATTCGCTTGACATGCTGACAGCCGCCGAGCGTCTCACCATGCTTCAGGGCAGCTTACTGTATGTTATCAACACGTCGACAATGGGCGACGGAGAGAAGGATGCCGCCCGCGTGTTCGTGTCTACGATGGTTCCCCATGTCGTTGAGACGGCGGTGTCGGGCCTCGAGGCTGCTGCCAAGGTCGCCGTCGCCGAGAAGAAGGCCCACGATCTCATGGAGTCTGTCATGTCCAAGCAGCCGAGGATTATCGTCAAGAATGTCGAGGCCATTCTCGCGGATGCAGCCAAGACCAAGTGGTGGTGCTGGTAAACAGTCTTAACTCAGTAGACGGAGAGTCCTTAATGGGTATCCCGTATTACGTTGCGTCTTTACTTCGTAAGCATAAGCACATTCAAAAACCGTACGAAACATTCGAAGCCGATGTGCTCTGCATGGACTTCAACTGTTTTCTACACAAGGCCATCAAGGATGAGGACCCGATTGGCAGCGTGATTGCCGAGCTGCGAGTATACCTGGAGCGGATGCGTGTGAAGAAGGTGTACATCGCCATGGACGGACTGGTCCCGTATGCGAAGATTGTCCAGCAACGCTATCGACGGTTTCGTGCACCTGAGAAGGCGTCAGTGTTTGACCGCCATCAAATCTCGCCCGAGACGCCGTATATGCGAAGTCTCACGAAGGAGTTGAAACTGGCTTTCCCGCAGGCGGTTATTTCAGGAACAGACGAGCATGGCGAGGGGGAACATAAGATATTTCAATGGCTACGAACAATTGAGCCAGCGGAACGAGCCAATGTCGCAATATATGGCCTTGACGCTGATCTGGTGCTCATCTCGTTGGCACAACGCCATGTCGGAAACCTATTCTTACTTCGAGACGATGATGCCTTTTCGATTTCCGCCCTGGCGGCTGTTCTGCCTCTCCCCGTAGACGAGTATATTCGCATGTGTATTCGATACTTTGGCAACGACTTTATGCCCGCAATCGCCATGTTTTCGTTGCGCGAGGATGGACATGGACGTGCACTCCACATGAAAGAACCGGTCAAGATGGAGACCAAAGTCTTGATCGAGCGTCGCAAACCCCACGATGCGCATATCGTGGCAGCGGATGGCAACTGTCTTGAAGCACGTGTCGGGCTTCTGTTGGACGGTGTCATTGACTGGGAACCCGTGTGTTATGCATATTGGAAGACCTACGCATGGACTCTCGAATACTTTACCACGTCGCGTGTTCCCGACTGGTGTTGGGTGTATCCGTATGCCGAAGCTCCGTTGTTGCAGACGTTGGCTGATTTTGATCAACCTACGTCCTTCACATGGGATCATCCGACGCCACCGTTTCATACGAGTGCTCAGTTACAATGCATTTTGCCGGCTGCTTCTCTCCGGACAGCACGCAAGCGTGTAAAGTTTCAAGATGAGGTCTACGATGAGGCACGCGACACGCGTCATCCGTGGATGCGAAGGTATGCATGGGAGACGGACCCATATATATCAGTCCCGTGGGATCCGGCACGCCCACTTACCTCCGTAAGCGAAATCCATTTGCCGTCATGACCATGCGTCCACCTGAACGCGCAACCGGAGGCTGTGTGGGTTCAGGACCCGGGCTATACACCACAGTGTCTTCCGGAATCAGAACTTCGAACTCATTGCTCCGGGGACGCATGTACTCGTTCTCAATCTTTTGAAGCTCCATGATTCGCTTCAAGGCCGCCATTCCGCTCGCGTCCCGAAGCGTCCTCCAATGCCGATTGATGTGGTTAAGATACGCAGCTCGGAACGCATAGGTTTTGTTGAACTTGACGTTGTTTCGAAGAACGTCAAAACACGCCTGCACGGACGAGTACACGGGCTTGTTCAAACGGCGGTTCACCGCATTGTGTGCACGGAACGTGAAGAGCATGAACTCTCGGCGAGAATAGAGAAAGTTAGGATACCTTGCACGGTATTCCGATAACAGCTCTGTGAAATGTTCGCGGCACGACGGACACGTGATCGTATCCCGAAAAAGGTCAACCCATCGAAGAAGAAGCTGACGCTCGGCTTCGGTGGGCGAATCTGGATATAAAGATGCAACCGAGTGGAGCGTCATCCATCCCAATGGACCCCATATGGATGTCATTAGTCTATTTCAGCGAAACCATTCCTGCCTCGGCACCGCTTTCCATAATCAGCTTGACCAGTGCAGGAGGTGCTTTCGACCCAACCTCCATCTTTGCAGCCTTCAGTCGTTCACGCATGACCTTCTCCGGCATGTTGCGAAGGGTCTTTTGGATGTTCTTGCGTTTCTGCTTCTCGCCTTCACTGGTGAGAATCCGAATCCCTTTCCTGAAAGGGGGGCTGCTGGTGGGATCCCGGACGCCTTCGATCTTGCGGGCGGTCTTCCTCAGCACTCCTCGTGGAAATGTCTTGGTAGTTTTTTTACGTTCGGGTCCGCCAACCTTGTTGATGGTGATCGGCTTGTCGCTCATCTCCTTTACTCAAAACGGATAAACCTTATTTACAGCGTAACCGGGGCATTCATATACCATGGCTGAGTGGGATGCTGTCAAGGCATACTTCGAGAAGGGTGTTCATCGTCTCGTGGACCATCAGGTTGATTCGTTCGAAGACTTCATTCGCAACAAGCTTCCGTTGATCGTGCAGTCGACCCCGCCCATCACGGTCTGGCACGAACAAGATGAGGCAACGAAGAAATACAAGTATGAGTTTCGGCTTTCCTTCGAAAACGTCACCTATCTCAAGCCGCGGCTTCAAGAGGCCACGGGCCGCGTAAAGCCAATGCTTCCGATGGAGGCACGTGTTCGCAACTTCACCTATGCAGCTCAGATGCATGCAGACATTCGCTTCGTAGCCCGCACGTACAAGGGTCCGCTGCTCGATACGTTCGACGAGGAGTTCCGGGTCTTTGAGGGCATCTCCATGGGCAAGCTGCCGGTTATGTTGGGGTCGTCGCTGTGTCTTCTCAAGGAGTATCCTACGCAAGTCTCGGACATGGGCGAATGTTCGCATGACCCGATGGGCTACTTTGTGGTCCACGGTTCGGAACGCACCATTCTCTGCCAAGAGAAGGTGGCAGACAATCGCATCATGATCTTCCAGAACAAGAAGACGTCGTCCAAGTATCTGTATTCGGTCGAGATGAAGAGCCTGCAGGAGTCCTTCACGACTCCGCCCAAGAAGCTGGAGATTCGGTTGTCGTCCAAGTTCAACGGCTACGGATTCCCGATGGTGGCCTGTGTGCCAAGGTTCCGCGAAGACATTCCGGTCATGGTGTACTTCCGTGCACTTGGAATTCAGGATGATCGCACAGTGGCTCGCATCATCTGGGGCGACGAAGCAGATTCGCACGTCGAGCTGCTGGGTGCGTCCTTCCGCGATTGTGCTGAGCTGGCCGTCTATTCGCAGGAGGACGCTGTGAGGTATCTCACCAACCACTTGCAGTATGGCACGAATCAGGAGGATAAGTGTGCGTATGTCCGCTATCTGCTCACGACCGAGTTGCTGCCCCACGTGAGGTTTGCCGGGGAGTCACCGGTCCCGACTCTGGAGGTCCTGAACGCTCGTCGCACCATGCTGATGGCCTCCATGATTCGCCGCTTGCTGCTGACCTATTGTAAGCACATTCCTCTCGACGACCGCGATGCCTACCCGAACAAGCGTGTGGTCACCACGGGTGCCTTGTTGACTCACCTGTTCCGCCAGCTGTTTCAGAAGGTGTGCAACGACACGCGTAACGAGTTTGTTCAGGAGGTCAATAACGACGCGTGGAAGAAGGCGGGTCAGCCGCTGGAGATTCTTAACATCAACAACCTGTACAAGATTCTGAAGGTGTCGGCTATTGAGGGCAAGATGAAGCAGGCACTGGCCACGGGCAACTTCACGGTCCAGGGCATGGGAACGACGAACTCAACTTCCTTGTCAAATGCCACCAAGGTGGGTGTTTCGCAGGTGCTGGCTCGGATGTCCTATGCTGCAACCCTGAGCCACCTTCGTCGTATTCAGACGCCGGTGGAGAAGTCCGGCAAGCTGCTCGCTCCCCGCAAGCTCCACGGCACCTCGTGGGGATTTATGTGTCCGGTCGAGACACCCGAGGGTCATTCGGTGGGTATCGTGAAGACCATGTCGCTACTGACCTCCGTCTCGCAGCACGTGCCGTCATCCACAATCCTTCACTTCCTCTCAGAGCTTCCGGCCGGGGGCATCACGTGGATTACCACACCTCGCGTCTACGAGGGGACGTCCATCACAGTGAATGGTGTTCTGTTGGCGTATGCTGCGAATCCTCTCACGGTTGTAACCGCTCTACGCACAGCCAAGTGCAGTTCTCGCCTCCACCCACACACCTCTGTGGCCTGGTATACGCTCATGAACGCCATTCTCATCGAGACGGACGGTGGGCGTGTGGTTCGCCCGGTGTTCCGTGTGGGTGCACCTCACCCGGTGGGCGAGGACCGAAAGGATTGGATGAACTGGGTGCGAATGTGCATCGAGTACATTGATGCGTCCGAGACCGAGACTCTGCGAATCGCCCTGACCAAGGAGGAGGTGACGTCGCATTCTCACCACGAGATTCACCCCTCGATGTTGGTGGGTCATATGGCCGGCACGATTCCGCTGTCGGACCACAATCAGTCGCCTCGAAACACCTATCAGTCCGCCATGGGTAAGCAGTCTATGTGCATCTACGCCACCAACTTTGCCAAGCGGCTGGACAAGAACGCGTATGTACTGTGCTCGATTTCACGCCCCATCGTGGAGACACGGTCGATGAACATTCTGAAGATGCAGGAAATGCCGTTTGGTATGAATGCGATTGTGGCCATTGCCTGTTACGGTGGCTACAACCAGGAGGACTCGATCATCATGAACCGGACGGCCGTAAACCGCGGGCTGTTTCGCGGCCTGTATTACACGATGTACAAGGACGAGGAGCATCGGAACGTAACGTCGGGACGAGAGGAGAAGTTTATGCGGCCTCAGAAGCACAATACTCGCAAGTTCAAGAACACGAGTTATGCGGCGATCAATGAGAATGGAATTCCAGTCCTGCACGCCAACATTAACGAGAACGATGTGGTCATTGGCAAGGTGGTGAATCTGCGACACGACACGGCGGGGTATGCCTTCCGTGATGCGTCGACCACGCACAAGAATGCTGAGGCTGGCCGTATCGACGGTGTGTGGCAGGACAAGAACTCGGATGGCTATCCATTCGTCAAGGTTCGCGTAGTGTCTGAGCGTATTCCCCAGATTGGAGACAAGTTCAGTTCTCGCCACGGTCAGAAGGGAACGGTGGGCATGCTGCTGGACGAGCAGGACATGCCCTTCACAGGTGCGGGTCTGCGGCCCGACCTGATTATGAATCCACACGCGGTGCCGAGTCGTATGACCATTGCACAGCTGATGGAGTGTATCTTCGGAAAGGTGTGTGTTCGCAAGGGAACGCTGGGGGACGGAACGCCGTATTCTCACCTGAGGGTGGAGGAGCTGCGGGCCCAGATGCTTGAGCTAGGCATGCACCCGTATGGCAACGAGATCCTGTACAACGGCCAGACAGGTGAGATGATGCAGGCGGAGATCTTCATGGGTCCCACCTTCTACCAGCGGTTGAAGCACATGGTCATTGACAAGCGGCACTCTCGCGCACGTGGTCCGATTGTGTCGCTGACTCGTCAGCCGTGCGAGGGACGGTCTCGCGACGGTGGTCTGCGTGTGGGTGAGATGGAGCGTGATTGCATGATCTCTCACGGTGCGGCAGCCTTCACGAAGGAGCGTCTGATGGACGTGTCGGACCCCTTCTCAACCGGTATCTGCAAGACCTGCGGGACACTGGCGGTGGTCAATCCACAGGAGGGGCTGTATTCCTGCGGGTCCTGCGGCAACAAGACCGACTTTGTGCAGAAGACGATTCCCTATGCCATGAAGTTGTGGATGCAGGAGCTGGAGGCCATGCACATTGTGCCTCACATGGTTATGGAGTAAAGTGTTGGAATGATATAATTGAGGATGCCCGCCGTTATGCTGAAACCCGGAGTTCCGGAACCGCCTAGCGAGAGATATATACTCTACGCACACGGAGCAACTGCTCGGGAAGATCCACAAACGCTCGTTATACCCGAAAACTTACGAGTTGTATTTTTCTATGATCCGGATAGGGCGGATTCGGAAATATTCACTTGTAAGGAAGGATTGACGACACTATGCACAACAGCTTCAAACCAAACAAGGTGGGTATATGGACCGGGTAAACATAAAATTCGAAGTATGTATGTAGTGTTTTCCGAAGAAGGTGATTCCTATGCTAAACAGAGTAGCCATTCTTTCGGTCTCTATAAGTGCGATGACAAGGGGATGATGACGCGGCAGCAAATTAAATCACCGCGACCCCCTTCTTATGACAGAATTCATCGACCATACGACGAAATACCTCTTAATGAAGCCATACCATTTGCTCTGTTTTCGAATGCAAATCCCACAACCCCAACAACGCTGTATATATCTACATGTAATGCTAGACAGAACCTGCGCAGTGATCCAGTACTCAAGCCATTCCTTACGGAAGCAGAACGTAATCGGGCGCACGCAGTCGGCGCGACAGCTGAGGAGTACGCTGCATTGTTGAAAGCTTCGCAAAAAAGCGGCAAACGTCGCAAGACTAGGCGGTCAAAGCGGACCAAGAGACGGGGAACGCGCCACGCACGAGTTCGCTAACCTGACCCGAAACCTCGCGGATCTCCGCCTGAGCGTCGGGTCCCATGCGAAGGTGACACAGACGAGCATATGCGGCTAACGAACCCGTCTCGATAAACTCAGTCATCATGTTCTGCGGCAACACCATACGGGCCTGCTCGGGTGGAATGTTATTCGCCAGTAGATGATTATACTCGTCCACCGAGTGGACGCAGTGCATCCTTATGTACTGCATGAACCCCTTGTCGTCCGGATGCACGTCATCATTACTTCCCTGCTTTTTGCCTGGTGCACGAGTCCGAAGATGGGGAATGTGGAAGGTCGGCGGATCATCTACGTAGCGACGGGAAATCTCATTGCGAGAAAACCCAATCGTGTGCCGAAACCACTCACGTGCCATCCAAATCGGCATCCTCAGTCGAAACCGTAGCTGGGCATGAAAGAAGGGTGACGTATGCTCGTGGTCGGCCAGATACTTGATCAACTTGGCGTCCCTGTCCGTGAACTCGGTTGCGTGTTTCCCCAGTGACACGCGGGCCGCATTGACTACCGTCAGATCATTGCCAAACGTTTCCAGAAGCTCAACTTTGCAGTCCTCGAACATAACTATACTTCGGGGTCTTCATGAAGGTCATACAGAACCTGCTGGCGTCGACAGCATCCGCATAAACTTAATGCCATCCCAATACATGAGCTGAGTACCACGAGTCCGGCAACGATGGCGGCCGTCAGCTGATCCTGATCCATTGGTGTTTTCATATTGCTACCATGTAATTCATATGTCTCTCGAAGTCGTGATTGGACCCATGTTTGCGGGAAAGACGTCCTACGCATTAAGCCTTGTTCGCAAGTATACGGCACAAGGATTGCGAGTGTTGGTCGTCAAACCGGCGATCGATACTCGATTCGCGAACATGAACGAGCTGACGACACATGATGGGGATTCGATTCCATGCGTCACCGTAGATTCGCTGAACGGGTTAACCGCCGACTTTTTGGCGTCGTTCTCTGTTGTCATTCTGGATGAGGCACAGTTCTTTCAAGGTCTGATTCCATTCGCAGAGTTTGCGGTGGATACGCTTCACAAGACCGTATATTACATTGGACTCAGCGGCGACTCGGATCGTCGCCCATTCGGTGAGCTGTTGGGTTCGCTTGCACTCGCGGACAAGATCACCCATCTGTCAAGCCTGTGTATCTGCGGCCGCCCGGCACCCTTTACGCGTAGGTTGCAGACGGGGTACGGACAGATTGCCATTGGAGGATCGGATTTGTATGTTCCACAGTGCAGGACGTGCCATGTTTACAGGTAAAAGTCTTCAGCACGAACAGTCTGGAACAGGTCTGGCTTTCCCTGGTTCAGGGCCGCGATGGACTGCTCGTCCGGTGACTCAACGGCAATCGGGTAGATAAACGCATCTCGACGCACGCCAAGAATGGGATCGAACATGACCCAGTCGGTCACAAAGTGGGAAGCATAGGGAATCGAAACGTCATCCACCGAAAAGATCGCACAGAACTTCGCTGCCCATTCGCGTGTAATCATGTAACACTGGGCTCCCCATGGATTCGAAACGCCTACATTGCGAAGAATGATTTCGCCGCCCACGTGTTCCCACTGTCCACTCGGAATGTTGATATACCCCATAGACAGGATGTCGGTGCTCCCTGACATCATGTGGGGTGTGACAGCCTCCACCAACCGATTGAAGTCCTTGTGAAACCTCACATCGTCTTCAATGATGATTCCCAACGGATCTCCCGAATCCACCAACGCCTGCATACAGCGAATGTGTCCGAGGGTGGCCGCACAGCCGGTGGGGTAGGATGTGCCTCGCTCGAAACAGGTGGCTCCGCGACGCAGCACCTCTGGGTCGTCCTTCAAGGGAGACTGGACCAATACAATGTCAAGGTTCAAGGGTGCTGCGGCAGCTTTGAGACGTTCGCCGCGACCGGGGTCACAGTTGACCGCATAGACGCGCATTTGTAAGAGGGGTCGCCACCCCTCTAAACAGTTTTTTTCGGCTGTGCTTTTTTCTTGCTGAGTAGCATACAAGCAATATGGGTGGTGGTCTTCTTCAGCTCGTCAGCTACGGTGCGCAGGACATCTACATCTCCGGCAACCCCCAGATCACGTTCTGGAAGGTGCTGTTCAAGCGTCACACGAACTTCGCGATGGAGTCCATTGAGGTGACGTTCAACGGCCAGGCCGACTTCAACAAGCGTGTGACGGCCATCATCAACCGTAACGCGGACCTGATGTACCGCACGTACATCCAGCTGGTTCTCCCGGCGGTTCAGCTGGACGCGTCGAACAACCCCACGCTCACCCGCTTCCGCTGGCTGAATTACATCGGCCACCGCGTTGTGAAGACGGTGGAGCTCGAGATTGGCGGCCAGCGCATCGACCGCCAGTATGGCGACTGGATGCAGATCTGGACGCAGCTGACGCAGGATCTGGGCACGGTCAAGGCACTCGATGAGATGATCGGCAACACCCACGACCTGGTGCTGATGAAGGACCGCAAGGGCTATGCGCTGGATGTGTCCTGCGCGGGTGCTGAGCTGACGAACTCGTGCGCCCCCCGTGCCGGCACCCCGGCCCGCACGCTGTACATCCCGCTCCAGTTCTGGTTCTGCCGCAACCCCGGCCTGGCCATCCCGCTGATCGCCCTCCAGTACCACGAGGTGCGTATCAACGTGGAGTTCGAGCAGTGGATTAACTGCTGCTACTACGAGGCCACGGGTGCGGTTCTCTCGTCCGTCCAGTCCCTGACGGCTGCCTCGCTGTACATCGACTACATCTACTTGGACACGGAGGAGCGTCGCCGCTTCGCCCAGCAGACGCACGAGTACCTCATCGAGCAGCTGCAGTTCACGGGTGCCGAGTCGATCACGTCGAGCTCGAACAAGATCCAGCTCAACTTCAACCACCCGGTGAAGGAGCTTGTGTGGGTCTGCCAGCGCGACTCGTTCGTTGACTGCTCGCAGCCCGCGCCGACGTGGATTGCTGAGGTCAACGGCTGCCAGCCGTTCAACTACTCCGACGACTTCTCGACGGAGGGTGTGATCATGGACGTGCTTGCCCGTGGCTCGCTGGGCGGCCAGGCCGGTGTCACGACGAACATCGGTGGCACTGCTGGCCTCGGCGTCCCGACCATCGGCGGTGCGGACGGTGGCCCGTATGTCCCCGGTATGGGCATCGCGATCGGTCCCTCGCTGTCGGGTGCGTCGTGGCTGGACTCGAACCTCAACGCCTCGGGCAACGACCAGGCCTACCTGTTTGAGGACACGACCAACTACCTGCTCGCGAAGGTCATCCTCGACTCCGGCACGCGCTGCTCTGGCAAGTGCCCGATTGAGGTTGCCAAGCTGCAGCTCAACGGCCAGGACCGCTTCACGGAGCGTGAGGGACGTTACTTCACGTATGTGCAGCCGTACCAGCACCACAGCCGCACGCCGGCGGCCCCGGGCATCTGCGTGTACTCCTTCGCCCTCAAGCCCGAGGAGCACCAGCCGTCCGGCACGTGCAACTTCTCGCGTATCGACAAGGCCACGCTCCAGCTCACGGTGTCCGTGAACACGGTGCGCGCCGGCCGCACTGCCCAGGTGCGCGTCTACGCCGTCAATTACAACGTGCTCCGCGTGATGAGCGGCATGGGTGGCCTGGCGTACAGCAACTAGAGACCCCCGCGAGGTCCAGAACCACGAAGACGAACCAAACCACAAAACCAAATGCAGGCATATACATGCCAGGATTGGGATTTGTATAAGATGTCATTCGAAGGTGTTTCGTATCGCATGGCCGATTGCTGGTATAGTTTCGTGCCCATGCCAGATCATCCCATTCGCTACCTGGAAATCGGCACATTCTACGGTGCCAACCTCTTCTCGGTTGGGAGGTCATACGCACATCATCCGGACAGCAGGATGTACTGTATTGACCCGTGGGTCGACTACAAGGACTATCCGGAATATAAAGGACGTCAGGAGTCTGTTTACGAGGCATTCAGTCGGAACCTTGAGTCGAGTGGACAGAAAGAGAAGATAACGGTCATTCGCGGGTTCTCGCACACCGAAATCCCCAAGTTCGAGGATGACTTTTTCGACATTGTGTACATTGACGGCAACCATGAACCGGAGTATGTTCTCGAGGATGCGGTCCTCGCGTTCCGCAAACTCAAGGTCGGTGGGTACATGATCTTTGATGACTATGGTTGGGGTGGGCCCGATTTGACTACTCGTGGGATCGATGCATTTCGCTCCGCGTATCATAATCGCATTTCCCCCCTGCAGCCGCTGGCGAATACGCAGGTATTTATTACGAAGACACGTTAGAAGATACTCAATCCACATACATTTGTTGTAAAAGAGCAATGACCACTTATATTTCACTGGGCGATACATGTCAACCGGCATCGATGTTACGTGCGCTTGGTGTTCGACACGAGGCCTTTCCATTCGATTGGATCACTGGAAGCGGGGATTCAATCGTGAAGTGCATCGAGACTGACTTTAATGGGTTTCATACGAATCTTCAGTTTAATAGCCCTCATCTAGACCTTGGTATGAACACAGTGCTAACGGATAGTCTAGGGTTCAGTTTTCACCACGACTACCCTACAATCGAAAGTGGACCATCGATTATTGATGAAGAATTCATTCGAGAAACAACAATTGTACCCAACTGGTCAGACTACTATCCAACTGTCTATGAGAAATACCAGCGAAGGATTCTCCGTTTCCGATCAATTTTTCGCAGCCCTGGTCGTATTATTTGCGTATGCCATCGTTCAATGGAAGAGTGTGTCCGTATACTACATGCGATCCAACGCGTTTATGGTAAGGATGTACTCATCATAACTAACAGCGCGGAACGTTCGTTGCACGCCGGGGTTCTTACATATGTCCATTCGGACAACCACAGCGATTTCATACATTTAATGAACAACTTAAACGAGAACACTACAAAAACGCAATGAAGATTGCTTTCTGGGAGAATCAATTGACGCTTCGGGGAACAACTGTCGCCTGTTACGATTATGCGTTGGGCAACAAGACTATCCTTGGCAATGAAAGCATTGTGATCTACGATACAAGTCAACCATTCAATGATGCAACGGTACTGGCTAAGTTTCAAGCCGAGTTCAAGGTGTTTGGTGTGACGCACTTCTCACAAGCAGATGCGATATTGCGAGCTGAAAAATGTGATATGATTTACGTTATCGAAGGGGGCAATTGTTACGAACATGTTAGCAAGGTTTGTAAGACGGTGAATCACTGTGTATTTAGCTGTGAATACCCACATGGCGATGTATATTCGTCCATCGCACCTTGGGTAAAGGGCAATGGTGGAAAATACCCGGTTGTCCCCCATATCATGAGTCTACCAGACACCAGCGACAACATTCGCAGCGAACTTGGGATACCGGAATCAGCGACCGTATTCGGTCGCCACGGGGGGTATGAAGAGTTCAATATCGCATACGTCACGCGAATCGTATACGAGGTTGCGGCTACAAATCCCAATATCTACTTCCTCTTCGTGAACACGCGGCCATTCTGCGCCAGTCTGCCGAATATCATTCATCTGCCATCCATTGTTGATCTTGTGCATAAGGCTAAGTTCATTAATACATGTGATGCGATGATTCACGCTCGGGAAATGGGTGAGGTATTTAGTTGTTCGATGGGAGAGTTCGCCATTCGAAACAAGCCGATCTTTTGCACGGAATCCGGAGAACTCGGTCACCGTCATTTGATGGGAGATCGGGCGTTCTGGTACACAGAGTCAACTCTGAGCGGTATGCTTACGCGTTTTGATAAAACAAATGAAAGCCAGAAGGATTGGAACACTTACAAGGAATATACACCAGAAAAGGTAATGGCCATCTTCAAGAAGGTCTTTATCGACCCACGTCCGCTCCGCGTATTTGTCAATGGGTTCTGGAGTGGATTTGTCGAGAAGACCGACAGTGTGCACTTTGACTTCTTTAAACACGTTCTATCTAGTGCGTTGAAGCGAGACGTTATGATCGCGTCCTCGGCCAGCGATGCCGACGTCCTTCTCGAGAGTCATTTTGCCCCCTCTATTTTCGGGACCAAACGATGGACATATAGCATTTTCTTCTCAGGTGAGGCGTCTCTTCCTTTCCCGGAACATCTGAGTCAGTACTCCCTGATCCTAGGCAATCACCCCACCGTGAGCTGCCCTCTTTACTTGACGTATGATTATTGTAGACCCTTTATGTATCCAACCAATATCGCGACAGTTCCTCCAAAGAAGGTATGTGCGATCATCTCATCTGACGGCGGGCCTACTCAATTCCGTAATCGGTTTATAGATGAACTATTGAGTCGCGGCATACACGTTGACATGGGCGGCAAACACAGGAACAACATTGGGTATACCGTACCGGGGTCATATGGTGAGCCGCCGATACTTCAGTTTCAAAGTCAATACCGAGTTGTCCTCGCACTCGAAAATACAGAGGCAGACCACTACATCACCGAGAAGGTGATCAACCCGCTTCGTGCAGGAACCATTCCAGTATATTATGGATCGAGACTGGTAACCAACTATATCAATCCATCCCGGTTCGTTCGCATTGATGCCAGCAATATTGACGCTGCGGTTTCAGAGATTCAGAGACTATGTGTCGACGACGAGTACTGGCTACGAATGGCGAACCAGCCATGTTTTGTTAAGACGACCGACGAGTTCGTCGAAGAGGTGATTGCGTCTACTCGCACTGTATTGACGACAACCGATTACGGTGTTGAAATTATTGGTGATCTAACCCGAGAGCCAGAACGAACGGAGTCAATTAGGCCGATCATGGATTTCTATGGAAAGACTCCATCGGTTACGTGCTACGGGGAAGAAGGTACTAGAAGCCATCGGTTATTCAGTCAGTTGTCTCCGCGTACGCTTATCAATGCTGCGAGTTTGGCGATTAACCATCTGGTCCTACTGGAGAAATATGCAGCATCGAATCGGTATGTTGTTATCTTCGAGAGCGATGCCATACCGATGTATCCTATGGACGTCATAGACACCGAAATCCGAAAGGACATCGAAACTATGCGTGAGAAGTGTATCGACTTTGCATTCATCGGGTTTGGGGGGTTCGGACCGCTGACACAAGATCATAAACAGGCTCATAAGAAACTCAGTGACACATTGTGGCTCCCTCCAATTACAGAGTATCCAAACGGTTCTTCGAGATGCACGGAATCATACATAGCATCTCCGAATGGTATTCGTGCGTTCCTCGGATGGTTCCGGCCTCGGGTCAACCACAGTGTTATCGATTGGACGTTTAACAACTACTTTAAACAGAACCCGTCGGCCACAGGTTGCTGGAGAAGTCCGGAACTCTTCAAACAGGGTTCGATCTCAGGACTGTATGGTGGCCTTGTCCCGATTTAGTCAAGGCAAGTGGCACTTGAATACATAGAACCAACTACGCTCTAAGAAGTGTGCCTCTATCGGGGCGTCTTCATTGCTCAACTGAGATAACAGATTCTCGTAGAACTCCTTCGGTCTCGACCGAATCCTCTCCTTCGATACTGCAAATATCGCATTCCCGTACCAAGACATCGGGTCTGGGTAGACTGGATCGATGAACGAAATAAACCAATCAGAGAACTGGATCTTCGCAACCGAAGACGAGGGAATATGATACCGATTGATTAACGTATCTCTCATTCTGATATTGAAATCGGGCTCTGAATAATCATTGTCTCCTCGTTTCGTAGTATGGAAATTGTTAGAAAACCCACGGGCCATAGCGGGCACACCGAGATCTAATGCCATACGGTCGATGTCTTCCACATACCCATGGTCGGAGACAGTCGCCTGTAGGAAAACAGTCACGTTGGCAAGAGTGTCATAGTTCTTTACGATGTGATGTAGATATGTATGTGCTTCACGACCCACATTAGGGAGCGAAACCGTGCCAGGTTCGTCGACGCCACTCTTGTTATAGACAATCACGCTGTGCGAACATTTCCGAGTCCAGCTGAATGGTTCATTATATCTCGCGATTACGAACTGCGTCGACTGATACGCATCGACCCATTCGTATCCGCAATGTCCAGCGAAATGAACGAAGTAGTTCGATGCAAAAAACTCGGAGATGGTTAGCCGAGGGTTGTCTGCCATTGCCACAGCCAGAATCGCATTGAACTCATTGGGGAGAACGGATATCATCTTTCGCCGTTGTAGTTCATAATTTGTAGTTGTCTGTTCGAAGTGAAACCCGCGGGGGTGACCGATGTTTTTACGGGCGTAGTTCGAGAAGATAGATTTGCACAAGTCCCGATGCTTAGGTTGAAAGACCATAAGCCCGCCGTTGAATACATGAGTTGTTTCGAAAGTATACCCACAGAGTCCATGGTATCCGGTGGCACTTTCTTCCCAACCATTCTTGCGTTGAACTGCCAATCGCCTCTCTGGTGTTGGCTGCGAGTATTCGTCGACCATCCCGATACCATTTCCTAGAAGATGGAATGGTATTCCAGGTGCACGTTCGTTTATCAGTATATCTGCATCGACATAAACGATGTAATCATACTGATTCGCCCAGGGCTGCGAACAGAGCATGTATTTGTGAAAGCATAGTGTATCTGGATGCGTTAGTTCGGAAAGGTACGTAGTTATAACCCTGAAATCATACCCGTGGCGCTCGGCATATGCCTTCTGGCTTTTCATGAAGAGCCGCGTATACTCTTCGATGTACTTCTCGCCAATCGCGATGACACACAACGTGACACGCATTTAAATATCAATAATCGATATGAGTAAATGAGTATCAGCGTCTGCATTCCGACCATGCGCCGGTTCTCGTTTTTGAAGGAGTCGATCCCGCAGTATCTTGGGAATCCACATGTAACCGAAGTAGTCGTCACAGACGAAACAGGAGAAGACTACGCTGCAATCACAGAGGCCTTTTCGCATCCGAAACTTCGCGTCTACCAGAACGAGCGCCGGCTGGGCTCTGTCGAGAACAAGCAACGTGCCGCATCCTACGCGACATCGGACTTTATCGCCATCATCGATAGCGATAACTTCGCAGACGTCCAATACTTCGAGGCATTCAAGCACTACGTATCCAGACACGAAGTAACCGACACAATGGTGTTTCTCCCATCTGCTGCGAAGCCGAACTTTTACTATAACCAGTTTATCGGGCGCGTGCTGAATAAGCACACGGTCCGTCAGTATTGGCCGGAAATCGAGACGTGTCTGAATACGATGAATATGATGATCTCGCGCAAATTCCTTGCGACGTTTAACATCATGGCCGATAAGCCGATATGTGACCGCACAAGTGGGGCGTGGGATGCTCTCTATTTTTCCCTCTACGCTCTCTTCCACATGAATGCAACTCTCGTCGTTGTTCCGGGCATGGAATACGAACATCGCATACACGATGGTTCGTGGTTCATGGAGACGGAGGGAAGGAGTAAACACGTATACGAGACCCTTGTGCGGCGTTACTTACAGGTTGGAATCAGACATCTAATGTAAATGGACCTTCTCACGTGGCAGACACAACCCAAGAACTCGGCATCGTTGATCATCCAAGCGTCTTCGACGAACGAGGACGATGCGTGGATGCCATTTCCGATCGGTATGGGATACCGCTATCGGCAGTTTCATCTGGGGTCGCACTCCCAGACGGTGTTGTGTGCAATGAACCAGTACACAGATACACGCCGCCGCCCCTCGGGTCGGAATCGTCGGACTATCTTGGCAACGTTGCAGGCGAACGGGATACAGAATACACCTCTTTCGCCAGATGTGTACTTTGATACGCTTCCGTCGTACAAGTTTGTCATCTCGCCAGAGGGAAACGGGATTGACTGTCATCGCCATTACGAAGCCCTTCTGGCTGGATGTATACCCATCATTGAACGCAACACACTGGTTGAAGAGAAGTATAGGGGTTGTCCCATTCTGTACACCAATGACTATTCTGAGATCACGCCGGCGTATCTCGAATTGAAATACGAAGAGATGAAGACGCAGACATACGACTTCTCGCGGCTGTTCTTGGAGTTCTACCCACCTGAGACTCAGGCCGAGATCAAGCGATGCGGAAACTACTGGATGAAACAGTTAACCGGTCAGACCGTATACTGAACAACGTATTCGCATCGTCGTGGCCCGGAGCGTTGAACTTAGCGGACTGGAAGAAAGACGGCGTCTTGTTGGCCAGAATACGGTAGGTAGGTTGAAGCCGTGTCATTGCGATATCATTGAACCCCTTTGTTGCTCGCAACGCATCACAGACAGCCTGCTTGTAGCGGGGAGTAATGTAGAGAATTGCGTGGGCTGACAGCATGTTCACCACGCGAACGTGCGTATCCGAATACGGCTTGAACACACTCTCTTCGCTGCTCGTATCCACTGTTGGATGAGCCGCAGAGCGACTGAGCCCGAAGTAAATAGCGTCTGCTCCATGTACAAACTCAAACTCGCTCACGCCCGTGAACTCCACGTCGTCTTCGAGGACCAGGATGGGCTCGTTCATGTACTGCGTGAGGATGTCCATGGTTGCGTCGCACAAACACCTCGGGTATCCATATGTGCCTGACTTGTAATGGACAATGTCTTTGAAGCCGAGAGTAGCCAGCATGGAGTCCATATGGAGTTTCCGTGCGTGATACTTTTCGTTATGATCGGGGCAGATGTACACCACCTTGAAGTCTTGAATACGCATTGCTTAGATGGCCATATTTTTGAGGAGGAGATCGCCGCCAAAGTCGTGGACAATCGACCAGTTGGGGCCGAACAGTGCAAGCACCTGCTCGCGATTCAACTGTCCCTCGTAGAGGTCGGTCGCATATTCGGTGTGGACATACCGAGTGCGAGTCAATGTGTTTGCTCCACCTGAGAACACAATATCCTCCGCACCCTGGACATCGACCCACATGAAGTCAACCGTGCTCGACTTCAGACTCTCAATGTCATCCAGCCGGCGGCACTCGACCATGGTCGACTTCGGAAACGTGATCCACTTGTGAAGATCCAGGTGGCCCGTCGGCCGCTTGAGCGACGACGACGAAGACCAGTCATTGTCGTGATGCTGGGGGTCGCTCGACCATGCCGCGTTGCCAGACGACATGTAGAAGGGACGTGTTTCGTTCTTGTCGGAAAGAGCAATCGGATAGAACTCGCAGAGCTTGTCAATGCCCGTATCCCGAATGATCTTGACGTTGCGGGGGTCGGGCTCGAAGCCTACAATGCGGGCGTTTGGGTGCATTTCCCGGAACCTTCGCGTATCCTCACCAAAGTGACATCCAATCTCAACGAACGTCTTGATGTCCAGATCCCGAATGAATGCGTAGATATCCATTTGCCACATAGAGTGTTCTATACGTAAGTCCAATTCTCCACAATCTTCACCGGATACTTTGAATAGAACTCTGCCAATGGGTTCCGCAGCACCACCGGTGTGGCTCCGCACAGAATCGCTTCGTATACGCGATGTGTGTCGATGCCCGTTCCTTCCGGGCACAGCACATACCTTGACCGACAGAGGTCTTCGTAGTATTCGGAAGTCGAACGCCCAGACTTCACAACAACACGAGGGTCGTCTTTCAGTGCGGCCCAGCAGTCTGTTCGCTTTGAGATGTTTGTCCCAACTGTGAAGTTCATGTACATCTCAATGTCACGCGGAACGTCCGGACGTATGAAGGTGGACAGGAAAGGAAGAGCTGCATCCGGAAACCCAAGTGGAATCGTTGTCAACTGCGGATGGCTGACGGTGGTATTGATTGCGTAGATGTGGAGAGCAGTGGGAAGGAGAGCGGCCAGTTTGGTGCTGTCGAATGCTTGGTCTGAATTGTGGACGATATACACGTGTTTCCGCCGTGGCACGTGTGCAAAGGACATCACAAGGTCACCATTGATAAAGACGCGGTCGCCTGACCGTGCTGTGAGATTCAAATACCGTGGGTGGTTCGGATACCGTGGGTCGATCACCCATCGACACGTGTCTGCGAACGCTTTACCCGATATCATTGCTTCTCTCTAAGATAAGATGAACGTCTTCTCGTTCTGTCTGTATGGTCCCTATAATTCCCGATATTATCCGGGAATGATTGAGAACATTCGCTTGATCCGTCGCCACTTTCCGGGTTGGTTGGTGTTTGTGTATGTCGGGTCCGATGTGACGCCTGAGATGGTCGCAACCCTTCGGTCCGCGGCTGGCGTTGTGGTTCGGTTCACTGGAAAGACGGGCATTGAGAACATGATTGAGCGGTTTTACGCGATTGATGAACCCGGTGTCGATCTGATGGTGGTCAGGGACGCAGATTCTCGCGTCCACTGGCGAGACCGATGGGCAATACGGGACTTTGTTGATTCACCTGGGTTCGTTCTCCATACAATACGCGATCATCCCGAACACTCGGCCTCGCTTATGGGAGGACTGTGGGCCATACGAAAGTCGAGCGGTGTCGACATGCACGCAGAATATGAGGCATACAAAACCAACCCGGAAGACCGAGGGATTGCGTTAGACCAGAACTTCCTCAGCTGTCGCATCTATCCGAAGTTTCACGGTCAGATACTGGTTCACATTGGACAAGGACCGGCTTCACAGAACGAGACTGTGCGTGCATTTCCGACGCCATGGACAGGACGATTGTATTGCGGTCAAATCGAGTCTCCGGGGTTTATCGATTCAGAGGGAACAATCACCCTCTTCCGTCTTAAACTTTCTCGGTAAGACACAATGAAGACTCGTCGTGCAATTGGCTCTCGTCGCAAGGTTTGGAACGGAACGGCCCAGAAGACGCCGGGTGGACTCACCAGGAGTGACCTCATGATGAACAAGTATGGCCGCATCGTCTCGCGGAAGAAGGCGGCACATGCTCGCAGTGGGCGTGCGTTCACACGGCGGCATGCAAGCCACCTTCCAGGTCGGCGTGGTCACAAGGGAGGAGGAGATGAGGATGATGACGAATGAGCATCTCTCGCAGCTCGGGACGAAGCACCTCAGCCTTGCGAGCGGCAGCCAACTCGGTCTGACCTGTCTGCTCATACGCCACCATCAATCGATAGAAAATATGAAAGTGTTCGTGGTCGGCCATAGGTGGAAGCACTCCGGTCAAATACGCCCTTCGTAACCCTTCACCCGCCTGAATCGACGCACGGAGGTCACCTCCGACCAACGCAAACTCCTGAATGTTGTACGCACGGTATTGTGTACGACATACAGCAGCCTGATTACAGATCAAATCACCATATTCTCCGAACGCCACGGCTGTGACCATGTCTGGATAGGTGGCGGCCATGTATCCGAACATGGTCTCATCCGACGGCGAATACCCTTCGTCGAGCGTTCGCATCCACTCTCGAATCACTGTCGTTGTGAAGTCCAGGATGGTCGCACGTTTTCCCGCAAAGAACCCCCCGGCAACCCATCCGTGGTTGTTGCGAAAGAACGTGTATCGATCCTTCGGGCGGTCACGGTCAATCAGACTCATCATCGCAACGTTGGTCCGGTTGGGGTCCCACCACTGCGAGAGGTTTGCCAACCCAGACTCCGGGAGGACGACCCGCACGTCGACCCACGCAAACCAGTCCGTGTTGAATGAATTTGTCTCCGCAGCCTGCCGCACAAACTCCACCTTGTGGTTGATAATCAGGTAGTACAGGTCGGTGAACTTCTCGGGCGAGACCCATACCACTGGACTGGTCTTGTTGTTCTCCACAATTCGCGGGAGCTTGTCCCAGAAGGGAAGCTGCTCAAAATCAATCACGTGAAACACGGTCGGGCGGGCGCCTCGGATGGCACGCAGCGGTGCCTCCAAGTCAGGCTCGCAGAAGATAACGAACGGGTCAGGTGTTTCAAGCAGTCGCTTGGACGTTTTAAGATACGCATTGATGCTGCTGAAATGAACCGAATCCACATTGTCCTGCCCCTCGCGTTTGCGGAGGTTGTACAATGCAGTTACGTACGTTGTCGACATTGCTCACTTCCCATCGTGTTTAAGTAAATAGATTCCAGCGGATACCATGAGCAATCCAATGTACTGCATTGGCTTTTCAAGACGGTCGCCCAATACAAGATACGCGGCCATGCTTTCCACAATACCCGATACGCCGTCCCACATGCCATTGACATACAGCACGTTGTCGGTGCGGAGCGACTTGACCAGATAGTAGATGACCCCGATGTATCCGAAGATACCGTAGACCAAATAGGAAAACTGATTGGACTGGGCATACCACCGCAGATTGAAGTCACCGAATATCTCGACCACCGACAGCAGCACGATGTCTTCGAATCCCATTGTAGTATTCGTGTGTTTTTTTGAGCGGTGATGATAATGGAGTTTGTCCCGCTCGGCGTAGCAACAGTGGCAGCTGCCGGTCTAGCCGCGTTTGCAAGTGCGACTAGCCAAGGAATGAACACGAAGGATGCCCCATTGAAGACCCCCCCTGAACATACACCTGAGGGTATGGAACTGTGGACTAAGCTTCAGGCCGCAATCCAAAAGAGACGGTTGGCCATGACAGAACCGGACCGCGTCGCTGCGGGCAACGAGCTGGATGCCGCATCCAAGGCATACGACGCTTATCTCAAAAAGACGGCTACGGCTCCTGCTGCGGTTCCTCTTACACCCCCTTCGGAGGCAGCAGCCGAGAGCAAGGGTCCGGCTGCGGTTCTTCTTACACCAGCTTCGGATGCGGTTCTTAAAGCAGACGAAAAGAGGGGTCCGACTGGGGCTGATAAACGAGATCCAGTTACTAAGATTGTTGATGAAGCGATTGAAGCGGCGACGAAGGCTGCAGCCGCCGACGCTGCCAACCGCGCGGCCCTTGAAGAGATAAGAAGGGAAGAGGAAGGGAGGGTGCGTGGAGGCAAACGTAAGAAGAAGGGTACGCGTCGGCATATGCGTGGCGGTGACCGTCTTCTCGATGCACTCAAAACCCTTGGCAAAGATAGCCCCTCACCTCGACCCGCATTCATGAAGCTGATCACGGTCAGCGATGAACAGGTCGCATTACGACTGGTCCCAACCTTCAATACATTCATCGAGTGGGAACGAAGTATCAATGGACGTCGACTCATGTTACCGGATTTCGAGCAGAAGAAATTCGCAGATGCACTGTTTAAAGACGTTCCGTCTGAATGGTCGAAGATCAACCCCGTCTTCAAGAAACTCGCCCCGATTTCAAACTATGTCCGTGCAGCTGATGCGTTAGCAGCGGTAGCGAACCGCTCTCGTGGGCTTACAACAGAAGAAGCTGCGGCTCCGACTACGGCTGCGGCTGCGGATTCGGCGGTGGTGGCTGCGGCTCCGACTACGGCTGCGGCTGCGGATTCGGCGGTGGCGGCTGCGGCTCCGACTACGGCTGCGGCTGCGGATTCGGCGGTGGTGGCTGCGGCTCCGACTACGGCTG